TAGTTGACATGGCGCTATCGACATGAGACAATAGCGCCATGTTGCTGAGAAAGAGATAATGTTTATTATGAAACCAAAAAGCATTAAACTAATCAAACCTGACAAATGAAGGAAACTGTAAAATGGCTAAACTGACTGAACAACAAAAAGCACGTATTCTGGCTGGCACTCTGGGTCGTGTCGTACTCGCTCGCGAACTGGGTATCAAAGAATCCGAAGCTCGCAAAATGATCGAACTCGTTAAAGCTGAGGCCGAACGAGAAGCAAAACAGAAAACCGGTGGTGTGACTGAGGCTATGCGTCAAGAAATCGTCGCTGGTAAATTGGGTCGTGTGGCTCTGTCCAAGAAACTGGGCATCAAAGAGCACGAAGCGCGTAAGATCATTGAAGCAATTCGTTCCGAAAAGCCGAAAACTGCTGATGTTCAAAAGCCTGTTGCAAAAGTCGCACCGGTTGCACCGAAAGCAGAAGTAGAGAAGAAAGAGGATCATCTGGGTGCTCGATTTCGTGAAACCGACAAACGAGCAGACGAGCGAGACGCCAAGATCGTTGAACTCTATTCGACCGGCGAGTACAAATCTCAAAAGACTGTTGCCGCGCTGGTTGGTTGCTCTGAAAGCACTGTTGGCGAAGTTCTGAAACGTGCTGGTGTAAAAGCTCGCCGTCCAGGGTCTCCTGCTGCTAAAGTTGAGCCGAAAGTTGAAGCTCCTAAAGAACTCAAGTGGTTCGCTTCTACCAAGTTCATCAACATCATGGCAGACGGCAAGACTTTCACCGCTGATAGCAGCCACGAAAGCTTCCGCAAGGCGCTGGATCTGTGTATCGCCGGTGATGTTCTGAAAGCTCTGGGACTGATCAACGTTGCTAAGGGTGTTAGCTCTTATGCTGGTACCAATATCGAAATCAAAAACGATACTGTGTATTTTAAAGGCATGGAAGTTGGTAACTCTGTCGTCGAGCGTATCATTCAATCCATGCACGAAGGCAAGCCGTTCGAAAAGTGGGTACGTTTCCTTGAGAAACTGCTGGCTAACCCGAATAAGCGGGTTGTTGGTGAACTGTTCAAGTTCCTGGAAGCAAAAGATATCGTCGTAAACGATAAAGGTGATGTTGTTGCTTACCGTCGTGTTCGTAACGACTACAAAGATTTCCACTCTGGGACTGTACTCTACAAAGTCGGCACAGAAGTCAAGATGGATCGATCTAAGTGTGACGAAAGTTCCGCAACCTGTTCTCGTGGTCTGCACCTGTGTAGCAAAGGATATCTGCCTCACTTTCACGGCGGTAGCGGTAAGATTCTGGAATGTACTGTTAGCCCAACTGACATTGTATCTATTCCGGCTGACTACGGCTCCTCTAAGATGCGTACTTGTAAGATGTTCGTTCTCCGAGAAATGACCGAAGCACAAGTAAAAGCACTGATTGGAAACAAGAACTAATCACTAAAAGCCACCTTAGGGTGGCTTTTTTATTTCCAAAATTGCTTGCTAACTAAATCCAATCCAGTATACTAAGTTCACACCAACAAGAGGTATAAAGTAATGAAAAAGTTCAATGACTGCATCGAAGTAGAATCCGGCGCTCGTGGCAAATCCGACGCGGCTTTCGTATGCTTCTACTGTGATAAAGTGCAGCCGTATATCAACTCCACGGACCCTTCTTTCCCAGAAGACAAGAAACACGTTTGGGCTCATAAAATTCTGCTGAACGTTCGCTGGGATTCTCGCTTTGGCTTCCCAGGTGGTATGGTAGATGAAGGTGAGACTTTGATCGAAGCAGCGGTACGTGAGTGCAAAGAAGAAATCGGATACACTGTTAATCCTGATCATCTTCTGCATCTTTGCACTCACAAGATCCCAGAAAGCGGTATGCATTGCCACCTGTACATGTGTCGCGTTCCTGAGGAAGAGCTGTACGTTATGCAACGCTCGGCAATGGATGCTTGCCACAGTCGGATTGAAGCGTTTGGCAACGCGGTGGCTCATTTGACTCCCCCCACCGTAAAGCAAATGAAACATGCAAACTGTGCCCGTACCGTAAAAGCAGAACTCATGGAAGTATTTGATTTCCTGGGTGTTGACTATGATTGGAGCAACTGATATGAAAATCACTGTTCCACATATGTACGATCTGATCCGAGCGTCTATTCAGCAAACAACCGATAGCTATCGTTTCGGACAAGCGTTGTTCAATAATCTGCCACAAGAACTGGCAGATTCAATTCGTGGTACCGATAAAGACTTCTTTTATTGGGACAATAAGCGTCAACAAGAGATCATTCAATACTGTTATGATCATATGACGCTTCCACAGTAATAGGAAATCGTTGGAGCGATTCTGTATGATATAGCAATACGATGTTATAGCTATCATATGGGATCGCTCCAAATCGTTTCCAAGTAGATTGTCGAAGACTGCGGCATAGCCGCTAGTTAATTGAGAAAGACAAAATAAAATCTCTTATAATACTTTAATGAGAATCTATTTTGTCTTCCTTAAGGTAATCAATGAGTTAGCTCACTACGTTCGCAATCTTGCGATCATCGATTTCTGGAGCCGATTAGTTAATAGTCGATTTGATTATCTATTGACACTATCATCCAACTATGCAATACTGGTAACACTTCTTAACAAAAGGTAAATGAAATGAAAACTAAAATGTATATTGGTAATCTTGGTAGTCGTTATACCTACATCGGTTCACTGTTCCCGAACAAAGAGGGTATCATTGAGTTCAAGAATTGCCAAAACGAAAAAATTGGCAGTGTGAATCATGATCTGACTACTCCGGGTTTTTACCTGATTGGTGTTTCTGGTGAGTCGAATCTTACCTTAGAAATTGTTACCGTGAACCACGTCGGTATTCAGAAACGTAAGTCCGGTTTCAAAGAAATCTTGAATCGTATGAACAATCCTCGCACCGAACAAAACAAAGCACTGGGAGATTTTCTGTGCAAACGTGCTACCGATATCTTCAACAATCAACGTCTGATTCGTGCATTGCGTGAAGTTAACGCTCGCCACCGTGTATACTTCATGACGTATGCGCAAATGCGAGATCTACTGGGTATCGAAGAATACAGCGCCAAAAACAACGGACTGGCAATGATTACCGAGTTGCGTACCAAGTACAAATTCTTTGGTCGTCAGAAATCCTAGTGTTGACTATCTCAGGCAGTTGTGTATAATGGCATGACTGTTTGAAAAGAGGTAAAGAATGCAAGTAACAAAACGTGGAATCTCAAGTCTGGTAAACAATGAAGCTAAAGAATTTGCAATGTACACAATCGAGGAACGCGCTCTTCCGTCTATGATTGACGGGTTGAAGCCAGTTCAACGGTACGTGCTCTTTAGCGTGTTGAAAAACGCCGGTCGTGAGTTCAAGAAAAATGCCGCGATTGCTGGTGTTATTTCTGAATACGGATACAATCACGGCGAAATGGCTGCGATGGATGCCGCTTGTTTGATGGCTTCTACTTGGAACAACAACTTCCCTGTTATTCAGGGTCGTGGAAACTTCGGTTGTCGTGCTGTTCAGGAAGGAGCTGCGGCTCGTTATATCTTCTGTAGCAAACACGAAAAATTCGAATCTATGTTCAAGGACATGGAATTACTGGAAGAATCTACTGCCGACGGCTCTATTCTACCGCGTTATTATCTACCGATTCTGCCAACTGTATTGCTTAACGGTGTTAGTGGTATCGCTACCGGCTTTGCCACAAAGATCATGCCGCATAACGTTCAAAGTGTTGCAAAATGCGTTGAACAAGTGCTAAAATCTGGCAAGTGTGACGAACCCGAGATTCAGTTTCCTAAATTCTTCGGTAAAATTCTGCCGATTGAAGGTGAAACTCAGTCTTGGAAAGTAGAGGGAGATTATGAGCTTAGTGGAAAAACTAAGTTGATTATCAATGAATTGCCTCCGAAGTATGATCGTTTGAAGTACGTCACACACCTCAACAAACTTGTTGAAACTGACAAGATTGTGGGTTATGATGAATCCAAGATGAAAGACCGAGAGTTTTGCTTTAAGGTAACTCTCAAGCGTGATTTTGATGTTAGCCACGAAAACATCATCAAGGTGTTTAAGCTATCTCAGAACGTGAGTCAATATATCCGTGTTATCGATGAAAACGGCAATTTGAAGCCGTACGATAAGGCATCCGATCTGATTGTTGATTTCGTGAATTTTAGATTTAATGTCTTGCAAAAGCGAATCGACAATGCTATCATTGCCACACGTGAGAAACTTGATTTCGCACAAGCAAAGGTTGATTTCATTAAGCTAGTTCTGGCAGATAAGATTGTTTTCAATCGTCAGACTAGGAAACAGGTAATCGAACAGATCAATGCTTTCGATAATCTGAAAAGCTATGCAGATCAACTGGTACAAATGAACCTGTATCATATGACTGAGGACGAAGTATCCAAGCTTGAAAAACAAGTTGTGGAGCTTCAAAAAGAGCATGACTTCTGGAAGACAACTACTCCCAAGAAGCAATACCAATCTGATATTAAGGAATTTTTGAAATGAGTATTATTGCATTTTTTCTGAAAGCCAAGAAACGTGTTACCCGTCACCTGAACGGCGACGATGAACTGACTATCGGTCCTCGCGCTCTGACTGATATTGTTGGTCAACTGGAACAAAACGTGGTAGAACTGCGTGAGCGTCAAGCTGCTGATATTGCTCAAGTTGAACAACTTGACAAGGATATCGCTGTTATCCAGAAGCGTCAGGCTAACAAGCGTCAAGATGCAGAACGCGCCGGTCGTATCGCTGACAAGTTCGCGGAGTTGCTGAAATAATGTTGCTTGCCACTCGATTGAATCGTGCTATGAAACAAGAGCGAATCGAGTGGCAATCATTGTGCCGTGGGTTTGGTGTGTTTGGCATAGTGATTGTCGCTTGTAACGTCCTCGCTATGTTCGTAGACGGTAAGACTGCTTGGGTACTGGGATTCAAAATCTGGTGTTCGCTATTCATGTTAGCGACGTTCATCAAATCATATCAGATTGAGTCCAAACGATATCTGATTGGAAACAAGTTCAAGCATATTCTGATTTTCGATTATCTCTGCCGTCTGTCCGACGCGAAAGAGATCTCGGATGAAGTTGCCGACAAGTTTGACAGAATGACTCCGCAGGAACGTGAAGAAATAAATAAGAAACTGAATATTCAGCTATTGCTTTCTTATTTGATTGCTGCTACAATCTTTTTATCGTTTTAAGAGGAACAAGAAATGAATAACTTTGTTGCCAAACATGCTCGTGAATTCAACAAAGCCACCGTTATGGTTGATCGCAAGAAAGAAGCCAAACGTGGCAAAGTGAAACACAAAAACAAATTCGATTATTGATTGGATTGTGAGGTGAAGAAATGAATATGGTAAAAATGAAACGATACTATGCTTTCGGAGCGAATAAAGTCTTCGCCGTTAACTCTTATAGACTCCCGTTGCGAGCAGCGATGATTGCCGATTTCATATTTGAACAGGATGATTTCGGCACGCTACTCAGTCAAAAGAATCGAGCTTACAAAAAAGATCATGTTTATGATAACATGGCTGCCGTGATCCGACACCTTGAGCGACAGGGACATTATTTTAACATCGAAGACGGCATTCCTCTTGTTAGCGAAACCGAATTAGAGGGAAAGCTTTTAGATGCCGCAAATGATTATTGTAACCGGGGCTGTTGTTCAAGGGCTTGCTCCGAACTGGGAAGATTCTGACGTAAAAACTACGGTTGATATTAACCTAGAAGATTATCAAATGACTGAGGTAGAGGTAACACTTTATCGCGATCACAAGAATGTAGTAACATCAAGCCTAGTCGTGCTAAATGATGGACACCAAATTAGATTTAAGGGTAATGCGCTTTTCAATGCCGATATTACCTTGCGCGAAGTGGGTTATGAAGTATGAATGCCAAATTAGAACTAATTAAGGATATCGTTGCTACCGTTTCTCTTATTATCAAACTTGAGGTAGACGGTGAAATCCTTGACACACAACAAAATCTGATCGACTTTTTGAATGAAGCTGGGTTCCGCACTGTTCGAGGACTAGAATTCACCAAAATGAGTTTCAGACAAATGATAGGTAGACTCACACCGGAAGAACGTATGGAAGTTCTTTCTGAGTTCTCGGCACAGGAGCATTATGAAATGCTGAACGCGATGCTGGGTCCTCGCAGTGACGTAGACTACGCATAAAAATAAAGGGAGCCAACGGCTCCCTTTTCTTATTTCTGACTTTCAATAACAGCCTGCAATTTATTGATCGACCATTTAAATTATTAAGTGCCTCGTTCATCTTCTCCATTACTTCGGTAGTCTTTTCTTGTTGCTTTTGTAGATATTCCAGTTTGGTGTCTTGAGTTACGTTAATGCTATCGCTTTGACTAACCCTTTGTTCCACTCTGTCCATTCTATCAATAACTTTGTTTACCGCTTCTTCTGCCGAGCCAATACGATATCCACCAATGAAGACTCCACCAACTACGGTGCATATCGCGATCCAATCGCTTAGGCTTAACTTGGAAGTAATCATAATCAAAAGCCATAGGGAGCATAAGACCCCAGTTTCAAAACGCTGGCAACTCGTTTGGCTCGATTTGGCGTTTGTCTAGCCCATGCACTATCAAGTGCGTTTCTATAAGCGCCGTCCCAGTCTTTCGCTTTCAGACAACGAAGCATTCCTGGGAACTTCGATACGCCAACAGCTCCCATTTGAAATACCATGTTTTCAATTGCCGTCTGACGCACCATATCAAGACTAACATAAACGTCAGCCAAGTTCGGTAGGCTCATGATACTACGCTTTAAAACAGATAGATCGCGCTCGAACAAAGCAAGCACTTCTTCTCCTGTGATCTTACCGTCTTTAACTACTCTTCCAACATGGGAACTTAATTCGCGATTGATTTCTCCCATGTCTTTTGTTCTTTTCTTTAGAATAAGGTGTCCGATTCCAATGGTTGGGTAACCCTCAGTATCCCAATATACAGTCTCTTTATATCCCTCATCCTGTTTTAACATCTGTGCAAGCATTTTAGCCTCCGTCAATAGGATTCAGTGTAAATACAAACTTTTTACGCTCATGCCAAGTTCCTGCCGTTGCAATGCCAATAATCTTCCAACCGAATCTGAAATAAAACTGTTGTCCGAATACACTCGGCTTTCTAACAAAGAACTGAAAATGGCCGTCGGGTTGAGTAATGAAATACCACCCGAATCCGTGTTCTTTCCCGTTTGTATAACCCAATGAGCCCTTCCAATTGAAATCTTTGGACTTAGGCTGATAAGCTAAAACGGACCAAGCAAATCCATATGCAGGGTTTCTAATAAGCCATAGCACTCGCTGAACATATCTAGGATATCCAGTACAACGTTCAACATGTCCGCTATCACCGTCTAATGGCGCGTCTGGAGTTTGAAACCAGCTCAACCATTTAGGCAGTGTTTCTTTATTTAGTGCGAATAACGGAAGCACTGGTGATAAGATCCAGCACGTTAGGCACATAAACAAATGAATAGGAAGCAAAGTCCAAAATTGAATCATTCTTAAAGCTAACATATTTTCTCCTTTTAAAAGAAAAGGGGCCGAAGCCCCTTTGAGTTATTTAGTTCACTGTTCCCATGTTATATCCAAACACTCTACGCATACGACCGTTTTCATAGCTAGTTGCGAACGATCTATTATCAGCGGCAAATCTACCCATCCACTGAATACCGCCAGCACCGCCAGAGATATCATAGTTGACGCCAATTGCTTGGTTTATCTCCAAATCGTATCTTGAGAATGTCTTGGTTGATAGTCCGCCGCCATCATCCCACAATACACAGAAGCAAACAAAGTCAAAGTCTGACCAAGGTCTTGTTAGTGTGAAGTTTCCGTTGCCAATATCACCATCCCAAATAATAACAGCGTCTCTTGCTCTCAAATTCGCGTGATTGTGATGACCAGCTGGAACTGGGTTACTCGCTGAATAACATCTGTTTCCACTATCATAAACACCAGCAGGCGCTCTAAAGTTCCCATTGATATCAAAGTAAAACGCCGCTTGTACCCCGGCAGAGTTACTTTCTGCCGAACCAACGCGAATAACGCCTTGGCCCCAAGTTCCACCGGAACGCAATACACCAAAATCAACGTCAGTTGTATATCCGGATCCAGTTGCATATCCCCGACCCCGAACAAGTGGGTAATAATCACTTGTGCCTGGAATGGCACCGTAACTGACGTGAAATGGAGCAGTGGTAGAAAACTGACCGGCATAATCATGTCGATAATTTACAGACCAAGTAGCACCATTAAGTTCAATTGTTGAACTGCCAATGGATGCGATACGAGTTGCCTCTGTAAATGAACCATTTGATATACCTATATTCATCTGTCCTGTAGTTCCGTCCATCCAAATCAATCGAGCGTGTTTACCTGGTGTATGGAATTCAAGAATGTTATGACTGGCCGAGTTAATCTGGAATCTACCGCTATTTACCCATGTTGGTTTACTGATGTTAACTCTATCGGCAGAAATCTTCATTGCACTTAATGTTCCATCACCCCACGGTGTTGCACCAACTCCAAGATAAATGTTGTCAACTTTATCGCCTTCGCCATTAAACCCAATACCAGCACTAATAGCACCAGCAGAGTTTACAGCACGTAAACCACGAGCCCATCCTCCAACAAATCCAGTGTGATTAACGAAGTAATCACCGTTTCCGTTTTTGCCATTAATCTCAAATCCATGAGTCGCGGTAACAGTTTTATTTTCGTTAAACTGTAATGCTCTATATGCATAATCAACACTGATATAAGGAGTTTTATCATCACCAACTTCAAACGCAATCTTTCTAGTATTAGCGTCAACTCCGATAGCGGTGTTTGATGTTATCATTTTGGTGTTAGTCAAGTTACCAATCATATTAACGGCACCATCACTTCCGATACTCAGAACATTATTCTGACCAGTTGTTCCTTGACTTATCTTGAATAGATTACCTTCGGAAAACAAATGGAACCAAGTATTCGCACCATCAACAAATTTAACACTTGCTTTGTCCATCAAGTTAATAGCACCCTTGATCTTCGGCAGTGTCAACGCGCCAGTCATTGTATCGCCAGCACGACTAACTAGGTTCAAATCCGTATTAGTTGGTTTGTTTTTGCTGTGATACACATCGCCACCGCCAACTTGCAAAACCCCACCAACAACATTAAGCTTTCCAGTTTCATAGCAATCCAGTCTAACATCGAAATCTCTTGTGCTTCCAACTGTATGAAAATCGATATAACGAGCAATTTCAAATACACCATCTTGGAATCTTACCCAATAGTCCAGCGTAATCAGAACTAGCAGCAACATCAGATTTATTCACTTTAGTTGCAATTAATGCGTCAACATAATCTTTCCGTGTGCTAGATGCCGCATTTGTGGATTGTGCTGTAGTTTGAATAAAGTTTTGTCCAAATACATCACCTTGAACATCAAGCCAAGCATTACTTGTACCTTTATTATCAGCCGGTTTAAGAACTCTTAATCCATATCCGGGTCTGTAATCGTCATGTACTGAATGCCACAACTCAACGTGTTGATCCCCAGTTGCATGTTCGAATCTAATACGACCATAGTTTTCTGGTTTATCCGCCACGTTACCAGCAGCGTTTTTCAGAATCAATGCGGCTTGTTCTTTCTCAATTTTGAGATCGCCAATCATTGAGGTAGAACCATCGGCAACTAGAACTCTACGATTGCGATCATATAGTTCGCCGCCATTGCGAATTGCGAATTTAGGCATGATTTCATCAATAACTGCTTGATCTGCTTCCGCTTTAGTTCTGGGCAAATACTCTTTCTTATCTGGTGCAATAAACTTTTTTAAGTTAACGGATATTCTTGATTTAATACCATTGTCACTATAGAACCAGTATTCCGCACCACCGCCTCTTAACCAAACAACCATATCACCCGCTGATAATTGCATACCACCACAAACAGTTGTATAAGACGAACTAAAATCAGTCACAACAATGTTTTTAGAGTTTCCACCCCAATCACCATCACCACTCCATTCAAAAGAAAGAGTTAAACCACCTTTGTGTGTTGTGTTGTTCCAAGTATCAGGTGCCTTTGCGTTGTATGCGCGGGATATACAATATCGTTTTGTGTTGTATGTGCGAAATCTATCATTTTCTATTGCCACTGGATAAAACTTGTCTGCGTCACCACCAACTTCGATTCGGGTTTTATATTGATATCCAAAATCAGTAAACTCGTTGGCATTCTCAATCCAGCCAGTCCATGCCATAGCACCATCATTACGTGTTCTGGTATAACTAATCCCAGTTCTTTGATCTGTTGCTAATTGAGTAACAAAAGTATTTCCATCTTTATCAGCACCAATAACACTCATAGTACCATAATCAAATGGCGGCGGGTTTTTAGATCCAGTTGCTTTAGCAAGATACAAGTTATAATCGCCTGTGCTTTCCAGTTCGTCAAAGTTGATTGGTCCTCTCAACATTTTAGACTTGCCTTCAAGACCAATGCGATCTTTAATACTAGCCCACGGAATAAAGCCGTCAGTATCAACTAGAACACGGTTTGTATTAGTCCATTTCATAGGCGCATAAAGCAATACGTTTTTAGTCGTAAACTCTTCTGATGTTGTGTTATAACCAACATACAAATCACCAGCGGCTGCACCAAGAGTAACGTTACCGTTATTATGATCTCTCAGAATAGAATAATTTTTACCGTTATACAGTGATTGCAATCCACCAAGTCCTTCAAGCTTGATATATCCACCATTCTTCATGTTACCACCAGAACGACTCAATGCATCGGCAGGCAAATCATCAAGTTTAACTTTGTCTTGTGCGCTCATAGACCCAGCAGCGGTACGAGTCGCAGGATTGATGGCCAGCGTTGGGTTAACACCACCAGTAGTAGTCAGTGGGGCAGTTGTAACAATGCTTTGGACAGCGGTACCAACTTTGGTATCAACATATTTCTTGTTTGTCGCGTGTGTATCAGCAGTTGGCTGATCTTGAATAACAGGCAAGTCGGTGAAAGTCTTAGTGCCAGCGATATTCTGATTGCCAGTAATCTTCACGTTTTGCGCGTCAAGAGTATTAATTCTGGTATTAGCAGTAGCTAAATCGGCAGTAAGTTTATCAGTTGTTGTTTCCGCAAATTGCATCGCTTTATCAACTTCTCGATCCACATAATCTTTTCTAGTTGCATTTGCATCAGCAGACGGAGTGGTAGCTTGAATATAGATTTGGCCGTCTTTAAATGAAGTGTAATTAGCATGTTTGTTTGTGTAGATACGCATTTCACCAGAATCATTTGTAAGAACTTGAATACCAGCACGTTGACTTCCGTCACGTTTGCGACTGGCAAGCAGCCAATGAGCACCAGCGGTATTATCTTTGTCCATTCCAAATGCTGGTTGAGCGACCGAACCCCAAGAAGTATCATTACCAACTGCGGTAAATCTTCCTTTTGTATCAACATCACCAGCTAGTGACAGTGTACCATTAATTGTCTGACCACCCTTAGAAGTGATCATGTCGAATTCTTTGTAAAATAGGCTATCGTCCAGAGGATTTAATTCTAGAATGCCTTGGTGCCAGATTAGATTTCCGCCAATCTGCGACCCTAATTTAAGATCTGCCATTGTGACTCCTCTCGTTTATAGTCATATTTAGATAAAATAAAAGGAGCCGAAGCTCCTTATTATCCAGTGAAAGTCCAATCATATCGTTTCTGTGGTGAAAATGGCGCGTTGCCAAAAGTAACAAACGCTTTTCCGCCAGTGCTCCACACTCTTCTAATCTTAACTGCGGCCGTGCTCATTCTTTGCCACGTATTAGCGGCAATGCCATCAGCTATCATCGCACCTTCAAATCTAATATAGATCCATGGGTTGCCAGCAATAACAGCATATTGAGCTGTAGAGCCATATGGTCCACCATGTTTGATTATAGTGTTGGTGCCATCAAACCAGAAATCAACCGGAACAAAGTGAGTGTATCTCGGCGCCTCAATTAAGTTCAAGAATGCTTTTTCAACGAGTTCACTTATCATACCAGCGGCTGGTAATCCAGCTTGTGTTCTCATATTAGATCCCCAGCCGTTTGCTCGAAATTCCGAGTTAGCTGTGCTCATAAAAAACGGTAATGCTACCATAATAATAACGGGGATTTCTCCCCGTCCTCCTTAGTTAAGTTTTGATTTAAGTTCGTTCAACTCGGCTCTAAGTTCTTTGATTGCTTCTACCAACAGCGCGTTAACGCCAGAGTTAGAAACAGTCAGATACTCGATTGCATTTGGATTCATAGAATCTTTCGCTATTCCAGTAGCTTCTGGCAATACTGCTTTCAAACGTTGTGCGATAATACCCGCTTCGCGAGTTGTTTTGCCAACTTTGTCATATATCCAACCAGAAAGAGAATCAACTTTGTCCAAAGCATTCAAAATTGGCTCGAAATTAGATTTCAATCTTTCATCCGAACGAACTTGAACGTCGTTGAAATTACCATTACCAGCAGCATAAACACCACCGGATGTATTCAATGCGTCGCCATCTGTATTCGCAACATAAAACTTTTTACCGTTATATGCGCGTAACCAAGTTGCGTCTTCCATGTGGATTCCACCACCGTACGTTGCGTTAAACCAGCCGGTATTACCTGTTGTTCTAATCCAGTTACTTAGAGTTAATGTTCCGTGAGTGGAACCCTCATACATTACGCGAGCGCCATTAATCTGCAATTCTTTGTTCATGTAGAATACAGGACGATCTGTATAAATGTGAGCATAACTAGCATTCTGTGCTCCCAACTCTAGTGTTCCATTTGAGTTCGTCACCAATAGTTGTTTTGCGCTACCACATTCTAATCTAGTATCAAAATCAGCAGTTGAATCTTTACGATGCATATCAATGAAGGTAGAGATTTCCATAACACCATCACCCTTGATATAAGGAATAGTATTGCGTGGATCTCCAACAGACGTAGCTGAATTCAAATCTCTAACGTCTAGGCTATTAATACCGCGTCTCCAACCAGGCGCATATGTAGAACCGTGATTAACATAGATGAACTCTTTACTAGCGTTATTCTGTGCTCCTGTCAGAGAAGTTCCTGTTATTGTCGGAGTAGTAATACGGATCATATATTGAGCCGTACCAATAACTTCAACAACGCATCCAGCCAAATGAATATTACCATATCCCGTATCGGTCAATACGTTATTACCAGCATAATCCCACGAAACTTTACCACACCAATAAACAGTCTTGAATGCACCGAGTGCTGTTAACATTTCAACAAATCTTGCTGTTGTAATGCCAGTTTCACCAGCGGTCTTACCCGCCGCTTTGTCGTTGAACTGAATATATTGTCCAGTTACATTCACGTTTGATTTTGCAAATACATCTCCGCCAGAAGAAACATTACTCGCCACGTTAAGAGCGCCGGCTGGCATAGTGATTGCTCTATCGTTTTCAAATCTAATTGCTTGATATTTCACATCTACTGAAATGTAAGGAACTTTAGTTGTTGTATCAACTTCCATTGCCAAAATGCGATCATTTTTAGCAACTGCGACATAACTATCACCAACAAGAGCACCAGTTGCAAGTCTTCTGTCCGGTGTGACTCGCATCAAATAAGCGTCATTCAATCTAACACCAAACCCAGCAGACGGCTGACCTGGAGAACGAACGTGTCCAAATACTAGATTGTCTTCGTACCACTGCGAAGTGATTCCACCAATAATACGCTCAACGCCGGTATTGCCTGTATATTCTGTTTGCGCGTTAGTCAACTTGACAGCGTTAGATTCTCTCGCCTTTAGAATAACATCGTGTGCGAATGTTGATCCTTCCAGTTTGATATCCAGAACTTCGTGTTTTGGTCCAGTTGTGTTGTGCATCCTAAACTTAAAATACTCGTTCTTATTATCACCAGTCTCAAACCACATATAGCTATCGGTATCTGCGTCCGAGTCGTTCTTGAATCCAATCTTTGCCCAGTCTGTATTTCGACTCCACACCAATTCACTATTATTAGTGAATGTCAAGTTGCCAGTCATAGTGTCGCCAGTCTTATTAACCGCGGCGGAAGGCAAACCGTCTAGTTTGGCTTTATCGGCAGCAGACATTGCACCGTCGGCAGAGTTTGTTGCGTTAATCAAACTGATAACTGGGTTAATACCACCTGTGCTCTTAACTGCTCCAGTAGCGGTAACGCTCTGTACCGCTGTGCCTACCTTGGTATCAACGTAGTCTTTACGAGCAAAAGAATCGCCACGTGTGCTTTGAGTAACAGACGAATAAATGTTAGTTGCAATCAAATCACCGGTAATTGTATCACCAGCGCGTGATACCAGATTTAAATCAACATTAGTTGGCTTATTATCTGAGCTGTAAATTCTAGCTCTTGTTTTCAGATCGGTGAATGTCAATCCAGTAGCGTCAGAAATAACAACTGGCTCTTCTCCATAAACATATCCATCGATGTAAATTGTAGCCGCACTAACTACTCCGCGATACAGTGCAAGATATTCTATGCCATCGGTATGCGTATGATAAACGAGTTTTACAGGAGTTCCACCTGACTCATAATGAATCTGAGCATCTGTTTCTGTGTATGCAGTTACGGCAGAAATATCAACGTAGTTAGCTTGTAGGGTTGAACCTGTTGAACCACGCTCAAATGTAACTCGACCAACAAATCCGCGTTTTGGTAATGCTTTGCCAACGTATTTTGGTGCAATTAGAATCAGCATTGCTTTTGCGTCATTTTGCACACCTAGACGTTTAATAACTCTTTTTGTGTTGCCGTTATTAACGTACATCATACCGTTAGTCAATGTAAGCGGTGCATTCTGAATCTCAAGTTCGCCTTTGATAATATCACCAGCACGAGATACCAGATTTAAATCGTTATTTGTTGGCTTATTCCATTCTCCGTAAGTTTCTTTGTTATTGAATAGAAGCTTACCGTCAAAAGCCCATAACATATCATAATCTGCTTGTGTTTCGGATGATGAATTCTTACCGGTTTTTGGCCAAGCAATACCTTCGCTAGTTGCATCAGACGGATCGTTGAATACTAACTGATTGATTCCGCCGATAGACCCGTTATTCAATTGAATGCTGTATTTTCCGTAACCCATTGAATCCGGAACTTTCATATTCAATAGACCGGTCATTTCATCGCCGTCGCGTGATACCAGATTCAACTCAACGTTTGTTGGCTTATCATTCTCATGATAAATTCTTGAACTAGGAGCCCAATCGGTTCTACCATGCTTAAACCAAAGACGTTTATCATCGGTGTCAGATCTTGAACTAGAAAAAATAGACCAAGATGCGTAAGTTGTATCCCAGCCTTTAACAGTGAAACCAGAAACCCAGTTTGTTGAAACGTCGCTCTTGTTTGTGAAATAAGCCGAAATTGTGCGAGCATCCAGCGCACTTGGCTGAATCATTGCCTCTCTTTCATCTCTAACTCTGATCCAACTCTTTTCATCAACTTCCGATTTGGTGTAAGCATTCAGATCGCCCGGTGTTGGTTTATTCAGATTGGTATAGATCTCTGCCCAAATTGGAGCATTAGTTCCAAGTTCTTGTGTGCCGATATAGTTTTTGTTTTCACTGTTGCCATACGGAATAAAGATACCGGCATACCCTCCAGCAGAATCGCGGCGAGATAATACGTTCCAATATCCGCCCTTATTACCAGCTGGACTACCAACAGAATCTGGCGTAACAAATCGAGATTGTCCAACGGGACCAGCCCACTGATTTACATTACTCAGTTTAATATAAGTAAGAATATCCTTACCAATATTTGTGTTGTTATCAACAATTTTTGGCACAGTAAGAGTACCGGTCATTGTATCGCCCGCTTTAGCAACGTTTCTAGCATCAACAGCGTCCACGTAGTCTTTTCTAGCGAAACTATTTGCTGCGCCAGATTGTGGACTGTTAGTTAATACAGGGAACTGAAATGTCGCGCTATTTCCATTAGTGATCGTAAACTGCGGAGCCGCATCAGTTATACCAGTCGAAATCGTGTATACGTTATCCAGAATAGTTTCATGCCAAATAGTAGCACTTGCGCCCGATTTCATTTTACGCAAATAACGCTTTGTTCCCGCACCTGCTTCTGTGCCAAGACTCTCGATATCATAAGCGTTATTCGGTGTACCAAACTTGATTGAGCCAAGCATTGTTTGGTACCCTTTTGTAGTCATTATTTCCTGATCACGATAAAATAGTTTATCGTCAACGGGATTTAATTCCAGGATTCCTTGGTGCCAGATTAGATTTCCACCAATCTGAGACCCTAATTTAAGATCTGCCATTTCTAATCCTCATGTTATTTTCATTTATTTAGCGATTTTGAAATAAAAAAGCCCTGACCGAAGTCAGGGCAAACCCGCAAGTAACGGTAAGGGTACCGGGTAGGGTACGATTAGATTGAGACCCAAGGTTTTGCATCCAGAATACTAACTCTTGCTCCGGATCCTTTTGGTCTAAAGACAACTTTCTTGGTGGAGTTCAACTCGCTAAACCAAGTTTTAACAGTTTCGTTTTCCGGAATTCCATATCCAAACGCATCAACTGATTGATTTGCGTTGAATGTTCCGATTAACTGTTCGTTATTATTGTTGTCGATCTGATACAACTCAATATCAACGGAATTAAATGGTCTCTTATTTCCTACAAATCGCAAGTAGCAGTATACCCACTCTTATTTATAGTAGTGAAAAGATCCATTTGATGCCCGTCAATAAACCATGAGTCTTTCATTCTTCCTATTTGGAATTCTTCTCCTTTGGTTCCGTCCCATCCAAATATTCCTTCTTTCGCGTCAATCTCTGCGATTCTCACGTATTTAATTGCACCGAGTTCGTTTTCAATAACGGTGAAAGTAGGTTGCACAGTTGAATAATAAGAGAGATCGTAACGTCTGCTATTACAGAGTTTTGTGCTACTGTCGATAAGTTCAACGAGATAAATGTCGTTGTTATATCTTAATCCAGTTTCTCTTGCTCCGATAAGTTTGACGTATTCTGTTCCGTCCGGATTCCACGCTCCACTAACAGATTTCCCGTTCACATTTAATGTGACGTTATTCCCTGTTACTTTAACAAAGATGTCCAAAACGTCTCCCACTTTAGCTCCGGTTTTCAGCGTTACCCCGGTATTCAATACTTTTTTGGAGTTATAAGAGAATACACGTATATCGCCAACGCTACCAAACTGATCAATGTTGATTGAACTTGTATCATACTTATCGCCACTGATAATAGGATTAACAGAATCTCGCAATTCACCGACTTTACATTTTACCCTAATAGCCCAGTCTTTTGGATCTGGTTTCCATGCGTTTTCTACTAACAGAAGCCCTTTGTTCGTCGCATTGAACTGCGGTACCCATTGTAGTCTTGTATTTGTTTTCATGACAGGAGATTCTCTTTCGTCCAGCTTATAGTCTTTGCCTTCGGTATTACTAATGATTGCGTGGGTGTATACCTCGCTCACATTAAGTCTACTAACAAAAACAGTCTCATTCGCTTTAGGACTTATTGTGCGAATGTAGATACCGTGATTATCTGTAGTCACGTTATAGCACAACGATCCCCTATTACGACCAGCCGGAAGACGTTTTATAACCGGAGCGTTACCGTCATGGGTATTAGAGTATCTTAGTTCGTATTCCGTTTCTCCGGAAATATCAAAATCGATCCTCAACATCATTCCTTTCTTTGCGTCTATTTTAAGAACTGATCCACTCGGAGTTGTAGCGGTATTGAACTTATAAGACTTTGTATTCTGCTTCACAGCGGTAGTAAAGAAAGAAAAGTCATTTAGATTCACATTCGAATAAATTGTTCTGGACTTTCCTAACTCGTCTCTGATATAGTTGTTATATGCATCATAACGACTCACGTTATAATTTTTGTAATAACGGTCATCGGAAGATCCGTCAAATGAGAGATCCCAGATATAACCTTTGAAATACTCAATATTGTTGTATCGAGCACCAATTCGGTTTACTTGACTTCCTTCTCTGATATAACCACAAATCAGATAGTCTGTGTTAGGAACAACTTTCATTCCGTTGGTATACGGCATGCCGTTAATAGTAGATACAACAATAGACCCGCCTACGTCAATAGAGTCCGCGCTATTAATATAGATATAGCCGTATTTGTTATCTGTTTCGGTAGACGTTCTTCCTTCTAACACGTATTGGGCTTGTCCGGTTTTCTCATAGTTGAACTTAACTTGAAACTCTCCCGGGCCTTTCCACATGGGAATATCCGCGCATTGATTGACTCCATTGAATCCAGCGATTTGCTTGTTAATATCGATCCAGTCAACGTTGGTAACGGTTCCGTTTATTTTTGGCGATGTAACACATTCTATTCTGACTTTCATAGTCTTTGCGTTTTTACCAGCTTCTTCAACAATCCAAGCTCCCGACGTTGGAGACAGTGGATTTCTCAGTGCAAATTGACTTTGAGATTGTACCCAATCCAGTCTGGGGTTATCTAGCCACTTAGGTCGACATAGATATCGCTTATTAAGCTCTAGTCCGTGCGCCAACGTGTTTCCACCCGCATCTAGTATCGTGACATATACATCCGTGCTATCATCGCTTAGGCCGCCTGGCACAAGCTTTGACCCAGCTCCACAGTAAAGAGTGTTCGCGCTATCATCCGGCGTAACGTTATCGGCAAAGTATTCGATGCCGGACCAACGAGATTTTCCAGGAACTGTTCTTTTATCATCGAGTTGTCCAGGACGAACAAAGTTATAATAACGATCATTTGTTCCGTCTGTTCTTGTTTTATCAATCATATTAAGTTCATGAACGGAACCACGAATACGATGGATATATGTATTTCCTCGCTTCTCTGCTCCAACCGCGAAATGGGTTACTTGTCTAAACGGAGTTGTTGTTCCAATTTTAGGTTGCTCTACGCCGTCAATAAAGAATTGGACATTTGCTCCGTCAACAACAATTTTATATGTATATGGTCTACCATATTCAATTGTTGCTTTTGTGTCGGATCTCGCACCTGCGTAAAATAAAGAATGTGCTTCTCCGTCTGGATGATTAATGGTACGGATTCCCATCCTCAAACTACGATCTTCTTTTCCGTCGGTAACTCCACCCATTCCGGAACGCATCCAAGTTTCTCCGTCAACAGGATAATCATATGAAATAGTCTGACTGATTTCAAATTTAGATCCTGGAATCCAATCTGGAATATCAAAATGTCCGTCTTGATTAAATTGAGGTAGCCATTCTTGATCCAATTCTTCATATGAATGAGTAATCAAATCTTGTCCTTTGGAACTCGCTACCCAGTTAGCAGAACTTTCGGCTGCATTCGCATTAGCGGTAATAAAACCCCACTGACCAACAGTACCGTTTGAACGTTGTTTAACAACATCCGGCTTTTTGAGTTTAATCATAACATCGCGGATACCAATTTTTGCACTGCTATTTTTGTTTGGATATCGATATAGAGTTGCCTCTATTCTCGTACATGCAGCCGGAACAATCGCACTATTTGTTCCTTTTTCCCAAGTTTCAACTCCTTTAGCATTAACGCTAAACGAGCTAATATATCTTGAGCCCGGATTGCCAGTTGCCGGAGGAATTGGATCTCCCCAGAACTGTACGATTAGTGCGGAACCAGTTCCAGCGGCGTGCGCTTCTTTTGATTTCCAAACTTCGGCATTTATCTCAATCATTTCACCTGGTTTAATATTCAGAGTTTGTGGTTTATTATCAAAATACGTAACTACTCCGTAACCAGGTGTTTCAACGAATACCTCATTTTCTTCCCACGCGAGCATATCACCATAACCGGTAACACCAATATCCGCGAATGTATCAAATACGACACATAGCTGGGCCTGCATTGTTGTTTTACCATGACCCATAAACTGTTCAGTCATGATCTTTTTCAGTGGACAATCAATAATAGCGACATAAGAACTACGGTGAGTTCCCTTGTCTGGATTCCAATAATATTTCCAACCAACGCTTCCTATTTGATCAAAATACGTGTTTAGCTTATCGTTGGTAACGTTTTCGGTATGACTCATTAGAAGAATAATACCGGTTGAAATTCCGTTTACCCAATTGATAAATCGATCTGTGTCCGTTGACACACTAAAATCAAACGTCATGGCGGTTGATTTGAAATCTTCTGTTAAATGAATGCAGTTTAAGCCCTTCAAATTTGAAGGGCTAAGGCTGACTCCATTTAGGGCGGCAACGCAAGTTCCCCCTGCGTTGCCCTGTTGACCCTTAATGATCAACTCGTTATCGCCAGAAAATGTTTCCGACAAATCACGCGCTTGTATACCCTGTTCAGTAACACGGGCAATAACTAATTCAGCCATTTGGCCTCCGTTAACTAATCCATACGAAATCAACAGATCTGGTTGTTGCGTTTGGTCTGATTTCCAAGAACTCGCCGTTGCCGACTTCAATTCTCAGACGTTTAACTGTTAGCAATTCTTTGATAGTCACATCACCGTTTGCTGTAATAGCTTGCGGAGACGTAATAATCAATTCACCAGTCATGTTGTCACCTTTCTTATTTACGCGAATATCAGCAGACTTGGTAACATCGTCAACCAATCCATCGACGTAATCCTTGCGGGTTAAGTCATTAGCGTCTTTCGGTGCGGTTGCCAAAGATTTAACTTGACTAGCCACAGTCATTACGCCGTTTGTATCAATCGATGTTTGATTGGTAGCATCTGTCATTGAGCGTGGACGCAAACGCAAAGTTCCGTTTGATCCAATTGCAAGTGTTCCATCCGGGTGAGCGTAAATACCAGCTTTCTCAGAATCAGGACCAATTTTAATACTGAATGCGTTACCGGCGCCAGCACTAAACGTTGTGTTGTTCTGGAATGTCTTGAAACCTGTAATAGTTTCATCAAAGTTTCCAGTCTTGCGCATATAACGATTTTCGGTATAATCCCAACGTGTCAAGTGATTGGCATTAGTTGGATCTTGTCCGCCATTAGAAACAATTCCAGCGGTTGTTAGTGTTCCGTTTCTACCAAAAGTCGCAACCGGAGTCATGTTAGAATCGATTGTTGTTCCTATGATAAACGAACCGTCCAATACAATCACTCCAGTTAGCCAACCGGTGTCTTTTGCTTTTGTAGAATATTGAATGCATGTATTATGTCCGGTTCCAGAATCGTTAAGAACAATACGAGTTGTTCTCTTTTCAACAACGACGTTTTCTGTAAACTTCATTGCTCCGGTAATAGTCTGTGCGACTGTGCGACGAATCCAATCATCCGCTTCTACTCTTGTTCCGTCCGCTGTGTCCATAGAACGCGAACTTTCAGCAACACCTAGAATAGGCAAATAATGAGACAGCGCGGTATTCAATGCTCTTGGACTAACAACGATATTATCATTTGCATAGCTTCCAATAGGACGAGTTGATCCTTTAATATCATCACCTTGCCAAACCGTATTTGCGCTTGCATCATTTGCCAATACACACATCATACCAACACCGTAACGACTATCGGTCATTCTGTGATTTACACTTGTGCGAATTGAATCAATTACACGAATTGGAGTCATAGCTCTGGTAGCGTCTGTGCCTGTGTCTGCTTCTGCTTTAGTTGCAATCTCAATGATACCAGTCAAAGTCTCAGTGGCGACTCTGGCATTAAGCTTTTTCGGAGTAATAACAGTGTCGTCGATCGGATTGATCATTGTGTTGCTTTCTGCTTGAGTAGCTACACGCAATGATCCGCGTTGTGTCTCGGTTGCTAGTTTAATATCAAACTTTTGACCTTTCCAAATCGTTCCCTCTGTAGTCAAACCGCTCGAATCTTCAACTGTCAATCGTGTACCGTCTAGCCACACTTTGTTTGTCAGTGGAGTGATAAAGTAGCGATCATGCAAAACGCCAGCATCAACTTCTGCTTGAGTTGCGGTTTCTGCCAGACCCCATCGAGTTTCGTTTGCTGTGCGTTTAACAATCGCATCCGGCGTAACATGAATGTTATCGCCAGTTGGCGGAGTGTTAGAACTCATTTCGGCATCGGTAACAGCTCTTGACAGACCGGTTAGTTCTGTAGTAGCTTGTCTTCCATGCAGAGTTTTGGCGGTAACAAACAGAGGACCATTTGCATGATTGTCTGTGCCTGCGTTTGCTTCTGCTTGAGTTGCGGTGAAGCCCATACCTTGTGAGGTATCAGTTGCTACTTTCTCAAACAGAGTTTTTGGTGTAACATAACGGTAATGTTCATCGAAATCATGAACACCAACACCTTTTGTTCCACGCTCTGCTTGTTTTGCGCCAGCTTGGATTACTTGATAAGTAATACCGGTTTGGGTTTCAGTTGCTTTACGTCCGTCAAGGACTTTTGGAGTAATTGCAGTCTGTGCCCACATTTCACCGGTGCCGCTCATAGCGTTAGCTTGTGCTTGGGTCGCTACAGTCAAAACACCGCGCATTGTCTCGGTAGCTAGTCTGTTGTTGACTTTTTCTGGAGTCATGATAACTCCGTTCCAAGCCTCGTTGTTACCAGAAGTTGCTTTACTTTCGGCGTCGGTTGCGATACGAGCGATACCGCGCATTGTCATTGTGGCGATTTTGTTTGCTAATGTTTCTGGTGTAACAAATGCTTCACAGTCGCGATTTTGCCCGGCAGTGATCTGCTCTTTGTTTTTGTTCACTTCCTCTTGGTTAGCAATTGCAGCTAGACCAACAAATGATGTATCATTGCGATCAACACGGAAAGGAACAGGAGAGTTTGTAATCAATACCCATACATCCAACCCAGTGTTCAGCGCATTTCGGAAGTAAGTGAATTCCCATTGGTGAGAACGTCCGTCAATCGTCAAGCTCTCTGACTTAGTTGTGAACTTAGTTAGATCTTTTACGATATCACGATATTTCGTGACATACGGGGTTGACAAAGCGTTATCATCTGGTACAATGTAGTCATTCGCTTGTGCATCCGGAATCTTGAGAACAATCTTAGAACCCTGTACCATATAGCTTGTATCAATGATGAAACTATCACCGTTTGATGCATCTTGTGGGAAAGTAACCGTGATTGTATCTGTAGATTTCGCAGCATGAACTGCCAATTTTTCGCCAAGAATCGCGGTATAATTGGACTCAATCCTGTTCCAACGAACGGCTCTGTCACTTTCGAAAATTCTCCACTGATTTGTGCGAGCATCGAAGATGAAATAACCAAATCCGGTTGTGTCGGATTTTACCGAGTCAACAGGAGTTGCGCCAACACCGGTCAAAATTTTATGTCCGCTGTTTGGATAAACAAACAACTCAGTTTTGGTTACTGGGTTTAGTCCGTCCAAGTCATAAGTGACAATTGTATCTCCATGATTCGCATAGCGTGGCAAACGAATACGAATACCGCCACCGTACTGAGTTTCACGAACAAGATGATCGCCAACTTTAGCACGGAACCAGTTTTCTCCTGGAATATAGCTTGACGAACTAACATAAGTTCTGTTATGCTCTCCAGGCGACCAAACTTGAGCTACCCACTCGGTACCATTGTAAATGAAAACAGTGGTTGACCCAGCAAGAGTAATGCGATATGTTGGATGTCCGTTGATGTTTTTACCGTTACCGTTAACAACGATTTCATAATCGTGTGTAGCGAATCCGTTATCTTTGACAACTACGGTATCACCAGCAGCCGGAATGCCGTTTGCAGCATCGAACGGCATAGTGTATACTGAGTTTGCACCGACAACTTGCGATAGGATGTATTCACCCTGACGAACGTTTCCCTGCAAGTTAGCGGTAGAAGTAACAACTCTCCAAGATGGGTCAACACGAGTTGCTTTCCACTTGTTGAGGTTGAATGCTTCTGGTGCGGTAATTGCCACTTGACTGATATAGATACGGTCATTGTATACTACTGCGAAATCTTTTGGATATGTTCTGCTCGGACTATGAGGTTGAATTGTGTTTTCGTAGATAAAGAAATCAACGTTAACGCCGTCTCCACCGAATGACTTGTCCGGGTAGCCGAAGTTTATAGCGCGTTTACCAGCAGCATCCAAACCTGCCGTTGCGCGAAGTGGTTGTAAAGCCATTGCGTTACCTCGTTTTGTGTGTTATGCTATTATTTAGTAAAAAGTCTGAAAACGATCCGTTCTAAGACGGTAATAAGGAAAACCATGAGTTTAGCACAGTTTATGGATGAAGCTGATAGCCAAGGATTCTGTATCTTTGACTTTAGCCAAATCGCTATTGCAACAATCATGCAAACATATGAGCCGACCGATAAGATTGATGCCAATCTGGTCCGTCACCTCATTCTAAGTTCGTTGAAATACAACGTGCTTAACCGCAAGCAAGAGTATCCGAATATTATCATTGCTGTGGATAACAGTGCTGATGGTGGATACTGGAGACGTCAAAAATATTACTTCTATAAGAAGCATCGGGAGAAAGATCGCAAAGAGTCTGATTGGGATTGGGAGTCAATTTTTGACAGTATTAAAACGGTAGCGTATGAACTCCGTGAAAACATGCCGTACAAAACTTTGATCTTGCCTCATACCGAAGCAGATGATATTATCGGTGTTCTGTGTAAGTATCTGGATGAAAAATTCCCCGATGCTCCTGTTTTGGTAGTATCGTCCGATGGCGATATGACACAAACACAACGTTACAAAAACGTTAAACAGTGGAGCCCAGGTCAGAAGAAGTGGGTCAAACCCAAAGAAGGCACTTGGCGCAAAGATCTGATTACCAAGATCATCAAAGGTGATAGTGGTGACGGTATTGCTAACATCAAGTCGCGTTCTGATTTTATTCTCACAAAACTTGACGGCGAGCGTCAGAAGTCAATAAGCTCTAAGCTGTTGGCACAAGCGTTTGAAGAGAAAGACCCGTCTGTTCTGTTTACAGGTGACGAGTTCACACGTTATAATGAGAACCGTGAATTAGTTGACTTTGAAATGATTCCTGATAACATTCGCCAAGCGATTATCAAGGAGTTTGAGACAATCAAAGTCCCAGGTCGTAGCAAGATTTACCCGTATTTCGTGAAGAAAGCAATCAAAAAACTGCTTGACCACGTAAACGAGTTTTGATAAGATAAACGAACTTAATAACAGAGAGAACTGAAAAATGACTACTGAAAAGAAAGCCAAAAAGCCGAAAGTTGAATTTAACGTTAACGCGCACTCTGAACGTCTGGCAGAAATGATTCAAGAAGCCGAAGGTCACTTGACTCAGATCGAATCTTTCAAAGAAAAGATCAAAGAGATTCGCGATGGTGCTAAGGCTGAACTTGGTCTGGAAGGTAAAGAGTTCAACAAAATGCTGAAAATCTACTTCAAGCGTGAGCGCGATCAAGTAGAAGCTGAGAACGACGAGATTCTGGAAAAGTACGACGCTGCTTTCCCGCGTAAGTAAGGATATCATGGCAGAGATCAGTAAAATTGATTTCAGCATGAAAGTGGAAGAGAGGGCTCGCGAAAAGGAGCTCTCCCTTATCGAATCTTGCTTAGAAATCGCCGAAGAAATGGATATTGATCCGAACGATATTCCAAAGTATATTTATCCAGCGTTGAAGGATAAAATCGAAGAAGAAGGAATTGAGAGTCGGACAATTAAACCCACTCATAATGCAACGTTGGCATTTTTAGAATGATTGAACTGGTGTTACCGCCCAAGCCGAAAATGATGATCAACGGCATTAGTGTATATCGTCTTTATCTGACGCTTAAAAATCACTTTGCTGGTAAGTATGACATTCTCAAGTACCAGTGGGCTCCTATCAGGGCATCCGAACAAAGTTTCGTCAAACATCGTAGTCGAGCTATATACGAAAGATTAGCAAAAAAGTTTACTCTTGGTGAACTAGCTGCTATTATGACTGTGAACTTTGCAGCGAACCCAGACGCTTGGAGCGGTGACATTGCTAACGCTGATGCCGTTACGTTCTATCGTACTGCACTCGGTCGCTATGAGCGAATGAGTTCGGTGTTTAAAGAAGAAGTAGAGCAGATGTTTTACTTCGCCCGTAAAAAGGACATGAGATTCAAGGATCTGATTTACTCAACAAACGGGCAACCATGGATATTCAAGTTTGTTCAAACTGGTACAATCAGTTATGAAACAATGATTATTCTCGATTCTTTGTTTAAGTTCGTTGATAGTTATGATACACTTGAAGACCATGTATGGGCTAACGGGTATGCGGCTAGAATTAAAGCCTACCGCCAACTGACGCTCATAAATAAAGAACAAGCGAAAGCCTGTTTTATCGAGATAGCTAATCAAAACAAGCTATAACATAAATCTGAGGAATATATTATGAAGCATACCAATCAAACTAAATCAAACTGTAAAACTGATAAAAGGAAAAACTGTAATGTCTATTTTCAAGCGCAAAGACCCGTCCCAACTGCAACAACAACTGGCTGCCTTCTCTGCCAAGAAAGGTTTCGAATCTGATGCCACTGAGTGGAAACTGACTCAAGACAAACAAGGTAACGGTGCCGCTGTTATTCGTTTCTTGCCTGCTAAGGGTGATAATGCTACCACTTTCGTTAAGCTCGTAAATCACGGTTTCCAGCGCAACGGTAAATGGTATATCGAGAATTGCTCCAGCACTCACGGCGATTACGATAACTGTCCAGCTTGCCAGTGGATCAAAGAACAAAACTGGGATTACAACAACGAAGCCGACAAGAAAGCTATGTATGCTTCTGGTGTAACTCGCAAGACCGCGTTCTGGGCAAACATTCTGGTAATCAAAGATCCGGCTAACCCAGACAACGAAGGCAAAGTTTTCAAGTTTCGATTCGGGAAAAAAGTGATGCAGAAAATTCAAGCTGAGGTCGATGTTAACACCGATCTGGGTGAAGAACCGTGCGACGTAACTTGTCCGTTCGAAGGTAAAAACTTCTCCTTTAAAGTGACTAAAGTGGGCGGTAATAACAACTACGATTCGAGCACATTTGGCAAACAATGTCCGATTGCAAACATCGAAGACGAAGCTTATCAAGCTCAGTTGTTCGAACAAATGCATGATATCATGAGCCTGATCTCCAAAGATAAATTCAAGTCTATGGAAGATCTGACCACTGTGTTCAATCGTGTTATGGGTGCCGAGAAGCGTTCTAACGCTCGCGCTGCTGATGACTTCGAAAAACAGATGGAACAGTTTGAAAATACTCCGGCTTCCAAGTCTGAGAAAGATGATGACGACGTTCCGTTCAATACCGGCTCCGCTGGTACCGTAGACACCGATCTGGATGATCTGCTGAACGAAATCTAATTGACTTGTTGACCGACAAGTGAGACAATAAAAGCCACTCATTGAGTGGCTTTTTTATTTTGGAGAATATGCGATGACAGGAAGAAAAAGAATAACACAATCTGAGTTTATAAATCGAGCTAGAACAAAACACGGAAATCGATTCGATTATAGCAACACTGTATATACCACAAATGCTAATGACATAACGGTGACATGCAAGATACACGGAAATTTCATTGTAAATGCCAACGCGCACTGTAGATTAAAACATGGAGGATGTAAAAACTGTGCGACCAATACAGAGGTAGGAGAGACCGACATACAACGATTCATTAGACGATCAAAGTTAATATTCGGAGAAAGATTCAATTATCCAACTGAGTTTTCAAAAAGAATGGAATTGATTTGTAAGAAACATGGCAAGTTTTCGGTCGAAGAACAATCCCATTTCAAATTAAAGAATGGAGGATGTATTAAATGCCACACAGGAATAGACTCAATACAAGAACGATTTATACATAAGGCAATAGAGGAACACGGCAATACGTTTTCTTATGAGAACGTCCATTATGTTGATTCGTCTACTGATGTTATGATTACCTGCAGAATTCACGGAGATTTTCCACAACGTCCCGACGTTCATCTTCGGGGATTCGGATGTCCTAAATGCTCAAACAAACACCAATATACTAGCTCCGAATTTATATCAGAAATATCCAAAATACATCCAGAGTATGATTATTCGGAAACTATCTATAAGAGCAGTCATAATTCGGTCAATGTAAAGTGTCCAACTCATGGGTTGTTCACAACGAAGGCATATTATCTGTTGCAGGGATCAGGGTGTCCTAAATGCGTGAGTTCTGTGTCTTTGGCGGAGACGGAAGTTTTCAATCACACAAAAACATTTTCCACATCGGTAAAACAATCCGTTCGTATGATTGGTAAACACGGAAGAAGTGAGCTTGATATATACGACGAACGTTATAAAATTGCTATCGAGTATAACGGTGTTTATTGGCACAGCTCCGGTGATACCTCTACCGACAATGAGTTCATGCGCAAGCATGTTGATAAAACAAACGAGTGTGAGAAACTAGGAATACGATTATACCATGTATTTGAGGACGAGTGGCTAGATGATAAGAAACGAGAGATCTGGAAATCGGTCATTGAAAACGCATTCGGAAAATCAGCTAGACTCTATGCCAGAAAGTGTGTTATAAAAGAGGTTGATAGTTCTACCGCATCGGACTTCTGCGATAAAAACCATTTACAGGGTGGGTCTGCAATCGGCAGTATCAGATATGGGTTATTTCATAACGATGAACTCGTTAGTTTGATGACATTCGGCAAAGCTCGTTATTCCGACGCCAATTATGAGTTGATTCGATTCTGCAACAAGCTACACACTAGCGTTGTTGGTGCTGGTTCCAGACTGCTAAATCATTTCAGAAAGAATCATTTTGGATCGATAATCAGCTATGCGAATCGTAGGTGGTCGGATGGAAACTTTTACCGTAAGCTAGGATTTAAGGAGCTGCATATCAGTCGGCCATGTTATTTCTACGTGAAAAATGGCAAAACGACGCATCGTAGCGGTTTCATGAAGCATATGCTCAAAGACAAATTGGAAACGTTCGATGAAAATTTGACCGAACATGAAAACATGTACAATAATGGATATCGTCGTATATGGGATTCCGGTAACTATGTGTTTAAAATGGAGGCGTAAGCTCCTTATTGGAGATAAAATGATTAGATTGGTTTTCGCAACCGGTAAATTCGGCGAGTTCGGCAACAAGAACGGACTTCCGTGGGGACATTGTAGAGTTGACATGCTCAACTTTATGGAAACAACCAAAGATTCATGCTTGCTCATGGGAGCAAAAACATTCACGAGTCTGCCGACAAAATTAAAGAACAGGGTAAACGTGGTATTGAGTACGTCAAACGACACAAGCCGCGTTGTAGCGAAGAACGGCGAGCGACCCGATATGTTCATGCATGGAGACGTTACTCAAGCTCTAAACGAACTCCAGACGCTTTATGACAACATCTGTGTTATCGGTGGAATGACTGTGTTGAAGGAAGCGATTGACATGGCAGACCAGGTAGTTCATACTGTCATTCTCAACGAAGAAAAATTAGAGTGCGACGTTGAACTAGACGAAACGGTACAAGAGAAAATCACATCCGATTTCTATGTACTGTCCAACAAGTTATTGGGAGACGAAGCAATTACATACACATCCGTTAGGAAAAAGAAATGAGCATCATAGATACCAGACTAACACAATATTCGAAGGATCAACTTCTACCAATAATCCGAGATATCGAGATTGTTGGTATGCGGGAAGATTACAAGCGTAAGCGTAATTGGTGTATTATAATCGATCAAACAACTGGACAGATTAAGACTGGCTATTACGGTCGTTATTACTATCGTCCTGACGAACAATCTCCTGCGTGTGATCGTTCATATCATCCGGTGTTTCGCGCCGAACTCGCTATCAAAGATATGTACCGAGGACAGAGTTCATTTCAAATCGATTTTAATACTCCACACGACGATCAAACAATTCAATTTGGCGCAACCGGTGTTCATATGCTGCTTAGTGCGATTGCGGAACAAAAGATTGATGTTGTTGCTGGACGTTTTGTATTGAATTTCGTTCTTGAAAAGAAAGGCGAAAATGTATATGCTGAACCATACTTTGGTGAAATAAAGGATCTCATTTAATGTTTATTAGTGTCGATGAAGCTGATAAGATTGCACCCGTGATTGAAGTTCTTGGCGTTCGTAAGGACGCTAAGAAGCGAAAGTGGAGCCTGAGTGTTTATGACGGTATTCCACAGACAGGCGAATACAGTAATTATTTTCATGGTGCGTCTGAAATTCCAGGAACAAAGAATGCTCATTTCGCATACAAAGCGTGTCTGAGACTTGGTGACATCCAATCTCATTCTGGTACCGCTTATTACATTGATGCCGAAGTTTTGCACAACGGTAGATATCGCAAGATCGCAATTGGCACAAACAGTTTCAACAAGCTGATGCACGGAATTGCAAACAAGACTATTCCTATCGTTGATTATTCCGAGTTGGTAGTCGAAATCAAGTTTATTTTAGAAAAGTATGGCCGTTATGTTATGGCTGAAATTATCGAGGACGAATCTGAGTGGATGTAAACATTCAAACGCTTCTGGAAAAAGATCCAGAACAAATGACGCAAGAAGAAACGAATACCCTGTTTTTCTATCTGTTGGAAAACATGACAAACAAGATTGAGAGTCAAAGCGAGACAATCAAAGTTATCAACAAGCGTTTACAAGAAGCTTCCGAAGTCTTTAAACTGCATGAGAAATGCATCGGCGAACTCCAAGAGGGATTGATTGAATTGCGCAATCAACTCGATGTAATCAAGGGCGCAAGTGAAATGGGGTCAACTCGTTCCGAAGGTGGTATTCTGCTGCTATGAAAGCTTATATCGATATCATCAAACATACATTCTGGAACGGTGAAGATGAAATGGATCGGACGGGTGTAGGTACCCGTTCTGTTCTGGGTCAAGTGTTTCGCCATGACATGACAGACGGATTCCCCGCTGTTACCACAAAGACACTAGCGTGGAAAGCCGTCCGCGGAGAACTACTGTGGTTTATGAACGGGTTTACAAACGTCGAAACTCTGCGAGCAATGACATATGGTGTTGGATCATCGGCCAAAACGATTTGGGACGATAATTTCAATCATCAAGGGGTAGCACTGGGCTATACAGACGGTGAGCTTGGTCCTGTTTATGGCAAGCAATGGCGCGACTTTAACGGCGTAGATCAACTAGCTAAAGCTATTGAACGAATCAAGACTAATCCAGAATGTCGCCGCAATATCGTTTGTGCTTGGAACCCCGTTGATCTAGACAAAATGGCTCTGCCTCCTTGTCACGTTCTGTTCCGTTTCAGCGTGAAGAAAGGTCGCTTGAACCTGACTTGGTATCAAAGAAGTGTTGACACCTTCTTGGGCTTGCCTTTCAATATCGCCAGTTACGGCTTGCTACTTGAAATGGTATCTCATATCACCGGGTATCGCGCTGGTATTCTTACCGGTATGCTCGATGATACCCATATCTATCATAATCACTTTGATCAGGTTCAAGAGCAATTACAGCGTGAGCCATACAAGCTTCCGACATTGAAATTCAAAAAACGCTTTACAACTCTGGAAGAAGCGTGTAATCTGGGTTTAGATGATATTGAACTAGAGGATTACAAGTGCCACCCAGCTATCAAAGCACCTATGGCAGTGTAATCTATCTTGATATCGACGGCGTATTGAATTCGTATTCCGAACTCGATACACTTGTCAAAAAAGAGAATAATGCGAGAATGTTCCGATTGTACGGCAAACTGGATTGGATTTATGTTCCAATGCTCGAACGTCTGCATCGGATCATTCGTGAGACTAACGCGAAAGTCGTTGGTATCAGCTCTTGGTTCAAAGTCGGAGACGACAAAAGAACTAAAAAGATTGCTGAATTTCTTGACATTGAAATCGTTGATCTGATAGATTACACTGGTGGCGGATATCATCGAGTTGAATCGGTAATTCGCCACATCAAAGAACATAGCATTACCGATTTCGTTATTCTCGACGACATTCCAATGTTTTCTGAATACGAAGAGTTGGCAGATAGGCACATTTGTCCAAAGCGATATGGGCTAACTGAAAACTTGACGGAGAAAGCAATTTATGTGCTATGTGGTAAACAAGTATAAAATGGAGTTCGATGTTGACATTCAACGAGGAACGATCTGGGGAAATCCTCACAAAGACGGGACTCGAACAGAAAACATCGAACAATTCAAAAATCACTTGAAAGACCAAATCAGGCGCGGTAATATAACGAAAGAAATGTTACTGAGTCTGCATGGAAAGCGTTTAGGATGTACCTGCTCGCCTCTTCCGTGTCACGGTGATATTATAGCTGTGTTAGTCAACAAGTTAGCTGGAACTCATACCGAGCTGGATATATGAGCGATCTTACCAAGTTCGGGTTCAAAAAGCTGTGCGATCTGTCTCTCGACTCAGAGGGAATGATTGATAGATCATTCGTTAAGCCCAAACAGTTGACTTTTGTCCTGTATGCTTTTGTTGTTGGCGGTGTTGTTCATTACATCGGCAAGACCAATGATCTATGGAAGCGATTCGACACATACCGAAATTCCAAAAACTGGAAGAATGCGTTTGTTTCTAATCAAATCAAAACGGATTTACTCGAAAAAACGATTGCCAAAACCGGCGTTGAATTATACGTCAAAGAATGTCCGACTATCTTTATCGGTAGCGATTCTAAAGCGATAACAGTAACATCCATGCACTTGGAAGAACCCAAAGTAATCAAACACTTTAACCCCGAATGGAATAAACATTATGCAAAGTATCAAAGAGCTGTACCAAAATCTTATTAATCTGTGTGTTGATGATAACACCAAGTTTTATTTCGCTGAAACTGTGACCAGTCTTGGTACCAAAGTTCGCATCTTTGATTATCACGTTGCCGGTTATAATGATTGGATTCGTCCGGACGCTATGGCTTGTCGTGGTATCATGTTCGAAATGGACGGCGAAATTCCGGTGCGTATCATGAGCCGTCCGATGGACAAGTTCTTCAACTACAGCGAAGTTACCGGATGGGAAAAACTCGAAACTCATGGAAACATGAAAATGCCAGATCTGAACAAGATCGCTTATGTTATCGACAAGCGCGACGGCTCCCTGATCTCTACCTATCTCGATATCAGCGGTGATACTAAAAATCTCCTGCTGAAATCCAAAGCGTCCATTCGTAGCAATCAAGCGAATGATGCCAGCGTTTGGTTGTATAAGGAAGATCATAAGGATCTGCTTGACTTCTGTGTTGCGTATGCAGAAAACGGCTTTACTGTGAATATGGAGTGGACTGCTCCTAATAATCAGATCGTGCTGTGCTACAACGAACACCAGCTCCGTATTCTGAACATTCGTCACAACGAAACTGGCGAATATGTTGATTTCGGTGAACTACAAAAAGATCCGACGTTTGCGAAATACGCTGCCGACTTCTTCGAAGTTCCCGGTGATGGAAAAGCTTGGATCAATGAAGTTTACCAAATGACTGGCATCGAAGGCTTTGTGGTAGTTATGGAAGACTATCAAATGTTCAAGCTGAAAACAGATTGGTACGTTGCTCTGCATCACACCAAAGACAGTATTAACAACAGCGAGCGACTGATCTACGCTTGTGCCGAAAATTGCACCGATGACTTGCGTCAGATGTTCCGTGACGATCCAAACAGTCTTCAAAAGATCGAGATCTTTGATAATCACTTCCGTGGCGTTGTTGTGGATGCGATGAAGAAGCTTACCAAAGCTTATGAAAAGTATCGTGGCATGGAGCGTCGTGATTATGCGATCAACATGAACAACGATTTTAAAAATGAGCGTCACTGGTTCAATATCGCTATGCAGATGTTTGCGCAACGTCCAGATTTCAACATGACAGACGAAATCGTGGCAGTAATCAAGAAGTATCCAAAGACTTTTATTCCGAAGGGATTCTAATGAAAAAGATCGATTGGAACGATATGTCCTCATTGGGGCTTATCAAGCGTATCAATGAACAAGTTTTACATCCACTCGGGTTAGCGATGACTAGAAATCCCGAAACTGGGTCAAGCGATTATGTTCTGATTGCACCCGACGGCGTTTTTCAATATGACGAAACAATCAAGGGTCGTTCGACTTTAACAGACGAGCAAATCAAACAAAGAGCAAACGAGCTTGGTAGCTTCTAACTAAATCCACCTTCGGGTGGATTTTTTTTGGAAAAAGCTTGCATCGAAATCCAGTCCTGTTATTATGACCACATCGAAACGAGATACACCAACTGAGGAAATGATTATGAATATGTACGGCCCAACTGGTTACAAACTGACTTACTTCGGACTGAGTGCTTGTGAACGTTTTGAAGCTAACGGTCGTGAGACTGCAATCCGCACCGGCAAAGGTTGCGCTTCTGTCAAAACTCTGGTAAAGAAAGCTATCAAGAAAGGCGAGTTTTCTTTCTCCGAAAAAGCTAATCTGTGTCTGAACAACGAAGAAATCAAGTTCAACGACATGATAGAAGGTCAACAAGCTGGTATGACTCTGCGAGTTGGCAAAAATGATATCCGTGTTTGTGCTGATGTATGCGACGGTATCCTGCGTATCGATATCATCCGCGTAGGCTAAAAACTAACTGAGGGCTTCGGCCCTCTCTTTGGAGAAAATTATGATTCCGGCATCTAAAGCAAGAGAAAATTTAAGATTTGATCGCGCTCTCCGTATGCGCGAAGCTATCAGCAACGCAAGCAAGAAGATCGAGGCAGCTTCTGTTCAAGGTAAGCGTGTTGTCTATGTGTATGACGTTAGTTCTGATATTCGTAGGGAAGTAGTCAACGAGATTACCAAACACGGATATGAAGTTGAATTCACTACGGAATACGATCACAGATCTACTACGGGTGATTATTTGAAAATTTCTTGGTAAAAGTTTAAAAAGTGCTTGCACGGTAATCCAGTTCTGTTATTATGTCCACATCGAAACGCGAGACGCGATTCACAAACAAACTCTGAGGAATACATCATGAAAAACGTACAAATCCAAGCTTATGTTTCTGTAGTTCGTAAAAACATCACCAAAGCCCAAGTCGCCCGTGAACTGGAAGTTTCTCCTCGCACCATCGGTCGCTGGGTAGAACAAGGCCGCGAAGCTGTTAAAGCTCAAATCGCCGCTGATCTGGAAGTGAAGTTCGCTGGTATAAAACGTGGTACCAAGAAAGTGATATTTGTTGGCACCAAGCCGAGCACTATAACCCGTCGTCAAAACAAAAAGGCAGCATAATACACGTACAAATCTCCTACGAAGTTGGTTATCAACTGTTACACAAAATGTCTCTTATGTCGCGTGAACAGTGGAATGAGTTTGATAACAAACAGAGAATGAAAATGGAATCCATGAAATCCAAGTTAGACATTTTCAAACGAGTATGTCACCTGACACACGACACAAAGAGCACATTCCCGATCTATATCGATGACATGCCTCTTGTTCTGGAGATTCTGAAAAAATGATCGTAGATCTGAAATCAGCAGCAGAAATTCGATACTACATCAATAGAGCATCCGTTCTGGTAGATAATGACAAAATTGATTGGAACAACAGTCGCAACGAGTTGTTCCACCTTAGAAACTTCGTTCGTGATGAAATCGAGCCTTTTCTCTCTCTGTGTGAGCTTATCGGCACCACACTGATGAACAAAACGGAAAATCGACTTGACATTGAAGCGCGTTATGTGCCGTTCATTGTTCACGCTATGGTAAATGTGAAAAACTACGAAAGGAGTTAATATGTTGAAATCAATGTTACAAACACTCGGTACAGTTTTGGGTATGCTCGCTGGCATGACTATCGTACAAAACGGATATGAGCTTAATTGGATTATCATCGGCGAGTTGGCGGCGTCTATGACATTGTTTTACTTTCATCATAAGATCTAAGGAGAATTTATGTTTGGTTACACTATCGGGTATAATACCGCGAAAAAAGTCAACGAACTGATCGAAATTATGTTGAACGATCAAGAAAAACAACGTAAAGTTGGCAGTCTTGATGCCTCTCTGTTGGAGAGAATCGGTAAAAAGATCAATAATCTGATTTATGTTGTTGAAAATCTGGAAACCTCCGTTGGAGGCACTACATTGTCAATGGACATCCGTTCATTTGAAGCAATTAAAAGTCTGATAAGAATCAGTAAGGATTGGTAATGATTATCTTTACATATGATCAAGCGTACAAACTTCGATATGACGTCAAAGAATCGATGACGAAAAACGATCCTGCCATCAAATTACTAGCGGTGGAAACGTTTGATAAACTTGACAGCTATATCACCATGTGTCAAAATATCCCACGTGGTAATGGTAATCCCACATTGTCGGTTCATGATAACTGGGCTCGTTACTTAACTGAATTCTATCAAGCGAGGATACGATAATGAACATCTATTTGGTAGGCGGCGCTGTTCGCGATATGGTAATGAATCGTCAGCCAAAAGACCGAGATTACGTTATCGTGGGTTCTACCCACGATGAAATGATCGCTAAAGGATACAAGCAAGTAGGCGCAGATTTTCCGGTTTATCTCGATGATCTGGGTCAAGAATATGCACTTGCTCGTACCGAACGTTCTACTGGCAAAGGCTATAACGATTTCGTTACCGACTTTAACCCGAATGTGACACTCGAACAAGATTTGTTGCGTCGTGACTTTACAATGAATGCAATGGCTCTTGGTATGAATGGTGTACTCGTTGACCCGTACAACGGCCAACAGGATATCAAAGATCGCGTGGTAAATGTAGTTAATCCACAAGCGTTTCACGAGGACCCAGTACGTGTTCTCCGTGCTTGTCGATTTGCGGCACGTTATGATTTCCGTCTGTCTACGCTCACGCTGGAATGCATTCTACGATGCATCAAAGATGGTCGAATGGATCACTTGACCTCGGAGCGAATCTGGCTTGAGTTTGAAAAGTCATTCGGCAAAAATATGTCCGATTTCCTTATGAACATGCATTGCACCGGTGCATTCAAAGCACTAGGTATTCATGCGGGATGGACAATTCATCGTCATGGTAATGGTGCTCCTGTTGAGCAATTCGCGGCAATCGCATATGATATGAACACGGAGCAACTTGCCAAGTTTTATTCAGTTGTGAAAGTACCAAGTGAGTTCAAAAAGTTCGCTGATATCGTGAAAAACAGCTTGCAAGATACCGCGTTGAATGTTAGATTGTATACAGCACTGAACGCGACTCGGAATAAGTTCCGAGAAGAGATCAAAAACTACTTTGTTGATGAAAATCAAGTTAGCAAAGAAAAGTTCGAATCCGCTGAAAAAGCATTTGACTCTGTGGTTGCTTCCGCGTATAGTGAACAAGGTAAAGAACTTGGACGTGCGATGATGTGTGATCGCATTAACAGGATCGCAGATGCATTAGTAAAATGAGGATAACATAATGTTCTATTTGATTTTGATCGTGCCACTGCTTGTGCCGTTCATATACAAGTTTTGGTTCAAACGCGAGTATACCTATGGCGAAATGGCGGCAAACGCTGCCATAGCTGTGGCATTAACTGGAATGGTGTATGGACTCGGTACTTATCGTGCGATGTACGATACCGAAATTCTTAGTGGTTACGTGACGTCAAAGGAACAAACTTATGTTAGCTGTTCCCATAGCTACGACTGTCGTTGTCGTAATGTTCGCTCATGCTCTGGTTCCGGTAAAAGTCGTTCATGTTCTACAACTCGGGTATGTGATACCTGTTATGAGCATTCGAACGACTGGGATTGGGATGTTCACACTACCGTAGGCACTTTTGAAATTGATCGGATTGATCGTCGTGGTAGTCTTGAGCCGCCGCGTTTCTCTAAAGTTCAAATCGGAGATCCGGCTGCTAAAGAACACGCTTATACCAACTATATCAAAGCGGCATCAGATTCTCTGTTTGCGCATGACAAGAATTTGATTGAAAAGTATAAGAACGAGATCCCGAAATACCCAGAAGTGTTTGATTACTATAATGTTAATCGCGTTATCAATATGTCCGGTGCGGATACCCGAGACTGGAACACTTACCTGGAAACTGTTCTGAAATCTTTGGGTAAAGAGAAACAGATCAACATTATTGCGGTATTGACAAAAAATCCGATTGACTACGCCGACGCACTGATTTACAATTGGTCCGGTGGCAAGAAAAACGATGTTATCATGATTTATGGAGTAGACGGCAATAAAGTCTCTTGGTTCCAGAGCACTAGCTTAGGCAACGGCATGGGAAATCAAGAACTTCATGTTACTCTGCGAAATGAATCGGTAGACAAAGAAATAACGCTTGACTTGTTGAAATCTCAAGTTAATATTATAGCCAACAAGTATAACAGACTTCCTATGGAACAGTTTGAATACTTGAAAGATCAAGTAGAGCCTCCAATGTGGGTAATTATTCTATCACTTATCGTTGGTATTGGTTCTTCAATCGCTGTTGGTTACTTCTTCACTAAAAACTAAGGTACTAAAATGAATAAAACTTTGATTGCTGTTATCGTGTTTGTTCTTGGTCTGGTTGTTGTTCCTGTTGTTGGTTTTGTTGGCATGTACGTTAGTACCTCAAACACCAACACTCAGATGGAATCGAATATCGAGAAGTTCCACAAAGCAAGCCAGAACACTCTGAGCAACTACACCCTCAAGATTCGTGACATGGCTCAAATTCCGGACATGTACACCGCTGACCTGAAAAAGATCATTGACGCGACTTTCCAAGGTAGATACGGTAAAGATGGCTCTAAAGCTGTTACTCAGTTCATGACTGAAAACAACCTGCAATTTGATAGCTCTATGTATAAGAGTCTGCAAGTAGCGATGGAAGCTGGTCGTAATGAGTTCAAACTGAGTCAAGATAAAAAGCTGGACGTTTGTACTGGCTATGAAAATCAGCTTAACTATGTGATGTCTGGCTTCTTCTCTCGCGTAGCTGGTTTCCCGAAGAAAGATATCGATTCTCTGTGTAAGATTGTGTTGGACAAAGAGACCAACGAAGCTTTCGAAACTGGTGAAGCTAAGACAATCAAGCTCCGCTAACAATAATCCCGCTTCGGCGGGATTTTTATTTTTCAGAAAGTGCTTGCATCAAAATCTAGTCCTGTTATTATAGCCAAATCGAAACACACAATCTGAGGAAGTTATCTTGAGCAAGCAAAACGTAATGAATGTTAAAGGTCTGCAAACCCTGAAAGAACTGGAAGCAGCAAAGAAACTCGGATTCCACGTTTATGATAACACTCAACAATTTGTTATGCCGTCTTATATGTTGCTTGACTCTGATGGTAAAGTTGCTGTAATCTCCCACAGTAGCGAATACGAGATTTACAAGAAGCTGTTCGGCAAAACTCCAGTAGAAGCTGGCAAGAAATACCGTTACAAAACTAGCTTTAACGTCATGGATCGCAAGTTCAAAACCCAGCAATTCCAAGTCGTTCATATCGTTAGCAACACCGAAATCACCGTACTGTGCGAAAACGGCACCGAAATCACTTTCAAAAAATAAGGAGCTATCATGCACGACTTTATGATCAAAATCGGTTACACTCTTCTGAACGCCAAAGCTGAATATCTGGGTTTCTTGACCGAAGTTGGCTACTATGATTTCGTTGCCCGAGAGTATAGCAAGTTTGACTTTCCAATGTATATGAAACCGGTTTTCACCGATGACAACGGATACGGACAAACTATTCTGAATTTCGCTACTGTTAAACCGGAGACCCTGAAATGAAACGATACAAAGTAGCACTATTAGGAACAATCATTTTCTGTGGAGCTTTTATTGCTGGCGCTGCTTATCAAGAACACCGAGCGATCAGCTATGAAATGAATGTTCCAATGATTTGGTCTGTAGAGCAAGAATACGTAAACGAGATCATAAAGCGCCATATCGATCTGAAAGAAGACCGCAAACGATATCACGAGGAAGAAATCGGGTTGATTGGCTCAATGAGCGTTGATAATCTGAGGAAAATTCAGGAAATCAATCGCAATTTGATTGATAACTCACACCGTCAGATTTATTATACATGCAAGATATATCGCACACAGGACGAACGTACCGAAATCGATTTGAAAGACGGCACTAAGTTCATGCAAGACGTTATCGAAGCCAACAAAATTTGTAAGTCTCATGGAGTAAATTTGGATGAATAATTGGAAGACTTATCTGGGATTGGTTGGATTCGCTGCTATAATCGGAACCGGTATCATGTTCATGGAAAAGCAGTTTGATAAAATGTATGTTTCGGAATTGATCCGGCTTGAAGGTGATGTGATTCGCAACCGAGACGATTTTGTCCATGTTGATGATCAAATCACATATCGAGAGCAAGAAGAAATTTATGATAGAAACGCTATGGCTTTGTCCGAAGCAAGGGGACAATATCGTGTGTATCTGAAAAACGCTTGTTATAAACTGACACTCAGGACCGAGCTTGCCGTTAAACTGAAACGAAACATGGATGTCTATAATTATTGTCTCAATGAGGTTAACCGATGAATGATTTAACTCGCGGTCTATTGATTTTGATTCTGGCTTTTGCGTCAAGTGCTGTTGTTTCCGCATTGATGTTAAGAAGTGATACCGAAAAGTTAATGAATCGCATGGAGAATGCGATCCTAGAAGGTAATCCTCCCGCGCACTTGTGTGAGCTGCACAGTCGAATTGGGTTAGTTTCGATTTACGTTATCTCTAACCCTTTCCGTGATTATTCTAAGTTTCAGGAGGCAAACGCGGTTTGTAAAAACAAATGAGCTTGAGATACGGATTAAAAGAATACAAAGTCGGTAACCCGTGTAAAGTGTTAATTAGCGGCTATAGCTATCAGGCCGTTATCCAACGAGACTTGGGAGATAGTGTAGAGGTATCTACAGAGAAAGGTGTTTCCGTTGTCCCAAAGTCGAATACGTTCTCCTGTAGCTATTACTGGTACAAAGATAATGTTTGAAGAAAACGAAATTGTTCTTGCACTTTATGACGGTGTGATGTATCTTGGTAAGTATGTGAGACAGTGTGGTGAAAGCCACATTGTTAAACTGGAGTCACGAAACTTGACTACCACTATCTTGCGGAATAACATATGGGATACCTGTTGTTTCAATCTGCCAGATAGTTTTAGAAAAGATGCGATAAATCTCTTGATGAATGTCGCAAATCGTGTATAATGTGTTTATGAGTTAAGCCACCGCTCTGAGTGTGGCATTACCAAAGGAGTTTTGGGAAATGAATAAAGTGTATGACAAAGCAGTGGTAAACGGCAGATATCAGATTAATCATATCGGCCATCTGGAAATGATTCGCGTTGCAATGAGCGTTGCAAAAAAAGTATATATTATCTTGGGTTCCGCGAATGCATATCCGAATATGAAAAACCCGTTCCGTCCCGCCGAACGTGAAGCAATGCTCCGTATTGGCATGAAAGATTACGGACTCGATCCTAGTAAAGTAAACTTTCGTTATGTTGACGATAGCAACTATACCAATGAACGTTGGCAAGCTGATATTCGAGACGCGGTAGACGAGCAACTCGGCGACAAAATTACCATGGTTGGTAACAAGAAAGACAAAAACAGTTGGTGGCTTGAGACTTTCGGCTGGGAACTGACTGAAATTGAATGCCAAATGCACAACGGTAAGCCGATCAGTGCTACTTTCATTCGCGATTCTTTCTTTGACCCAGAGTTCGATTTCACGGAGTTGCATAGTGAGATTGTTACACCAGGAGTTATCGAGTGGCTGAAATCCTACAAGGTCAAGAAATCGGAAGAGTATGACAGACTGGCGAAAGAACACCAACACAATATCAAAGAACTCAAGAAAATGGAAGCGTATCCATATCGCGAGGCTCTGAACTGTTCTACTGGTGATGCCGTAGTTACTTGCAACGGTCACTTGCTCGTTACAATTCGTGGAAATCTGCCAGGACTCGGCGCGTATGCTCTGCCAGGTGGTCATAAGAACGAAGACGAAACCTATAAAGAGTGTGCGATTCGTGAGCTACGAGAGGAAGTTCGTCTAAAAGTTCCCGAACGGGTGATTCGCGGGTCCGTCAAGAAAGAAAAGATTTTCGATTACCCAGGTCGCAGTTACCCGATCTGCAAGCCGACTTTGGCTCTGTACATTGAATTGCAGCCGGATAACGACGGAAAGCTACCTGCTGTTAAGCCGCGTGATGAAGTTCGCGATGTGTTCTGGATGCCGATGCATATGGTACGCCGCAATCGTCATAACTTCTTTGATGATCATTATGAGATCATACAGTATTTTACGGGTATCTAATTAGCTCAAATCCCGCTTCGGCGGGATTTTTCATTTGGAAATCAACATGATAAAAGTTTTAATGTGTATTGTCGTTAATGTTCTATGTTTCGTTATGGTACATTTCTTCGGAAAAATCGGACTTTTGTTCGGTGTAGTGTTGACATTGACCACCGCAGGCGCTATGGTATACGTACCAAAACTAATGAGGAAAACGTCATGAATAAAATCGAAAAGACTGGAATTGGCATGATTGTGGGTGGGTTGCTTTCATTCGCAGTTGGCGCAGGCGGATTTATATACGCCGGTTGTCAGGATAAAGAAATGGTAAGTATGCCACTTGACGGCTGCTATACCAGACTTGAAGGCAGTAAACACAGCGTATCAGAAGTGTTTAAGTGTCGTTTTATTGACGCTAGGGTTAACGAATACGTTGTGAACAACTATCACCCACTTGCATATCAAGAAATGTCAAAATATCCGTCTGGCACCAATTTCATGATTGAAGCGGATTCAATGAAAACGAAGAATATCCTAGAAAGATCCGCACCTGTCTTTCTGCTTGGTCTTCTGACTGCATTTATTGGGTGTATTGTCTCAATATACGGTGCAACTCATAAATCATGAAAAAACTCAAATTTAGACTACTGAAAAACATTCATGACGTAAAAGCGGGATCTTTGGTAGAAGATGTTATGTTTACTCCGTGTCTTTGGCTAAGAAAAGACATGAGCATATTGACATTCTTCTATCAAGGACGTAAAATCACCAAGGTAGTCACAGGAGATATGGAAGACTATCTAAGGAGAGTTCAATGATAGACCGAGTGTATGACGGACAACAGATCCGTTTTATTAGCGATGAACACAAAAAGCAGTATTTTGAAAATCTGGGTCTAGCTAGTGGAACAAGCGCGTATCACAAGATTCATAACGTAATGAATCAGCCTGTTATCGTTGTTGATTCTGTGATTGAGGGTTGCGTTGATAAGCTGAACGGTGTTACAATGACGTATAATCCGATTCTTCAATCAGATTACGTTTACTTTGAGGAAGCCGAACAATCGACTATGAATAAGTTGATCGAAAAAATCAAGGCAGCATTCAAAGCGGGACGCGAGTCTGAAATCATGGAAATAAGTTTGATCGAAATTCTTAAAGATTGAGCTTGACGAACAAAACGAGATTTGATACCGTATTATTACTGAAACAAAACTGAGGAAATTGAAATGGGCACAAATATGAACGTTATGAAAATCGGCGAGAACTACGAGTTCAAGAACAAACAATGTCAGGATACATATCGCGATGCCGCACGGATAAATCGCCATATCGTAGATGCAATCGTAAACGCCGGTGGTGTGTTTCGCATCGTTGAAGGTGAATTCCATGGCGACAGAATGAACAAAGAAGGCGAACTGGTGGATGATGTACGAAAGTCTTTAACCGACGTGCATGGAAAACAAATCTATATCGACAGTGGCGCCACATTGATCGCCGAATCCGAAATGCGTTACTTCCAAGTCGCTGTAAGCGTGGAGATCAACATGGACGAAGCATTCGCAAAAACTTCTTTCGCTAAACTGATGGCGATTCACAAGTCCTATCATCCAGACGCACCTGACTCCAAGATCACCGCTGCTGGTCTGCGTAAGTCATGGGATATGCACAATCTGAACATTCGTGAAATCGAAGAGAAGATTGAGATTCTTACCAAGACTCTGGCACAGCGAAAAGAAATGCTGTAAGTATTGACACTTGGGCGATTGTCTAGCATAATCGCCCTATAAAACACCATAGGAACAAAAATGATTACTCTGTATCGCATCAAGTCGATGCATCCGAAGTTATTGGACAAGTTTACCGATACCAAACGTCACTTCGAACTGGTAAAGTGGACACAAGAAAATAAAGAGTTCGAATTCCGTCTATTGGACGAGAAAGACGGCGTTTATATGACTGTAGCGAGTGCTGACGGTAAAAAGCGTGAGACCGCTCAACGGGGTTGGATCTCTGTAAAAGCTGCCAAACAATTTACTACCAGTCGTCAGGCATCATTTGTTCTTGGGGTTGGCAAAACTTACAAGTTCAAAGATGAAGCTTCCAAGAATGCATACAAGATCAAGTGTTCCGAGAATACTGATTTTGTGAACATCGTTGGCGACGAAGTATTCGAGGTCGTTAACCACAACAGTCTGAGTGCCGTTGTTGAAGTGCTGATTGGTGACAAGAAGGTGAAGTACAGTCCGAAATATCCTATCATCATGCCGTCTGAGGTACACTTCTTCAAAGAGGTAGTTCGGATCGATATTGAGAAAGCACAGCGGGCAATCGAGTTGTATCAACGCGATTTTGGCGCACAGGTGTTTGATGCCACTATGCGTCGGATTCTTGCTCACTATGATAGTTTTGATGCGGAACGGAAGAAGCTACAAGCCGAACTCAACGCTACTGAACAACGTATTCAGCAAGAAGAATTGAACATGAACAAGATCAACGAACAACTGGAACTTTCCAAGCGTAATATGCAGATCTATTCTAACGGTATTGCAACCATCAAGAACAAACTGAAAAAGTTGGGCGACTAATGGCAGAATATAAATACGTTCCTTGGAAACATCGCCATACATGGAGAGAGCCTACCCCGGCAATGCAGAACAGAGAACATCAAGCGGACGCGATCAAATGTCGGCTTGAATCTCTAGTTGAATTCATGAATGCACTTGGATTTGATGTTGCAAATGGTCAACCATGGCGTGGGTTCAAGCGCGGTAATCAGCAAATCAGTTTCTACATTGCTAAGAACATGATGGATTTCGCTTGCATCGACGGCTCTTTTATGTATCGTTTTGCAAGTCAAACTCCGAATCTCGTTATCATTAACGAATTCGTATTGACAGGCAAGAATCGAGAGTATAAGTTTCCGAAAGCGGTATGGAATAATGCTGTACGCACAAAGAGATCGTTTTTAGGATGCGGTGATATCCTAGTTGACAAAAAGAATCGTTGTCTATTCACAGAACACGCATTCTACCAATATGGCTCAGATAGTGAGCACATAAATAAGCAAGATTAATCGTCTATTTTATAGACAACCGGCATTAGCCGGGTGACGTTTGAGTTACATTCATTATCTAAGAGGAAAGAAAATGTTAGTACATATATGCAATCGTTGTTCGGCTAGTCTGTTTCATGCCGATATTTCTGACGGTAGTTGCCCATTCTGTGGTAACGACGATATGGAGCCTCCCTAGGGAGGCTTTTTATTTTCCAAAAACATTTGACATAAACACGATAAGTTGATAGGATAAGATATCTTTTAATTGAGGTGTGAAAATGATTCATTATTTGGAAGCTAACTTGATCGAAGTAATCAACAAGCTTATTAAAGATCGGAAAGAAGGTATCAACACGGACGCCAAAATATTTGTAGCGCAGGGCTGTAACTGTTATGCGGCAATGGGAGCTGGTTTTGCTGCTCAAGTAGCTCGAAATTATCCAGAAGCAGCAAAGGCAGATGAAGAATATGCCGCTGAGTTTAAAACGGATGAAGAAAAAATGGCTAGCCAACTAGGAAGTCTCAGTGCTGCGTCAATTGGTGGTGGCGTTGTGATGTTCAATCTATATTCACAACTTTACGGTGGTCCTGATTTCCGACTGGAAGCATTTGAACGTGCGTTCGATGAAATGATGCTGAGAATCGAAGAAGCTACGGTAAACGACACCAATAATCCAGTCATTCTGATGCCACGAATCGGAGCTGGTATCGGTGGCGGAAAATGGGAAGAGATCGTGAAAGTGTTGGAAGCTTATCCTGCATTTGATTTCATGGTATTCGACTATAAGCCAAAGATGATCATTAGCTCTTGGCGAAATCAGTATCATGACGATCATGATGTATCGCGTTACATGATTGAAGATGTAGAACGAGATTAATTTTGGGCACCTTCGGGTGCCTTTTTTATTTGTAATGTTTACCGAGCTATGATAGTATGTTAGCTCATTAGCTATGAGGAATTTCGTATGTTTAGCATGAAAGATATTTATAAAGACGGCAAACTGTACTTGGTACACAAGCAGAAGATCAACAAAGTTGGCACAGTCGAATACACCGGTAATCCTATTCACCCATTTATCGTGCATGGTGATATACCGTCTGTATGCGCTATGGAATGCGATGCCAACGCTTTCTTTAAGAAGCTAAACGAGTGTATGACTGATTATGAGAAAGCTGAGGTAATCGATCCTATCGTCGCTACCGATGTGTTCCCAATCAAGGCTTATGGCATCAAGTCAACTGATAGCACGGTTCTATAAGGGCGAACGTCATTACATCGTCAATTGTCGCAATCTGTATGCAATCAGTCGGAAGGGTAATAAGTTCTTTATCAAGGATTTCATTACTGGTGCGCTCGAAATTCACACAAAGGAAACGGTTCAGTTGTTTGTAAATAGTAATGTGCTTGTTCACAAAATCATGAGACATAAGGAGAAGTATGTTAGGTTTATTAGCGAATAAGTGGACTGCTGGTGTACTTGGGATTGCTCTGCTTGGCGGCGCTTTCTGGTATATGAGCAGCACGATAGAGGATCAGAGAAAAGAGATATCGAGTTTATCAACTCAAATCGAAAGCCAGGAGCGTTTGGCGAAAGAGTTGCAGGAGAATATTACGGAGCTATCAACTCAGAGTCAAACGCTTGGAAAACGCATGGGAGAGCTTAATACGAAGCTTGATAACAAAGTATCTGGACTTGAGAAGATGATCGGCAGAGGTGACGTTGTTGCCAAGAAACCCAAGCTGGTAGAGAAGAAGATCAATACCAGTTATCAGGGATTTAGTGATAACGCCGATTGTATCATGGGAGCGAAGAAATGCAAATGAAACATGCATTGATTGGACTAACTCTGATGTTGGGTGGGTGTGCGAAACACCAACAAGAAATCAAGCCAGTTGTCTATCACCCACCGAGACCGGAAGTAGTAGAGACTTATCGACCGGAGTGGAGAGTAATTCTTGACGACGGTAAGCCTTATGTAGCAATGAGCTATGATGATTCGGTAAGATATCGGATCTGGCTTGAAAAAGTGTTCAACTATGTTCAGAAGCAAAACGAGATCATTTGTCATTATCGAAAAGATCTCAAGGAAGAAGAGTGTCGATAGACTGCGGCGTAGCCGCTAGTTTGTTAAAACCTTGTTATAAGTGTTAATTAAATGATCTAAAAAGACAAAATAAAATCTCTTATAATACTTTAATGAGAATCTATTTTGTCTTCTTCAATGAAATCAATAAGTTAGCTCGCTATGCTCGCAATCTTACGATATCTGATTTCTGGAGTAGATTATTTAATAATCAAATGAGATAAAATCGATTATACCGTTTGACATAGCTATTTCGTCGTGTATAATCACTAGGCAATCATCAACAACCACAACAAAGGAAGTGCATAGAAAAAGGTATCTTTCTATTCCAAACAAATAGAGGAAGAAAATGTTAAAGAAAATCGGTATAGCACTACTGTTGGCAGTTAGTAGTGTTGGCGTTAATGCTGCGCCGTCTAGTCTTGATTTGAATGCTGATCAGTTGTATGTTCTTAATCGAGCATATGAGTTGGGTCAGAATATGGATTACGGCATGACTTTTGCTGCCATAGCTCTTACCGAGAGTCAAGCTGGAAAGGATCTCGTAAACAATGTTTCCGGTGACTACGGGGTGTTTCAGAATAATCTTCGTTACACCGTTAGGGGACTGGAAAAGAAGCTTGGTTACAAGATGACTGCCAAACAAGTTCGCGATCTCAAAAAGGGTCTAATCGAGAACATGGAGCTATCTGCTTCCATGACCGAAATGAACTTGAAATACTGGCAAGAAGTTCATGGTAAGAAAGCTTGGAGCAAGATCATTGCTTCATATAATGCCGGATTTAACTATCGTGGCAAAGACGGTCAGACTTACCTTTCTAAAGTCAAGGCCAACATGAGAAAGTTACAGAATTGTGACTGTATCGAGCAATAATATAAGTGTGGGCAGAGGAAACTGCCCGACTTTTCAAGACAATTTTCGAGTTGTCTTGAAAAGTCAAAAGGAGACTGTAGAATGAAAGCCAATCTGAATGCTTTTGAGGAAGATCAAGCTAGATTCGAAATCACCGATGTTGAGATTGAATTCGAGCGTGATGCAGTTTTAAAAGCAATTGCCAAACTCGAACAAGAGTTGGAAGATGACGAGCATGGGTATTATGATTCTCACTGTATTGAACTAGAAGTTCAAGACGGCAAGGATTATTACTGTGAACGAATCTTTAGCGATGATGGTGCACAAGAGTTTGACGAAATTACCGATAAGATGCGAATCACAAAAGACGTTCGAGACGCATTCGGTGAAAACTCTGTGGAAGTGATCATCAACAATCTTTATATCCGAGTTGGATGCTACAAGTTTTATGTTGTCTATAAAGAAAATGAAAAGGTAGTTTACATGAACGATCAAACCCCGTATAATCGGATGTTTGGAATGCATGGTAAACATAGCAAAACCGTAAAGCATGATGAAATCGTGCCTTATCTGGTAGAACTGGTAAATAAGGGTTAAAAATGCCGTATATTGAATTGACTGTTGGCGTATCGTCTTCTGGTAAGAGTACCTACGCAAAAAGTGAAGTAAAGAAATCTCGTGGTCTACTTGTGGAAGTAAATCGCGATAACACTCGGAAGTCTCTGTTTGCGGTTGGTGGCTGGGGTGAATATAAGTTCAACAATGATCGCGAAAATCTCGTTAGTGAGATCAACAAAGCCGCTGTTAATGCTGCTGTTGCCGCTAAAAAGAATGTAATCATTTCCGATACCAATTTGAGTCCAGTGTATCGTAAACAGTGGCAAGAATTTGCCGCTAGTGTTGGATACGAATATCGTGAACTGTGGTTCAATGTTGAGCTGGACGAGCTGCTTGCGCGTAACAAAACTCGCGGAGCTTGGAAACTTGATCCCGAGCGCGTGAAAGCGATGCATGAACAATTTGTTGAACAATTCAATCCTGAAATTCATACTTCGTATGTTCCCGATTATGCAGTTGAAACCGAGTTGTATGAGCCGTCCACCTCTCTGCCTAGCGCGGTGATGTTTGACACTGACGGAACTACTGCACATATGCACAATCGCGGTCCGTTCGAATGGGACAAGGTTGGACAAGATCTGCCGAAATATAACGTAATCAATCACGCTAAAGATCTGAAAGCGCGTGGTGTGACTATCATCAACTTGAGTGGTCGTGATGGCTGTTGTAAAGGGGCCACCGCAGAGTGGTACAAGAAAGTCGGTATGCCGTGTGATTTTCACTTCCAGCGTGAAGCAGGAGATCAACGTCCCGATGACGTTATCAAGAAAGAAATCTTCTTCCGTGATATTGCACCGAAATTCAACGTGCTGTATGCTGTAGATGACCGCAAGAAAGTGGTAGATATGTGGCGCTCGATTGGTCTTGAGTGCTGGGAAGTTCAAGAATCCAATTTCTAATTGCAAGGGGAGGAATCCCCTTGTTTCTTCTGTGTTATTTCTGTGATAGCATAGATAGAAACAAGGAGTTTTTATGTACGCGATTACATATTTTGATGACAACCAGAGAAGATCAGTTGTTCTACAAGACGGACGAGCTTGTATTTTTAAGACGAAAGAGCTTGCAAAAGATTACCAGGGTAGTATACTGGTACCTAAGCTGATAGAGCTAATTGAAAAGGGCGAGTTTGCCGGTAAAAGTATGTTTGGCAAACTCAAGTATAAACCAATAGCACTAGATGACGCTCGTCGTATCAAGCGAATGTTGGATACCATGATGATCGAAAGTGTTACTAAACTAACGTTTGGGAAAACAAGATGACTCCTACACAGTTTGAGACTGAAATCGAGGAGAAACTGATTCCTGTCCTTGCTTCTGAGTACGGACAGAAAGGCATTCCTTTTGGATATCGTCGCAATAGACCAGATGAATATGAATTTAATATTCGAATTCCTCATCCCATGCATAACGGGATGATGGCATTTCGAAATATGATTTATACCGTGTGGTACGTTGGCGATAAAATCGAATGGTGCGAAGGTCATTTGCCTCAAAACCCAACAAAGGACATTTAATGGAAACGATTGATTTAAAGGGCAACTATGCTTTTTATGATACCGAGCATAAAAAACTGATTCCGGTTGGTGGCGGTATCACATTTGGCAAGGGTGGTAATCCTACACTCAAGCTTTACAATTCTGGTTTCTGGAATGAGTTGAAGCATCGAATTGTTGCCAAAGAACTCGGCGTGTGTCTTGACATTGCTCGCGAAGCATGGTCAGATTATCAATGTCGAAATGCTCACTGGCACACAGCAAAACATCCGAGCATTATCAACGATAATGCCGCACTGTTTCAACGTGTTAGTAGGCTTTTGTTTAAAGAACAAAACATCGTGATTAAAGTTGCGGTAGACTCTATCATTATTGATCCGAAACCAGTAAAATGAAGACAACAACACTGTTACAAAATGCCTTTCTTGTCGCACAGGAAAGCAAGTGTGTTAGCTATAGAGTTGGTGCGATTATCTCTAAAGATGATCGTCCTATCAGTAGTGGCTACAACGGCACAATCTCCGGACAGCCAAACTGTGACGAAGTAGCAGAAGAAAACGGATGGGCAGAATACGTCGATGTTCCTGGAGTGGGTAAAGAATTGAGACTCAGACAAGACAAGTCGGATGAATACTCCGCTTGGGCTAAGTCCAACGTTATTCATGCAGAAATGAACGCTATTCTGTTCGCTGCTCACGGCGGCAAGTCTATCGAAGGCGCTACCATGTATTGCACTATGGCACCGTGTCCAGAGTGTGCCAAGACGATTGCACAAGCTAAAATCAAAACGCTTGTGTATTGTGAAGATTATAACGGCTCAAACGCGGATTGGGCCGAAACGTTGACACGTAGCGGTATCAAAGTCATAAAGATTGACAAGAAATACCTGACTATGTTAAACTGGGAAAAAGTTTTATCTAAAAGGAAACGTATAGAATGAAGTTTGATTTTACCCTGAGTGACCGTGCAAAGAAAGTCCTGTTCGGTGTTGTTGTAGTGCTTATGGCTATGCCTGCTGCATCTGAATACATGAGCAACGTGGTTGATACCGATGTTGATTGCAATGCAACATACAAAGGCCGAACTGTGCATATCGAACAATCCCGATATGCTCCTGCTCCGACCAATAAAACATTCTTCTACTCTAGCGAGTCCGGCTGGATGAAAGAAACTGATATAACTGACAAAACCTGTAAGGAACCGAAAAAATGAGAAAGTGGGAAGATCTGACCGAAAACGAAAAAGTAATCGTAAAACGTTGCGTGGAAGCAATTCTGCGTCTGGGTGAACATCAAGTGGTGTTCGAAAAAGTTGACGGCTCCATACGTGTAGCTCAAGCCTCTTTGAATGAGCGCCTGATCACTACCGAACTCGGCAAAGAGCTGTTCGAAAAAGAAGTTAAACCGTCTGTTGTGCGTCGCGAAAGCTTTGAGTCTTGCCGCTTCTATGAAGTTGGTACCAAAGAGTGGCGTAGCTTCCAGCTCAAGAAACTGATCTCCATCGGTTCTCTGAAAATCGAAGATTTGATTCGAATTTAATGTTTACGACTCGCGTCAACAATGATATTATTACTTTGTTGACGCGACAAGCGAACAACAAAAGGGAGTTGTCCTGAGAGACAACGTATGTTAAACTCATTTAAAGAAGATCAATAATGAGTGAATTAGGTTTTAGAGCATTTGACGAACAAGTTGTTCTCGAATGTAATGCAGCCCGAAAGGGTGAGGAACTGAAATCTGATGCCGGATTGATTCTCGGTGTTAGAAATCAAGGTGACATTCCTTTGTATGGAACTGTCGTTTCTGTTGGTGAAAACTGTCCAGAAAGTATCAAAGAGTTGATTGGAAAGGACGTTGCGCTGCCGCAAGGTGGTGGGATTTACAGTAACGTACCTGACCCGCGAATGGCCTACGGGCTTATCCCGCGTAACAGCACAGAAGCACGAATTTTCGTGACTATGCATTACAAAGGCATTCGTACAATCTATGATGGTAAGCCACAAGGCAAACCCGTAGAACAAAGTGAGCAACCGTTCACATCTTCTCTTACTCTTCTGAATCGTTAAGGAAATAAAATGTCTGTAAAAACTTTTGCTGAAACTCTGGTACGTGGTGGTGTTGTTGCTCAACGTCAAGCATGGAATGCCGGTCACGAAAATCAAGGCGCGTCTATCGACGTTCTGGCTTATGCTCTGGAAGTTGCTTCCGCTCTTCCCAAGAACAAGAAAGCCGTTGAACTGGTAGAATACATCAACCAATGGGACATGGAACAAGGATACGGTCTGCGTTTCGCTAAAGAACTGGATAGCACTGTTGTTCGCGGTATCACTACCGAACTGAAAGACTACTTCAAATCCTGAACTGATCAATCACTGACATTCAGAGTCGAACGAGTCGTTGTTAACGCTAAACCTAGAAAGCTTACGGCTAGTTGGACACTAGACGTCGAAAACATCGAAACTGAATTCAGTGATGACGGTGTTAAACAACTAATCGAATCTATACAAAAGGAAATTCAAAATGGCTGGTAAAAAATCTTCTCGTGGCAAGGGTCACTTCGCAACCTACAAAACCGCTGGTCTGTTTGTGAAAAACAAGACCCGGGATATCGAGCGTCATGTTGCCGCTAACCCGCAAGATGAAGCTGCTAAGGCAGCACTGAAAAAGGTTCCCGCTAAGTCTTCTCGTTGGGGCTATGCTGGTCCTAAGAACCCGAAGAAAGGCGCACAAGAATCTCGTCTGGACGTTGCTCTGACTCGTCTGGTACGCAAAGCCGAGCGCGTATACAAGTACGTGAAAGATACCGAATCTCTGGTACTTGGCAAGCAAAATCGCATCGTTGATGCCGAAACCCAGCGTACCGAGTTCAAGTTCAAGCGTCACGCTCCGCGTCCGACTGGTGCAGAAACTCAATCACCGGTTACCAAAAAGAAAGTTCGTCGCGGTAAGTGATTGACTTTGTAAATCAAGTTTAGTAAAATGGGGACAGTCGAAAGATTGTCCCCATTTTTATGGTGAAAATATGAAAGCGTTGGCAATTATTTTAGCATTTTCTATTGATTTCGCTCTGGTAAATGCTATGATAGGTATCAGTTATTACAAACAACTCGATTATGAAACAGTTTTCTTTCTCGGGTATGGCATGATCTTCTATGGACTGACATGTTACATAGGGATACAAGACACATTCGGTACTCACTTGATGAAGTACCACAAGTTAATGAGGTAATGAAATGAATTTTGACGCTAAGATTGTGATTGACTCCATTCCGCGTGTTGGTTATCGCGCAAGTGGTAAAATCTACGCTGATAAAGCTGGTCGTTTTTCCAATGGTACCGAAGTCATGACATCAACCGTTCAAGAGATTGGACAGGGTTGGTTCCGCACACGTAATACAGTTTATGAAATCATCGCTCCGATTGAGAAGCAAATGACCACACATGAATTCGCTCAAATGCTTTTGAAATACCCAGATGTTCCGGTTTATACCTGTGAATATGATGGCGACATTGAAAGCGAGGATTATGAAATGGTTCTGAGTCCAGCTATCGGTGTTGATTATGGCGTCGTCAAAGGCACAGCGGTAATCTGTGTTGGTGAGGAGCGTATCGGTTTCGAAGAACTAGCAGACAAGCTACACAACGAGCGTGAAGCAAAAGCGGTTGGTGCAACTGATCGGCATTGCACAAGATGACGTAGCCGCCGGGCGTACCTACAACCTGGAACAGACACTCGGACGTCTCGGACGAGAGCGTAAACCGGTGGAAATCATCGAGATCAAGTAATGAACGATACGACTAAGTTGGCTAGACTAATGAAAGACGTAGAACGTCACGCCAGAAGACGCCAGAGACGTTCTGGCGTTATTCAGCCACGAATGAGCATGGATGCATTGTCTAAGCTTTTGAAACAGGCCAACGAGCGAACCAAGCTGTTGTATAGCGAGCTAACATGTTAGATATTCATATCACATCGCCATATCCGGCGAACGTACTTTCGAACTTGGCAAGTAATTCATTCATCTTTGACGGCGTGAAATGTGGCGGAATGGAGGGACTATTGCAGTCCCTCAAGTTTAAAGATGTTGACAAACAAATAAAAGTAGCTAGTATGTGTGGTGCGTCAGCTAAGTTTCGTGGTGCCAAGAAGAAATGGTACAACGATCAAACTCTGTATTGGAAGGGTGTTCCATTCAATCGCCATTCTGACGCTTATCAAGCATTATTGGATAATGCATTTTATGAGCTATGTGAGCAATCAGACGCTTTTAAACAAGCGTTGTATGACTCAAGAAACCACGTTCTGATGCATAGCATTGGAAACACGGACTCTTTTAGAACAATCTTGACCGTAGAGGAATTTTTATGTCGTCTGAACCGATTAAGGTCGCTATTATTGGCGGTAGTGAAAGAATCGGAATGCGCGCTGAACTGGTCCGCATTCTTACCGAGAACGAAGATCTAAAGAAAGCTTTCATTGGTCTTGAAATCACAGAGGAAGACGTTTTGAATCAAATCGAAGAACTTCGTTCGGCCGAAGAAGATAAGAAAATGAAAATGCGGATTGTTATCTCTGATTCTCTCGCGATGTTAGATCATCTGATGTATGAGCCAGCTCGCGAATTCAGTTGCAAACTCGAACAAGAAGTTCCGTTCTGGGCCACGCACGGTAACAAACGGAGCGTTTACAAATGCCACCGACGCTGAAATCTCATTATCGAGTGAACGGAAACTGGGTTAGTGGTTTCGAGTACCAATCATATCAACAAGGCAAACATGAGTGTGGTGAAACTGCGCTCTATACCAACGATTATATCATCGTTACTTATTTCACTTTACAATCAACTATGGTGGTTACTTATGACAGACTTGGCAATCCAGTCTCAAACTCAACAACAGGACAAGATGTACGGTTCCTTAAACCTAGATACGATCTTATCGCCTAAGAAAAAGATTATCGTTACGGACGTTGACGGTGTATTGTTGTCATGGGCGTCGAATCTGCCGTTCTTCTGCGCTGAATACAATATTCCTACCGATGTTGTAATCGATCTGATTATCGATGAACGATTCCGCAAAGCCGGAGAGATCTTTCAGTGCAATCAAGAACACGGTGAAAATCTGATTCGGATGTACAACAATTCTAAGTGGTTCCGTGGACTTAAAGCATATGACGATGCTCTGTTGTGGGTAAATCGTCTCAAAAAGGACTTTGATTTCGTCGCTACTACCGCTATTGGGTCTGACTTCCAAGTTAGCGTCAATCGAATGTCAAATCTGAACGTGCTGTTTCCGAATGCGTTTAAAGAGATCTTGACATGCGATCACAACGAGTCCAAAAGTAATATGTTCCGCCATGTTAAAGAACGATATGGCGAGGAAAACGTCGTTGGCTACGTTGATGATCTTCATCATCATTTGGAATCATTTCATCGGGTTTTTGATTCCAAAAAGCTGAAATTCCATATTCTTCGTGGTAGCAATAAAAAGCTTGACTCTTCTATGACTAACAAGCATAATGTTTGTAGTTGGGAACAGATCGCAAAAGCGGTGTACGAGGTATAATCATGAAAGATATGTTCGGTAATATAGTTCGTCGTGGGTCGGTTGTGATTTACAATAGCGGAAGTGGCACGAAAATCTGCTTGGCCGTTACAGTTGCGAACGATAAATGCAGAATTATTCCTGCTGTAAAATCAGACGGTCATGAAATGACGTTTACCGACATTACTTCAAACGGAATTGAAGTGCCTTGTTCCTCTGTGTTTGTAACAAACACGTTCTTGTTTTACAAAACAAACTTGAATACTTGTAACATAGTGGACACGATTCAAAACACAATCATTAAAAATGTTAACATAAAAGAGGAATACTTGTCATGCCTTCGGTAATAAAAGTTGAAAATGGGCGTCGCGTTTATGCATTCGGCAAACATGAGGACGTTTTCGGCAACGAAATGAAAGCAGGGGATCTGGTAGTTCATAGTGACAACGGATTCGGTATCGTCGTTAAGGTATGTGACGTATCCGTTCGAGTATATGAGATTCCAACAATTGAACTCGACAAAGAATATGAAGTTCAATTTGTGAAAGAAGCACCTCGCTGGAAAATGCCAGCTTGGAGTGATTCTAAGGTTGTCAAGTGTATGAACTGCACCCGTCGTATTGTTGAAACTCTGCCAAATCGGGACTTTGTTGTTGAATATACTTTTTCCAACGGTGGCAAATTCTACGCTAAAATGAACTGGCAGTACGAGGAAACTGATTTTCGATGAAAAAGTGTTATGTGTTTATCAATCGCTACTTAGGCGATAAACAAGCTGGTATTCAAGCAGCACACGCCGTTACCAGAATGATGGTCAATCCCGAGTTTGATGTTGTTATGTGGGCAAGAGATCATGAGACTCTTGTTTTGCTTGACGGCGGTGATCATGATGATCTAAAATCTCTCGTAATCAAATATGGCATGTTCGGTAACGGTATGCGTAGCTTTAGTGAGCCTGGCTTAAATCACGCGATTACCGCCGTTGCGACTGTGCCGACTGCTAAAATGGAAGAGACGATTGGCCAATTCAAAGCTGCTATCAAAAACGGTCATACTGTTTATCCAGAGGGTGATCTGGAAATCATCTGTCACAAAATTGCAACCGCTAGAAGTTTTAGGAGTTAATATGGGATTTTTGGATGCATTTCGCAACAAAGCGAGAATGTTTGCAAAAAACAGCGTGAACATTACCGTTAACGGAAAAGTTCTGGCCGGTAAGAATGTCGATATCGTTGGCGGCAAAGTCATGGTAGACGGCGAAGAAGTAGAAAACAGCTCTAAGCTTGTGATTCAGATTGTCGGCAACGTTGACAAACTGGAAGTTGGTACCGGTGATGTTGAAATTAAAGGCGATGTTATTAACTGCGATGTTGATGCGGGTGACGTTGTGATTGGTGGTGACGTTGGTCGCTTGACTGTAGAATGTGGCGACGTTCGAGTTAAAGGCAAAAGCGGCAAATGTAATGTTGCTTGTGGCGATCTGATTATTCATTGACAACGTGTGGCACTATGATATAATGGTGCCACATTTAAAGAGGGTTTATATGTTCGTATTAGACATTTTGAAAGTGATTGCTGCCGAAGATTCAACCAACAAAAAGCAACAAATCGTGGAGTATCACAAAAATGTTCCAGGTTTGAGCACTTGTTTTAAGTTCGCTTACAACAAGCAAATTAACTTTGGCATAAACAAGAAGACTTTTCCAGTTGTTGTTGATTTTCATAACAAGACTGATATCATCGCAACTCTGACATTCATGGAAACCTATCTGGTAACTCGCGCACTCACTGGCGGTACCGCTGTTGCTGAACTAGCGAAAGCGTTGTCCATGGGTAATGCTCATGATTATGAGGTTATTCGTCGCGTTATGTTTCGCGATCTCGAAATCGGCATCGGTGCAACAATCGCGAATAAAGTATGGGCAGATCTGTGTCCAAAACAGCCGCAAATGCTTGCACAACCAGAAGATGATAAGCTTTCTATGGCTATTATCAATCGCGGCCACGCTATTGCAGAATTGAAAGCAGATGGTGCTCGTTGCTTTACCGATATCGACGCCGATACCGACTCTATCACTATGTATTCCCGTGCTGGCAACGAATACATGGGTCTGGATAAGCTGAAAGAAGCAATCAAGAAATCCGGTATGCAAAACTGGGTAATCGACGGCGAGTTGGTGTATCGAAAACAAAAATCAGTCTCGACTGGTCTTAGCGCACTCATGGAAGACGATTCCGACGATTTTGACAAATCCGAAGATGTATCGGACCGTGAAGAGGGTAACGGCATCGTAAACAAGAGCCTGAAAAACTCAATCACGGTTGACGAAGCCGATTGTATTGTATATCAAGTATGGGACATTATCCCGCGTGATGTTTATTACGGTCAGCGTGATTGTCCTAAAGACTTCTACTTTGAGAAGCGTAGGGAAATGCTGGAAGCGTTTGTATCGCGTTGTGATAGCTTCCGTGTGGAGATCATCGAGCAGACTAAGGTAAGCACTCTGGCCGACGCCAAAGCAGTATACCAGCGTTATCGTGAACTTGGTTACGAAGGTATCATTCTGAAATGTGGACTGAACATGTGGAAGAATACTCGTAGCAAAGATCAGGTTAAGTTCAAAGAAAAAATTCGTGTTGACGTTCGTGTGGTCGCTTTGTATCCGCACGAAAAAGATCCGAACAAAGTTGGCGGATTCACAATCGAGACTGCCGACGGTAAAGTTCGCTGTAACTGTGGCTCCGGTTTTACCGATACAACTCAAGTCAAAGATAAGAAGACCAAGCAGTGGATTCCTATTCCTCTGCATGAGCGCGACTATCTGGATCGTGAATATCTCATGAGTATTGCCGATGAACTGATTGGCTCAATCTGGGAAATCGAGTGTAACGGCTTGACACGCAACAAGAAAAACAAGAAGGAAGTCAGTTTCTTCCTGCCGATTATCAAACATCGTCGCATCGACAAAGACGAAGCCAATAACGTCGAACATGCATTCGATGAAAAGACAATCAAGAAGTTTTTCGGATAAAAATAAAGGGAGCCATCGGCTCCCTTTTTCACATAATAGACCCGCAGTATTTGTCCGCGATTCGTTTCATTTCATCTTTCTCTTTCTTGCTCATTTGCTTGGTGAATGACTCGCTGTTAACAGCGGCAGTGAACAACATAGCGGCTTTTACTTTGCTATCTGCTTTGTCTGCTTTCTTCTTAGCTTCTACCAATTCATTTTGCTGATCTGAGAATCGAGAGAATTCTACCAGTCTTCCGGTATTCATGAATTCATCGCCGTCATAAACGACTTCATTAATGCTTACTTCTGACGGTGCGACACCCTTACAAACGAAAAGAATATTGGTAAGTGTCTTTGTGAACTTATTAAAGTTCGCTGTTGCCATATCTTCGATTCGAATAGTGGTGCCACGAGGCAAAACAACTTCACATTCTCTTTCATATGGACTATAATCACCTGGAATAATAACAGGAATCTTATCGAGTCCGCTGATCATAAATGCAGCAATCATTGGATCTTGCATAGGCTCGGTATCATCGATCTTGTCTCTTCGATTTGTGCTAATCAATACTCTGGCAATATCGTGTTTGTCGTTACCACCAAAACTAAATCCAGTTCTGGGGTTCAATGACGTACTAACAAACGCTCTAAAGTGGAAAAGCTTGCCAACCGTGATATCAAAGACTTCCGAGCTAGGCAGCTTACTACCACGATAGACTGTAAGCTCCGGATTCACGCGAACGCCAGAACGTTCAAACGCTTCATCAAGTTTCTTGATCCACTCGGTAGCAGCAGGAGTAACAAGTCCGTGAATGAGCTGGTTATTAATTTGAGAATATCCTGAGCCGCAATAACGCTCAATAATAGCAACATCTTCCTTTGCAATATAAGTAGGACGGAAGCTCGCGTATGCCCCTGTAATCTTATCCGAAATAGATTCAACGATTCCGTGAGTAAATACTGCCTGTACAATATTTTCAGTCTCGGTAGCATTACCGGTGATTTCTTCCTCGATGAACTTTTTCAGATTCGTCATTTTATCGCTGTTTTCCAAGAAGTCTTTCATGGTGATATTCATTTCACCAATCTGTGCTGCAAGCCGTTTGGCTTCAACGCTATCTGCCATAGAGTTCATGGAAATAATACCCGCGATATTGCTTGTTTTCGCTGGGCGATCACCGGTTGGGTTAGTTGATGACATAAACACATTACTTGAATCAAGTTCATACTTAGCAAACAGGTCCGCAACTTTAAATTCTGGTTTCTTGCTAACATCCACGTTACCCAACACAGGTGGATTATCTTTGATAAACTTGGCTGCGTTTTCCGGAACATCGCTACCGCCAACGATTTCAGAAACTTTGATCATTGAAGGAACTTGACGCTTGATTTGTGGCTCAAGTTTAGTTACAATCTTTTCCATAGTTGATTCGTTAGCAGACAAGTCGGCAAGTGTAATCACCTCGTCGTCTTTGATGCCAAACACCTGAGCAACTGTTGGATTTTTGCCCTTGCGAGTCATGAAAATGTAGTTGAAACCTTTTTCGCCTACGTTGATTACTCCCTTCGGCTCAAACGGAACACCACTCTTTTTGACATATCGTGTTACGATAGCACTAACGCTTTCCGCTTTGCCCATGCTGGACGGAACACGGAAAATAACAACATCATTAAGCTTGTTTTCGTGAGTTTCGTTTGCTATAATCTCAGCAACGGTAGCAATTGCGTTAAGCGGCTTAGGAATAGATTTGATGTTCCTTGTTGTTTTACCACTTGACTCGATTTCGAACATGTGAAATACTGACGGTAGAGCTGACTTCTTGTAGGTAGCCAATCCGGTTGTTCGCATACTATTTGCTTTCACACCTAGGGTTTTGGGACCAACTGAGAAAGTCCATAGATCGTTGGACAGTGAGTTTTTGTTTGTTTTTGTAGAAGTGTATGGAACGGGCGATGCTCGGTCATTAACATTTCTTTGATACTCATTTTTTAACTCCTTACGTTATATTGCTTATTTAGAGGATTTCATCATGAAAAACAGTCTGTTGTTTGCTTACAATCTGCGTCGCCAACTGCTGTCTGGTATCGTTGAAGACGTCGGTAACTTCCCTATCGTTGTTCATGTGAGCGACGACGAAATGGAAGATGGTATGATTCAACTCAAATCCCTGATTGGTGTAATGCGGGATTCACTAGAAGGAAAACACGGATCCAAACTTCTGGGATTGACAGTTGGTGACATTTGGGTAACTCATATCGAAAACGAGTTTAATCCGTTCACGTTTGACATTAACGGTCAGACATATTTTTGTATTCAAAATCTCGAACAAGAGGTAGTTGAATCATTCTTTGAGGAGTAACAATGAGCGAGGCAGCGAGCCTATTAGCTAAAATTATTCTTACCGACTGCCAGAAAGCTGCTATTGATGCAGTTTTAACAGACAAGAAACATATCACGATTTCTGGTCCTGCAGGTAGCGGTAAGTCATTTTTGACTAAGATTCTGATTCAAAAATTGCTTGACCTGAATAACGGCGCTGTAATAACATGTGCCCCAACTCACCAAGCCAAGATCGTTCTTAGCAAAATGAGCGGATTCACCGCAAGCACGATTCATAGTGTATTGAAGATTCATCCAGATACATATGAAGATGTTCGGGAATTCAAACAATCAAAAAGCGATAAAGCAAAGGAAGATCTCAAAGCCGTTCAGTACCTGATCGTTGATGAAGCGAGTATGGTAGATAACGATCTGTTTGAAATTCTTCTGAAATCTGTGCATCCGTTTTGTCAGATTATCGCTATCGGTGACAAACACCAGATTCAGCCAGTTCGACACGCGCCGGGAGAGATTAGTCCTTTCTTTACCGACAAGCGTTTCCGTTTGGCAGAGCTGAAAACTGTTGTTCGTCAACAAGCTGGTAACCCGATTATTCAAGTTGCGACTAAGATCCGTAACGGTGGCTGGTTCGAGACGAATTGGGACAAAGCAACGGGAACCGGTGTACTTGATGTAAAAACGATTGCAAAGATGATGCAAATCTATCTGTCAAAGGTAAAAACGCCAGAAGACTTGTTAAACTACCGTATGTTGGCTTATACTAACGACGTTGTAAACAGCTTCAACCGTGTGATCCGAAAACACGTTTACAAGACTACCGATCCATTCGTTGATAACGAATATCTGGTAATGCAAGAACCTGTTATGCGAGAAGAAGAGATTGGTGGAGAAACTTTCACGGAGACGTTGCTAAACAACGGCGAAACTGTTAAGATTATCCCAGGATCAATCAAGCGTCAACTGAAATATATCAGCTTGCCGTATGTTGATCCAATTCAAATCGAAGTCGCAACAATGTTGGTAGAGCGCCAGGAAACCGATGTTACTGAAGGCGTTGATAGCGACAAAGAGGTAGAAATCTCTGTTGTATGGGATGCAAGTAGCCAAGTCCTATTGGATGAAGCGTTGTCCTATGCTGCTAGTCAGTACAAACAGATGGGTAGTGGCAAAGCTACTTCCAGACTCTGGGAAGCTTTCTGGCAAGTAAAAGGGATGTTCGTTAATACCAAGAGCTTAGGCGCATCGACTTTCCACAAGAGTCAGGGAACGACTGTTATCGGTGTTTGTGTTTATACCGGTGATATGAATTTCGCTCAATTTGAAATCCAAACGCAACTCGGATATGTTGGTTGCACACGCGCCCAGAAATGGGTAATATATTGCTAAGGGGCTAAGGCCCTATAAGGAAAAATAATGTCTCTGCTTGAACAACTGAAAAAAGATCAAATCGCGCTGCGGAAATCCGAAGAACGTATTACCGAAGTCGGTAAACTGAAAATCAATGCGCTGACCACTCTTATCGGCGAATCGTCTCCAGCTGGTAATGCAACTGTTACCGATGAACAGGTACAAGCTGTTATTCGTAAGTTTGTTAAGAACTTGGATGAAGCAATCTCGGAACTGCATAAACGCACCAAGCAAATTTCGAACGATCTGACCAATCAAGAAGTAATGGACATTCTGAAACAGGACATCCGTTATACCAATGCTTTGATCGAACGTGAGCTTTATACCGCATATCTGCCGCAAGTGTTTGACTCTGCCGACATTCGTGCTATCATTGTAAATATGAGTGGTGCCAACATCGGCCAAGTTATGGGAGCTTGTAAGAAAGCTGCGCAGGAACAAGGCAAGATGTTTGATGGTGCTCTTGTTCGCAAAGAAATGGGAGTGTAAAATGGAGAAGTGTGCTGTTTGTAAACAACACCTGTTGCCAACAGATCGAGTTGAAACTGTTGACGGTAAAAAAGTTCACAAAGAAGTTTGCAAACGTTACCTAGAAGACGTACAATCTTCGGTAAATGAGAGCAACGATAGTTTTAATCTCGATGAGGTAGAACTGCTTTGACTCTTGATGAACTAAAGGAAGAGCTTAAGGCAGACTTGCCAATTAAGTTGACTGCGGTTCAAACTGAGGTAGCAGAGAATCCGGTTCTGTATGGTAAGTGGAACCGGTATCTCGCCGACATAAATCGGGAAATCACTAGACTTGATGCCGAGCGCAAAAAGATGTTAAGAGACCGATTTATGTTCTACACCGGAAGAAGTGAGGATGAAGTATGCATGGACGTATACAGTCCCACCGAACTAAAAACTGTTATCGCTGGTGACGAGGACGTTATCAAGAAAAACGCGGCAGTAGAACTCAGTCAAGCAAAAGCCGATTTTTGTCGCCAAGCAATGGAAGCCGTTCGTCAGCGTGGTTTTTCACTGCGAGCGATTATAGATTGCCGTAAACTGGAAGCGGGCGAATAAACAAAAAGGGAGCCAATGGCTCCCTTTTTCATAGGTCAACTTTCTTGCCTTCTGCTTCCGCACTGTCTTGAGATTCAATATCTTTCTTGCGTCCGCTCAGTGCATCGCGAATCTGAATATCTTCCGAATCGCTAATGTTAACTTCTTTCTTGCGTTTGGAGTAGAATTTCTCCAACTCACAAACGCCGTCTACGGTTTTGCAGTTATAGATCTTATCGAGAAAGCCCTCGATTGATACACGGACTTTCTCTTCTGCTTCTGCCATAAATGAATCAAACTGTTTCAAGTGCCACCTCTTTTATCCGATAGTTAAAGTTTTCTGAACTGTATCTTTGGATCCGTTCTAGCCCATGAGTGTAAGCATAGTTTTTGTGAACATACTTCTTCTTCGAATTGGCGCTCTTTGGCTTAACACAGATATCGTCAATAATATCCCAAAGGGTAGCTACGTCTTTGCTGCTATGTTTGCGGAGAACGCGGCCTATCGATTGGAGAACGAGGATTTTACTCTTAGTCGGCGCGGAGAAGATTACGTGGTGCAATTTCTTGATACTGATACCAGTAGAGAACACACCCAGAGACGCGACGATAATCAATCCGTCTTCGTTTTCTGCATCGCCTTTTAACTTGACTCGTTGGTCAGTCTTAGTCTCGCCGGAAACAAAGTGAACTTTTTCACCGTATTTCTTTTTCAGAGCTTCATACAACCACTTGCCATGAGCAACGTGTTTAAACATAATAAGCACGTTTTCATTGCGATCTTTGGCAAGTTTCAACGCAAGTCTACAAATCCAAGCATTTCGTTTCGTATGATTGTTAATGACTTTGATTTCGTCCGCATACGATTTACCCTTGTGCAAAATTGTTTCGTGTTCTGGGTAACGTAAGAATACAGCGTTGATATCCAAGTCTGTTACTTGTCCGTCTTCCATAAGTTTCTTAGTTGTTACCGGACGGAACACATCACCAAACATGCCAATATATTGCAAAACGTTTGCTTTGCCGTCACGCAAAGAACCACTCATGCCGATTTTGAAACGACAGTCAGCCATACCTTTAATGATAGTTGTTAGCTCTTTAGCAGTTGACAGATGACATTCATCAACTATAATCATGCCAAATTGCTTAAACCAGTCTGAACTCATTTTACAGGCACTTTGCCATGTAGAAACAACGATTGGCTCGCTTCCGTTCTTTCTTGTGCCGGCCATAACGCCTAGACAAGCTTGACGCGGAATCAGGCGATAATCTGCGAAGTCGCCAATCATCTGCTCAACGAGTGCAGTTGTTGGAACGAGTACAAGAACTTTGCCTTCGTATCGTTGCAAGTACCAGTAGGTAAGCAAACAAGCAATCAGTGATTTACCAGCAGACGTTGGCAAGTTGCCAATCATACGATTTTTGTTGATTGCGTTGAATACGGTATCGGCTTGGTACCAATGAGGAGTGATCTTGTTCTGACCGGAATAAATTTCAAGTTCGGACAACCAAGTATCAAACTCTTCTCTAGTCATTTCGGTTTCGGGAGTAAATTCCGAATCCACGTTGACTTCCAAATCGTTTTCTTTACAATATCGGACGAGTGTATCTACCAGACCAATCGGTAGAAGTCCTTCGTTGGATAGCATACGGATTTTACCGTCCCATGTTCCGTAGCGGAATTTTGGGTTAAACCGTGCGCCGTCGACATCGAAGGTAAAATAGTTGCGCAATTCCATAAAAATATTGTTGTCACAATCAATGAATGCGTTGCTATAGTCTCTAAATTTTACGTTTACGTGCATCAAACAGTTCCTAACAGTTTTGTTTTATTTAGCGGCTTTGTTCCATGATTATAGCATGAACCGTCTAAATCATAAACAATAAATAGTATTGTAACTTAATTACAAGTTGCGGTAAGGAGTGTTTGTAGTGAACATAAAAGAAAACGTTATTTCGACGTTGACTTTGTTTGTTACGATCTGGGGAGCGGTATTTACCTACAACTCGTTTATCGGAGATCAGCGCGATTACAAGTTAAAGGAAGAAATCACTGCCCATTTTGATCAATCGGTGTCAGCGTTGAAAGATGATATTTCGAAGCTACCGACACACACCGACGTTGAAAACGCGCAGTTAAAGTCTATGCTATACGCAAAGGACATAAGCGACGCGAGATCGGCCGATGAAAAAGAACTTCTTCGGGCGATGCAGGCTAAAATAGATGATCTATCTAGGAGAGTTGAAGATAATCAACGCAGACCGGGTGAGGTAGCGCCAATAACGGATCGTTGGCAGAATACAGATAGACAACAATAATAACATTGTATCTACAATGGAATGTCAAAGCGGGAAGTCTAGCACGGGCTTCCCGCTTTTATTTTTCCAAAAGTGTTTGACGATTCGAATCTAATGTGCGAGAATTGCATCATCAAATAGGAGACGAACTATGATTTTTGATATGAACGAGTTCGGAGGACTAGCTGTTCTTGGAACTATAATCGGTGTCGTTTACCTTTTGCAAAAAGGTGTTGACGGCGCATTCGATTCCGACAATAATAAAAAGACGTTAGCGGATACGATTCGTGAACTAAATGAGACTCGACGGCTCGGTAACTTTCAACACCGGAACTGTATCAGTCATAAGATCAGTGGAAAAGCAACGGTAAAATCAAAGGGGTTTGGTGTTGCAACAGACACAATCCCAAACGGTGAAATCAACTCAAACAAAAACAAAAGACGTAAGAAGAGGAAATAAAGATGAAATTTCAAGGCTACCCAGAAATGGAAAATCACACCAAGCAGAAGGTGATTTTCGCTGTTCAAGAACAAGGTTTTGCAGAAAAGAATATCGTGTGGACCGCCCGCGAGAAAATCCATGGTACCAACTTCTCTATGTGGACTAACGGAGTCGATTTCACTGCCGGTAAGCGTTCCAGCTTCCTAGGAGAAGCTTCTAGTTTCTATGATCATCAAGTGATTGTTGGACGATACGAAAAACAAATCCGTCAACTACATGAATGTCTTGTTCATCTGGACATTATTAACAAAGAAGACTCTATCGGCGTGTTTGGTGAATATGCTGGCATCATGAGCTATGGCAAGTGGATCCAGACTGGTATCGAGTACGGTCCACAAGATTTCTATGTGTTTGATATCATCGTGCAGCCTATTCACGGCGATCAATTCATGTTGGAAGATTTGCAAGTCGAAGAACTTTGCAAAGCAATGAGTCTGAAAACTGCACCGCTTCTGAAAGTCGGTACTTTCGCTGAGATCATGAAAATCCCGGTAGATCTGCAATCTGTTGTCATGGAAGTCAATGCGGGTAAGCAGATTGACATTCGCGTTGGCACTGATAATATCGCAGAAGGATACGTGGCTAAGCCAAACGTACCAGCTCGTTTCCGTAACGGCAATCGTGTTGCAATCAAGTGCAAAAACGAGAAATGGAGCGAAACCGGTAAAGGTCGTGCTGTTCAAGTAGAAGTTAAAGAACTGTCTGAAAAAGACAAGGCACTTGTACTTGACATTAGCCGCTATATCACTGATAATCGTCTCAAGAACGTGCTGTCCAAAATGGATACCCCGAAAACCAACGAGTTTGGTAAAGTTCTGGGTCTTATGTCCAAAGACGTTCAGAAAGACTATGAGCGCGATGAACTGGATGGCGTATCTGTGAAAGAAGCGGCAGATGAAGCTGGACGAGTTATGCGAATGATCAACACTGAGATCGGAAACATGATTCGCCCAAATTGGGTTTCTATCTGCGACGGCGACTGGTAATAACATTTGAGGGCTTCGGCCCTCTTCATCGGGAGATTAAAATGTTCACCGCAAAAGAAGCGATCAAAATGACGGAAGAGAATAGCGTTGCTATGATCTCCGAGTACATGACTAATACAATAGAGCCTGCAATCAAGCTGCTGCCAAGCGCGGACTTCGAATTTGTAATATCACTGCCGTTCCTCGTTATGAAGTTCGGGAACTAATTCTTCGTGAGTTGTTGAACGCCGGATATTCTGCTAAAATGCACACCGGTATGAATCAACTAGATCAATCATATCTGGAAATCAAATGGTAAAGTTTCTTCTCTTTATAAAGAAATACTGTATGGGAGCTAACGGAATGATTGCTTCCATGCTTGGATATATCTTTGCAATCATTTGCGTTTCTCTGTACATTAGAGATATCCAAACACTGGGAACATGTTATACTATCATGGTACTTATAGCTGGTCCGATTTGTGGCGCTGGGTACTACGCAAAACATTTACTGGAGACAAAATATAATGGCCGAGTATAAGAATGATCGTCAGGATTGGTTCAAAAACTATCCGATTCTGAAATCCGATTCGGATAACAACTACGCACATCACAAACCAGGTGCGATTGCGATTCACCGTGGCAATGAGGGTTTCAAGTTCTACGTTATTCGTGCTACCAAGATTGTGCCGGTTAAACAGTATGGACGCACGTACATGAGCAATAAGGCTTTTGTGCAGTTGATCCAATGCCCGGAACGTGAGAGCGCAGATACCGCACCTCGTAAGCGTGTTACCGAGCGAGGTTTTCATGAATTGTATATTCTTGATACCGATCGGTATATTGAAAATGAAATTCGCGTGTTTACTGACATGATGGATCTTGCTAAACTACGTCTTACACAAACGGACACGATTGATAAACTCGTGACTAAACATGGAGCATTAAACGCTTGATTGATATTGAACAGATCTACAAGTTCAAAGATGAACTACCAGCGGCAGAAGCAAAAGCCGCTATTCAGAAGTATTGTAAAGAACACGGCGTCAAAGTCCCGAAGACTGGTATTAGTGTCAAAGATCAGATTAGTCTGATTATGGACAAACTCGACGCTATGGCAAACGGTGTTGCTGAAACTTCTAGTTTTGGACCTCCTGAAATTGACGACGAGATAACAGTCGATGTAACTCCGATTACCGAAGTTCCTGAGTGTGACGGCGCTTGTCCAATCGATCTTGGAACTGATATGGAAGAAGTCAAACCAACCGGTACTTATACCGTTGTCGATTTCCTGAAAGATCAAGTGATCGATGTTTCTACTCCCAAAGTGAATTTCACTCAAATGGAAGCATTGGGTATTCTTAAAAACATCGGCAACGATTTGCCTTCTAGCGGTCATCACGTTGTTCACATCGGCAACGATTATCGTCCAAAGTCTGATCTCATTGGATACGGCAAAGATGCGTACTTGAATCTGCCATATTGGATTCTTGATTGGATTCTTGAGCAGCCAAGGGACTGGAAGATCAACGTTATGAACTATAAAGGAAATGACCGAGATTTTCTGTATGATATGCTCTATTATATCCAGATGAACGGCAAAGTCATCGTTCGTGAATCCAGAAACAGCCAGTATCACCATTTCTTCTAAATAAAGATATAGCCCACATTGGTGGGCTTTATCCAATAAGGAGAAATTAATGGCTAAGAAAAGCAAGGCGCAAGATGTTGTGTCGTCAGAGGTAGAAATTGTTAAAGAGAGTATTGTTCCTGTTGTTGAAGAGATTGCTCAGGAAGTTATTCCCGCTCCTATTGAACTGGTTGAAATCCAAGAGAAGGTAGAACCGGTTAAGAGTGTGGAAAAACCGGCTACTAAGCCAGCTCAGGTAATTAGCAAAGAAATCCCATCCATGGCATTTGATGTAATGGGAGAATCTTTCCCATGGGCTTGGAATATGAGCAATATCAATAACAAATATTGGTTTAGCTGTATCGATTCTGCCCAGTATGCGGACTTGAAATCAGAGCGAGATTCCGAGTTCAAGTCTTTTGTCCGCGGATTGATCGAGAAAACTGGTATGACTGTTGTTGTTCGTGAGCCTCGCAACAGCATGTTTGTTCACATCGACGGAACCGAAATCACTGAATCTACCGTGATCTACCTATAAGAATCCCGCTTCGGCGGGATTTTTTTTTATTATTTTCCAAAAAGTCGTTGACGCATTGGAACAACCTGTTATTATAGCTACATCGAAACGCGAGACGCGATTCACAACGAAACAAACTCTGAGGAAAACATCATGAACAACATCGAAATCAAAGCCTACTTTGCTGTTACTGCTTCTAAGAAAACCAAAGCTCAAGTTGCCCGTGAACTCAAGGTATCCCCGCGCACAGTTGGCCGTTACATCGATAAAGTAAATGATATGCGTCGTGAATCAGTAGCTAACAAACTGGAAGCTGAGTTTGCTGGTAAAGTTCAGCGTCGCACCAAGTATGTTTACAACAACCCGAAGAAAGCAGCATAAGGACAAAACGATGAACAACGCTACTAAAATCAAAGCCCATTTCATGAATGAAAACGGCGTTTCTAAAGCAGAAATTGCACGACAACTGGAAGTATCTGCATCTACCGTCAGTCGCTGGGTCAAAGAGGTCGAACAAGCTCGGGTGAGAGCAAAAACCTTTACCGTGATTGACGATCAGGAAGAAGATGTTGAAATCGAAGTTCCGGTGAAAGTTGTACAACGTCGCAAGATCTGGACTTTCACTCCTACAAAAGTAGAGCGTAAGCAGCGAATCGAGAAGCGCGAACAACAAAAGCAAGCAATGCCGCAAACTGCAATGAGCATGGCATTCGAAAAAGCAGTAATCGCGGGTTAATGAGCAGTGGACCAGAATATCTGGTCCATATCAATAATAATGAGGGTAAACGTGTATATTTGCGATATTTGTAGCGAGAAAGAAGCAACGACGCTGGCAGATGTAGTTTTGCCACATATCGGAAATCTGTGTGTAATCATTTGCGAGGAGTGTTGTGAAAAAAATTGTGACACTGATCGGAACGAGATACCCACCCAAGTTGATCGTCCCGTCAGTCAATCAAATCGGTAAAGCATTCTCAGATAAAGGCTGGATCGGGAGATCTGGCCGTGCTATTGGCATGGATTATGAGTTCATGAAACTATATGATCCAACACTAGCAGAGATATACCGCCCAGACGACAAATATCCAGAGGGAATAAACGTTACTAAGTTTGAAAACTTCTTTGAAGCAGAAGAAATGGTAAAGAATATTTTGCCGCATTTTCAATACCTAGATTTTTATTCCCAATGGCTTCATGTTCGAAATGCATATCAAATTCTAGGCAGAGATTTGAATACCCCTTCCGACTTGGTGATATGCTATTCTACCGAGAGAAAAGGAGTTATTCAGGGTGGAACAAGAACGGCAACGACTATAGCCAAACGTAGAGGAATTCCTGTTGTCAATTTGTGGAATTATGACAATATGAAAAAGATCTGCGACAAGTTTGATATAGAAGTTCCTGAATTTGAAACGCATAAACAGATCGATCTATCCTTCTTAGAATAAATACATGTAGATAAACCTACATAGAAGGAACTTTGAAATGTTAACAGTTGAACAAATTGCCGCAGTCTGCCACGAAATGAACCGTCATTATTGCCTACTATTGGGCGACGACTCTATTAAGCCATGGAAAGAAGCGGAGGAACAACAGAGACAATCCTGTATTCTTGGTGTTAAATCTGTTATGGCTGATCCAGACAAGACTGCCGAGCAACTTCATCATGAGTGGAAATCACATAAGATTTCCGAGGGGTGGAAATATGGTGAGACAAAAGATTCAAAACTAAAAACTCATCCATGTATTGTTGACTATGAAGAACTGCCAATCGAGCAGCGAATTAAAGACGAACTATTCGGTTCTATCGTTGTATCTTTGATGTAAAAATAAAGGCCACTCGTTTGAGTGGCCTTTTTGTTATCTAATACTCTGTAGGAATCGCTGGCGTTGATTCTCACTCAGAGTTGATAGGAATGCACGGGTCTTAGCGATGCCGTCTTCCAAACGTCTCTCATTAAGCGCCTTAGCTTCTGCCAGACGTTCTTTCTCTTTCTGTTCTGGACTCTTATTCAGAATCGATTCGGCGATCAAAGTGGTGATATGATCGGAGTTAAACATTGATGTTGACATTTTAATATTCCTTATTGTACAACGACTGGAGTTAGTCGAACGAACATGCTACGATTTGCAGCTTTTTGCCAATCTTCGCCATTTGGCTTTGCACCCTGTGCAACGTCAGCATAATCTGGGAAGCAGCTCAGAGCATAACGACTAATAACACCAACAACTGGCTGAATTGCACCTGGCTCAGATGTTACCAAGAAAGTGCCTGCTTCATCATCTTCCTGATACGGAGAATAGAATACGCCACTTGCGTTATCCATGCTATTTGGACCCGAATCTGCTTTTGCACCCACCATGAAATAGTCAACGATTGCGTTGCCATCCATAATAAGTTTCAGTTTAGTTCCCTTGATAGTTCCGTCACTTTCAACTTGTCCACTCGCACGAATAATACCGGCCACTTTAAAACTCGCAACAACATATGTTGCAGGGAAAGAAGTCCACCATTCTACTTCCGCTGCCATACGACAAGCTTTATTAATGATCTCACGGCCTTGGAAATAAGTTGTTTCGTGGTTGTTCAAGTTCAATTCGTCTTCTTTGGTACTAATACAAATCAGCTTAGAAACGATATCACTGTTAACTTCCTCGGCAATTGCAGTAGCCAATAGATCTTCGATTGCGTCATTGGAATTAAGATGCTCACGTTCCATATCTTGAAGTAATTCGATAGTGATCGGGCATTTCATCTTGCGAGCGCGAACGAGAGCAGACCAACGATTCAAAGTAAACTTAACTTCTGGAACAATTTCATTTCCGTCTTGTTCGTTTGCATAATCGATTCCGTCTGCCAATAGACGTAGATCCCCGCGTATCATAGCTCGATGATAATCTTCGTCAGTTGTATATCCGTCTACATAGTTGCCAGCATTGATAACTTCGTATGCATATCCGTTAAATTGGAATTGATCGCTTTTTACGTTATTTGTTGACGGAGCCGGAAGAGTTGAATATCCAATCTTGTACGCGCCTCCATGAGTGCGGTGATCAAGTTGAATATCATACGTGCGACCGTCGGAGGCAACGTAGTCCAAACGCATTCCATAAACGGTAGCGAGAGGCTGTTTAGTCGGCTGAATTGATACCAGTTCTTTATAGATTTTTTCTTGAGTTTTTCTAGTCAGAGCAACTAGAGTAGGACGTCCAGCTTCAATGCTCGATGCACCGCTAGACTCCGCGATTAAGTCTTTTAACATTTAATGACTCCCTGTGGGTTTCTTGTGTTATTTATAAACAAAAAGGGAGAGCTTGCGCCCTCCCTCTTGTTGTGTTATCTTAACGATTAAACACCAGCTACCAGTACACGACGGAAGAACGCATTCTTACCGAACATGTTGGTGTGTTGCGGCATACCGTTGCTGATCTTAGCGAACCCTTTATTCTGGGTAGCGTCAGCCATCGGGTGCAGTTTAACACCGTAACGAGTCTTGAAGCCCAGAACAGGTTGGAAGTTCTTAGGATCGGTACCACGCAGCGGAGTCAGCGCAACGTATGGGCAGTAGTACAGGCCAGCATCCATTTCAGAAGCGCCTTTGTAACCCACGGTGAAGTAATCTTCAACAGCGTACTGATCGATATACACACGATACTTACCAGCCAGAACACCAGCGAACAGGCTAGAAGTGGTGTCGGTGTTCATAGTGGTGTTAGCACCCAGAGCAGCCGGGGTAACCAGCATGTCGGTGTGACCCAGAGCAGCGGCAACGTTACGTGAACAGATGATGAAGTTACCTTGACCGCGACCGGTTTGACGGGCGATTTCGTTAGCTTCTTTGTCGATCTGAACTACCAGAGCTTTGTAGCTTTCACCAGCCCAACGAGCACCACGAATATCTTTGGTGTCTTGGAAGTCGAACACACCAGCTTTACCGCCGTGCATGTTAGTCCAACCAGTCTTACCTACTTTAGCAGTAGCGTTAATCCACAGAACCATTTCACGGTTGATTTCGTGCATGATTTCATTAGCCAGAATGCTAGACAGTTCGCTGTCAGCGTCCAGACCGTGAACCGCGCGCAGGTCTTGTGCCATTTCGATAGAGTATTGAGCTTTCAGTTGGCGAGATTTAGCTTCAACAACTTGCTTGTCAATACGGAAGGACATTTCGTTCCACTCGTTATCGGTAGAACCGTTGAAACCTTGTTGCAGTTCAGCAAAAGCGGTAGCCATTGCAGAGCTTGTTTCTACAGCGTAACCGTTAGCCAGTAGCCACTTGTAAGCCAGACCGGCTTCAACTTGATCGGCAGGCAGAGCGTCGATAGTATAGTCCTTGATAAACTGAACAGTCTTGGTACCAGCTTGAACACCGGTAGCAGCTTCGATGTGCAGTTTAGCGAACGCGCCGGTAGCGAATGTATTACCACGGGCAAACTCAGCGATATCTTGAGCAGCGCCACGACCGGAGAAATCAGCGTCTGGGCCGAAAGTCGGGTGGAAAGCTTCGCGAGCGCTAGCGTCTTGAGAGTTGCCGCCGTAAATGGCACGCAGAGTAAACACTTGACCGGTAGAGCTAGTCATTGGCTGAACACCGCAAATATCAAACGCAATCAGTTGCGGAATAGCGCGACGCACCAGACCCATAACAGCAGGACCAACGTTGGTGATAGAACCAGTAGTTTCACCAGATGCAATCTTAGCAGCATCGTAGCCGTGATCACCGCCGATGTTGCTTCTGCCAGTGCTTTTTCTTTAGCTTCGTTGATACGACCTTTAACGTCGATCATGGAGTTAACAACTACCTGATCAGTATACACACCACCTTCGTTATGTGCAATATCTTCGTCCTGGTTTTCGAAGATACGAGCGACGATATCCTTACGCTTCATAGAAGCAATAGCAGGCATACCTTCACTTTCTACCAGCGGCTGCCATTTTTTCAGGAGAGATTTCTTAGACATTCTTTTGTTTCCTTATGAAAAAGTTTTTATTAAAGACAATCATTCTTATCTGATAGTATTTAGTATCAGATAAAGTTCAGATAACCAGCGACTGCAGGATCAATTTGCGGAGCGGTAGAAGTTTCTTTATTTTCTACAATCGGCTCAACAGTTGTTTCCAGTTCAACGAAATTCAGATTTTCGTTTACTTGAGTTACTGGCTGTTCTTGCGGTTTAACCGCACTTACCATCTCAACAATGGCAGTCAGCTTATCAGAGAAAGTTTCGCCAAATGGGATACCCTCGGACAGTGACATTACTTTACCTTTTTGAATCTCAGTTAGATCTTTAGTTGCTTCGGCAACAATTTGATCGCGCTTAATTGAAACAATGCTTTCTTTCAGTTCGGAAACTTTATCCAGCGCACCATTCAATTCTTGACGAGCTTCGCGGAGTTCTTCTTCCATCTCTGCAACTACATCAACGGATTCCTCAGGAACAACAACGTTGTGTTCTACAAAAACAGCTTTCATTGAGCCCAGCAGAGATTCAAACATTTGAACCTTGATACCGTTATCAACTGCGATTTTGTTTTCTTCCATCCAGTTTTCGACAAGATGATCGAAATACTTGTTTACTTGCTCAGAAAGCTGTTCAACTTTCTCGGCAGATTTTTCTTCAACCAGACGATCAGCTTCTTCGGCAATTTGCTCAACGTGTGACTCGGCCAGTTTTACGGCGTGTTCTTTAACAACGGATTCGAAAACGGTGCTGAACTTGGCCTTAACTTCTGGTGCCAGTTCAACGGACTCGAAAATGCTGTCCAGTTCAACGCCAAGGGTAATATTCTTTGCTTCTGAAAGCAGTTGGTCTTTAATAGACATTTTAAATCCTCGGTAGTTGTTATACATGTATTTAGTTAAGGTTTTTTAACGCTTCCGCCAATGCCAGAAAAGCTTCGTTATTGCTAACTTTCTCCTTTTCCTCAATATGAGCAGACAGAGATTCTACTACCGGTTTAACATATGCATTAGGCGCACTTGGCCCCCAAACAACATCAACACCAACAGTTAATCTAAAACCTTCTTGAACCTCGTTAATACCATAACGGTTCGCTTTTACGGTACCCAAACCACGTGAGCTTACGCCCGGAATCCAACCAGCACGAATTAGAGCGGCAGTTTTATCGCCTTCCGCATAATCACCTTCGATAACTCTGGCACGTCCCCAAACGTCATTTCCGCGCATTTCCAGCTTTTCGATAATGATTGCTGCATGTAGAGGATCAACGTTAGCGCGAGCTGGGTGATTTAATTCACCAAGAGCCTGTTTTGTATCAACCTGTTCTTTAATGTATTTAGCAACGGCTTCCTGTAATACTTTTTTCGGGTACATCCGTTTGTTGCCATTAACAACTTCGGATTGCATGAAAATACCCTCAATATAAAGTTTTCCGTCACTTTCAATTGATTCAACGACAACATTGGCATCGCCGACTCTACCAGGTTGTCCCCAGTCTTCGGTTAACAGATACGGCTCAGTCATATTTACAGCCCCATCTGGTGACGTTTTTTCATTGCCTTTTTCTGCTTACGAACCGCTTTCCGGGTGATATTCGGATGGGCGCGTTTTGTTTTAGCAGCTTTACGGGCAATTTGACGTCTTGCGGCTTTAGATAGGCCAGTTGTTTGTGTTGCTTGACGTTCGCGAGTCTTACGATCTTTTAGACGAGTTACGATTCCAAGAGCGTCAACGCGCTTGACGATTGCTTCCTGAATTTCTTCCGCATCGTTAATCGACAACATGGCAAACGCTTCAATTGCTTCATCTGTATTTAGCATGTTTTCCAGCACGGTATTCACAGAATCGCCAAGAATCTTTTTCATTTCTTCCAGACGGCCAGCAACGCTAGGTTTGCATTCTGATACCAGTTCTTCGAGAATACTTAGTTCCTCATCCGACTCGATAATACGACCATGCACGGAAGCTTTCCACTTTGCTGTCACAAGTTCTTTTGACATTGGTCACCTTCTTAGTTTACAAGCGGGAATTATTCCCGCTCTTATTATTCATCGCAGCTATAATCGGACATCGGAGCCGCAGTTGCCGCGATTTCTTCTCTACGGCGTTGTACCGCAGCGGCAGTGCGAATGGACATTTCGTTATTAAACGCGGTCTTTGCGGAGACAAAATCTCCTTCTGATACTGCTTTCATAAATTCATTCATTTAAAATTCCTCCATAGGATCATCTGGGTTTTTATAAACGGAATCCTTTAGTTCACCGTCAATCTTTTCCCGCTCAGTCTTAATATCTTCGTCGCTCATACGCAGAATGTTTTTCATCACGTATTCATGAGACAAATACTTACCAGTGACTTCCGCGGAAGCAAGGGTTTGCACTAAATTGACTCGACGTTCCAGAATCTCAACATCTTTAATCTCTTCGTAATAAGAGTCCTTTGAGAAAACAACCTTGATATTCTCTGCCTGTTCTTCCCACTCCAAATCACTCATTTTGCCTTTTAGCATCAGATTTGTTTTAAGCGGATTCAAGAAAATAGGCTCAAACTGTTGTTGTAGACCTCTTATAAACTTGGTAAATTGCAGTTCGTCGCGAGTGATATCATTACCAGAACCGAATGTAACACCAGCTCCTTCTTGCGGCAAACGACTAAGCGGAATTTTCATAGATTCATATAGTTTACGATTAAACCAACGAACATCATCCATTTCGCCCATGGATTGCGCACCAGGAAGCGTGGAAACTTCGGTAGTAGCTTTACCGTCTCTACGCATCAACCAGTAATCTTCCGTCATGGAGAGATTATTGGAGCTGTTTTTGACTTTACCAGTAGAGCTATCATAAACAACGCGATTCTTTAGTCCCTGCATAACGTTATTTAGATGTTGCGTTGCCTTCTTATTCGGCATGTTACCAACGTCGATATAGAAAACACGACGCTCAGGAGCGCGAGTGATACGGTAAATTACCATTGCATCTTCGAGCATTTTGAGTTGGTTGGCTGGCTTAATTACGTTATGAAGATAACCAACGATTGTTTTGCCGTCGATATCAACTTTGCCACTATGAGCATATACGATTGCGTCAATCGGAATCTGAACAAGATTATTGGAGTTACCGCTAATGTTGTATCTGTTATCTTCCGTTGCGCCGTAAGTGAAAAATTCTTTCACTCCCTTATAAACATCATTGCCGTTTTCGTTTGATTTCAAGTTAACGCGATAGTATTCAACGTTACGCGGATCAAGCAAACGCAGTTCTTTTATTCCGTCTTTTGGACGAGCCGGGTCAATCATCTTGTGGAAGTAGATACGACTATCGACATACCAACGTCTGAAATGACGCTTTCCTTCTCGCTCAAACTTCAACAGTTTTAGAATAGTACGGAATTCTTCTCGTACCATTTCTTTGACACTTTCGTTCCAATCAGTCTTATCGAGATCCAAATAAACGGTATCGCGGTTGTCTTCTTGAACGATTGCGTCATTAATAATTTCATCAATTGCATTATCAACTTCGTGATATTTAGAAAGACTACGATATTGGTTAATCAAGTCTTTGGTATTTTGTATTTTCGGAGCGTATCCGAGAACAGACTGAACAATTGCCGTTTTTGGAGCAGTTGTGTCAATTTGTTTATCAACTTCGATTGCACCGTCGGCATTATCAGGAACAGCGAATGAATCGATACGATCTGAAATATCGGATTGAACTCGTTTTTCGTCGTCCTTCATCCAAGGCTGCAATAGCTTTAGAAAAATAGTGTTCATTAATGTCTCCTTCTTATACTATTTAGTTGTCTCAAAAAGAGACATTAATGAACGGGCGATTTACGCCCATTCTTTATATTACTGCCACCAGTCAATAGACAAAGTGACTTCAAACGTTTCAACTTCGTTGTTCTGATCCCATGAGAGAGCAATCTCAGCAATATTCGTTGGCCATGCGCCATAAACGGTATATTGACGAGTTTGTCTTCCTTTACGATCAAGTTGACGAACCGTAGCCTCTTTCTTGTAAGACGCAGGAGCTTCGCCCAGAATATTACGATCAAGAGCTTGTGCCAGATTTTGCCACTCAATAAATTGTTGGCGTGTGTTGTGTGCTTCGTCGTTATAGACGGTAATAGTCCAGTCTTCGAATGTACGATCTCCTGCCAGCTTCATCTTTTTATTCTGATAGCTTACAGGAACTGGCTCTACTACACCAGGAGGCATAGACGCGCCTTTACATTTAAATTTGAAATCTTTGCCCATAAATGGAATTTCAACTTCAAACAAGTTAGGACGCGCAAAGTCCCCGTTGGAATATGCACGGGTGATATCCGTTAGTTCCATTTTTATTCCTCTGTGAAGTTATTTAGAGGGGGAGTTTTCGCCCCCTCATTGATTACTGTTGAAAACTACCAACAAGTTCATCGAAATCCGCACCGGTGCTAGTAGCAACGAACGACAGAGTGATATAGTTGATAGAACGTGCTGGCTTGATCAGAATAGTAGCCACAAACTCGTTACGATCAATGATCGCAGGAGTGTTATTGCTTTCGTCACAAACAACGCGGAAATCATAAATACCGCCCAATGAACGAATGGTATCCAGATAAGATCCAACTTCCGAACGGAAACTAGAGCGCGTGAATGCGTCGTTCAATTCGAACAGTTTATATTTCGCGCTTTCGCTGATTGACTTTTTCAGCAAGTTAAACAGACGACGAACGTTTACACGATCAAACGGAGTCGGCGCTTGGCTTGCAGTCTTATCGCCGTACAGGATATATCCCTGTCCAGCAAAGCCAACGATTGGGTTAATACCGTTGGTATACATTTCATCGCGGTGTGCTTGACGGGTATCAACTGCTAGTTTAATAACGTTCACGATCTGTCCACGGTTAAATCCGGCAGGAGACTGCCATGGCTGTCCAACTGTATCGGTGCGAGCACACAGACCAGCAATATCAGCGGCAAGCGGAATCCAACGGTTAACGTCATTATACTTGTCATATTGATATTTGTAGTTACCGTCAATGAAAGCATAAGTGGTGCCGATATTCATGTTGTCATCAAGGGAAATACCAGCTTGGTTAACGCCACGTCTCCAGTCAACGAGTTTACGAACAACACTAGCCGCTGGCTGATTGATCATATATTCGCGAGGAGGGGAAATAAGCACAAGACAGTCGCGACGCTCGTCCGCAATAGCAACAACTGCCTTTTGAACAGTAGAAGCGATTTTAGCTCCTTCGCCCGCAACTGCACCAGCGATAAACAAGTTAACGTCGGTGTGTTCGCGGTCAGCAAACATATCCCAGCCCTTCATGAACTCAGCAGCAGTAATATCGGTATTAGCAGATTGTCCGCCACCTAGAGCAAGAACACCGGTATATCCAACAGGCCAAGACTCAGAAACGCCTTGTACGAATGCACTATATCCGTTGCCGAAATATTCGTCAATGAAGATACTTGTTCCGTAAATATCACGATCTCCCGGTTTGGTACTCAGAACTTTAGATTCAACAGCAACGCCGTTATTGAAAACAATGAAAGCAAATTGATTTTTATTCTGCGGACCAAATTCTAGATAAGAACTAGGAGTTACGTTACCGTAATCAAGTCCAGACGGGAATACTTTCGGATTAATAGTGTTAACGCTAACGATTTTACCAGCTTCGTTGAACTTGTAATAATCCTTGTATGCAATCAACAACACTTTGATATTATCGCCGTATGTACCAGCATAACGAGCAGCAATAGCTGGAACTTTCATTTCTTCGCAAATATCAATGAAAGTGCGCTTAGTTTCGCTACGCTCAGAAATAGCAGCCATTGCATATTCATCGTTAGGAACGAAAATGGTAGAGTCCAGATTGATTCCAACGACAGTAGCAGTCGCAGCTTGTCCAGATCCGGGACCACCGGCAGCAAATTGAATTTGCCATGCATTATCAAGAGCAGGATAATCGTTAATAGCTTTTGCTCGGGTGATAATAGCAGCAGTTGGAACATAAAAAGCGACAATGCCGCCAGATGAACTAACTACGGTAACTTTACCACTCGCAATAACGTTTCCGCCTTGCAATACGTTTACCACATCACCGACTTTGTAATCAACGCCAGGAGAAGTGATTGTATAACTCAGACTCTCATATAGAGCAGAGGAGTTACGGCTCTTTGTTTCATTCAGAACACGGACAAGACGCAGATCGTTGCCGTAATTCAAGAAGTTGACTCCGCTAAAGAAACTATCAGCGGTTTGATCGTCGGGGCGACCAAATTTATCTACCAAATCAACTTCTGAGACTACTTGGGAAATTTGATAAGCAGGACCCCAGTTGAACTTCCCTACAAGCGCGGCGCGCCCGGTAGAAGAACGTGCAATAGTGGTCTGCAAATTAATCTCTTTAGTCTCTACACCCGGAGAAAGTAATGCCATTTGTTTTCCTTATGATGTAAATAATGTCATGTCTCGGTTGTCTACTTCATATGTATTTATACCATCATCAATAATAGCTCCAACACAAAAATCTTCCAGCATTTCTTCCATTTCTGATTGGAATACATCTGCACCGATATTTCGAGTTGCGTCAATGAAGTCTCCGAACCTTTCTTGCGTCGTTAGGTATGCAAAAATACAGAGCGACATAACTAAATCGTCATGGAATCCGTCTTGTGCTGCCCAACTAACACCCTTTTCTACGAACGTTCTAAACTCTTGAATTGTTCCTTTGTGGGATACAATCAACTTATCTTTTTCGATCAAGTCTTTTAGAGTTGAACATCCGATAGCTTTAGTCATCTTGGTCTGTTTCATTCCAAGATCTTTACTTGAATCGACAATTACGTTTTCGTATTCGAGATCAATAAACAAAGACTTAGCTACCATATTACCTATACTATTTAGCTCGATGTATACCCATGCATTGTTATATTCCATTGCGTATCTCATGATAACGCTTGGTAGCAATAGGGGTGATATCTTATTCGAGTGATATACGGCAACTTGTTTATATGGATAAGATGTAACGTCGATAATTTGAATCGTGCTATAATCTTGTCCACGTCCTTCCGCTGGGTCAACAGTCGCGATATATTTGTGACCTTCTTCCGGTTTCTCCAACTGATAGAAATTGTCTTCTGCGATAACTTCTTTCCATGTCATCTTAGACAGTTTGAATCCGTTGATCAGAGTTCCGGACGTACCCATAAAACGACACAGATGTTCCTGTTGAAACGCTTCGACACTCGAGGAGTTAATCTGTTTAGATGCCCACTCAAATCCGTCGTCATAAGCGTCTGAGCCGTCGTATAGGCGTTCTTTAACTGTAATCCATGTCGTAGTATATGGCTTGAACCCCTTGTCGGATTTAAGCGATACCTCCCACAAATCATACCAGTGATTAATCCCGTTCGGCGTTGACGTCAAGATGATACGAGATTGACGACCGGAAGAGATAACTGGCAGAATCGCTTTCCAAGTGTCCTCAAAGCCCTCAATAAACGCGCATTCGTCAACGTAGATCAAAGCAAAGGAGTTACCACGAACAGCATCAGGAGAGCTGGCATAAGCTCCAATAGAACATCCGTTTTCGAGTTCGATGTTACCTTTGTTCCACTCAACAATACCAGGTTGCAAAAAGTCAGGCAGCAATTCGATTGATTGTTTAGTACGTTCTAATACTTCTTTTGACATATCGCCTTTGTGTGCAAGAACACCAACGGCTTTTGCTTCGTTGAACACAACAAAGTGAGTCAAGAAGATAGCGGTAGCAGTTGTTTTTCCCAACTGACGAGGCAAGTTATGCATACTCATACGCTCGCTTGCCATAATACGGAGCATATCTTTCTGATAGTCTCTCAACTGAACTTTAATAACACCCCAGTCGATGTGAATAATAGAGCAATATGTCTCAGCAAAATAAACGATATCATCACGACAACGCTTCCATTCTTCTACCATTTCGCGAGTCCATTTAGTTGGAACGTTAGCGCGTTTTAAATTGGGCAGTCCCAAATAACGGGTACGTTTATTAAATCGGTCTTTGAATGATTTAAAATCGCTAGGGTCTTTTCCCTGTAAATTCATTTTCTGAACTCGTTTTAGTTCGGAATAAATGTCATACGTTTCGGGATACCAACGACCGTCGTGTTGACTCTTGTAATAAACACAAGATTTCAATTTTCTAATAACTTTCTCGCGGCGATCATCATAAATGACAAGCATACCGTCAGGCTGTTGTGCATACACCGCTTCATCTTCACCGAATACATCCAACGGCTGATCAAAGCTAACGACTTTTCGTTCCAACTTAGCAACCGGGATCATTTCATCAGGCATCAACGACATCCGATTCTCCTTCAATTACAGTTTTTGAGCGGGAAATGGATTCGGATTGAGTTCCTTCCCGAGCCATAAGTTCTGCCGGAGTTCCGACAAATACAGTGGCATTTTCAATATTCATAGACGGCTGTTGTTGTGCAGGCGCCTCTTTGGTCTTTGTTGTTTCGTTTGTGATTGAGTTCATTTCTTTATGAACTTTCAGAATCTCTTTAGAAACGCTAGTCATGCTATTCATCAAATTGACAAATGCGTCCACGTGTTTTGGACTTTCTGAGTTTTTGGCATTCTCCAATGCAATCTTACCCATTGCCATTAACATTTGTTGTTGAAAGTTCAATGTCTGTCTAACTAGGTCATAGTCTGATTCCAGATCTTTGGAACGTTCGGCAGGATGAGATTCGATAGGCTCAAGTACGGTAGGCTCATATACAACCGGCATGGTGTCATCAAAACTCATGCCAGGGATGCCACTAACGTCCAAAAGCTGTTGCATGTTCAAATCATTCATTGTGTTTTAATCCTCTCGGTCCCGGTTTAGTAGGCTCTTTTGGAATAGGAATATTCTCGCTTGTTGTCTGAATATATTTACCGTCCCAATTTTCTTTTGTGGTAGTTCTTGGGTCCACTTCAAAGTCAACAGATTCAAAATTTTCTTCGCTCGTTTTCAACTCAGTCTTGTTAGAATAGAAATCAAGATAAATTGTCTTAATTTCGCCCTTCAAGTTCGCAATTGGAGGATATAGCCAGCCGTCAAGTTCAAACGTAATATCCCACTGAATTCGACGACGTTCGGTAGATGCACCTTCGAGATCTTCTGAAATAGAAAGTCCTTGGATTGTGATCTGAATATCGCGATCAACCGGTGTTAAACTATCGTGAAGTTCCGTGATCTTGGTAGTAAAGTTTGGTTGAAAATATGGCAATATTTGTTCAACAATCTGAAACATATCATCCTCAAATCTGGTAGCGATTGACAGATTGAACATATACTTGTATGGTACCGGATTATTACGAGACACAGAAGTACCTGCACCAAGAGATTGGGATCTGACGTTGACACCAGTCTTGAACATAGGGTTATATACCATGTCGATCAGTTCCAAGTTCATACGTGGCAAAATCGTCTCAATGCGAGCAACTCCATGTTCGTCGATGTTACTGTTAACACTGTTGAGCTTCATAGTGAACCGCTCTTTACTGGCGTATGTGATCGGCACTTTCTGATACGAAACTTTACCGTCTCGTTCACGCGCTACCTGTACACCGTTGAACAGTTGTCCCATTAGAACAATGTAGCGTCTTGAAATACTGTTGTAAAAATACCCAAACATTGGTATCCTCCTTTACTTGTATTTAGTCGCAGACTGCGGCATAGCCGCTAAAAAGACAAAATAAAATCTCTTATATATCTTTAATGAGAATCTATTTTGTCTTCTTCAATAAAATCAATAAGTTAGCTTCGCAGTCGCTGGCGCGACTTTCTGGAAGAGAATAGATTATGAACAGAATCGGTATGAAAATTGTTCATTTCACTATCACACGTATAATTTGTGTTGACAACGCTAGGAACAAAGTGTATGCTTGTGTTTGTGAAGAGTGCTCAAAGAAAACATGGCTAGGTGAGCCTGTGTTCCCTGGTACTTTTCAACAGATTGAACGACTCATGTGTTGGTGCAATCGACGCTACCCGTTCACTGCCCAACAAAAAGAGACTCTGGTGCGTCGCAACTTGTCAAACACAAAGTTTAAACTCCATATGCCTCCCTCACCAAAAGAGGATTGGCACAGGGAAAGCCAGGTCGCTTTGACTTGTGAGCACGGTCACATTTTCTATGAGAAGGTAGGTAAAGTCATGTTCGACGCACCAACTTGTACTATATGCGTTGGCATACAAAATAAAAAGCCAAAGCATCTTGCTATTCAAATCACCAGCGAGTACGCAAAGAAACACGGATACACAATTCGTCAAGTCTCCGGATGGGCTGGCAACAGCACACAATATCAGGTAACTTGCAAGCAACACGGCAGCTTCGATCTCTCGTTGCGTCGAATCAAATCGGACGCAATTTGTGAGTTGTGTTCCACATACAAAAAGAGCCCATAACGGGCTCTTACTTAAAACGATTCGAGATCATCGAATGCACTAACAGGAGCAGGATTAATTTGCTTGTGTTCTGCTATTGGTGCACCGTTTCCGATAATGTTGTCAAACTCAACAACAAAATCTTCCGACTCTTCGTTGAATGCGTCATCTTCCGCGAACTCGTCCACCGAGATATCCGCGCGTCCGTCAAGTGCATTGATCTGAGATAGCGGGTCATCGTCTCCGAGCACGTATCGATTTGGATCAAACTCTGGCTTGATTTCCTCACCACTGTAAATAAATTTCTGTGCTGTTACTTTGTATTTGGCGAGCTGTTCGCGGTTTACAACAGGCGAACTAGGCTCTACCCAGGTAACTTCAAACAAACTGTTATTGAGTGGGAAATAAATCAGATCTCCTTCCTTAACTCGTTCTCCGTCTGCTTGAATCTGAAACAACTTTGGACTAACAGACAAAGTGATTTCGTCATTGACTTGCATACCGAATTTCGAAAAGAAATCCCTCTGTCCGCTATATTCATCGAAACTCTCCAAATACATAGCGACTTTATATGCTTTCTTAAATTTAGATTGCATATCTTCGCCAAAGATTCGATCAAAGTTAACAAACTCACGACGAATATAATACATTTCAACGCCAGTCATCTGAATAGATTCAGCAACAAGCATTTCGTGCAATGAAAGAGTCGGCTCGTATTCGTGTTTATTCACATACGGATTTAATACTTCGTTTTGATAAGTCTTACTGTACCCAGCTCCTGTTTCGAGCTGGGCAAACATGCTTTGATTACGTGCAAACATCAATTACCCCATAATAATGGGAAGTGGCTCCTCCAAAAGCATAAGCTCTTGGCGCAACACTTCTTTTTCTTGTCTGGCTTCTTCGATTAGTCTTGTGCCGTCAACAGTAACACCACCCGGCAATGCCATGCTTGATGTTTCGCTAATATTTCACCCCAAATCTCTTTGGTGAGCGTTGTAGCGTAATCCTTCACCCATCGAACATTGTATACCCCCTGATCCGGGAATTCGCTCCTAGCTCTTCCAGCGACGTTTGCTGGCATTCTAGCGTATGGGTTCATCCACTTGTCTCTGTTATCAGCGGACGTTGGTCCGCCAGCGACGATTCCAGCTCCAGCGATACCACGAACAGATCTTTCGAGTTCGACAAAATTCTGAATATGAACTTCCATGATAATAATATCGTTCTCTCTAAAGTTTCCTGTTAGCTGAACAACACCGTTAACTGGGTCAAGCCAATAATCCGGAAGAGGGTCAAGCTGATCCATCATTAAATTCTGATAGCTCTGGAATTGTGCAAAGAATCCAATATTACCAAGTGCTCCGAAAGGACCATGATAACTAATGCCCTGTGGACCGCCACCAAGTGTAGTCAAAAAGTCAGTGAAAAAGTTTAGCGTAGCTCCACCGCCTAATCCGCCCCATAGAGTTGATTTGTGACGAATGATTTTTGTGATTGCAAAAATTGGATAAGCAGAAATGTCAATATAGCCGGTTGCTGCTTGTTCTTGATTCAGTTTAACACTCAGATAGGCTTTATTCAAGCCGTCGTGGTGATATTCTTTGTACAATTCAAGTGCGCGTCCAATGCAATCATAGATATGATCCTCTGTTACTTCCACTTGAATTACGGGAGCGCCAAGACGTCTCAAAATAAGATCTTTAAGCTCTCTTGGGTTCCTAACAAAATTATTTGACATCATCTCGGCTAATCTCCTTTATTCTTTTCCTGGGTGCGCAATTGGCGAGGCAAATGGATCTTTAGCAACTTCAACACGTTTTTCAATTGCGTCAACGTCTTCTGAGCCAAAGTTATTATCGATGCGCTTTTCCAGAATCTTTACTAACTGCTTTAGCATCTGCAACAGCACTTCGGTGCCAACTCGCTTGAGCATAAACAAAATAATTGCTTGCATTTTTAATCCTTAGCCTTTCAGCTTTAAGTTTGTTGTTTGGCTGTTTACCGGTTGGTATTTGCCGTTTACTTTAATATATGCAGTTCCTGTCTTGTATTGTCCGTTTATTTTGAGACGCACTTCACAAGGCGTATTTGTGTTATTTATCTTGGATAAACAAAAATCTTCCCTCCATATAACGGCGGGGAAACTCGCCGTTCGATTAATATTTGATGTATAGGTGTCCGTCTGGATATCCGTCGTTGTCATTTGGATCAGCGGTACCATAGGTATACACTGAATTCATGTGTATGACGAAATAATCCTTAAACAATCCCGTGTCGATCAAACGATAATCCGACCAATCATTATTTCCCGGCAAACTTTCGCGTCTAACGGTTATTTCATGATTGGATCCCTGGATCAAAGTCAATGAGGCTTTATCGTCTCCGATAGTTACCTTGTTGTCACTCCCAAGTTTAATAAGACTCTTTCTTTCGCCTTCTGTGCTAAGTGCATTATAGCCGATGTTGTTCGGAACGGTAATGTTTTTCACTACCATACCAGATACATCTGCTTCAATCACCGGCTTAACACTTTTTGGTCCAAGATAGAAAGATTTACCGTCTTGCGTTAACTCTATAACGTTTTTACTCCGTCATTTGTTTCTGTGTGAACTGTAAATCCACTGGGAATAACAATTTTGTTGTTTGAGTCGGCAAACAATAGAACGGCTTTCTTATTGCTGCCGTTCTGTATTACTTGCCCGAACTCGTTTCCAACATATTCATCGACTTTGGGTAGGTCGGAAATTTTAATTGTGGGCATATAGCCTCCTTAGGGCTTTTGGGTTTCGATTAACTTATCGTCCTCAGTACCCAACCGATCTCCCTTTTTCGTCCTGGATCAATCGTCTAGGAGTAGGGAACTCGGAGATTTTTGTTTTTATTGTACTCACACTTCCGAATCGATTCTTATAAACTGCTTGATAAACAAGACTATAATCATAAGTATCAGAAACAATAACACTTAGATTATTCGAGTTCGAATTCTCGATTGCTCCGTATTGAGTTCTCCATTCTATTGTGTCGTAATTGCTTCCGGATGATTTAAGCTCTACCGTCATACCAGATGTTCCGATATATTCAGAATCAGGTTGAACTGTAATCTTAGGTAGCAATGCGCCGAGCCACTCGTATTTCGTATCGTCTGACCCAAAATCAACAGTCAACATATCAGGACTAGGAGTTTCACTCGAAATATTTCCCGTTCCTTCTTCGATGTTGAAAATATGGTTTCTTCCGTTTACGAACATACCAAATTGCTCAACTATGACTCCTTTAATAGGGTACTGCTTACTACCGAACACAAAATTAGTAGCAGCAACAACCGAAGTTGTGTCTGGAATTCTAGCTATTAAATCTCCGTTTGCGTGTAATCTAATATTTCTAATGTATCCACCAGAAACATCATACCAGATTCCTGCACCAAATACCAGATTCTTCGGAATAGGAGTTATAATAGGTACTTCATGTGTAATAACGTTTTCTGCCATAACAAACAGCGTATTTTTAACGATATCAACTCCGATTCCGGAGGTCGAAATATCGTTATTATATCCAATGATCATTATGCGATCTGATACATCATCAAGCAACTGAACACTAGACTCCAAATGATTTGTTCCTGCGATTGGAGGAAGCGTTTTATTCAGCTTCATGTATGTGTCTTTCATGATAATCGCATTGTAGTTGGCATCAACTGGAGTAGGCTGGTAAGCAAGCATAACACTCGACTTAGTTACCATGGGCTGACTAACTTGGATTTCTCCACTGTCGTTGTAATCAACTCCAACGCCGATATTAAACTGCACCAAACAATCTTTTAATGCTTTGAAAGTTGATTGCACTCTCATACCTGCTTTCAATTCAGGAACAGTAGGAAACTGCGTAACGAACTGAATATATTCTTTCTGTTTGTCAGATGAAACTCCGTCAACGTAGATATCAAATGACTTTCTTCCTACTTGAAGATTAATAGAATGAACAAAAGCACTTGCGTTATACGTTTCACCGGCTTTAAGATAAATTCTAGTTCTAAAGAACATTCGGCTCGTTGCTGCTTTGAATGTATACGCTCGGCTATATTCGTCCTCGCGATTCGAATAGAATGCATACGAATTTCCTCTAACCTGAGGTACATTAGAAAATGCGCTCCAGCCCGGTGGTGTAAATCCGATTACTCTTCCGTCCGCATACGTGAAATAATCTGTTCCGTTCAATAAACGACTATTGATTAGCAAGTTTTCATCTTTTGGATCATAAGTTCTACGCCATGCTCCACCAGAATAAACCCAAGCAACGGCATTTCTCCAATATCCGTTATAAATTTTGGGGGCTGCATTATGCAGCACCCCATTTTGATCAGCAATTCTAATTGGCATCTTTAGTTCCTTAGTTTACGAACTCAAAGAATACGTCACCTTCTGTTGGATTAGCCGGTGCGTTTGTAGCAAAGTCACCATAATAGTAACTCTGTACCCACTGACCGTTTCTACGAGAATAACGGATGTCGTTGCTAGGAACATCAAATGCGGAAGTGATTACCGCGTTTCCGTTCACATATGCGTTGATACAATTCATTTGTAATTCAACGTTCGTATCACCAACAACAACTTGACTATTTCCGGCGACGTTATCTTTTACCGCAATTACGTTGATTTCTGCGCCTTTCAGCATACCTTTAACGGAAGTAAATGAGTTATCAACTGGCTGTGCCAATTGAATATCCATCACTTTACCCTCAATCTTGGTATATTGATTGTTTTGTCCAATATGAACAAGATAATCAGCACCAACCTGTTCGGTGAAGCCAATATTTACGTTCTTAGACTTGTACGCTCCTGAAGTATTTACATCGGCATTTGGGTCAATACCGTTGAACACTTCTGTCCAGTTGCCGTTACGACGTGCATAGTATTTTTGATCGCTAGGTGCATCGATACCGTCATGCCATACTTTGTAAGATCTGTTATTGAAATCAACAAGCGGCTGTTTACCGAAATAAACTGCGGTGTTTCATCACCAAGAACAATATTGTTTTCAAAGTCAACTTTAACGATTGTACGAATTTCATCGGAAGTAGTCAGTCCCAACAATGCTTGCTCATTGCCCATTGTAAAGCTCTGAACTCTACCTTTGAATGTAATCGGAGATTTGCTGTTGTCGTATCCAATGCTAATAGCACCAGTTGCGAGCGGAGCAAATGCAGATACCAATCCATGATCCGTTGTATTGAAATTAATTGCAACGTTCGGACTCAGATTGATATTTTTTGAACCCAACGCTTCCCAAACAGAATTACCGTTTGTTGTTACTCGAACGTGAGGCAATCCGTTATTTGGAGCGTCATCAGCCAGTCCCTGTCCGTTTCCACCTGGGTTAAATGCTGTCCATGCTCCGTCTTTGCGTGCGTAGAATGCACCGTCCTTTGGAGCGTCTAATCCGTCGTGCCACACTGTATACAGTGTGTTCGCTGAACCAGCAACGACTTTAACGGAACGAAGATCGTCGCCGAATGTTCTTAGTGCTGGACTTGCTTTAGTGTCACCAACTTCAACATAATCTTTTGTAGCAAATACAGAAGCACCGACTTCATTAATAAGAACGTTCGCATCAGTATAACCGGTATAGTTTGCGCCAATTGCCAAACGAATTTTAGAAACTTCGCCAGCAAACTCAGTCAACATACCTTCGTCGGAAACGGTAACAGTTTTGTTCAGGAATCCCGACTTGATAACATTCTTGTTCCCAAGAGTTGTATCAGCAGTAATACCAACATCACGATTCAGCCTGAATCCAGTTCTAGGATCAATATCAGCAACATAATCCTTCAAGTTCAAAGAATGGATTACTGTGCCAACGTTTGTACCAAATCTAACTACGAGCGAACTACCGGTATCGATTTTGAACTCAATTGGTTTATTGTTTCCAATAATGTGCCGAACATCACCAAACTTAATGACTTCTTGTGTTTTGAATTTAACACCAGGAATATCAATCTCATTCAATACTGTTCCTTTGATTTCAATCTCGGAGTTTTCTTGGCCGAAAATTGTAACAGGAGCAAGTCCAGGTCTCAAATTGAACGATACAGCGGATTGTCCGTCAAAGTTTCTCAGTGAACGATTTGATCCGATAACAAGATCGCTGTCAAACAGATTTCTCCATTCCCATTTATTGTTGATATAACGACGAACAAACGACGCATCTATGTTTTGATCGGAAGTATCCAAAATAAATCCACTACCGGTTTTAAACGGAGTGTACATTTCGGTATACATACGCTGGTTAGTTGTTTTGATACCAAGCTTAACAATATCAGAATCAGTATCTACTCCAGTTCCGTAAACGTCTGGATTAAGTTTAGCGACGTCTTCCTGTAGATCTCTAACTGCCGGAGTTGTCTCCAAGTTAACGAGATCCGTTACCGTTTTTACCATTCCTTCCAATCGACTTGCGTTATTCGCTTCTCTCAAATCAAGAGCGCGAACATCACCACGCAATCCGTCAGTAGGCTGAACACCAACAATAGATTCCAGTGCATCAAGACGCTGATCCGAACTAACATCAAAATCTTGTAGTGTTTTGATATCGGTAGTGTGTTTTGTTACCGTATTAACGGTTGTGTTCAAGAGATTCTGATTTGCGCCAACGTCACCACGAACGAGTTTGGTATATTCCCAAATGTTGTTTACTGTGATTTCTGTTCCGGCTTGATTCACATATTTAATCGGAAACTCAATCTTACCGGTTGAAAGATCAATATCATCAAGATGTTTGTTCGCTTCTGCTACATGATCCTCCGATGATTTCATTCTCTGATATAGGGTCTTATCCGTTTTATCGGAAGAAGGACCGATTTCAGAACGAATATCACGAACGTTACGAATGAGAATATCGGGAGTATCTCCTTGCCAGAAACTCTCTAAGCTTTTAATTCTGTTTTCGTGCTGTACGGAACTCTCCCAGTTGCGCTCAACTTGACCCTTTACCCCCAAACCAGGAGCATTTACATCCGGATTACCGTCCTGATCGAATCCCTTGTAGTTGCCAAGCATCTTCTTGATATTAACGATTTGCGGGTCAACTGTGTCGGTAATACGCTTGTTGATTGCTTCCGTCTTTGCAACATGCTCGATTTCATCGTCTTCAATTCGTTTCAATATATCTTGTTGTGTCTTGTTGACGGTTTCTACCGCAGTCATTCGATCATATAGGTTTGTTCCGTCTCCCTGTGCATTCAGAATGCGATCATGGGTTTCTGCCAAATCGATAACTTTGCTCAACGAGTCTTTTGTTTTATTCAATTCAACGTTAATAGCGTTAACGTTTTTCTGCACCTTAACCGAAGCTCTGTTAAGGGCGCCACCGTTATCAGTGGCGCTAACAGCTCCGTCGGTATATTCACCGTTTTGAATCCAGTCGATGCGAGTCTGTCCAACGGCAGGAACGCCGTCAACAAATGGCAATTGTGACTGTGTTGGTTTTTCGATAGCCATTATTCACCCTTATAAGTTATTTTGCTAATACTGTTATTTAGTATTAAGACCAGTATTTTTTAATACCGTAGATGTTCCACAAATAACAGTTTTCTGTGGTCACATAAAATGTGCGACCGTCACCACCGAACTTACCGTACCAATAATAAGCTTCATTAGCTACCAGATCCCAGTTAGGATATTTGTTTTGCATCTGTTCTATTTGCCAGCGACTCACTTCACGAGTAAAGAATACATGGCCACCGTCGCGGGAGCCTTCAATAACAAGAGCATCAAAGTTCCACCACGGCTGATTGATTGCGAAGTTTCCGCGATCTAATGGTCCTTGCCACAAATGTGTCCATACTTCTCGTGGAGTACCGTGTTGGTGGCCGTTTGGTGAGCGAGAATTAATTAAGCCGTCCACGTAATCTTTTCGTGTAAATGAGTTTGATGAACCACCCTGTGGAGAAAGCGTGAATAATCCACGAACAGTTAGATCTCCTGTCATCTGATCGCCGTTTCTGTTAATAAACAGAGTTGCGCCGTGTGCGCTTAACGCTTTGTTAGTAACACCAGATTGCGCGTTGTGCAAAAGGGCAGTAATGCCGTATTGTGTATCAGACGCGATTGGAAGAGTCGCTGGACTGATTGCCAAGTCGGTAGCCGTTCTAGCATTAGCTTCCGCTTGGGTTGCCATACGAACTGTTCCAACGCGATTCTGTGCAGCTCTAGTCTCAATAAATCCCTTCGGAGTAACTGCGAATCCCGTGTGTAATGCCGCGTTTGTTACCAGAGCAGGACTATTTTTTACTGTACCTGCAACTGTTTCGGTTGCACCAGAAATACTTGTCACTGCAAATGTATCGATTGCTGCTTTTACTTTAGCTGGTGTCATCGCGGTGGTGTCGTCTACGCCTGCTTTGGCAGCTACCAGAGTTGAAAGACTAACAGACCCACGCTTAGATTCAGAAGATGTTGCCTTGTTGCGCACAACGTCCCACAATGCACTTGTGTTTACAGTTATATCAACCTTAGCAGCAGCTTCTTCTCTCTCAGCTACAGTGGCATAACGAACAAGTCCATAAACCGTATCACTTGCATTTGGACGAGCCCATTTTTGTTGCAAAGTAAAAGGAGTAACTAATCTTGTTTTGTCGTTTCCAAGCAATACTTCGTCAACGGTGGCCAATTCGGCAATACCGGATACTGTTTCACTAGCAACAGGCAAAGCTTCGTGGCGTGAGCGTCGATTTTTTCTCCCAGCTTTTGCAAATCGGTAATTGTATTATCGAATGCCGGAGCTTTTGTGGGGTCGAATACAACCGACCCCGCTTTAGAACTAATATGCTGTGTAATATTATTTGTTCTCACGAAATTCTCTCCCAGTAATAAAGTTTAGATACCGCAGCATCTAATCCAGTAATGTTAGTTTCTGCAAATTTTTGCCACTGTCCATAACCCTTAGCAGCAGGAGACGCAACTAGACCAGTCATAGTAACTCCGTATTGAGTCCAAGCAGGAGGAACATGATTTTTATGATCTCTATGCTCAAACGAAATAGAAGTTGCCGAAACAGAACTGACGTTCTTAACATAAAGTCCAGCGTTTTCAAAATCCGCAAGAATCGTCAAAACTTGATCTTTTACCTGTGCTGCAATACTCTTATCCGCAATCACAACTCTACGTCCGAATACGTTCAAGACAACATCGACGTCGGCAACAGGAGAAGCAATGATTCCGTCAAACTGTAATACCGTTTGTTGTGCTTTTCCGCTAGGATCATCGTTCTTTCTTTCGATAATAACTGAACCAACAGGCAAAGTCATACCGTCTGCCAAATCAACAATTGCGGATTGAACGTTCGGATGCGTAATATTGTCTTCTGCGTCTTGTAATGTAGCAAGGCCAATATTATCACTCAGAAACGTATTATCTAGGGACGGATGAAGTTCAAACTCGGAATGTCTAGCTAGACGAGATCTAATAAGAACGGCGTCGGAAGTTTTTGTTTTTGCTACCGATGTTCTTCCTTCAAACTTGATACCTTTGACAATAGAAGTTATTAACTCAGATTTTTTAACTCCCAGATTATCGTATTCGGTAATAACACAACGAAAATCATTTGTGTTATATACTGTTCCCATAGAAGGAAGAATAACGACGCTCATTAACGTGGCAGAAGGATGTTGAATTGCTGCCCAGTTAGCTGTGCTGGGAGCAGTCCACTCCCAGCGATATGTTACATAGCCGTTGTCGATATCAGTGTTCGCACCAACGGAAAATGAAAATCTTGATCCGTAGGCAAAAGTAATATCAACCGGCTGTTGATAGATATTGATCATTTATAGAACCCTTAGCCACATATGAACCGTAATAAACGGTTGTAGATTATTAACTGGCAACGCAATCTCACTCGGACGCGCTTTCACCAAGTCTTCTCGATATCTCTTAAACCCGGGACCATGATCGTCTGGGTCAAATTGACAACCGCCAACAAGAACATCACCAGCAGGATCAACAATCAAAGCTTTCTCGCTTGATGTTACAGGAGGAATATTGGTGATACCAAGTGTGTTTGTTACCGCACCTCCGGTATTACCAGCAGAATGTCTTGGGTTTCCGTTGACGTCTTTATCATTGGTATTCAATCCAAAATTCGGGTCATTCGGATTATCTTCGTTCCACGAAACTGGAACTCTACCTTGTCCAAATCTACGCCATTCTCCAAATCCCATATATGACTTTGGATTATTTGGGTTGTGTGCGTTGATATAAATTGACCCAACAGGATAAATCGACTCAAGTAAACTATCTACACTTGTAAATCTAATTGCATCTTCCGTTTCTGGATCTGCTACAGCAGTTGATGCATTGGGATTATTTGTATCGGTGTACATAATTTTGCTATTTCGATTGAACGTTCTATCGGAAACTAGGAATCGAGCATCTGCCAATTCTTTGATTCCACCGTCGCCTTCCCAATCAAGCGTTGTCCCGATATCGTTATTATACCAGCGAATAGTAATGATATCTTTGTGATTTAGTGGTTGGTTGATAACAAACTCACGATAACGATCATTCAAATCCGTTACTGTAGAGAAATCACCACCAGATGGTACCCACGCACCACCAAGTGCGATACAAGATGTTTCGTCATTCGCATTTGCGCCCTCACAAATAAACGCAGGCAAATCTCCCTCTCCTGCTCTGGTAAGAGATCTACCGTTTACAAGTATCTCCATACTAAACGGGTTATAAGTCTCGTTCTCCAGCAGGTCAAAGTCGTTTAAACTGAATCTAGCTTTCTTACTCAGATCTCCTACCCAACGCTGTCCCGGAACAGTCTTAATGTCAGCGGTTGTAAGTTTTTCGTCATACACTCTAAGAGTATAACGTTGATATGAGCTACGATATGACGCAATTCCATCGAGATAAGTCACAACGGTAACAACGTCACCCGCAAAACATGGCTCTGATAAACGAATAGAAAATCCGTCAAGTGTATTCAGTTTATATACCGATACCTTATATGTCTGACTCTCGGTAGATGTTAGCTTTGTAATCAGATCTGGATAAACACCAATATATGCGGTACGACTTGAATCATATTGTAAGAACCATGGTCCAGAAGTTCCGTTTTGAACGTAAATTACGTTTGCGTCCATCGGCTTAGCGCCGTTTGCAAATTGCATGATAACGGTATTTGTTGACACTTCTCCACGAAAATCAACAATAACAAGTCCTTCAACTTTATTTTTTGTTGCGTTGATTGTTCCAACCACACCCTGAGAATAGCCAACAGTATCATTTTTCTTGCCACCTGTAATAGTCACATCACTAACAACAGGAGTTTTTGCTGTCATTGATCCGTAGTCAGTATTCTCGGAAATGCGATCTCCGTAATAGAGCAAGTTACCGCGACGATAAACTTCTACCGCAGCTGGGTTATAACTGGATTCGAAAATATTAATGAAATCAGTTTGGCCTTCTACCGCAATAAATTCCTTTCTTGCAACAGTGGCACCGTTTGCGGTACTAATTCCGTTCACCCGCTTGTTATCTGCATATTCCCATTTACCAGGACTGCAATATACCAGTTCGGCGTCAAGATAGTTCTTCCAAAGCTTGTGTTTCTTAGTTGTTCCTTTAACGGTATCGGTACCACCCGGAACTAAGTTAACTGGGTTAGTTGCCCAAGAGCCGTTAACATCGCGAAGACGAATTACTTTACCGTAATCGGATGGCTTACCAGCAGGCAAGTTAACTGTGATTTGTCCGCCGGTTGTGTCGATTGTGTATGCTTTACCGAACACAACATTAAGCGGTGTGCCGACTGTAGAATAACGCTTCCACGCGCCAGCAGCGTGAGGAACAGAACCGTCGCCCAATTCACTATATAGTTCAGTGAAGTTGTCGTTAATCTTCTGTCCACCACGACGCATGTAATCACCGGTGCCGTCATCAACTGCGTTACCGATGATAATAGATTGTTTACTCATTATTGACCCCCAATGGATTCGATTGCTTTAACGGTAACGTCAATTGCAGTCGAACCGATGTTCTTGACATACATTCTAACAACTCCATTCACAATTCTATAATCAGCTTCATATAGCAAATCGTCTTTTGAATTTGCAGTTGACTTAGTGCGGATACGAGCGTATTCCGTCATATAAACAGTGTTGTCGTTATTGTTGCTGTTATTTACGAGTACCAAAACTTCACTCGCTTCTTGCTGAATATTCGATCCACGCTCGGTAACAAATACCATATGCTTAACTGCGTTATACTGGAATTTGTTGAACAGAGGAATATCTTTGGTTACTCCTGTGCCGATGTTTGAAATGACACTGTTATATGGAACAGATCCGTCACCAAACAAACTCTCAACTTTATAGCTCCAATGTGAACCAGTTGGGTTTGCTTTATCCACCCATAGGCGAATAGAAAAATATGGTTTCTGGATTTTCATCTGTGTTCCTAGAGTTCCAATACTATCACCGGAACCACTCACACGAATAATAACTTCTTTGCCTGATCCAACACCAACAGAACCGTCTGTGTTGATAACGTGGACATATTCTCCCTGGTGATTGTTACCAGCAGGAAGAGTAACAATCAAATCGCCTGCACCGTCTCTTGTAACAGAGAGATCGTGAAGCGATCCGAACTCAACTGGGTTACCGCTGGGTTGCTCTGCTCCTGCATAATATGCACGGGAGTGCTTCTGATAATATCCACCGGCATGAAGAGTCATTACTTGATTTCCTTGTCCGGCATCAGACTTAAATTGTCTGTAATCACCAAACACATTATACAAGCTATTCAAGTTTCTATTAAGCGAAGTACCGCCTTGGTATAGGGTATCGCCTGTTCCTTCCACACCTTCTTCACCGGTGTCAATCAAAATCTTAGTTTGCTGCATTATAAAGTTCTCCGTTGTTATATTAACTTATTTAGCAAAATCACCAATAAAAAAGCCACCCGAAGGTGGCTCTCATTAAAACTCAAATACTAAGTTGAACTCTTCCGTTTGATCTCGCGAACGAATAATAGGCTGTCTGTTTTCCATATAAATCATTTCGCCCGAATGTCTTTCAAGTTGACTTGGCAAATAGTTTGCACCCGTCGCTTTAACATCAGGGCTTGCTGGGTTATTTTTCACCAAAATAGGATCAAGAATAACACTCATTTGACGGAAACCTTTGTTACCTACCATAGACGCTTCTTTAAAATAAATACTGTCAATGTACGCTCGGAATCGCAACGTATGACATTTCATTCTATAGATAACATCGTATTTATTGGGATACCACTTCAATACATGTTGATAACCCCAACGAGTTGGATTAGAAATCAATTCCTGTGGAGTCGGCACAACAATATGCTCGTTTGTGCATTCGTTAATTGCCACATCGGGCGGAATCGTATATAGATATTCCCAGATATATCCGTCTTTCATATCAACGCCGTCACTCTTACCAACAGGCAAAAGCGATTCACGCTAGGTGTCCACTTACCTCCGATTTTCATACACTCGCCCTTTTCAACAATGCTTTTAATACTACATTGTCCGACGTTAGGAACATCAACGCAACGATAAATCATCCACCCAGAACCAATCTCTGTTCTATTATAGGGAGCACTGTTTGTTACAACAATATCACCGATATGATGAATAAACGGATCAGTAAATCGCTGATCTCCCCAGTCGTCACGAGGAACAACAGGACGCAATAAAGCTTGCTGGATTTTTACAGCACCCAACATACGGGACCATACATCAGCGATTCCCTCGATTGAATCATCTGGATACGGTGGAGCAAACTTAGAATCCGTCTCATTGTCCGCCCATTTATCTGGGCGGCCAAATGTCGCGTAAATCGTATGTTTGTCTGCCGTATCGCCAATCGAGTTATAAAAGTTCAGGAGGTTTTCTGTCCTGAACTTACTTGTTACAATTGAACGATAGATAATAGAAGACATTTTATTCCTCAATTCTTGTTTGTGACGGTTCTTTCAAAGCTACCAAACGACTAACATCACGAGGATCTCCCAAGTCGTCTTTCAGTCTTTGTTCTACGAGACGGCGATAATCACTGAATCGTGTACTAAAATCACTGAACAAAGGACTCCATTCTAAACGTCTTTCGGACGGTTTATAAACTTTTCCGTTCCAAGTAACGTTTGATTCGTTTGCGTCATAATTCCTGTTTCCGTAAGCAACACCGTTTGAATCTTTCGCAGTCTGCCATTTAGCAATATCAAAAGCAGTCTGTGCTTGTTGAACTTCGATCAATTCTCCGGTTTTACTATCAAATAACGGATCTGGATTATCTAGCGGCGAATCCGGGTTAACACTCGTTTTCAGTTTTGGAGTTACACTAGGAAGCCCTGAGTCCCATCTGTATGTCTTATTTATCTCAATCATGGTTTGCTGCGGCACCATACTAATACCACCGTTAATAAAAACAGTTAGCATAGCAATACCAATAAACCCGAATCCAACAGGATGAACAAAACGCAAAATATCGTCTCGATACCTAGCGGTGTTCAACTCGGAGCGAATTTTCATCACATAGTAAGAACGATTCCGGTTGATATAATCAATGTCAGAATAAGCAAGTTCTTTACCTCGAACACCACGAACAATTTCACCCTCAAATGCGGAACTCTCTGATTTGATAATCTGCCCTTCGACGTACTTACCAATCAAGTTATGCAATGTAATCTTCCAGCGAAGCAGGCCGCTATCATAGATACGCTCGATATAGGTAACGTTAGCTCTACCGGTAGGAGTGTATATAGTGCGTCCTACGAGACTTTGATCTACGTTTCCAGACTTAACAACGATATCATAATCAATACCAACCGAACTCTCTACTTCGATTTCCACGTCCGCGTCATATAGCAGTTTGAACAGGAATTTATAACTCGCTTCTGTTCCCTTTGAACTATAGAAATTTGCTGCTTTTGATTCGAAGAATCTAATAACCGAATCGCGCTTTTCCTGATCCAAATAAATGTTACGACGTCTAATTTCTGACCACAGATATTCGAAGTTGTCTTTCTCTCTTGGATACTTATTACGAATCAGATTCAAAAGTCTGTTGTAATAAGTTTCAGACCCTTCTGAAATATATTTCAGATAGTATTCACCAAACTTAGAGAAATTGGATTCATCATCAAAATATACTTCCGGTCCCATTATTCTGATAAAGTGACTCAAGTCCGGATCAACAAGTCCAGTTTCATCTTTCACAACAGGAGGTGTCGGACGTTCTTGATCTTGTAAGTTTGCCTCAATCGCTACCAATTCAGGTCTCCAAACAATCGTTGCATTATCACGAACACGATATGGATATTCGTAATAGGCAATTATTTCTCCTCCAGAAGCGCGTTCGCGATCATATCCCTTATGAATCATGATACCGTTACAGTATTGGGTGAACCCACTAAACTTGACGTTTTCGAGATAGAACTTGACGTTTCCTTTATTCCATACTTCCTTGTTTGTTTTGTAATCCGGATCTAATCTGTAGCTATGTGTTTTTCTCGGATTAATAACGACTGCTTTATTGTCATGAGAAATCCAGCAACGTTGTCCATGTGTGGCCATCCAGCTAAAGTTTGCCTCGTTATAATAAGTCTGCGGACGTCTTGTATATTCTTCACCGTCCTCCGATTTCCATACATAGAAGTGGTGTCTCTTGTAAGACAAATATGGATATTCGGAACTATATTTTACTGCTGAACTAACATCATCTGGATATTTTTGTGGCAAATCAGAATCAACAACAGTTTCATCAAACTTATAAGCAGCGGAACTAACAAAGATGTTTACTCCGTCGGTACTCATGTTGCTGAACTTATGTTCAATGCTAAGTCTTTCCTGTTCGGTATTACCGAAAACTCTGACCCAAGAACCACCGTTTGGAATACCAGGTAGTACAATCTGACCATTTTCCATGATAAGCTCAAACTCATTTGGATTTGCAAATGCGGCATTGAATGCATCAACTTTAGCCTGAACCAAATTTCCGTCAGCATCTTTCAAATCCGCATCAAAAATAAATGCGTCTTTGTTCTTGCTACTAATAGTGCGAACAACGGTCATCTGGACACCGTTCTTTCCCCTGAATACTCGATTTTCCCAAGACGTTGTTACTTGACCGGCATGTGACCCACCCGCAAAAGTAACCGACATTTTTGCAAAGTCAATTCCTTTTGTGTATCCGTTCGAGTTAATATTCCCAAGCTTGAATAATTCTGGTTTATATACTTCATCAAATCGATATACACCGGCTTCCGACGCAGGCAAAATATTATCCGGATTGCGACGATCTGTTTCCATAGTTGCAACTTTACCAGTTACCAATGCGTAGCATTTGTCCTTGAATACATCAAGTTTCTTGACAACGCAAAGCGGGTTATTTGTGATATGGTAAACATTACTGTCCCACATCTTGATTGTGTTGCCCTCTGCGTCTGTGCCAATAGGAGCGTTCTTAACGAGAATGCGACGAAATTTATCTTCCGCTACAGCATAAATCCACTGATTGGACGCCGCCTGTGCTTCTACCTTGCGTCGAATATCTTCCGGATATGAAGTGTAGCGACCGAATACCAGAGTCTTAAATGGGATACTGGCATCGACGTCCATACGAACGAATGTGATTTGATCGTCAGACCAGAAATGCGTATTGCTACTGAATCGGATTTCATCAGACTGACGTCCGTAGAAAACATCATCATAACCCAACAGGAAACTACTGTTTGAGTTTTGATACATGATTGTTCGAGCAACTGGATATCCAATTCTACCGGTTAGAGCTTGATAATACCACCAGTTTTGGCCTCCGTCATTCGATACTTTTGCCATATTCTGGAAACGCTCGAATGTATAAAGAACTTCGTCCTTATATCCGAGATAAGTACGGTCAACGCTAACACAAACCTTTTCAACTTCTTCTTGTATTAGGTGTGATTCCTCATCAGCGGCAATAAAGTTTTCTATATTGGTGATATTAGCAATACCCGGGTCATATACAAAGTTTTCGTTCATCAGCGTTGCATAGATCGGATCCTTGTCAAAGTTCACGTAATTTTTGTTATCAGTCAATTTGTTTTTTACAAAAACATTATTAGGAATCAACTGCGACATTGTACTAACGGAATAAGCGTTTGTGTCGAATGTTTCAAAAACATCAGAATAAACCCAATCCGACGGCTCAAATCCAGAGAAAGTGGTAGAGATTCTAAAAATGTATTTTGTGTTGGGTGCAAGGATTCTATCTTCGAACCAGTCTGGGTCTGGTGTGACCCCGCGCTGAATCCACGCATAATTTCCATCACCGTTATCGATGGAATATTCTACGATGTAAAAGAAGTTAGAACCCACGTCATCCCATTTCAAGTGCAAGAAGTTTGCACCAAGCTTTGCTATACGCAAGCTGGTAATCGTGGGTGCCTTAATCATTAGCGAACTACCGCCTCCATTTGAATAGTGGTATATTGTGGTCTGAGGTTATTTTCGAACACAATCATTGTTCCGTCGGAAGTATAAATGTTATCTTCGACGGGTGTTGCATGAAGTTCAATATAAGCAGAACTAAACTTATCGATATTCTGATTTAGAACACCTAGATTGAAAGAAATCGCATCGGCAACATAATCAACTTCACCAACAGCATAATATAGATTTCTGCCGTCAATAACTTTGCGATCAAAGTCGTTTCCTGTATATGCAGGAACACCGGTGATATCACCAACGGCGAATGGTCCAATCAAAGTCATTCCAACTTTGCCGTTAAATGAAACATTGTTCTTTCTTGTACCGACATAATGAACATTATAACTTGTTCCCGCTCTTGGAGTATACTTGATATCAGAGCTGTATACTGATCCTTCGGTAATCTTATTCAAGTATTTAATGCCAATCATTGGAGAAGAATAGAAATTCTCAATTTCGCGAACAAGACCGATATTCGTAGTAGTACCAAGAATTGATATATCCGCATCATCAATTCGTCCGTTCAATTTGGATGTATAGAAGCCCTTGTTGAAAATCTCAACTTCTTCGATGTAATAGCGGTCAATTGCGTCCAATACTTTACCCTGTAGCCACTCTTCTGTTTGACTCAAGTTATTCATTGCGTATGTTACCTTCACGTTCGATTTGACATATAGGTAATTCGGACTATGAACAACGGGGGTAATTGTTGCCACGTTGTATTCGCGCAGGAAGTTTTGAATATCTTCTTTCTGAACGGTAGTCAAATAAAGCCCGTCTTTTGGCTTGATAGCAATAAATGCATATCCAGGCTTTTCTGAATCTGTATAACATTGAACAGCTTGAACGATGTTACCAAAACGGTAGTTGACGAAAGCCTCATAATCAGATCGAGTAACCGCACGGCGCTGGGTCTCTCTCATAATAGGTCCAAGTTCGCGCAGACGCTCAATATCTTCCTCTCCACCACCACCGGCTGCACCTGTATAATTTGGGTCATCTTTTCCAAGCGGAGAAGTTGGATTTTCTTCGATGCGCTCAACGACAATATTTGGAATAGTATCAACGTATGCAAAATTACGACACCCGTTAGCGACTTTGCCGTCGGTAGTCAGATATTCAATAACGATAGTTGAGCCAACGGAAGGCTTTAATCCACCAACAAAGCTTGAACTCAACTGTCCATTAGCTTTAATTACTTTCTCGCCTTCACCGAAGAAAATCTCGGTATATCCGTCGATTGTTTCACGCTGATAAAATACAGTGCTTGTACCACCAACACTAACAAGAGGCTTAGTGGTCCAGTCCGTCCAAGGAGCGCCGTCAACATAAACACGAACATAGTTTCTATCAATACTGGTATCGTTAATCTCGATAATACTATCTTTCTGGTAAATCATTTCCTGACGAATAATTCTACCCTGTTTCAACGCAAGATCTGTAATATAACGATTGTTAATGCCTCGGATAACTTGAACATCATCCCAAGTTACATAATCATAGAAATCGATATCTTCAATCGAGCCGGTGAACTTTGTTCCACGAGGAATAGTAATAGAAATCGGACTTGATTCCATAGGACTGTAATATCCAGTGAATCGAACAGTTGTTCCACTCGCGCTCGCAGTAGAAGGCAAATAACCCTGATCCTGTACATGCTGAACAACCGACGATCTCAGTTGTGCAAGACGCAAGAAGCTTTCAAATACAGCGGCGTTACCAAACTGTTGAATATACAGGGTTGCGTATGCCAGTAAATCAGTCAAAACGGATAAGCGACTGCCAGCGAAATTATAATCTTTAAATTCATCCTGATTCTGCAACCAACGAATCAGCTTTACTTTGATTTGCTCAAACGAAGCACCGGTAAAATCCTTCGGCAAATCCACTGCATTAATCTTATTAGCCATTATCCAGCTACTCCCATTTTAAGTTCGTACAAATAGTTGAGATCTGTTATTAGCCGATAATACAGAGTAACGATATATTCGTTTCTGTCATATACTGGAATAACGGATACGTTTTCAATTCGAACACGAGGCTCATAGTTGCCTATTGCGTCGTATATCGAGCGTTCAATCGCGGTAGCCGATGCCTCGCTCATGTTTTCAAACAGCGAGTTATGAATATCGCATCCGAAATTGGGGTCGAATGGACGTTCACCACGTCGCGTTCCAATAATTCCTGCCATAGATTGTTGAACAGCACTAACATTCGTGACTACACTAATATCGTTGTCTCGGAAGTCTCGGCTAAAATCAGCAGAAATATCGGAATAATACTCTTTTGTATCAACCGCTAACATTCGCAGTCGATTTTTAAACAAACTCATGATTTCTCCTTATGAAGCAAATACGCTTGTTGCCGACTTCACCAGTATTTCACCATCGGTGCATACGTCTCCGATTTGAGCAATTGGCTTTCCTTCAACAAATACTTTAGAAGTGCTTGCGATAACTTTGCCTTGCTTCCAATCAGGTCCGTCTGGCCTTTCATGTTTTATTACTTGATCATCTTGTTTAACTACGATTTGTTGGCCCTCTGCAAATACAGTAGAGCTAGTGCCAACAACTTTTGAAGGTTTCCACGGCCCCGGTCCAATAGTTGGGGCCATGTTTAATACAATTCCTGCCATGTTATATCCTCGGAAATGGTCCACTCTTATTTATGTAATCTTTGAGTTTATTTGCCCATCCCTGATATGATCCATGAAGCGTCTGAATGTATGTTTTTGAGGTGTTTTGAACTGTGCCAGGAAGTCCTGGATTGAGAGGATCGTATTTTCTATAAGTGATAGTAGGTTTGTATATTATTTGAGCTGACAATTCACCGGGTGGATTAAACTCAATAATATCACAAGTTTTTGGATCAAAAGGCAACTCGGAGAAACCATTGGCAGTTTTTATTTCAAGTGTTTTCCGATCCCTATATTTTATTGTGAACTTAGCTCCGTTCTTTTCAAAATAATCAACAAACTTAGGCTCAACAAGCAAGCCCCTTCTACTTCCGCCGTAATCTTCGATTAACACGTTAACATCAACGCGAACCGATAATACAACTTCCGTTAGTGGATCGATATTTGCGCCAAATTCAATCGTCTGACGAACGGGCAGATTTCCTGCCCCCTCGTAATACTCGTAGATATTGGCATATTGTTCCCATCCACCAAGCGGATCGACTATATTTGCCATTCTTTTTCCTTAGTTTAGATTAATAGTTGAGCCGCTGACTTGGGCGGTAGCAGAAGCTTCCATAGTAGCGTTTTGTCCCTTCATCTTAGCGTTACCAGTAGCAACAACATCATAGTTTCCCTTGACAGTTAATTTATAGTTTCCGTCAACATTTGATGTTTGATTTCCTTTAATCCCCTGTGTAACATTACCGTCTATATTTTGATTGACGTTGCCACTAATAAGTTGACCCACGTTACCTTCGATAAATTGATCAACGTTGCCAACAACATGTTGATTAACGTTTCCTTCTACCGTCTCTTGAACATTACCGCGTATCATTTGAGTCATGTTACCGTCGATTGTTTGTGTAACATTTCCCATATAATACATTTCCGCGTTGCCCTCTATAACAACTTTCAAATTACCCTTTACGTTTAGATTTCTTCCGTTTTTGACGATTAGATAATCCTCACCAACGATTTTAACTAAACGTGTTCCGTCTGGGCGTATTTCTTCAAAAGTGCCAGTCGGGTGTTTTCTGTGGTAACGTTCTTTGCCAGGAGTATCATCGAATTCCTGAATATGCCCACTCTCAGATTCATAAACGTGATTATATGGATATTGAGCCGCGTAGCTTGATTTGGGCTCCTCGAACATTATTCGAGTCTTCGGCTCTTCTGGCGGATTTTCTGGGTCATCAGAGTCTTCGATTGTAGCTCTAGGAGATACTGTGCCAATGGGGTCTTCGTTATTCACTCGCATAAGCTTTGGAGCCGCTTCTGGAGTCATTACGCCATACGACTCTAAGTTACCCGTTAGAATAATCTTGGAAACTCTAGCAGAGCGTCCTGGAGTTTGTCTAGCCCACAATGAGTCGCGTAATCCGTTGTAAGCCGCCGGCCAATCTTCACGCGCCATAGCCGCTAGTGTGTTTTTGAACTTAGCGAGACCACCTGCACCCATTTGAAAGCACATATTCTCGATTGCCATTTGGCGAGATCTGTTTGCTTTCATATAAACTTGAGCAATAGAAGTAAACCGCATAATATCAGCCCGAACTTTATTCAAGTCTTGTTGAAATAGTTTGCTAACTTCTTCCGAAGTAATAACACCACCAGTAACAACTCTTCCTAATTGAGCACTCAAAATAGAGTTGATCGTTACCAAGTTACTCGTTCTTTCTCTTATAATCAAATGACCGATTCCAATTGTTGGATATCCCTCCGAGTCAAGATACCATTTAGTGCGGACACCTTCGTCTTGAACAAGCATCTTTTCAATCGTGAAATTTGGATCATCGTCTGGAATATATTCTCCGGCTGGTGTATCATCCGGCTTAACTGCTAGTCCAGTATTCTCATTCTGAGTATAAACGGAAATAGGCTCACCGTTTGGACCTACCATAGCTCCGCTACCAGAACCTCCGCTTCCTGGTTGTCCACCTCCAGCCAATACGTTTACGTCATTGCCGACGTATCTCGGATATTGTCCGTTCGGATCAGCGAATCCTTTTGTCGAATCTGGCTTATTTTTATAAATCCCAGGTAGAGATCCTATAATAACACCATCTTGACAAAATGAATCTCTAAAATATCCAACAACATGTGAGCCTTCAACTAATCCAGTTGGACTTTGTCCTATACCGGACATAGATGCAGATGTAATTGGGAGCATTGGATGCATCCACAATAACTCTTCTGTTGGGATACCATTCTTGTCGTTCTTTGCTTTTTGATTGCTATGAATTCCCATCACACGAACACGAACACGTCCCAGATCGAGAGGATCAAATCGATCCTCCACGACTCCTTCGAACCACTTATATTGTAATCCGTAAAACATTAAGTTCTCCTAATATCGGAATCACTCATTAACTCAAGATCCATAAAATATTGCTCCCGAGTTAGGAAGTGACGAACAGAGAAAACGATCCACTTGCCGCTATCTCTGTTATTGCTATTTCCACTCATACTCGGCACTTTCAAGTCGATAACACTTCCGCTTGTAATGTCGGTATTTCCACCAATACGAGCGAATGCGCGTTTGGCATTAAAGTTTGATCTATTTACTCTTTGAATACCGAGGCTATTACCGTTAGAACCCATGTTCAAATATTGATACATCTGATCCTCACTAGACATAAGAATACATGAATCACGATTGTTTCCAACTGTGCCTCCATACCACTTATCCGTATTCAAAGTCTTATATACCGCTTTGACACTTTCAACTTCCAAGGGAGTAACTCTATAACTCTTATCAACAAGACTGTTTGAAATAACAGTCACACCAAAAGCACCGTTTCTTGCCTGATCCCGCAAGTTATATCCGCGATCTCGAACAAACTTGATTACCTTTCCTTGGAAATTCTGATCGCTTGTCATGTTATAAACATAAGTCGCAACCGGAGCAGTGTTGACAATACTCGATCCACTAACAAAGTTGATCTGATCCCTGTTCTCAAAGAAATAAAAGTTGCTATCTCCTTTCGTAATACTATCACCCGATTGAGAATGATTAACAAGATGTCCTATCACTTCAATCGGAGTCAAATTAGGAATAACAATATCTTTGTTATAAAGAGTTGGCTCAATCTTCATATCAATGTCTTTGTATCCAAGAAGTTTGAGCATATCAGCAACAATAACATGGGTACAACGTTGGAATAAGACTTAGAAACTCTAACGAATTCGTTATCAATAGATCCAACACTCTCAAAATGGAATTCAATTACACCACGACTCATTGTATTTGCGTCGGTAAACTCTTTATAAGAGTTAACACGGAATAGCTTGGTGAACTTTTTACCAGAAGCACCACCTGGGTATTTGTGATAAAAGCTGATCTCGATGTATTCATCACCTCTAGGATTCATAGCAACATCGAGAAAATCAGCATCATTCTTAATCGTAAGAACACCAGTCATAAATCCCTTAGTCATTCCCTCGTTTATCTCGATTGAGTAAAACGCATCACTGACTTCAAATCCGTTTTCACCTTGCATTACCAGAATTCGCTCAATCGTGAAATTCTCAAGCGAGTTGGTACTAATACGGTCAACTGCCACGACGAACTCTCTCCATTCTACGAGTCAACATATCCAGAAAAGTCTGCAAATCAGCCGGACTCAAAATAAAAATGTTTCTCTTGTTTTCATTCTCATTCAACTCATGTTCAATCGCACTAACGGGAGCAAGCGCACCCGTGTGCTGAACAAATCGATGAAGTGTGTCTCCAATATCATACCAGTTCTTTGATCCAACAGGAAACTCTTTCATTCGGTAATATCGTTTGCCGTCAGAATCAACATGATATAATACCGTGTTTTCTTTGTCTGGTAGATTCTTATATTTTTGCGCGGCAGAGCTATAAACTTGCTCCTGCGATTTAATCCATCCATGAAACGGATCATATATATTATTCAACATCAACAGAATCCAGTAATACGAACTGTTTCCATAAAGTCTATGAGCCAGCAATTCAGGACGGGGATCACCCGTCACGAAATAACGACGCAATACGAAACTACCAGCGACTTCATTAAAATACTTACCGTAACTCTTAAAAATATTCGCAGTTGGAATACCGTTGTAGTTAATCGGGTCAAAAAATTGCATCAACATTATTTGCTTTCCTTACTTGCATATGAGCCAAAGAAGAATTGACCGGTATCTTGTGAGCCCAAATTCTTTGTCAGACTTTCCCAATATTCTTTGAACACTGGACGCAATTCGGTGAATGTTAGTTCCAAATCAATAGCAATTGGGTCACCGGCTGTTCCCTCGAATGAGTTATAAATCTGTTCCGGTGTACTTGTGATTCTAATATTCGTTAACGCACACGGACCCATTGCAAACTTGGGAGTGTATCTGATTTCAGCCGATGCGGATTGGCTATTAACTCTCTCCTCAAGATACCACAGCGGAGGAACTTTTAGAACTTGGATACTCTCAGTACCACCACCCGCACCAATCGATCCAAGAGCGTTTGATCCGCCAGTAATACTGCCCACCATTTCGTTGATAGAAGTTGTTCCTGTAACAGATGCAGAGCTATAAATCAGAAACGCACGTATGATCTGTCCAACTTCTTTCAATTCAGCCAGATTCTTTGGACGCAAGTTATATAGAAACGTCTGTGATCGCAAAGATGTATTTTTATACATGTTCGCGCTTCTGCTACCCAACACCTTGCCACTCAGTTGCGCATTATATTGTTGAGTCGCTTTACCCAAATTAACAGTTACTTGTTGAATCGCAGTTTTCGCAAATGCCACACCCAGATCTTTACCAGTTTCAATAAGTCCAGAGCCAGCAGAGCCAGCGTAATTCATCATCATATCTTGCAAGAATCCACCGTCATTATCGCTGTATTCGTGACCGATATTCTGATTAAGATTTGGCATATACATCTGAATAACGGCAATAGTCTTCTCGTTGAACTTACACTAACGCTATTCAAGCTTCGGGTCTGAATATCTGCATTGCTCAAACCTTGAGCGGCGGCATCAACGGCATAAAAGCATAGGTAGTTCTTGTGTCTGTCTGCCTCTCCCTTCATTGCGAGAGGATATTGTAGTGCTTGAATCCCTGTCTCTCCACTTGGCGAGCTAAGAAATTCACCAATAAATTTACCAGCGGCATCTGAAATCGTCTTGACACCGTTGTTTAACATAGTGATTGTTTTGTTGGCCATATTAAGCTCCTTTTATGATTATTTAGCTAAATACAGTTAAAGGAGTTAGTTATGGCAGAAACATATAAAGGCAAGTTTGTGCCTGAAAACAAAGAAAAATATAGAGGCGATGCCTCAAAAATAACGTATCGCAGTAGCTGGGAACTTTTCATCATGAAAATGCTTGACAGAAACCCAGAAGTCAAGTGGTGGAATTCAGAGGAAACTGTAATTCCTTATTTCTCAGAAGCAGACGGTAAGAAAAGAAGATACTTCATGGACATGACTGTATGCTGGAAAAACGGAGATATTTCACTCTGGGAAGTAAAGCCTCGAAAAGAGACAATGCCTCCACAAATGCCAACTAGAAATACGGCAGCGGCAAAGAAACGATTTGCACAGGAAGTATATACTTGGGGTGTTAATACATCAAAGTGGAAAGCCGCGATTAAAATATGCGAGCAAAAAGGTTGGAGATTTAATATAATCACAGAAGATACCTTGAAACGAATGGGATTCAAAGGGGTGAAAGATGATATTTGAGGAAGTTCAGATTCCGGAAACTCCGGCTGAAAAGCGTAATAAGAAAGCCTGGATTGATATAGGTGTCCGTTTTCTTGACGCAAAGAAAAAGAATCCAAGCTTAACGGTAAAGAAGTTCGCAGACGATAACGGACTTAAATACGAAACGTTTGGTCGTGCTATGCGTCGTTATAAAGACGATATCAAGGAATATTACAGCGCGATTAATCCAAATAAGAATAAAGCGCAATGGGTAGAGCTTGGTGTGGCTTATCTAAGAGCAAAGGAGAAAGGAATCACAATCTCCCAATTCGCAGATGATAAGAATCTTAATAAAGAAACCATGAGTCGTGCTTTCAGAAAATTCAGGGATGATATCATCATCAAGAAGAATCTGGAAGATAGTATGAGGAATAAGTCCAAGTTGACGGCAAAACAGAAATATGATTTGCTGAAACAGGATTTCAATGCCCAGGTGAAGCTAAGAACTCGGGATAGCGTTCAAAAGAACGAGAAGAAATCCAACGAGTGGTTTACTGATATTATCAAAAAGAACGTTCGTGGATTCAGGCCGAATAAGCCACAGATTGGCAAACTGTATACCTACATATATGACGCGAAGCATAAAGACACTCTGCCATATTGGGACGTGTATCCGCTTATTGTTTATCTTGGTCCGAGTTTGAGATATCCAGGATTAATGATGGGCTTGAACTTGCACTATATTCCGCCGAAAGCACGTAAGGACTTTTTGGAAGAGTTGTTGAAATATGCAAGTACAGATCGCATTACCAACAAAACTTCGTTGAAGATTAACTGGGACAAAGTTAAATCAATGCGTGGTGCCGAGCATATGATCAAGGCATATATTCCTCAGCGAATTAAAGGTGGTATGATTGAGATCAAGCCACAAGACTGGGTGAATGTTTGCTTCTTACCTTTCCAAAAATTTGTTTCTGGTCCTCAGAGCAAATCGTTTGGTGCACAGAAAGTCTGGAAGGGCTATTAATAATTTACACAAGGCGGCGAATGCCGCCTTTTTACTAAAGGAGTTTATAATGGGCTTATTAGATACAGCCGCGAATTATATTAAAGAGATTCCGGGTAAAATTCCTGGAATGGCGAGTACGGCATTATCTGACGGTATTGATTATATTGCGGATAAATTAGCAGATGATCCGAATTCTACTCCGGACTTTGCGCGTTTTATGCGAGTGATTGAAAATAAAGATTTAGCAAGATCGAATACGTTTCTTGTTCGATTTGGTGATTTTAAATCCGTTGCTTCCGCTGACGGCATTTTGGGACATTTGGGTCCACTGGGCGAGACTATTGGTGGAATTGGCGATGCGATTAACAAATCAACTGGTGGATTCTTCGGAGGAACAAATTTTAGTTGGCATCGTATTCAAGATATCGCGATGAATCAGGGCAAAAAGTTATTGAGTCCGAAGATCAAAAATATTATGGGCGCGATTGACCCAACTCTAGTGAGAATGATTCCGGGTGCAGGTGAACTGCTTGACGGATTCTTGGGGTCTGATTATGACGTAAACAGAGATCTGGCGCTTATGGTAAAATCGGTAAGCTTGCCTGGTGTTAGCTTTGATACACAATCAAACTACAACGAAAGAAAGCCGTTTACCGAAGTTCGAAATAGAACGGTTGATCCGATCAGAATGACATTCTATTGCTCTTCCGATTACGCGGAACGTATTTGGTTCCTAACTTGGATGAACTCGATTCATAATCCAAGAAGGTACATTCGGCTTTTATAGCAATTACGCTCGGGACATTGATATCGTGACTTTAAACAGACGCGGAGTAATGACTTCCGTTGTTCATAGTGACGGGTGTTTTCCAGTTCGAGTTGGCGAAGTTCAACTGGATTACGAAAACAATAATCAGGTAGCGACGTTCGAGGTAGAATTTACCGTTAGCACAATGATTCATGCTGAACATGCCGGTAAAGATAACTTGATCAACTCCGTAGAGTCGTTCTATAACAGAACTAAACAAATGGTACGTGGAATCAGGAATGCATAATCATTATATGATTGCAATACTATCCAGTAAACATTGATCGTCAGATTGCGAACGTAGTGAGCTAACTCATTGATTTCATTGAAGAAGACAAAATAGATTCTCATTAAAGATTTATAAGAGATTTTATTTTGTCTTTGATCAAATAGCGAGCGGCTACGCCGCGGTCTATCGACGGTTTACATTAGTTCAAATACTATACTCTTCCAGAAATCGATGATCGCAAGATTGCGAACGTAGTGAGCTAACTCATTGATTTCATTGAAGAAGACAAAATAGATTCTCATTAAAGATCTATAAGAGATTTTATTTTGTCTTTTTATAACAAGGTAGTAACAATCTAGCGGCTACGCCGCAGTCTATCGACTATCTCGACTTGATTACTATCTCGTTGGAATGCTCTATAATCGATTCATTGGTGAGTTGATACGTTCATACTCATATTGAGTCGAAACGCTTCACCAGTTGTTTGGTGAAGTTTACGAGCGTTTCTATAAATAAGAACAAATAAGGAGTTTTTAAATGGCAAAGTTTACAAGGGACATGCTTCTTGAAGCTGTTCAACAATCGAGCGTCAAGCTGTCTAGTGGAAAGAAAGTTCGAGTTCGTGCTTTCTTGGTGAAAGAATATAAAATTTTGATGTTGGCTCATGAAAGTGGCTCTCCTATGGAAGACGCTATGATCCAAATTCTGAAAAACTGCGTGATTGATACGTCTGGAATCGATTTGGAGACGCTTCCGATCTTTGACATAGAGACTATCTATCTAGCAGTGTGGAAGCTCTCCAAGGGTACGTCAGTCGTTCCTGTGTCGTTTATTTGTCAGAATATGATCGACGCTTTGGACGAAGAGGGTAATCCCGTAATGATTGGCGATGAACCGGCTAAACGTCAGTGCTCAACTCAGATCAAGGTAAATGCGGATCTGCGTCGTGCGAAGTTGTCAAGAGTCCCGGAAAGTATGATTAAGATCAACGATAAGCTTTCTATCAAGATGCGTTATCCGACTGTATATGAATCTGAATTCTTTGACGTAGAAAAAGAATCCGATTTGTTTGATATCACTATGCGTTGTGTTCAGGAAGTTCATCTTAACGGCGATGTTATGAAAGTCGGAGAAGATATTCAACATGAAGAGTTGATCGAACTATTGGATTATTTGGACAAAGACGGCTATGAGAAAATGGCTAAGTTTGTTAATGATATTCCACAAACGACTCTTGACTTGGCAGTAAAATGTCCTCATTGCGGACATGCTGAACCCGTTACACTGAGAGGGCTATCCGATTTTTTCGACTGACCCTCGTGAATGATTCGGTTTACGATTTATTCAACGTAAATTACGAAATGCACAAAGAGGGTTGGTCGATTGAAGAGTTGGAAACTACAACTCCCTTCGAACGTGCCATATATCGTACTCTATTCATTAATGACAGAAATAAACGAGCTAAGGAGGCTAGTGAGTCGTGAAAGAAACAAACGAAATACTGGAAGACTCTAGTTTAAAGCTCGCTGTGCAACTTGATGATACCCGAAAACAAGCGAGGGATCTGGAAACGGCATTTGATATGACTACCGATTCTAGTCTCGACGTTGCGAAAGCCGAGGACTCGCTTGTTAAGTCTATTTCGTCTAAAGTAAAGGCAACTGAACGCGCCACTGAATATATGGACACGGTTGCCTACGCTCAACGAAATAGTTCTCAAATTGAGGACGAATATCAGAAGGCATTACAGCGAAGAACAGAGTTGGAAAATAAAATATCGAGTCAGAGTCCTATTATTCGATATTCTGAACAAGCGGCTAATGCTGCCGCGCAGACTGATATTCCAGCCGGAGACGCACCTAGTCCATCACCGACGCCGGAAACAAAACCGGACGTTGATGCGGAGCTGAAAAAGTTCCTGAAAGAGAAAGGTTTAACAAGTCGCAAGGAGTATGAGGACAAGAAGAAAGCAGACAAGCAGGAGCGAGAAGAAAATAAAGGATTTATTCGCAAGTCCGCTGAATCCCTTGTCAAGAATACTCTTTCCACTATTCATGAAACGGCGTCAGGTGCGTTTAGTCAAATGGTCAGTGGAGTTGAATCTGCTGTGTTTAAAGATATTCCTGGATACGGCATGGCTCGATCTGCGGTGAATACAGTCGCTAGTAAAGGTTCTAAATTTATCAAGGACGTTGGTAGTAGAGGAATTGAAAAGCTCAAGGAAAATAGATTTGAGCGACTGAGAGAAAAAGAGATTAGTAAATTCCAATCTTCTCGCGAAGTTGAAACTGGCGAAGATGTTAATGCGGAAGAACAATCCAAAAAAGAGAGTCAAGAGCAGCGTCAGGAGAGAGGTGAGAATAGGAAAGAGCGAGGAGAAAACGACAAGCGTCACAAGACACTAATCAGCACACTGAAAGATCTGGGCAAAATGCTGTTGATTGGTGGCATCATGAAGATGTTCGGTGGCTTACTTGGAGGATTAGCAAGTCTTGGTACAGGACTATTCTCGCGATTCGGATTATTGATCACGACTCTTGGTGGATTAGCTGCTAAATTTGCGTCTGCGATTAAATCGTCGCTTGGCTCAATGTTTGAGAAAGCTTTCCCTGGATTTAAAAAGCCGAAGCCCGATATCGATGTTGACGGCAAAAAGCATAGACCGGATGTTGACGCCGACGGCAAAAAGCCAAAACCAGATGTTGATTCGAAGGGTAAGCCTAGACCAAACGTTGATGTTGATATTAACGGTAAGCCTAAGCCGACTATTGAGCCAGGTAAAACGCCTGATGTTGAAATGAAATCTGGCAAAGCTCTTGGTGAAGCTGCTGAGACTATTGAAGGAAAAGCTGGACAAAAAGCCGCTGCTGCGGGCACAAAAGGTTTCCTTGAAAAAATCGGTGGTAAAGCTGCATTGACTGGAGCGGCTAAAGTTGTGGGTAGAGTTGCGACTAAGTTTATTCCGTTTGTCGGAACCGCGTTACTACTGAGCGATCTTTACGATATTGCGGACTATGTTACCGACGGTAAAGTTTCTGACATGGTAAACAGCGCCGGGGATGCTTTGAAAGAGAAACTATCTCCTGTTGCTAATATTCAAAGTGGTATGGCACCAGAAAGTGCTGCCGTTGAAGCTAGTGGAGAGAATTTGAAGCGAGCCGAGGCAGAAAAGAAAGAACGAGATAGACAACGCGACGCAACGGCGATGCGAGCACAAATGGCAATGACGAGTAACGTTAACAACAACAATACCAGCATTTACACAAGCTCATTTGGATTCCCGTCAGATCACGGATATTCAAACTCAACACCATACGGGATGCAAAATCGATGATACATAGTAACCCAGCACACGTAACGAACTTCCGACTGGATATTCCAGACTCTGGAGGTACAATTGCGTTTGAGATGGCAGTCCAGGGATTGGGTATCCCTGGAATCAATATTAACCCCATTGAAATACCAATTAACCCAATGACAACTGGTAAACTTCCAGGCACTGTTGTTGATTTCGAGCCGCTTAACATACGTGTGTTGCTTGATGAGGAATTAAGTGCATATGTGGAAGTTTACAAGTGGATGTTATCTGTAGTAGACTATGCAAAGCTAAACAGCACTGCACAAATCGAAGGCACTGTTCCTAGAACTTTGCTACTTCACGTTCTGGATAACTCCAAGAAGAAAATCGTTCTAACATTCAAGTTCATTGACGCTTGGCCGTCAAATTTAGGTGAGGTAGAGTTTACATACACCGACGAAATTAATAGTCCGATCGTTCTTCCCGTTCAGTTTATGTATAAGTCATTTGTCATAGAAAAAGACGGTGTGGAAATACGTCCTTACGTTGCCGGATCTAATGGCAGTGCTCCTACTTTGCATCCATTTTATTCCCACACATAAGGATCAGTATGATATTCGGTATTCATGGTAAAAAGCGCAGCGGTAAAGATACCGCTGCTAAATTCATTGCGGAATATGACAACTCAATCACCGTTTGTTCGCTTGCTACTCCTATAAAACGGGCATTGGAATTTGCTTCAATGAAAACCTGTGCTGGATTTAGCTACGCTGATATTGACGGCAAAGGAAAAGATAGAGACGTTGTTGAGTTTAAGCTTACTCGCCAATTCTGGCTTGAAGCAATAAAATATCTCAATGATACCTATATCAAATTCAGCAATGACCAATCTGACGTACTAAATAACATTATAATCGGACTCGACGTTGAACGTCCTATTACAATGCGACGGATGATGCAGTTGCTAGGTACCGATATTATCGTTGATCGTGTTGATCGCGATTATTGGATCAAGTGCATTGAATCGGAAGTCCGCGTTTGGGGACTCGATGTTGTTATTCCGGACATTAGACAAGAACACGAAATCGAATACGTGCGAAAACACGGATTAATGTTCTTTGTTTATCGCGACACAAAAATGTGTGATAATCATATCACAGAGCGGGGTCTGACTCCGTTAGAACATGAACCAATTATTCATAACGATAGCACATTAGATAGCTTCCGTTATGATGTCTTAAACACTTATAAGGAATTGAAATGCAAGAACAAGTTCAACAACTGCAAGCACAACTGAACACTCTCAAAGTTCGTCTGTTTGATGCTCAAGAAGCTCGCACCCAAGAAACTGAATTCTATCAGGGTTTCTTTGCTCAACTGGCTAAAGAACTGGGCCTGGAAGGCGAAGCTGCTACTCAACCAGAAGCTTATCTGAAAGCAATCGCTGAACTGAAAGCTCCGAAAGCAGTTGACGGCGAGCTGGTAACCGAGTAATGTTAAAGTCGTTTTCTGAATTCACAGAAGCGAATAAGCAAGACACGCGCGGCACTTATGTAGCAGTACGTTACAAGCCGCGCACTGCAATGGCAATTGTTCGAAGATGTAGGGAAATGGGGATACCTAATCTTGTCCCCTATGATAAGCTACACACTACCTTGATCTACTCAAGAAAATACTTGCCTGAGTTTCAGGCAAGTGGTAAGATCGATAAAGTGTTGCAAGGTGTCATGATACCTGATATCTTTGAAACTCAAAGCGGCAAACGTGCTTTGGTGTTGAAGCTCACCGACCCATGGTTCGGTGCTAGACACAAAGAGATCAGAGAGAAACATGGTGCAACTCATGATTATCCTGACTATCATCCACACATTACCGCTAGTTATGATGTTGGTCCTGATTTTGTTTTGCCAAAAAGCTTTACAATCGATTACAAGCTATGTATACTCGAAGAATACATGGAAGATTTAAATTTTGACTGGAGTCCTTGATTCCAGTCTATTAGAACACATTGACGGGGATTAGTTCAGTGGGATAGAACAACTGCCTTCTCCTGTGCTTTCCAACGAGAGTACAGAAGAAGCAGTGGGTCACTGGTTCGAATCCAGTATCCTCGGCAATGTGTTTTACACAAAAGAAAAAGTCGCGTCGGAACTGACACTCATAAAGTCCAATGTACACAAGAGAGTTCCGGACGCGCATTATTTTTGGGAATATGCTGGAACAGGCATACAGGACAAGCTCAAACCTTGTTGACGAAAGTCGTGTGGGTTCGACTCCCACTATTCCCACCAAATTCGGGGATATGGCGTAATCGGTAGCCGCGGGGGATTTAAAATCCCAAGTCTTCGGACGTGTGGGTTCGAGTCCCACTATCCCCACCAAACGAAAAGAGGTTGACACGTTGAAACTTGTCTGTATACTGGACCAAGATGAAGACGGAAGCTTTAGTGGACGTGTTTATGGTCTAAACGGCATCTGTATTTTCGCTGGAAATCGTTCGGAATACCCGAGTGTAGTGGCATTAGAAGCTGCGAAAGCTCACATCGAAGCGTCAAAGGAAATGAATTTTGAAATTTTCGTTGACAACAACGCTGGAATCATTGAGAATGACCAGCATGTATTTTCTATCACTGTTTAAGGAACTAAAATGTCCCGTTTTGTTGTATCCCCTGTAGCTGGTAAAATCACCCGTTTCGTAGTCAACTCCGAGAAAGTTGTTGGTCTGGTAAAGCTGCATTCTGGTAAGACTCTGCTGACTGTAAAAGTTGACGGTCAACTGCCGACTGTGTATACTGTTGCCGAGCGTTTCGAAGATCTGGCGCTGAAACTGAAAGATTGCTACATCAAACGCGCTGTTGTTACTCCGGTTGAACATCGTGGCATTGCGAAGTTCGTAGTTGGTGCCGACAAGATCGTTGGTCTGCATGAGAACATTCACGGTGAAGTTCTTCTGAGTTTCCGCACTTCCGAGTATGACGTACCGAATCGCGTCATGATCGAAGAATCTCTGGAAGCTGTTCTGGAAGCTATCGCTTAATTATCATAAGCCCCTTAACTGGGGCTTTTTTGTAACCTAATCAAGGGAAAATTACGTGGGTTCTTTCAATACTATTTGTGGCGTTAGTCGTCATATCGTTACATGTGGCGAACCGGTTGTTCTGCTGGCACTCGTTTGTAACGGAGAAACTATTCCAGCCGCACCTGGTTGCTATAACTGGGATCGATACCAGCTCGCTATGCATCTTCCGATGTATGCGACATATGATGACTATGGTAACTTCGAGATCGAAGATAACGACGCATACCAAGCGTTCCAAGACATGGTAAAGACTTATATCGTTTGTGACGAAGAACGTAATGTTAACATTGATGATCTATTCGATCCGAAAAAGCTGTCATATCAGGACTTGATGCACGAAGAAGCTTTGTATATTCAGCCAGCTTTCTCATTCAGCGGTGCAAAGAAATCTCCAGTTATGTTCATGGTAATCAAGCGGAAAGTCTATGATCTGATGGTAGCAGAATATGACCGCAAATTGGAACAATCATGGAACAAAGACTACGCTATCAAGTCGCATAAAGAGATCCGCGATACTTTCGCCAGGCTTGCAATTCGTGATCCAGATAAAAAACGCTTGACTAAAGAAGAACTCACTTTTAGACTGGAAGAAATCGAGAAGGAGCCAGAGATCATTCGTGATGAACTGAGAAAGGATCTGTTCAATGAATATCTCAGTATGGGTTTCTCCTGGGAATATGATAGCGTTGTCAATGTAGGAATGGGTCCTTACTCTAAAAACAACTTGACAAACCTTGTTATTAAACTCACCGCTGCTAATGCAGATCTGCATATCGGACTCCGTAAGTTTGTTAGCATGTTGTGTGAACTCATCATCGAGTTTAACCCACAACAATACGGCAGTCAGGACAACGATCATCTGTATCATGCCGATCTGATGACTCGAATTGTGGTAGCTGGTGCTGAGAATGATCAGACTCGCGAATACCCACTAAAAATCAGTCCGAAATTAGTTGTTGACTTGAATTCGGATGCTGTGTCAGAATACATGTATCCAGTCGGTAGCTGGAAAGAAAATCCAGATCTGATTCATGACGAGAATGGCAACATTGTTCCGTCAATGCAGAAGTACGGTGAGTTCAACGAGATTTCAAATATCGTGGAGTTCAAGGGGGGGGTCTAATCGTGAGAGACGAATGGCCCGATTTCTAAAAGGTGGCTCGAAAGAGCCGCCATATTAATGCGATAACGTATTACTATGGCTAATGAGGAAAATAAAATGAATAAGTTCTTGCTTCAATCGTTGTGCCGTGTTATGATTCGTTCTGTTGAGAAAGTCAACTATCGAAAGCAATCAAAATGCAAATGTGGCAATTTTCTCCCGTATGGTCTTACCATTAGTGGTGCCGTTGCAGCATCAATGCCTTTTTATATGTGTGTTAATTGTGAGAAATAATCATGAACATTGATAATCTGTTTGACTTTATGGACGCTTTGCGTAAGCAAGACGCGGCGGAAGACTTCATCGATTCTGACGGTATTGATACCGCACTGGAAGAGGTCGTAAACTATGAGCTGGGTAAACCCAGTCACGGTAGTCGTCATTTCTACGGATGTGGCTATAAGCTTGACATGAACTGGATCACCGTTTACTATGAACAAGGCTGTTCTTGCTGCAACGATAAAGAAGATTATTCAATCTCTTATCAAAAGCTGTGGGATCATCTTGTAAAAACAAATCGAGTTGTGGAGATTGAAGAATGAAAGCTGCCGTAATTCTGCTCGCGCTGTTATCTTTCGGCGCTCAGTCCGAAGAAATGTGCAAGGTAAAAGTCTGTAACAAACTCGAACGTTTCTCGCTGTCTATCTGGTCGCACATGAAAGACAAAATGGGACAAACCTGCTTTGATGTGATTCTGCCTAAGTCTGAGGCAGTTGTTGACAAAGTGCTGGACTCTGAGTCTCGCTGGTATCAGGGTAGCTCCATTAACGTTACCAAACGTTCTGTAACTCGCGTGAAAGAAGTGTATTCCTGCGATACTAAATAAGTTTACAATGCCAATAGGTGATGTTATGATTAAGTTCTTGTTGATTACTTCGTTGTTCGTTAACTTTGGTACCAATTATGGCTCACATAGCCATACAATTGAGAAGTTCGACACCGAAGCAGAATGCAGAGCCGCGCTGAAAGTCGCGGAGGAAAATGCACAAGATACATATGGCGAGAATCGCGTTGGATTGTTCGGTGGTCAAACCAAGTTCGAAGGTCAATGCAAGCCATATTATTACGACAAGTAAAGATTTCGAGATTTGAAAAACCGTAAGATCTTTCCGAGCATGTATTGGTGGCATCATGCTCGTATGGACGGGACCAGCGCCCACCTAGCTGGTTGACAGTAGACACTAAATAACTTAGTGACAGTGGAACCCCTTGCGCTAACACTGTGATGCGGACTGTCTTTTTCTCGGTATGCCGTAAACCTAACGTGGAAGTGAACCCTTATTCGGTCTTCGGACTCAACCGGCAGTAGCATGAAACAATGTGTGGGATATCGAGAAAAAGATTGTTTACTCTATTAAAACACTGTGCTATCATTATCACATGCTCTTAAAGTAGAGCATAAATAAAAGATAGTTTACAGCGTTGATAAAACGTGATACAATCTTTATAAGGCTCCGTTCAGCAATCAAAACTTTTCTGCGGATGAAAAACAAAAGTGAGCCTGTCAAAAATTTAAGAAGCTTTGTTTACAGTCACTAAATAGTAGTGTATAGTAAACAAAGATAGGAATGAGTTCAGCAACCAACTTAAAAAGCCATTATATTGAAATAGCCTAAAAGTTCATTCCGTTTCTTATTGATTAGAGTTGTTATTTGGGAGGTGTAGCTCAGTTGGTTAGAGCATTCGCCTGTTAAGCGACAGGTCACCGGTTCGAGTCCGGTCTCCTCCGCAAATAACAATTTACCGTGCTACGGAAGATTTCAGCAAACCATTCGAATTTTCTATTGTTAAGAAAACGGTGAGGTTCGATTCCTCAACTCTCTAGCACAAGAGTCCAGGTGGCAGTTAAAAGTCTTCCAGTTTATAGCCATGTAGCTCAGTGGTAGAGCACACCCCTGATAAGGGTGGGGTCGGCAGTTCAAGCCTGCCCATGGCTACCAGTTTCTAGTGACGTAGTTTAGTTGGTTAAAATTCCGGCCTGTCACGTCGGAGAGCGCGGGTTCGAGCCCCGTCGTCACTGCCAGTTTCTACCTAGTAGGAAAAATGAACTTACCCGACAGTAGTTCAATGCTCTTTGAAAATGTATGGATTCACTTCTGCAACCAATACAAAACTTCAAATCTACTATTAAAAGATAGCACTCCTTTGCTTCGGTAGTTGGATGTGCGGCTGAGAGGGAACAGCAGGTAAAAGTAACGTGGGTTAGTCACCACTCCCGTATGTGAATCCGAAGACTTGCGTAGGTACTTGCATAAAGTGCCTATTCTAATGTATACTTTCGAGTATCTATTAGAATTTGGGGTCATGGTATAATTGGGAACACTTCTGCTTTGCACGCAGAGATCCGGGGTTCGAGTCCCCGTGCTCCACCAAATTTTTGATTTAATGACACGCCGTGAGGCGCTCGGTATTCCTTTTTTGGAGTTCCGATGAAATACTTAATTTATAAAATCACCAACAAAATAAACGGCAAATTCTACATAGGCGCACATAAGACATCAGATGAAAATGATGGGTATATGGGCTCCGGTAAACATTTGAAACTATCTATTTCCAAATACGGGATTGATAACTTCAAAAAGGAGATACTTTACGAATTCCAGACAAAGGAAGAAATGTATCTCAAAGAACGTGAAATTGTTGACAGTGATTTTGTAGGCCGCGATGATACATACAATTTGAAGATTGGTGGAGAAGGCGGGTGGGATTGGATAAACTCTGGAGCTGTTTCGAAATTTCACGGTAAACATCACACAGAAGAAACCAAGAAAATATTAAGTGAAATGGCTAGTAAATTCCGACATTCGGAAGAATCCAAAAATAAAATACGAAGTAATAGCTGGGTTCGTAAAGATCCAGAAAATGCTAAACTTCACTTCGAGAAACTTGCTAAAATTGCCAGTTTGCCAAAAAGTGAAGAAACTAGAAGAAAAATTTCAGAGTCGGTCAAAAACGCACCAGATAATAGACCAATTATATCGTGTCCAAAATGCGGTAGAACCGGTAAGAAAACTGGTGGAATGATCAAACACATAAAAAGTTGTAAAAGCGAGTGTGCGTAAGGTACGCGCTCGGCCTTCCAAGCCGTAGATAGGGAGTTCGATTCTCCTCACTCGCTCCAGATTAACGTGCCGATAGCCAAGAGGTAAGGCAAGTGATTGCAAATCACTTTATCGTCTGTTCGAACCAGACTCGGTACTCCAAATGAGAAATAAAATATGAGCGCACCTAGTTATGCGCTGTTCATGAAGAACGGCGATTGTGTCGGAAATTGTTTTATCAACTGCGGTTGGTTTCAAGATGACGTCGAAACTTTACGGCAGATCATCGAGTATGTTGATCAAAATCCAGTTGAATTTGATAGCGTAATCGCGTATGGTGTTAACTATAGCAATGACTTAGAACTTGAGCTACTGAAAGCCTGCGAAGAACGGAATCAGTGGCAAGAGATTCGAAAAATCAAACTTGAAAAGCGTCCGTTGCCTGATAAGATACAGATGCCTCTTATCCTCAAAGCTATGCCGAGTTTAATAGCTCTTGAGTTAACTGGTGTTCAACCGATGTCGGTACCGAACAGCGAATATTTCAAACTAGCGGCTAAAAGGTAGTTTACAACGATGATGTTTCTTGCTAAGATACGTTATATGAAAAGCGAATACATGGGTTCCTCTAAGTCATTCGATACCATTAAGTTGGTAGAAGCGGAAGACGTAGACGATGCCGAAAGCAAAGTTCGCGCATATTACGATGATATGAGTTCGGAATACAGCACGTATTATTCCGTTCTTGACGTCATAATCGAAAGTCCTATTGTGTAGGTGCAAAAATGATTGTAAGATTTTCAGTTACCGAATTACAGCGTATGATGGAACTCATGCAGATGCACGAAACATTGAATATCAAAGCGGTTCAATCGGTACTGTAGTAAGTGCGAAAGCTGTCAAAGAAGGCGCAAAGAGCGTTCCTATTACAGATTTTGATAGCTGGTAAGAATTCTAGGGCGTTAGTATAACGGTATTATGCCGGTCTCCAAAACCGCGCGATGTGAGTTCGAGTCTCCCGCGCCCTGCCAAACAATGAGTCGCTAATTCAGTTGGATAGAATATCTGACTTTTAATCAGAAGGTCCCGAGTTCGAATCTCGGGCGACTCACCAAATAGTCGAGTCAATCAATAGGTAGATTGCTTATTGCGTGGCGATAGGCTATAAAAAGCGGTGATTGTTGTGTGGGGCGAATAACTTAAACGTTACTATTGACACCAACGCGCTTCTTATACTGCGGCCTATATAGCGGTAGTATGAGTTAAATCAATATTATTGCCTCGGTATCGACTCTTGATACCGTCTGGTGCATTAGCTCAGTGGTAGAGCTGCGGTTTCATACGCCGTCGGTCAGTAGTTCAAATCTACTATGCACCACCAAATTCAATCGCGCTTAAACCTCTGACTCGTTACGTTTAAGCCTTCTCGGGGACGTAGATAACTTCATAATCGCAGGTCACTGGGATCTGAGATACGGGTGGAAATCCCGCCGTCTCCACCAAATTTAAGTGCATTGCCCTAACCTAAATGGGACGAGATAAGCCCTCGTATGTAGCTAAGAGCCGCAAGCTTGTGCGAACAAAGGCTAGTAGGTGGGAACCACCTACGGGGATCGCGACAGTGCATTTAAATTTGGTTACTAAATACTGTTGTAATTTAGACGGAGTTAGTAAATGAGTAATGATTTAGACGCTCGTGCCAATCGTGGCTCAGCGAATCAATGTAGTGCAGCATGGTACAACGCGCCTTTGTGGAAAAACGTTGGTCCACTTGCTAGAAAGAAAGCTGCGGAAGCCGCTGAAAAAGAAAAACAAAAAGATGTTTACTCTACTGCGGAAACATGTGATAATGTTCCTGTTGTCGAAGAAGACTTAAAAGCAAAACAAAGACGATTGTTTAGTTTCGCTTACTGACAGATCTCCGTTCGTCTAGTGGACTAGGACACTGCCCTTTCACGGCGGTAACATGGATTCGAATTCCATACGGAGAACCAAATTGATTAGTGCGCTAAGATGCGAGTTGGAGGAGAGGCCGTCCTCGCTGGGCTCATATCCCAGAGATCACCTGTTCGAATCAGGTACTCGCTTCTTAGCGTACTAAATAACGAATAATGGATGTGCTGCAATGACGGTGGTATTGCACCAGACTGTAAATCTGGCCCCACAGGGTAAACGTTGTAGGTTCGAATCCTACCGCATCCACCAATTTAAAACGCTCGGTTGGCAGAGTGGTTGAATGCACTGGTTTTGTAATCCAGACCGAAAGGCATCGCAAGTTCGAATCTTGTGCCGAGCACCATAAGAGGGATCCAGATGCCCCGTTTGTAGCATCTGGTGTGTAACTCGTTACATAAATGCTTTCTTTCGAGTGATCATTTATGTGGCGGTAGTTCAGTTGGTAGAACTCCAGGTTGTGATCCTGGTAGTCACGGGTTCGAAGCCCGTCCGTCACCCACAAATTTTGCGTCGATAACTCAGCAGGTAGAGTGACGGGTTGAAATTCCGTTGGTCACTGGTTCGATTCCAGTTCGGCGCACCAGTTTAATCGCTTTGAAAGGTGAAATCGCTAATGCTTTTAAGTGCAATGAGATAGCTTCTCGAAAGTCGGGATATAGATTGCCCCGTCGGTATTGATTTCATGTAGAGTTCGATTCTCTACCTTAGCGCCCCATTTTATAAGAATATTCCGTCAATAGCGCAGTCCGGTAGCGCATCTGGTTTGGGACCAGAGGGTCGTAGGTTCGAATCCTACTTGACGGACAGAGTTGCCTGCAAAGGCCTGTTAAAGAGAATGCTAACGATGTCCTAGGAAACTTTGTTAGAAGTCCAGCTGAAAATTCCCTCTCCCGATTTGATCGGTGATGCGATTTAAGGGGCGAGTGATTCACTTGTGGATCATTTCAAAGTATTCTAATATAGAGTTCTTTGAATTGATTCAAGCGTTGCATCGTTTGAATATGTGGAGTTACCTTAGTAGGCCGTAGAAATACGTTGTCCGAAAGATAAGACGATGATCCACGTTAAACGTTCATATTCGTCCCAGTTTATAGGGGTATAGCCAAGTTGGTAAGGCAACGGACTTTGATTCCGTCATGCACTGGTTCGAGCCCAGTTACCCCCGCCAAATTTAGCTTGCAAAGGCTAAAAATGAGCTGCTATGATTCCCGTAACTCGTTAAATTATCAAACGGGAAGGTGATGCGCGTATGTAGCCAGAACGTAATGTTCAAGAGTCATGACGACATAAAGCCGTGTCGAAGAATTTGGAAGCGTGGCAGAGTCCGGCTTATTGCACCAGTCTTGAAAACTGACGGCGAGGTATCCCCTCGTCCATCCGTTCGAATCGGATCGCTTCCGCCAAATCAAACAATAGAGAGTTATATCATGAAAGCAACAAAACAAGATCTTGAGCTGGCATCCCGTTTCGCTGATAAAGCTGATTCATACGGTTTCGCTACTACTCAAGGTGATGCCAGATGTACCAATCAACAAATCGAAAAGCTGCTAAAGCTTGGACTGATTAAAGTTACTCGCGGTGTTCACTGCATTGGTCAGAAAGATTTTGGTGGTTTTGTTCGAAGAGGCACTCACTATTGCAAAGCTTAAAGAAAGAGATCGAGGAAAATGTAAGAGCCTCGTTCGTGTTATCCGGTCAGCGTGTTACTGATTCTCAATGGGAACAGATTAAACGAGTTGCCGAATACATCAAAGAATACGGAGAAATGACAGAGAGGCCGAACGTATCGGATTGCTAATTCGTAGGCCCGCAAGGGTCCGTGGGTTCGAATCCCACTTTCTCCTCCAAACAATGCGTCAATGATGGGAATTGGTCTACCTAGCTGATTTAGAATCAGTTGTTTCTCGGTTCGAGTCCGAGTTGGCGCACCAGATAAATAAAGGGAGCTTCGGCTCCCTTTTTCATTAGGAGTATAATATGAGTTTCAAAGATTTCAAAGGTGATACAAACTCAAGTGTTGGCGAACTAATTTCCAAGCTTCTGAAAAGCGTGGCATACGTTCATCACCAACACCTGACTACTACTATCTATAGCCGTCACAAAGCGCTCCAAGCGTATTACGAAGAACTTCCAGAGCTGATTGATAGCTTTGCAGAATACGCTATCGCTCGTGGATATGCTCAGAGCTTTACTGCTACTCATGCGGAAGTTGAAGTTGAAATGTTGATTGACAATTTCCTGCAAGAGTGTACTATGGTGCATGAGTATTTGGAGACTAAACGACATTTCGATCTGGTGAATGCACTGGAAGATATCATGACGTTTTTGACTTCGATTAGATACAAATTGAATCTTAAAGGTTGACTATCATTAGGAACTGTGTAATAATGGTTCCTATAAACAAACGGCCCCGTAACATAATGGTAAATGTGCTCGCCTCATAAGCGAAGAAAAGCGGTTCGAGTCCGCTCGGGGCCACCAAATTCATCTGAGGAAATAATCATGTTTTATATTGTAATCCGTTCGTTCTTTGATATAGAATACGGCGGAGAATACAAAGAGTTCTATGCCGTTCGTACCGACAAAAAGGTTGCTGAATCCGTTGTCGCTCGCGCTAGTGCTGAGTATTCCGATAAAGGATATAGCGAAAGCTACCGATTCTCGATAGAAGAACATACCGAAGAGAGTTTTGGGGATTTGGACATATAATGCATTATTACGACTTTGACAAGCAGAAAAACATCCGGGTGTCTCGGTTTCAACGTCTTTATCTCGCACGTAAGTTCCATAACGGAGCTCGCGTTTGTCGGTACATCAACGAAATGCACCAACAAAATAGACTTGTTTATGTTGCGGAGTCGCCGTTTAACGCCGTAGAAGATAAAAAGATGTTGATTGCTTCTGTTAGTGAGTTCGCATTCAGGAGAGAACTGGCTAGACAGAAAGACGATTTCAACTTTAAAATGCACCAAGCTTTACATCAAGCTAACTGGGAATACGAACATGATTCTGATGATTGAAGGCTATAAAAAGAAAGTTGTTCATCACCGTTGGGAAATCATTGCATTTCTGAATCAAAAAGATATTGTAGATGAGGATTACATCGAAGATTGTGCCGATGAAATTCGCGATATCATGAAAAGTGGTGCCGAATACTGCTATGGTGATTTGGATCCGTATCGTCTTGAACTTCATGAGTCTCGTTGTTTGATTGTTAGTGACAACGAAGACACATTGGCTGAAATGATGTGCGAAGCTCACGAAAACATCTAACTAAATAATAGGTGTCGGTTGTAAGTCTCAATTGGAAGAGCTACTGGGCAGAAACCCAGTGGGGTGCGGGTTCGAGTCCTGCCTTCCGACGCCTTTATTTGGAGATCTGTATGGATTTTAAAAGTTTCATGTTGCTGGAGTTTGTTAAAAAACTAGGCGACGAATGGGTGGTTTTGAATCATGCTAAGACGAAAGTTCTTGGCACACACAAAACCAAAGAACAAGCAATAGATCAACTACAGGCTATTGAGATTGCAAAACATAAAGGCTAAGGTGTTTAAAATAAATTGAAAGATGTATTGGGATATGAGGATCGATTTGCAATAACCGAAGACGGACGACTTTGGTCTAAACGTAGAAATAGATTTTTAAAGTTGTTCACAAACAATCGAGGATATTCTTGTCATTGTACGAAATTAAAGGATAGAACCGCTAAATTTTTTACAATACATAGATTAGTTGCCACTGCCTACTTACCGAATCCAAATAACTTACCAGCTGTAAATCATAAAGATGGGGACAAATCAAACAATCACGTTTCTAATCTGGAATGGTGCACACACTCAGACAACGTAAAACACGCACATCAAAATAATCTGATTGTAAGCCCAAAAGGGGAGAAATCGATTACAGCGAAACTGAATCAAAAACAAGTTCAGGAAATACGCGAATCTTATGTTCCTAGAGTTGTTACCATGGCTATGTTATCCAAAAAGTATTCGGTATCCGAAGTTGCAATTTTCAAAATTATTCACAATAAGTCATATGTCGATGACTGAATGGTAAACACAATCCCGCTTCGGCGGGATTTTTTATTTCCAAAAAGTGTTGACACTCTTTTGTGACCTGATATGATGGTCACATAGAAACAGGAGGTTAATCATGAGTAAAAATATAACTTTCAATTCGGCAAGAGAGATTTTGCACTTTACCGAGACTGAGCTTAGTCAGTTTGAAACTATTACCGTGAAATTCGACGGCGAGCCGGACTTATATAAGCGCAATCGTGGACTAGAGTTGTATTATCAAGTTCACAAAAACCGAAAAGTTGTTGCGTTTACATGCGATTTCGGTAACTATGATTTGATTAAACTGTATGGAGAAGATGGAAAATGAAAGTATTTGTAAAGAATCTGGAAGAGTTATTGACAATGAGCCTTGTCGGTGTTCGCATCGTTGATTGTATGGACTCAATTTATGAGCGAAACGATGATGCCGGTCAACTGTTCGAAAACGTCTTTGGAGTTCGTCCATTCGTTTTCACCAAGAATATGTATCACGACTGCGGTTCTATCATGTCCGAGTATGGCACAATGGTGGCAATCGTTGGACAACGCTTTATCAAGTTCTATGGTGCCGATAACCTGTTCATGGATGTGCAAGGGTGATTGATAACTCCGAACTTCATATGATCAAGCGTATGATCGATGAAGATGAATTCCGCGGTCTAGTGAGCTGTCCCGACTGTAGCGGAATGGGCTTTGATGATCAATATTGCTGTACCACTTGTTGGGGAACTGGAGGCGATTGTCGCCGTTATGTTTCCAACATCGTGTCCGAAATGTACGATGAAATTAAACGTTTGAAAGAAAAGTGTGGTGAAAAATGAAAAAAGTTCTTGCTTTTGTGGCTCTGATGATGTTTAATAGCTCTGTGTTCGCCGTTCCTGGCATGATTACTTGCTGGTTTCATAATGGCGGATATGTAAAGACACCCGACGGTATGCTGATCAATGGCATTCACGCTAGTGAGTTGAATAGAAACAACAACGGTTGGATGTTTATGTTCAATGAGCGGAAATACTTCGTCACAAATGCCACTTGTTCTGTTCTCTGGGATGTGAAATAATGACACAATATGTCGTATCGATCTATTACATCGATCAGGCTTACGAAACGTACTATCAACTTCCGAGCGAAAGTGGAGAGAAAATCCTTGCTAAGGATTTGATAGTTACCGACTTGAGTATTACCCGAGATTTTGTTGTGTTTAAGTATAACGGCAAGTCGTGTTATGTTGTCAACTGCAAACTAATTGCTAAGGAAATATGATGAAAAAGATTATTCAAAATGTTATATTCGTATGTGCCATGCTGGCAGTCGGTGCTGTTAAAGCCGATACTCTGTATGAAGTAGAGACCTCTGGTCTGGTATTCAAAGATACTCTGAGTGTGGAAGTATTCAGCGATCCTGATTATCCAAACATCACCTGCTATGTCAATCTGCCGTCTCGAACTCTGAGTTTCGAAGATCAGACTGATGTTGCCATGCAGTGTGTTTCTGCTCCGTTCGAATCTGGGGTTGAATTGACGTCTCGCAAGAACGTATTCTCTCAGAAGAAAAGCTGGTTCTTCAAGAACATGGTAATCGACCGTGTGTATGACAAAGAGCATATGAACATGGTTTATGTTAGCTATACCAAGAAAATGGACGGCGACAACGCTAGTTCTGCTATCACTGTGGTGCCTGTTCTGTAAGGGAATTCTATGTTCCGTGTAATGTTTCTTGTGTTCGTCGTGCTGTTATCTGGGTGCGGTGAACCAGAAAAACCAATCGTAGTACGAGAAGTAACAGCACAGGCGACAAGATATAAGCCAGAAGAATGGCGTGGTAAGTTCTATCAAGCTGCTCGTGTTGAGTTTGAATATAACGGGATTCTTGTTTACTCAATCGAAACCGGTAGCTGTACGATTGTACCCGAGTTCAAACAAGAAACCGTTGTGTTGATGAAAGCTGTTTATTCGAGTGGAATCAAATACTACATCAAGGACGATTCATACCAAGCTAACTTTTTAGCAAAATATTGTTACTGATGTTTACTTGCCACGGAAGGCGAGTTAAAGTAACAGAAAAGAGGAACTAATGGCAAAGCTGTTTTTTACACATGCCTCGATGAACGTGGGCAAGAGCACTCAATTACTGCAAGTGGCTTTCAACTACAACGAGAGAAATCAAAACGTTCTGCTGTACAAACCTGCGTTTGACACTAGAACAGAAGGTACGATTGGATCACGTATCGGTATCCAGCGCGAGTGTCGCTGTGTGCATGTTGACGAAAACATGTTTACAATGATCGAAAAAGAGAGTAAACTGTCCGATATCGCCTGTGTTCTTGTTGATGAAGCACAGTTCCTGACTGAAAAACAAGTGTGGGAACTGTCCGACGTTGTTGACAAGCTGGATATCCCTGTTATGTGCTACGGACTGCGTACCGATTTTCTCGGTAACTTGTTCCCTGGCTCTAGGGCATTACTTTCGATTTCAGATGAAATTAGACAACTGTCTGGTATCTGTGATTGTGGTAGAAAATCCTGTATGGTAGCTCGCGTTGATGATAACGGCAATGTTATCCGTCGAGGTGAACAAATTTGCATTGGGGCTGAACAACGTTACATTTCGTTCTGCCGCAAGTGCTGGAAAAACAAACTGTCCTATGATTGGGACAAATTCAAACAAACCTGAAAGAGGTAATTCTGTGTCTAATTTTATGAATGCAATGGTACAAGCTCAAACCCGCACTGCTAACGGTGCTGTCACTAACTACACCACTGGCGACAAGTGTCTGAATCTGTTTTCTCAGATTGGTTCCTCTCGCGGGAAAGATCTGACTCAGATGTTTGTTGATGCTTATACCGAGTCTCCTGACTGGGCTGTTCGCATTCTGCAATGGGCTCGCGATATTCGCGGTGGTGCCGGTGAACGTGAACAATTCATCCGCCTGCTGAAAGTCCTTGCGCATCGTCACCCTGTTGACGCCACCGTAGTTCTGATGAACACTCCTGAAATCGGTCGCTTCAAAGACGTGGTAGCAATGTTCAATTCTCCGATTCAGGACGCTGCTGTGGCTATCATGGTTGATGCAATCATGACCAAGCAAAACGGTCTTGCTGCAAAGTGGGCACCTCGAAAGGGCAAAGAAGCCGGTATTCTGGCCAAAGCTATGCGAATGACTGCTAAAGAATATCGTCACACTATCGTCCGTATGTCGAACACCGTTGAACAAAAGATGTGTGCTCGTCAGTGGGACGGTATTGAGTTCGATAAACTGCCGTCTGTTGCTTCTGCTCGTTATCAGAAAGCATTCCTGAAAAACGCGAATGAGCATTATGTTGCTTACCTTGAGTCCTTGAAAAAGGGTGAGGCTAAGATCAACGCTGCTGCGGTTTATCCGTATGACATGATCAAATCCCTGCGTACTGGTTCTTCCGTTGCTGCTGATGCACAGTGGAAAGCACAACGCGACTGGATGGCTGGCTCTACTGAAAACGTAATCGCAATGGTTGACGTTTCCGGCTCTATGAGCACTCCGACCGCTGTTGCTGGCTTGTCTGCTATGGACATCGCGATTTCTCTGGGTCTGTACATCGGCGAACGTTCGCGCGGTGTGTTCCGGAACGAAGTGATTACCTTCGATGATAATCCTGAGTTCTACAACATCAAAGAGAAAGGCGACGATCTTCAAAGCATGGTGAATCATCTGAGACGCGCTCCGTGGGGTGGCTCTACCAACTTTGCTGGTGCATTCAAGATCATTCTTGATCGCGCTGTACGCAATCGAGTTCCGCAAGAAGATATGCCGACTATGTTGGTTGTCTTGTCTGACATGGAATTCAACGTTGCTGATGGTGGCTATAGTGGTTACTATCGTATGCGTGACCGTGAGCCTACCAACTTTGAGGTGATTCGTCAGACTTACCGCGACGCTGGTTACGAAATGCCGAAACTGGTGTTCTGGAATCTTTGCCCGCGCCCGACTAACAATCCGGTGACCAAAGATGATCAAGGCACTGCTCTTGTTTCTGGTTTTAGTCCTGCAATCATGGAGACAATCCTGAGTGCGAAAGAGTTTAACCCGATGCAAATCATGCTCGACAAGATCATGAGCGACCGTTACGTCGGTATCGATTTCTAATAAAAAAGCCACCCGAAGGTGGCTTTTTTATTGACAACTGATTTGAATATGAGATAATACGATTCTAATTAGGAGAATGATATGTTCAAGAGTGAAGATTGTAAGAAGATTGTGGCGAAAGTAGAAGAGTTGCGAATTGATTGGAATCAAAAAGTTTCTCAGTTTCACGATAAAGATAACATTCGGAAGTTGACAGGAAAATATTCGAATGTTAGTATGGATCTCGAAGATATGACGATTAGCGTCACGTATGAGACTGGCTGGGATGACGACTTTCACGTTTGTAGCATTGATGTTGCTGTTGATGATCGTGAGATTGATGACGTTCTGGAAGATATCGAGTCCGAGATTGCTCGTTCATTCGAGCATATCAAACAACGTGATGAAGACTATCGGGTTAAAAAAGAAAAATGGGACGCTAATCAGAAGCAACAACGTTTAGAGCAATACAAGAGGCTGCAAGCTGAGTTCGGTCAAATTTCAACTCCAATGTGAGAATTAAAAATGAGTTCGATTATTGAGTTTATCCTTGCTAACGTTAAGATGTATGGCGATGCAATGGCAAAAATCCACAATATGGAGTTTAAAGCCGATGATGTTTCGTTTAATCTTATCAAGAATGAGATAGTGGTAAAATTTAATGTTAACGGCACGGATTTGGAACATAAGTTCGAAATGGATTTCTTCCGAAATCAAACTAGCGTGTCTGCTTGGATAAAGCAAGTGGAAGATTTCGTCAAACAGGTCAACGGAGAATAAAATGCAGAATGCAACAATGCTGATTTACAATATCAAGACATTCAAACGCGCATTGGTACAATATGCCAATCAGATCAAGCGTAACAACGATTCCAATTGGGAAGCGAACGACGCTATTATTGATGACGAAGGAAACGTTGAGTTCTGGATTCATTCGTATCAAGGCGAAGGTGATTTTTATCGTGCCGCTTTGAATCTGAAACTGTTTGCCGATGACCGTGTTATCGAACATCATTTGGCAAACTGTAAATTAGAGATTGCTGGTAAATGATATCTGAAAATCTCAAGCGGATTCTTCGAATTATCGAGTGCATGGGATATGACGAAGTTAGTACCGATCCGCAGGACAGAAGTGATTTCATTAGCCAATACGATCACACCGAGCTGTTGAGGCGTGGATACTCTTTCCATATTAGGCAGATCAAACAAAACGGGTATCACGTTTTCTTAGTGATGGCGCCTGGAAATGTTTGAAATTCTGTATATTCTCATAATCGGCCATTTTGTGGCCGATTATGTTCTGCAATCCGATAGTATTGCTCGTGGTAAGAATCCAATCAATTCTCCGCTCTATGGGGTGCATTGGTTCTACTGGCTAACTGCTCATAGTGCTACTCATGCGCTTGTGGTATACGTTGCAACCAAGAGCGTTTGGCTTAGTTTGGCAGAGCTTGTGAGTCATTGGATCATCGATTATGCTAAGTGCAACAGCAAGATTGGATTACATCAAGATCAAGCACTTCATATTGTGTGTAAAATTTTGATCGCAATCGCGTATTTTTTCTTGACTGGTAATCCAGAGTCATTATAATGGCGACATTAACTAAGAGGAAGTTATCATGAGTATGAAATATCTGGCTAAACTGCTGTTTCCTAATACCTATACTGCTATTGTCGAAGAAGGCAAGTGGCACGGAAGCAAAGCGTAAAGAACAAGAAGAACAGAAAGAGAAAGATCGTCTGTTGTCACTTTCATACAAACGTCCTCTTGGTATTCCAATGATCTCGTTCGACGGTGCTGATAATGTTCGAGTTGTTGTAAACACGGAATACATGTATGATGGTGCCGTAACTCGTTCTGTTGATCTGATTTCAGGTGAGGAGTTTATCGACTTCACTACTCAGATTCGATATAGTGAGGAGTTCGCGGAGCTTATCGCTCGCAATCAGATCGAGGATGTTTACGCGCTGATTCATCGCGGTAACGCCAAGATCATGAAAGTAAATCCGAATCGGGAAACGTTGATTCGTTTGAAGTTCAAACTGGCAGTGAAAAATTTCAACGAAAAAGGTTTACCCTCTAAGAAATAAGTGTTAAGATTGTTTTGTTGTCGCGATTAGTTCAGCGGGAGAACGCCTCTGATCGCAGAGAAGTATCGAGAACGGTTCGATTCCGTTAAGTGTGGGCACATCGAGAAACGTCACTGGTTCGAATCCAGTATCGCTACAACAAACAACATTATGCTGGCGGTTCGTCTAATTGGTAGGACACTGTAAAATTCATTCTGATAAGAATGTTTTCCGCAATAAATACTCGCCTGTTAAGCCTGTAATCTGGGTTCGAGGCCCAGACCGCCAGCATAGTGTTGTTAAAAATTTGGGGAAGTAGCTCAGTGGTAGAGCAGTAGTCGCAAAAAGCGGAATCTGATTAAGATTCTTTACCGCAAACCCTTGCAAAATCAAACTGTTGGTCGTGGGTTCGAATCCCACCTTCTCCGCCAATATCTGCCATTAGTGATAGTGATAGTGTATTAAAACCACCTGTAGGAAACAAAGATGGAATTTCTAACTGAGAAAAAACTCCGCAATCTGACTACCGAACGTCTGAATGCACTGCGTAAAACTGTGTTGAAGTCTCGCGCTGCTGCACAATATCATGCAGATCAACAGGATTGTTCCGATGCAGATCGCGAACGCGCTCATAATCTGGCCGAGTATTACGATTTGATCAAGTCTATCATGGAAGAGCGTGAGCACATCGAAAAACCAGCCAAAGACAAGTCTCGTCCTCGTCGCGACGGACGTAACGTAAAACGTTCTTGGGATAATGAGTGATCAGTTAAGATAAATTAAGGCACCTTCGGGTGCCTTTTCGTTTTGGTGCTTGACATGCCAATCTAACCTGCTATTATGGACATATCCAAACGAGAGGAACAAATCATGACCTATATTCAAGAAGTTATCGCAACTCGTCCAGCGGACCACGAATTCAAATACATGCTACTGAGTCGTATGAAATCCGATTGTGAGTTCTTTCTGGGATACGGAAATCGTTCTGAATCTCGCCTGTGGGCTGGCAGTGTTGGCGAACAAATCGAAAGCATGAAAGCTCTGTATAACAGCTTCGAAACCAAGCCCGAGTGGATCAATATGCAGATGATCGAGAAATACGAAACTGATATGAAAGGGGAATAACATGGACGAAAAGAAAAGCTTATCAAGCAAATAGACGATCAATATCTGGATGTAGTTGGCGTCCGTAGAATTACCTACTGGACGCAAGTCATGAAGCGTCGTATGCCACGGGCGTTTGAACTTGAACGACTCATGATGATTCTGAAAGGCTACTATTCAGATTTCTCCGAGCAAGATGAAAGCTTTGTCCCAGTAACGATGATCGAGTTTCTGAAACACGATAAACGACCATTCGGTAGTAAAGCAAAGTGGCAGTCTATCGCTTACAATCTTGGCTGGGACTACGGCCGTTGTCTATGTTTCGATCTACTGGATTTACCTGAATTTGTTGAACTAGAAGCCAAATCTCTGTATACTGGACTCATTGAAATTCTGGAGAATGAAAATGCACACTAAAGCAACCGATAGCATTGCCGAAATGCTGAAAGAAATTGGAGCAACGTTCCGTTATCGTGATGTTATCATGGGTACTGGTAACCCGAAGAACGTTTACGCTATTTCTAAGGTAGTGGAAAATCAAGAAGTCTATCACGTTTGCTTCTTTGATCTGGATGGAAAGTTCGATGGACGTTATTTGGGTCGAGTACCGTTAGCATTTCTCTCGTCTCTACAAACGGATGATACCGTGCTGATTGACGTTGACGTACCGAACGAAAGTAACTGTGATTGGGTACACATTCGAGTTACTGCTGATTCTCGCGGTACCAGCGCACAAAATAGTCCGGTTCGTATCCCGTCAGAAAACATGAAGAATGTTAACATCGTCAACGGAATGGTAACAACTTCCGTTTCTCAAGCGGTGTTGAAATCTGATGTTGAAGAAGCAACGAAGAAATTAGTTGAAATTGCTGCCAACTCGTTCTATACTCGAATGGTGATTGAGACTCGTCTTGATCGAGAAGAACGACTGAAAACTATCGCCGAAAAGTTAGGAGTAAAATATGTTTCTGAATGAAATGTTACCAGAAAATGCACGTAACGGTCTTCGCATTCAAGGCAAACCGAAGTCAATGAGTGATCATGATTTCAAAAATGCCCGTCGTGTTATGATGAACCTGATTAAACATCATGATATCATCATGCGACTGATTGAAGATGCGGCGTTTGATTGCAAAGACGAAACCGAACTAGCGGCACTGTCGCAAATTCACAGAGATCTAACTGTATGATCATATTCGGTTGGATTGTCCTTGTCGTTATTGCTGTTGTTGTCTCGTTCGCTACCGCTTTTGGTACATATGCGCAACTTGCGTTGAGCGGCAAGATTGATATTGGAACTCTTATCCCAGTTGTAGCAAGCGGCGCACTTTGGTACGGTGTTTGCGTAAACTGCCCATTTATGTTAGTAATGAACTAAGGAAATAAAAATGATTGATACTCGAATGAAAGTAGACGGCAAGTGGAATTTCAAGGTAGACAATGTTATCTATCTTCTGCTGATGTTTCTAGGCTATTCATACATTTTCATGGATCTGTATGCTGGCTACGAAAACTATCAAGTGGAAGGCTCATTTGTAATCTCTGCTATGTCGTTCTTTGTGTTTATGTGGATGATGGTAATCTCCCAGCGCCGTCATATTGATCGACTCTATGCGATGATCAAATCTCTGGAGAATCGGGGTTAATTCCCAGATTTTTATAATGAATCTACTTAACTATTTCAAGCGCAAATCGAAACTCAAGAAGTATGATGTTACTGTTTGGGTTAAACGTCGCGATTTTATGAGTTGCATTGTTCTTATTGGTGAGATAAAATTCACTGTAGAATCCGATGTTGAGCCACATGCGGAGAAAATGCGAAATCATCAAGACGTTATTGATTGCATTCAAGCAGATTTGAAACGTCGGAACAAAGACTCAGATAACTACTGGTTAGAAGAATATCACGAGGAAGTAAATGATCAAGGTAATTAAAGCAAGTGCCGGTGCAGGCAAGACTAGCAAAGCTATTGAACTTGCGGTAGAAGAAGCGAAGAAAGGCAAGTATGTCGTCTTTTTGAACAACGAAGAAACCCAAGAAAGTATCATTGGTAAAATCTCAGATATCGATACCGAATTTGGTGACGGTGAAATCGCTGTTGGTGAAGTTGACGGCGTAACTATGAGTGCCCTACAGGACGCGGTTCATAACGCTGTGGTAGAGCTTGGCAGAGAGCGTAAAATCGATGTTATAGTTCTGGACTTCTCCGGTTATGCAGATTTCAACGGCTCTGCAAATCGACTGCTGAAATTTATGTCTTACATCAAGAGGATTGAAGTAGTTCATGAAATCGATGTTATTTTCACTATACAAGTGATTAACAAGACCAAACGTGTAACTCGTCCGAAAGTTACCGATATCTGGCAAGATCGTGAAGTCAAGTCGAAAGACGGTAAAACTCCGCCATGTTTCGATAACATCGATATGGTTTCAATCGACGTAACTAAGGCGAGTCCTATGCTGCCAAATCGTGATTCTCAGATTGTGATTTATCAGGATATGGAAGGTATCTACGTCGGTAAGTTTGTTGATTCCAAATATTACGGATGTAAAGCGTGATTCATAAGTGCCTTGACGATCCAAAAATGAATCTCATTAACTATATGTCGAGTGGAATAACAGGCTATACGTTTTTGGGATTCATAGAAATACAGAAAGACGATTATTGGGGCATCAAAATTGGCGAACGGACGTTCGCCGCTTGTCATTTGCTCAACGAACGTTCAACATGGCCTGTTTCCGAAGAAGAAGGAAAAGAGCAAAAATTTATTGACAGCGGACACAATACCGTTCTATATTTCAAGGGAACCGATAACACAAGTTATCTAAAACGGTTTAAATCTAAAGATAGTGCAATCAAATGGTTTTATAAAACGAAAGTTTTTATTACCAATAACTCCTCTTGCTGGGTGAATAGCTAATGAGAATAGAACGAATTCGAGACCACGACGAATATTGCGACGTCGGAGAAGTAACTCATGATTATGTGGAAGTAAGCAAAGAAGAATTTGACAAGCTGCGAGATCTAGCGGAAGATCGCGATGTAACTGGGTTATGTTCGCCTCCGATTGAATTTCTTTACTCAAAGTGGCTTCATTCTGACGGATGCGAAATTCTTGGCAAAGCTTTTCTCTATGAGTCTGAGAAACGACCCGGTGCGCCACGCGAAACAAATCAATATTTGAAGTTGACAGAAATGCCGAAACCTTATAAGCTAGTAACACTGATGAAAGACGATTTGACTTTGGAGCAACGTCGAGCGTATCGCGAACGAGTTAAATCCGGTTATTACAAATCAAAAGGGTAAATATGTTTTATCATAAGAGCAATATCAAAGACGTTCCTGTGGAGCTTGTGGAAATTCACCTAGCCGGTAAGCCGTTCGTTGATGAAGCGAATAACGTCAAGTTCAAAAATTTTGTTCGATACGGAGTGAGCAATGGTTCCGGAGTATATTCTCCGTTCTATCGTGCTGAATCCGAAGACGGTAAAACCGAGCTTACTTTCCGTCTGTTCGGTGCGTATGAAGTCGAGATTACTCGGGTATATAAGGATTCCAAAACTTATAGCGTAACTCGTCAACAAATGAAGCCTCTCGGTATTGTTCGCAAAGCAAGCTCCAACGGCTTGTTTGTTGAAAAAGCAGCATATCGGATCGGTGTCGGTGCTCCACTTGATATCGCCGATGAAGTTGAAAGTCGGAACGGGAAATGCAAAGTTCTGTTGATTACTTCCGATGCCGTTGTTCTGAGTGACGCTAAAGGTAAGACTATTCTTATCCGTAAGAACGACGAAGGCGCTATGGATGCACATGGAATCGGCTTTGTTGAGCTATGTGAGTCGGATGACGAATTTTGATCGAGGGCCTTCGGGCCCTTTTGGAGCATAAAATGCATTACGAAACAAAACATTATCTAACGCATCCGGTATTGATAAATCGATTCGCCTACATTCTGCGAGTTCTGAATGACTTCTATGGCAAAACTAAGTCACAGAAGATCAGAGATACCGAGAGTTTCAAACAGTACAAACGCGACACCTATTGGATGTTCACTAAGCTGTGTCCTGAGATCACACAAGATCCAAAGTCCGGTATGGTCGAAGAGTTCTGTTATGAAGGCGGCATGATCTCAATGAAAATTTTTGTGAGAATAGTTCCGAAAAAAGATTGACACGAAATTCATAGCTGTTAATATAGCTACATCAAACGAACTGAGGAATAAATCATGATGACTACTGCTGAACTGAAAGCAAAACGCGCCAAACGTGGATTCGGTATTGAGAAAGAAGTTTTGATCGAATCTCATGCATTCGCACAACGCGCACTGTCACAAGCTGTTATCATGGAACACAAAGAAAATATGGATTTGTTCCGCAGTCATATCAAAGCATACGAAACTCGTATTAACGAAATCACACACTAAGGAAATATCATGGCTTATTATCTGAAACATCAAGTAGCTCTCCCGAAAGTAGAATACAACTATATCCGACTGATTGACATGAAACCAGGAGAATCGATTTCAATCAAAGATCGTTCTTATGTTCTTCTGAATATCGAACGAACTGGTACCAACGTTGAGCCAGTCTACAACCTAGAAGCGAGCGATGAACGTGTTTCTATGCGTATTGTCAACGGCAACGCTCTGATCACTCGGGTCAACAAAGTTAACTTTGGTATCACCAACGAAAGTATCGAAGTCGGCACAATGGGCTGGGTTAAGCGTGGCGGTTTCTACGCTCACAAAGTACGGAAAGTGATGAATCCTGGTCTGATTACAGGTCGTGCTATCGTCGAAGGTGACATGATCGAACTGTACCGGAATAGCGGCACTCGGATCGAAGTTCTGAAAATGGGAGGTGAGCCTATGATCGACCCGATGACACAAGAATACATCCTGCTGAAAATTATCAGCAAAGACAACAGCAAAGATCAAGTTGTGTTCCACTCTGTCAAATCCGAAATGGATGATTGCAACCTGCAACGGGTTGCTGGTGATGTTGTCTATGTCAACAACTACATGGAATCAATTATTCCACATCGTCGTTGATTTACATAGAAAGTTGAAGTACAATCTGGGCCTATCGAGTAAGGCCCTTTTTCATTTATGAGAATATCATGATCGACATTATCAAAAACACCACACAAGCTGCAATCATTGGCGATTGCGTAGGCGCATTCAACGAATTCAATTTCGGCACTAAAGGAAAGAAAAGACTGCGTAACGTAGATCTCGAACTCCTGAAAACAAAACGCGATGTTTTTAACAATCAATACGGTAACTTCACAGACGATACCACCTGTGCGCTGATCACCATGCGCAACTTCAAATATGGTGAGTTTGATGTTCCAGCTATTAAACGCGATATGAAGCGTTGGATCGAGCGTGGTGCGTTTTCTTCCACTGGCGAGTGCTTTGATGTTGGTACAGGTACTGCCTATGCCATACTCAAGGACCAACCGGTAACAGACCCATCTAAAGGTGCCGGTAACGGCGCGCTCATGCGTATGTATCCAGTCGCGATTGCAACTTACGGTAGAAGTCCAGAAGATATCGAGCGAATCGTTAAATACATGACGGAGTTTACCCATCCGGTTCCGTTGTGTCTGCATTACTCTATGCTATATGTTCGTATCATGCATCGGATATTCGACGGAGTAAACAAAAGGACGCTATCCAAAGAGTTTGGAGCGTATTTCGATGAAGACTCATGCTTGCCTACTGGCTACGTTAAGGACTCGCTCACAATCGCTTGGAGAGTGTTCCTAGAGTTCGAACACAAAGAGTATGGGATTTTTCTCATAGCAAACATGGGATTAGATAGCGACACAATCGCAAGTATATATGGATCAATGATTGGCGCATATACAACTGTCCAGTACAAAAGTCAAGAGTTTACTCCTTGGCTAGTAGAGAATATCAAACGACAAGATCTAGTTGATAGTATTGTTAAAGAGTTCACTCACCGAGTTGTTTGTACAATGATTGATCATTTACCAAGTTATTTGCACAAAAGTTAATCAGTTGTAGGAAGTCGCGCCGGCGACTGCGAAGCTAACTCATTGATTACCTTAAGGAAGACAAAATAGATTCTCATTAAAGATCTATAAGAGATTTTATTTTGTCTTTTCTACTCTAGCGGCTTACGCCGCAGTGCTGGACGCACTAAATATAGTAAATTAAAGCTCACCAATGAGGAACATAAATGTTAACAACCAAACAATTATTCGAACGTCAAGAAGAAGAGGAATACCAACGCTTCTTGGCAGAAAATACCATGTATGATGCCGCAAACAAGGCAACATTTGTTGATGATGAAACCGCGATCATGAATGCTTTCATGTTCAACTTCATCGGTATTCTTGGTAGTTTCAATGCCGCTCGCCAGATGAATCACCTGTCTAGCCTGCGCAAGTATGAGCGTTATTTCAAGAGTGACGGCCAGTTGATGTTAAAGAATATCGGAGACGATAACCATAACATTTCTCTGGTGTTGAAACTCATGGCTGATAAGAAAATGTTTATCAGTGACGCTAAGGTAAGCGAAATGACCCGCTTCCTAGTTAAGTGTAAAGCTGGTGTTATTAATACCGTTGATGATGATATCGTCCGTGGTTGGGTAGCAAACATCAAATCTACCGCGCTGACGAACTTGCATCCTAAGCTCCGTGAGCTAATGAATAAGTTCAAGACCGGAGCTATTAGTCTGATCGACACTTCCAAAGAGTTGCGTCGAGTCTTGAAGAAATTCCCAGAAGCGGGTGAAGATTTGTGGACAGTTAGTATGTATGTTAAGTATGCGCGCCTTGCTGGTGTAAATACCGTAACTGTCGGTACTGCTGCTGGTGCAGGTGTTACATCGAATGTAGGTGACGATGATGACGACGACAAGAACGATAACGTGGCACAAGTCCACGCTTCTCCTGACGTCAATGACGTTACCGATGATGCTGCTCCGAGCGTCCAGGACGAGCCTGTAGCTGTTCCTGTTCAGCCAGACTATCTGACATATGATCATGAAGCGGGATTGCTCCAATTCATTTCCAGTCAGATTGAAAAGTGCGTTGATTCTGATACCGGTCTGAGAGGATTACAGGCAATGTCACAGTTGGCTTATCCTACTGTTAGCAATCAAGGACATATGGTAACTGGATTCGAGTTTGATCTTACCGACGAAGAACAAGTTGAAATCCATAACAAGTGGCGCCAACGTTATGTGTACACTGTTACCCAGTTGACTGAAATCGGAAAACGAATCGCTGCATTCCTGTTTATGGATAATTCCACGGGTGTATACGCAATCGAAGAAGCGTTGGAATTGAAAAACGTTGAGTTTCTACGCAACAACATTTCATTCTTCCGTGGGCTAAAAGAAAAGTACGGCATTCTTGGCAATCAAATTCCGTATTCTGCTTATCAGACTATGGCAATGACTTTTGGCAATATTAAGTCTGACCCAACTTGCTGGCTATTCGGATTTAATACTACCGACGTTGCTCTTGAGATTACAAGCGGAAAACTAGGCAAAGACATGCTTGATCATTACAAGGGAGCCAACGGCGATAGTATCGTAATTGGTATTCTGGGATACATGCGTGAAATGTCTCCTACTATCCGTCAGATGTATTTCAATTGCCTGTTGGAAGTAATTTCAACTGCTTATGTCTATATGATGTCCTATTCTAGCTATCTATCGGATGCTTTCAAATCTCTGTTGTTTGACGGCTCATTTGCTGATATGATTGGTTGGGATACAGTAACGAGTTACGTGCTGGAAAGATACAAGCGAGTATATCCTCCTTATAAATGGGATTCCTGGAACGCAAATAACAAAGTTTCGATGTGTCGTCATGGACTTGAGTTTCTGTTGACTCCCGCGAATAAAGCCAACGCCGATTTCTCGTTCATCAACGATCATTGGACTAAACTGTACGCACTCGATGACGCGGATTTCGTTGATACAATCAAGCGAGTAAAAGACTCTTATAAGAGTTCAGTTGAATATCCACTAGAAAACATGGACGCGGCAGATGTTTCCATGATTGCTAAGTGTGTTATTCGTGCTCTTGAGCTTGGTGTTATTTTCCCGAATCGTGTTAATGCTATGGCTTATAACATGGTACCAAGCATGAAGCAGCGAGTTAGAGACGCATTGGATGCATATATCACAAAAGATACCAGCGTGGGTTCTTCTTGGGAAGAGCAAGAAAACGCTTTGATGTCCGCTGCCTTCATTCATGGTGAAAGCGACGTTGCTGCTGGTGCTGAATATGTTATCAATAAAATCAAGGGAACTCCAAACGCGGGTGCTAAGACTCGAATTTTCTTTATGTCGAATCGTGGTACAATGCCCGAATACAGACAAAAGATTTTCCTTGGTGGATACAGAGCACTAGGCAAAGATCTGGACATTTACGATCTTGGCATCAATAAAAACAGTAAGTATGATAATCTTTACTCCGCTTTCCTGAAATATTATGATTTTGATGGAGAAGACGCGGTAGAATTCATGAAGCTTGAAGTTAAGAACGGATTTAAGTTCTTTAACGCCGAGAACGGTAAATCTATCAGTGTTCGTGATCATAAGCAAGGTATGCAACAAGCATTGGTAGACATTATGACTGACGCCGTAGAAACTGATCCTGCTATCACGGACATTTTCTTCGATAACTTGGAAACATATTATCGTGGTAAAGTGCGAGATCAATTGGCTGCAATCAAGTTTGTTTACGGACAAGTTCTTGAGGGTCCAATTAACTTGTTCGACAAGTTGGATCGTCGTCGTGTTAAGCAGATGTTTGAGTTTAACGAAATTAACCCAACTGAGTTGGTGAAACAAGCGAAGATCAAACTCGGCAAGAATGAGAAGTTCACCGATTATATCAAGCGTGTGGAAGCCGAAGCTGCGAAAGGTGACGGTGTTGTTCCGAAAGTTAAAGCAGTTGACGACAATATTACCAACGAACAGAAATACCTGATTGGTAAGCATTTGATCGATAACTATTACGCTGGTAAACACGGTAACGTTTATCCTCTAATTCTGCGTAGTATGACCGTGAGTTTCCCAGACGGTGAATTCAAAAAGTTCATGCAAGAACAGATCGACGCTGGTAAACTTGAACAAGTTGTTCCATGTTTCCACGGAACCGGTGGTATCGCTGCTAACATGATCTTGCGTTACGGCTTCAAGATTATTCCTAGCAAGGATTCATCTGTTGTTGGACGTATGCTTGGTGACGGGATTTACTTTAGTAACAAGATTGATAAGATCTTGCAATACGTTGGTAACTCCGGTTATGGACGTCAAGCTGGTACCCGTGGGTATGTTTTCGAAATGGAATCTATTCTGGGTCAGCCTATCAAGGATTATCGTTCTGCTGGTGTGCCTAATGCAACATCAAAATCAAACGTAATCAGTCCAGAATGGGCAGTGTTTAGTCCAGAAAAACAACTGCGAATTCTAAAATGCTATGAGGTTGAACTGAATCGATACGACAAGTTCAAAGCATATCAAGAGAAAATGAAGGGAACATTGGAAGAAAGTAAAACAATGAAGTTCAGTGAACTACTTACCGAATCCAAGCGTTCCGGTGTTCAAGATTATATCGTGTATTCTTTCCGAGACGGCGAATTGCCGAGATTGAAGAACGGACGTCTTGAGTACGTGGAACCCAAGAAAGTCGATTTCCCTTCTGGGATCAAAATCGAAGGTGGCAACGAGGATGACGGATACGTTCGTGTCTATATCCCAGCCAAGCGCACAGAGTACCGCGAGTATTCAGCGTGTAAGAAGCTGAAAGGCAAAGAGTTGAAAGACTATCTGAAACTCACCGAACAGCTATAAAAATAAAAGGCACCTTCGGGTGCCTTTTTTTGTTGACAGCAAGGATCGGCCTGTTATGATGTCCACATCGAAACAACGCGACTCGTCGCAAAACAAAACACTGAGGAAAACATCATGGACATGGCAATTCAAGCACAATTCGACGCAATCGCAAAGCAGTTTAATGTGAATCGTGATGCTCTGGAGCGTATGACAAACGGTGTTGTATCTCGTATCAAATACTTCGGTATTGAGAAGTTCAAGAAACTCCCAGAAGCCGAACAACGTGTTATTCTTAGTGAAGCTGTTGCCCACTGGTTCCACGCTCAACAGAAGATCACCAACGATTATCTGATGAACAAGAACGGCTGCCGCGAAAAGCTGCAAAAGCAAGTCTGGAAAGAAATCCAGAAGCAACAGAAAAAAGTTCAAAAATAAGTTTGACATAAATCGGAGGCCATGTAATAATGGCCTCATTGAAACAAAGCAATCACTCTGAGGAAAACATCATGAATCAAGCTCTGGTAGAACAAGTAAAATCCAAGATTGACCCGCGTCTGGTAGAGTATGTTCGAGTTAGATCACGTAAATCTCTGGGCGAAGAAATCATGGAAGTGATCATGGTTGGTGCTAAGATCGGTTGTTCTGATCTTGAGTTTTTCAACAATCGTTGGGCGCATTTCATGCTTCACGCCGGTGAAACCAAGTTCGAATCTCTTTGTGGTGATTGTAAGTGGAAATCTGGTGTTAAGTTTCCGGTTCTGCGGAAACAAAAGTCCCGTGAGTTGGCTTGTGACAAAATCGTGGACTTTGTTAATAAGAATGCACAGGCGTTTATTGACTGTTACAAACTAGAGGTATAATGACTACAATCGATATCATGGGAATCGTTGCGGCAGTTATTCTTGCCGCAATATTGTTAATGTGTGCTATCGTTGAGTTTGTCTCCTATCGTCGTATCAGAAAGAGTTGGGATATCATCCAACACAATCTTATGAAACATGGAGTACAGCTCAAAAAGGTACACAAAGTCCGTTTCGTGTTTACCAACGGAGAAAGAATCAGCCGAGATCTATATCCGTCTGAGGTAATGCTGTTCTGGCGAAAATGTGAATACGGAGAAAAGTTCGAAGAACACACCGTTCCTTTGAGCGATAAACCGGTTACGTCTGATCTATTCACTGTGAGGTAATAAAATGGCTTATGTTGCCGCGATGATCACAATTATTTTTGTTGCAATTATCGCTTTTGCTATCTGGATCTCAGACTTGATCAAAAAGCGTCGTAGCGAAAAAGCAACCAATCGACGTATTTGGATCAAACAACATTTCAATGAAATTGTTGATGCTTTCCAAAAGAAAGGAATCACTATTCGCCTTTATGACCACTACGGAATTCCAAAAGTGCCGACTGATAGCACTCACGGATATGATTTCGTTAGTTCAGACGGAAAACAAACCAGAGTATTGACTATTCCTGAATTTTACGATATCCTGCAACAGGCAGAGAAATCCAACGACGTTCATAAACTGATCTTTGGCAAGTATCTGTACAGGCAGTTTAATGTCAAGTAGGTATCAGGACATTAGTGCGCCCTCTAAGGAGAGCGTTTTGCGTAACTTTGAGCTAATGCTACAGGGTCAAGATTTCAGCCAGAAATATATCCCTGTTTACGCAAGCACAGAAACAAAAATAATGAAAAATCCACTTGTAACTCCTCGTCCTGTTGTGATAAGATCCAATACATCAAGTGACATGAGAGACGAAGACGTATGGTGGCGAAAGGATTAAATGCAATCTGGGTGTTACTGATTGTTCTTAACTTTGTGATCTGGGCCATGGTCGGAAGCAACGACTTTATGATCATGGTCTTCAAATCAATTTTACCTGTACTGGAGCGGCTTGAAATATGAAAAAGTTTGCCGTAATTACTCTTGCATTCGCTCTGATTGGATGCGATACTGTAACAACTGAGACCACGAACGCATATCAAATGCCTAGTGGTCTGGCCGGGTGTAAAGTGTTTTATCTACGGTCTAAATCAGATCAAAATCTGTATGTGACTCGTTGTCCTGAGACTACTTCCACTCATTGGGATGTTTCTCATGGTAAATCAAAATCACATTACGATTCAACTGCCGATAACTATGATCCGAATGCTGAGACTTTGGAACAAGCAATCGAGCGACTGAACAAAAACTTGGCTGAACTCTATCAACAGAAGGCAATGCAATAATGAACATTATCGAAATTGGTGCCAAAGAATACGCGATTTTTATTTTGGTTTTGTTTTTGTCTTCAATCGTGTGTCGTATTATCTATGTTAAGATTATGAACTATCTGGATCGCGATTCATTTTTGAATAAGCTCCCCGTTGTGAATAAGAATATGCTCAAATATGGGATTCAAATTCATGAGCAAGAGAAAGATTTCGTTTTTCTTGGCTGGGGAAGAACTACTGGACCAATGTCAGTTAGTCAAGCAAAACGATTCATGCTTGCACTCGGACGAGACGAAGAACTTGTGGTAGATTACTACAAAGAAAGCTCAAGTGTAATTAAAAAGAGTGTTGATTTCTTTAAGGAAACAGAATGAAAACTTTGATGAAAACTGTATTCGGCTCGCACCTGTACGGGCTGAGTACCCCGACTTCGGATCGAGATTATAAAGGAATCTTTATCCCTACTCCCAGAGAAATCGTACTGGGTGGGCGAGAAGTCTACAACGAATCGACCGGTGGCAAAGGCAAGAATACCGTTGATGATATCGATACCGAAATGATGTCCTTGCGCCAGTTCTTGCGACTCGCAAGCAAAGGCGAAACTATGTGTATTGATATGTTGCATAGTAATCAACTGCTGGAGACTTCAAAGCACTGGGAATATATCCACGAAAATCGCTCGATGTTCTATACCACAAAAATGGATGCATTCTTGGGTTACTGTCGTAAGCAAGCTACCAAGTACGGCGTTAAGGGCACACGCTTGGCCGCGCTGGAACGAGTTATGGCAGTAGTCAAAGCAGTACCACAAGACGAACGTGGCTACCGTCTGTCCAGCTTTATTGGACGTCTTCCTAGCGACGAATTCACGTTCCCTGGGTGTGAACTCTCTCGAACTGGCGAGCCGGTGAGCTTCTATGAAGTTCTGGGGCGCAAGTATCTTTATGGAATCAAGTTCACTGAGTTTGAACAACAGATCACGAAGATCTGGGAAGAGTACGGTGATCGCGCTAAGAAGGCGAAAGAAGAAGTCGGTGTGGACTGGAAAGCACTTTCTCATGCCGTCCGTGGTGGCGAGCAACTGCTTGAAATTTATCGGACTGGTGATCTGAAATTCCCGTTGAAACATCGTGAATTTATTCTTGACATTAAGTTGGGAAATCGTAATCTGGTAGATGAAGTTAATCCGTATCTTGAACAGCTCATGAATGACGTGGAAGCGGAAATCGTTATTGCCAAGAAAAACGGTATGCGCGAGTCCGTGGACAAGGAATTCTGGGATAATTTCCTTTATGATGTTTATGTAGAGGAAATCAACAAATGAGTCAGGACGCACTCCATCAAGACGAACTGATCGAGCAACGAGAAGACTGGTATCATCGTGGTGACAATAGTCTGACTGGATCTATTCGCATCCCGAAAACCCATAAAATCACGAAAAAAGAGTTGACATTGGAAGACATTAGTCTTATCATAAAAGCTCTTGATATCTCGATATCGGACAATCACCCGCTTTTTGAAAAAGCTAAACAACAAGGACTATTCGATGTATCCGTTTGAAAATGGAGATCGGGTTGAAGTTGAACTCGTCTCCGGTATATTCGGCAACGTTCAAAAGTTTAAATGTACCGTTGTCGGTTTAGGAACCAATCATGAAATTCCATTTCTCGGTTACGGGTTTATTGTAAAAGTGGACCCGGGTCAAGACTGGGAAGATATCACCGGATTTGGCTCTGACTATACAATCTCGTATAGCCGTTATATGACGGAGTTACTGTAAGGACGATTGGTTTGATTTTTCTTCATCGACCGTCAACTATAGTAACGATATGGATTTTTACGATAGTGTTTGCAATCTTCTGGAGCTAATGTATAATCAACATAAGTTCCTAGTCTTAACGTTTCTTGTTATACCGTTAGCAATCGCGAAAAAGTTGTTGACAGTTGCAATCGAGCGACGTATACTGGAAACGTTAAGTAAACATGGTGACAACAAGATCCTAATAATAATGTTGATACTTGTTGTTGCTTTATTCTCAATCAACTAAGAGGTAATACCTTGATGTCCAAAAACTTTATTCACAGTGTAATCATTGGCTTGGCCGTAGCTGCTGCATCTTTTGGCTGTACCCAAGCACAAGCTTCCGATCTGACCGAAGCTGCCGCTCAAGTTCAATTTGAAAAGATCTATGTAGAGCGTAACGTCTCTACCGATGTTTCTGAATACGGTGCTTCCGTTGCTCTGCCTGACTCCTACTTCCTGGAAGTCAAACACGACACTACCAAGCACACTGCCGGTACTCTGGGCAAGACAATTCAGATCTCTGATGATTTTACCTTTGTTCCTAGTGCTGAATACGGCATCTATGAAGGTGATGTGAATACCGATCATGAAACTTACTTCCAGGGCATCGTTGAATACATGCCGTTCGCCAAACTGTATTCCTACGCTGGCGCTGGTTATAGCTTCATGAACGAAGGTCAAGACTATAGCAAGATCAAAGCTGGTGTGAGTTATGAAATTCACCCCGAAATGACTGTAGGATATAACTTTACCCGTAAAACCCAACATGAACGTACCGATTTCTCTCTGGGTCTTCCGACTTCCAATGAACACGAAATCGCTATGACTCTGACTGGCGAGCTGTTCCAGCCCTATGTTAAACTGCGCCACACTGTAACTACCGGTGTTGGCTATGATAACTCTGCTGTTGCTGGTATCGCACTGGTATTCTGATAACGTGACGGGGTAGAAAATACCCCTCACAAAAAGCTTGTTTTGTGTCTAAAGATATGAGACAATCTTTTTGTGATAAGAAATCACAAACAAACCACAATCAATGAAGGGAGCCTTCAAAATGAACGTATTTAAATCTAACCTGTGTACTTCCACCGACTCTTACAAAATCACTCATCCATGGCAGTTCCCACAAGGTACTGACGCCGCGAGTTTCTATGCTGAACCTCGTATTGATGATAAGTTGATGGTATCGGGTCTGCACTTTGTTTCGCGTGTCCTGGAGCAGGGCATTACCGTCGCTGACGTAACTCGCGCTAACATGCTTTACAAATCACATTTCGGTCGCGATGTATTCGCCTATGACATGTGGATGAAAATTGCAACTGAACGTGGTGGTAAGCTGCCGGTTAATATGTACGGTGTAAAAGACGGACAAGTTATCCCCGGTCGCAATGCAACTATGGTTGTTGAGACTTTCGGTCCTGAATTCAGCATTGGTGGGCATCTGGAAACTTTCCTGTTGCGTGGTCACTGGTATCCGAGTTCTGTTGCCACTCTGAGTTTCAAAATCAAGAAGCTGGTGAAAAAGTATCTGAAAGAAACCTCAGATCTGACCGGTGCCGACTTTGATTTCGTTCTGAAAACTCGCTTGCACGACTTCGGTGCTCGCGGCGCGACTTGCGAACAAGCGGCAAAACTGGGTGGTCTGGCGCACCTGATCAACTTTATCGGTACCGATACCGTTGAAGCTCTGATTATGGCACAAGATATCTATAATCTGGCTCATGATATCGCGGTTGGTATCAGTATTCCAGCGCGTGAGCACAGCACTACCATTTGTTATGGTGATGAAGGTATGCTGACTCCTGAACAAGAAGATGAAGCATTCTGGAACAGTATTCGTCAATGGGGTGACGGTGTTTATGCTGTAGTTGCTGACTCTATCGACTACAAATCTGCCGTTGATCGTCTGACTACCGGTGAATTCAAGAAAGAGATTTTGGCACGTGGCGGTACTTGCGTGATTCGTCCTGACTCTGGCGACATGTTCGACAATATCGGATATGCACTGGAGACTATCGCGAAAAACGTTGGCTTCACTGTAAACAGCAAAGGTTATAAAGTTCTGCATGGTAGCTACCGCGTGATTCAAGGAGACGGCCTGAGTTCCGATAAGGATGTCGAAGCTTGCTTGAAGTTCATCAAAGAACTGGGTTTCAGTGTTGAAAACGTTGCTTTCGGTATGGGTGGTGGCTTGCTGCAAAAATGCGACCGCGACACTCAGAAGTGGGCTTACAAATGCTCTGCGATTCGCGTAAATGGCAAATGGCGTGGTGTTCGTAAGAATCCAAAAGACGCTGCATGGAAAGCTTCCAAAGCTGGTCGTATGCGTCTCGTTAAGATCGACGGTCAATATAAGACTGTAAACGTTCTTGACCCGCGATTCGCACAGTATGAGAACAGTAACGAGTTTGTTACTTATCTGATGGACGGTGTTTGTGCTCACAGCTACAACAAAGCACTGTTTGACGAAGCTCGCGCACGTAGCGACGAACAAGCGTAAAAATAAAAGCCACCTTCGGGTGGCTTTTTTGTTGACACCGGATATGGACCTGATAATATAGCCACATCGAAACGCCGAGGTTTATTATGAAAAAGTCATTCATGGAAATCGTTGTTGAATCTCTCGTTAAAGAAGGCAAAAACTTCTGCGGGTCATACGTTGCGCAAGACAAAGACGGCAGTTTAAATTTCTTTTTGGAGCGCCCGAAACGTAAAGTGAAAACTCACTTCTGGGATACCAAATTAGGTAGTGTTGATTCTGTTGCTGGTGTTGAACTGCACGTAAGTTGGCACAAAAACGTAATTTCTTTGGATTCTTACAAACAATACATTGCGTATCGGTTTGGACTCTGATACAATCACTTTATCAAATCGAGGAGCTAATCATGAAATTTTATCCGTTCGTATGTGCTGTAGGTATTTCCCGTGTTGATTATACTATTTCTTATGATACTGCGGAGAAAGCGGAACAAGCGGCAAAGAATATCATGATTAGCAATATGAGAAAGTGGAAACAGTACGGCTACTATTCAAGTGGTAAAACTGTTGTAACTGGGGAGCGTCTTATTTGAGCGAACTAAAAACCGAGACCAAGCTGACAAGGATCAACAACAAGTATCATTGTCGGCTTTATGTAAATGATAAACTGTATGACGAAATGGCTTGCGAATTCAGAATGGACGTGGGACTCTGTTTCCGTATCATGATGCGCTGGCTAGACAAAACAAGCGGTGGCAATGAACACACAAGTGCCGTTAGACGCCGTATGTGGGATAAAGAACGGTATCAACATACCAGTGTTGGTAAACTGTGGTATATAGGATTGAAAAATGCAAATTGATATTTTGGAAGTATACAAGCGACTGAAAGATCGGCAAATGTCGGCGGATTATCAGTTGGAATGCATTCGAGAAGTTGAGATTGAAAAGCAGGCACAGACCGAAAACGGTAAACTGTCTCGCGATGGTGTCAAGATTCTGAATCGTCTTGATGATCTGTATATGCATCGAATGAACGTAGTTGTTCCGGAACTGGCTCAAGCAAAGCGTGATTTCTATAATGTCGCTTGCGCTGAAATGGAAATGCGAATCTTAAAAGGGAGATCAAATGAATCCTGATTTTGCAAGTAAATTTGGAGTAATCTCTCGCGAACTCGCGTTTGAACTTAGGCACATGAATCGACTTCGTATGAATCTGGCCGAGTTCTCTAAGTTCGATGAACAATACCAGAAAGTGGTAGAACGTTTCAACGAACTGAAAGAACTACTCCAAACAATTCCGTCTGAAATGCTCAATACGCAATCCATGCGTACCTATCTGAATGGAATCAGTGGCTATCTCGGAAAATACATCAGAGACAGTAAGAACAACAGAGAGTTCTATCGAGATATGGATAATGTGCCAGATCCGTATGAAAAGAGCATCAAGATATATCGAGAAATGATATATCACGCCGGTCGAAATGGAAAAGATTACTAATTTTTCGAAAAAAGTAGTTGACGCTAGGTGTGGCTATTGATACTATAGCCACATCAAAACAAAACAACTTCTGAGGATTACATCATGCTGCACTTCAATATGAACACCAAAGAAATCTACACCGATATCAAAGCCGCCATGGCTGCCCGCGAAGCTGATCGTACTCACTACATCGTTTCTCGCTGGGATTTCAAGTCACTGGCGAATGCTCAAGCTATCGTTGATGAATTCGAAGGTAAAAATCTGCTGGCAATCGACAAAGGCGAATGGGCAAGCCCTAGATTTGATGTAATCGAAATGCCGAAAGTTGGTGATGAAGTGAGCATGACGTTTAACGGCGATTATTACCCGTGTGGAACAATCGTTAAGATTTCCGATAGTCTGAAAACTATCAAGACTTCCAGCGGTCGTGTGTTCTGGCGTAAAAAGTTGACTGGTCAGTGGCTATACTCCAAGACATTTGCTCTTGTCGCTGGCACTCACAGCAAAATGAATCCAGAGTTCTAAAAAGCTTGTAATCCAAATCGGTGCGATCATTATAGATCGCACTTTCAAATCAACTGAGGAATATATGATGTACGGTTTTGCGTGTCAAATGGGTGAAGTTGTAAACGGCGAGTTCAAGCAATACTAGGAAACATTTAGTCCGAGAAATTGAACATTCAAAGAAAAAAGTTGAATATCACGCAAACCGTGATAAGATGTTAACTCAAGAGTTAAACGAACTGGAGAAGGAACATGACTTTAGCTAAACTGTACGCACTGGTAGCAACTGCTTTCTCGGAAACTAACGACAAAGGTGGACGTCCCTATTTCGAACACTGCTTGGCGGTTATGGAGGGTCTTCCGGAGTGTGCTGACGAAGCTACTAAACAGGCAGCGTTGGCTCATGATATCATTGAAGATATCGAAGGTGGACGAGATCTCTTGATCTCTAACGGCATGAGCTAGAAGCCGTTCAACTTGTTCAAAATGTGAGTAAGATCAAGGGCGAAAGTATGGATTCTTACAAGCAACGAGTCAAGTCCGACATTCGTTCTGTCTACATCAAAATGAGCGATCTCCGACACAATAGCGATATAAGACGTTTGAAGGGTGTTGGTCCGAAGGACATTATTCGCGCTATCGAGTATCAGGCTTTTTATCAAGAGCTGAAAGAATACGTTATCAACTATCATAACGGTGTTTAAATGACAATCGCAATTGGCTGGCTTGTATTTCTGATCGTAACTTTGGTATTGGCAAACTCTCGCTGGCGTTCTGTTCTGGGTTGGTTAATCATCACCATTTTTCTGACTCCTCTTTTCTCTATCATTCTGTTACTGATTCTGCCGAATCTACGCAAAGAGAAAGAAGAACAAAAACGCCACGACATGCTGATGGCAGCAATGTTGGCATCCAAGAAAGACTGATCCCGCTTCGTCGGGATTTTTATATAAAAAGTTCCAGAAAGTGCTTGCACAGTAATCCAATTCTGTTATTATGTTCCACATCGAAACAAAACACTGAGGAATACATCATGAAAAACGAACTGATCACTAAGCTGAAAACCCTGGGCGAAAACTGCACCAACAAAAGCAAGAACGTGTACGCATATTTCTATCCGAACGAAGTGCGGAACATGATTCGAGCCGAGCGTAAAATCAAGTTCAAAGTTGGTGAAACCAAACACGAAGATACTTCCCTTCGTGTAAAAGGACAAACTAAGACTACCGCAGTTAGCGAAGATTGCGTGGAAGCTTGGAAAATGTCACTGTCCAATTCTTCCGTCAATACCGATCACCAACTTCACCTGATGATGGAACACTGTGGTTTTGTTCGCGTGGACCGCAAAGAAAAGAATAGCACCGAGTGGTTCGAAGTAGCTGTTCCTGAAAGCATGGTAAAAGACGCATTCGACTATAATGTTAGTCCGGAACAAATGAACAAAATTGTTTCCAACTTTATCATCGTAAAAATGAAGCGTATCGTTTTTCTTATCGAAAACATGATCGCTCCTGCTCCGGTTGCCAGTGTAAGCGTCATTGAAAAGCCCGTTTACATGAATCACTATGCCATCGAAATGATCGGATTGCGCGATTGGTATAACTCCGAAGTTCGGATCAAGGATTTGACTTATGTCGATAGCGCGAAATCCAATCAGCCTTATGTCATGGACTTCGAAACTGCACACAAGATGATCTCCTATGCGGATCTTTGTAAGTATATGCAGCCGTCTGTCCTTGTTGTCGAAGCTGTGGAGTTTGTTTATACTCTAGTTAAAATGGGATATAATCCAGCAAAGATTACTCTGGCAACTTCTTCTGATAAGAAGGCAAAAGAAATGCGTTCTATGTTGGTTGGAGCAATTTCTACAGATGCGATGAAAAACAAAGATAAACTGGGAGCAAAAATGAAATTTGATGTATGCTTGCAGAATCCTCCTTTTGCGGAAGATCTCAAGTTTGTGAATATAGGCTTAGAAGTGGCAGATCGCGTTGTTGCTATTCATCCGTGTAGCACAATCACAAACAGAAAGGAAGTTCGTCGTTCTAATGATGCCAAGGCATTTCTAACATATGTTTCCAAATATGACTGCTCATGGGAATATATCGGATTTGATTGTTTCTCTGCTGATATTTCGTCTCCGGTTGGAATTACCTATATCAATAAGCTCACGAAGTTGGATCGCGTTCGAGTTATTGCAAAACATGGAAAATACACAGCCGAAACGATAGATCAAGTAAACATGTACGGCGAATGGCTTCTTCCATTTTATAATATCACGTTCGCGGATAGCGTTGATGATCATAAGTATATGAATGGAGATAACGAACCGGAATACAAAAATGGAAAATGGTTCGTATGTACTCTATGGAAACGATTTACAAATGCGGTAGTATCGGATTCAAGACTGACTAACAATAGCTGGTTATCTTGGGAATTTTCTACCAAGGAAGAGGCAGACAATTTCCTATCGTATACCAAAACACTCTTTTTTCGCTCGTGTCTGGCAACGCTGAAAATGAACGGAAATCTACACCGAGGTGAGTTGAAATCCATTCCGTGGCTTGATTTCACCCAGTCTTGGGACGATGAAAAGTTGTTCAACCATTTTGGCATCACCGAAGAACAAAGAAATGCAATTCCGGTTGATTTTGCTGAATTGGTACGATAATATAAAGGGGCTGCGGCCCCTTTTTCTTTGGAGATAATTATGATAAAAGATGATGCGAGAACGTTTACTGGTCCAATCAGTCGTGATCGACAAAAGAAAACCGACGAAGTTTTTACTCCTATTCATATCGTTGATCATATGATTGATATGGTATCGGACGTGGATAATCTCGGCGTTACCATGTTTGAGCCTGCTGCTGGCGACGGTAATTTTGTTGTTAGAGTTATCGAGCGTAAGATCAAGAAAGCCGGCGTAACTCGGTCCAACGCGATCCAAGCTGTTTCCGATGTTTATGCTTGTGAGTATATGCGAGATAACTGGGAAGCGATTATAGCTCGAATTGGAGCGTTATTAGCTGAACTCAATCTAACCAGTGATTGGCAGACAGATGAAATCCGAGATATTGCGCTGAATAACATTGCGTATTGTAACACAATCGATCACACTGATATCAGCGAGGGTAGAAAATATCCAGACTGGCTGTTAGAAGCTCGTGGCATAGTAAAGCAAAATTCTTTAGAAAATCTTTTCGATATTTGATTGACACTCGTGGACATCCTGATATGATGTCCACGTCAAGACGAAATCGGACAAACAAAATGAAAGTCGCATTCTTTATAATGATGATGGGATTTGCAATAGCGTATGCCGAAGCCCTGTCAAGTGCTCTGAATCAACTTAATTGAGGAAATGATTATGAATCTGCAAATCGTGAATGATCAAGTTATGATGACTCTGCCAAACGGTGAAATTTCCGTTACTTCCGCGTCAGTTGAAGAGGTAATGCAAATGGCCGAGTATGCTAAGGTGAAATGGTACCAATTCTGGCGTCGTCGTCAAACTGTGATTGTGATTCACGGGTCGGAATGTGTGAAATTCAAAATCTAAGGAGTTATCATGGCAACGTATCGTGTTTCAACTGAGGGCGATTGTGAAGGTCGCTCCGTTCGTCAGCTTGGTGTTTATAGCGGAGAGATCAAGCGGATTGTAAGTCTTCTGTTATTGCAGGGAAAGAATCCGTATTACACCTATACTTTTCAACCGGTAGAGATCCTCAATGCGGATCATATGAAAGAAGCTAACGGAGTGAAAGTTACAAAATCTTTTGGTGAATCTTATAAGGTTGTTGTTGACGAAAGCGCAAATCGAGATCATAATCTACTGGAAGAAGTTAAGAAGAGTCTTCGTGGACTTAGTCCTGAACATATTCGAGTTTTGAAGGAGCATTTGAATGCTTGATTCTTTTATGTCAATTGTTCACTGGATTATGGAAAACTGGGCATATATTGCATTGACACTCCTGGGTTTCTGTGTTGGAATAATCATTCTACTTATCGCCGTGATTGGCACAATCGCTGATATCGGTTCATCTGTAATTAAAAACGTAAGAGGTTAATAATGACACAAGTTTTAAAAAATCGACATCCAACTGTTTCCAGTGATGTGCGGAATGAAATCAAGACCTATATTATGACTGTATTTCTGTCATTGGTAAAAACTAAAAGGGTTACTCCAACAATGATGTATGGTGTACTTGAGCGAGACCCGGTGTTCGTTGATGCACTTAATCGGTGTCCTGACCTGATGTTAATCACTGGTCCAAATCCAAAAAATCCTAATCAAGTTGACCGTCGTCCTCGTTGGAAATCAATAGTTCGTGAGTTGCTGCGTCCTGCCACATCGAAGATAAAATTCAACAAACAAGGAATTTTCCACGACGGTGAAGCTTGGACCATGAAACAGGAGTCAAAACAGAATGACTTGTCCAAACTGTTCGATAAGGAAGAAATGTCTTTGCCGACAACCCGTATGTATCGTGATTGCCTGGTAGTTACTGTTCCAGCCGGTATGAAAGTTCTTGTGGAGACTTCGAAATGAAAAATAAAATGAGCGTAAAAGCTGCCGTTGAACTGTATGCTATTTGCGAAATCAAACGGATTCCGTTTCTGAAATTCAGCAACAACGACATGGTAGATCAACTTCGGTCGAACTCTAAGTTTAACGAATATCTGGACATGTTTGATCGCAAGGACGACAAGACCAACGAGACTTCGAAAACTCGCTGGATTGAGACTTGGGAGCGCAATGTCCGAGAAGTGTTCAAACAAACAGATGCAAATATCAAGTATATGTTGGAAACTCATGGCATCGAGTTTGGCAATTACGTGCTTAACGGCAAGAAAATCAACTCTTGGCACTATAATCCAAAACTCGTGAAATCTTCCAAAAAGTGATTGACTGTGTGGCTTGTTACTGTATAATGAGCCACATCAAGACAACAACGAGAGAAAATCGTCATGTTTAATCCGAATAACATTCGCAACGCTCTGTTTGTTTCTACTAACTCTGGTGCCAAAGCTGCTGTGATTGACTGGACTGGTTGTGGTCGCACTCACGCGCACCAAGAAGTGGTGATGTTCCTGAAAGAAAACGGCTACACAATCGAGCAAGTTGATAATCATCTGGGTTATCTGACTGTTCGTAAAGACGGTAAAATGTCTTTCTTTGACTATGACGCAAACCCGAAAGACCGCGAGATTGTTATTCTGGAGGACATGTAATGACTATTCGTTTGGCAAAAGAAAAGTTCGATAAAATCATTGACATACTGGTGAAAGCTGATAAACTGGACCTGTATTCAAATCTCTGTATCGAAAAAGATATGGTAGTGCAACTGAGTCAAGAAGAATTCAAAACATTTAAATTTATCTGAGGTGAAAAATGACTGTAAAAACTTCTTATCGTGGTATGGTACGTGTTAACAACGTAAAATCTAAACATCATGCGCTGTTGCAAGATGGAAGACTATACCTGGCGTGATGGTGTTTGTTCCGGTGTTCTGCGCATTGATGGCAAGCGTGTTTATCTGAGTGTCAAGTCTCTGGACGAGATTAGCGATACCGAAGCCAAACAAATCATGAGTGATATTGGTGTTGGTGTCAAACAAGGTAAACTGACTTCTATTGTTCAGATCACCAAAGCCGACGGTCAAAGCGTGTTTATGAGTCCGATGACCGACAAGCAGGCTATGGAAGTAGCGCGTGAGCACAAGATCAAGAATCCTACAGAAACCGTTTCTATCTGGAAACTGAGCGGTCACATTGCTAATCCGCGTATCATCGCCGATTTCGTTACTGCGTAATTTGCTAATGGGCACTTTAATTAGTGTCCATTGTCGAAAAAAGTAGTTGACAGACAAAATCATCCTGTTAATATATCCACATCGAAACAAACTGAGAGATTAAAAATGCAAAACGTAAATCACAAACACAAAGTTGGCACTCTGGTTATGGTAACTGCTGGTAAGTTTGCTGGCGTGTTTGGTAAAGTTACCGGTCTGGGTAAATCCAAAGGTAACACTCCTGGCACTATCGACAAAGTATATCCTACTTATACTATCGGTGCGATGTGGTATATGGATTCAACTGGCTGCTATCGCCGTCTTGCTATTCGTCGCCCGAACTCTTCTGTTTCTGTTGGCTACATTGTGTCAAAGACTCTGAACAACTTGGGTGAAACTCAGATTACCGAAGTCATGAATCTGGATATCATTCGTAGTGGTGCGTTTACTCCGAAAGTAGAGAATTTCACTGGTGGCGCAATCGAGTTCTCTAAGAGCTTCCCATATATCGGTCATGAATTCCCTATGGCTAATGTGAAAATGGAAGTCGTTGCTCCGGTCGCTGTTAAACCGGTAGAACATATCAAAATTGAAACCAAGATCGCACAAGCGTCTGGTTTCGACGCTTCTGAGTTCTACGTTGAAAACAACGGCAAAATGGTACCAGCTACCGAAGAGACCATTCGTGAAATCATGAAAACTCTCCGTGTTACCGAAGTTCCGGTGTTTGCCAAGAAAGTTGTAAGCGTGTTTGATTTGATCTAAGTGTTGCTGATGGGCACTCCAACGAGTGCCTATTGTCAAAAACAAGAGGAATCATCATGTTAGTTACAAAGAAATCACAAATCCAATATGAAAAGACATTGTATGCCATTTCTGTTGTGAAAAAGAATGATCGATTGGTAGCGTCGTGTGTATCTGGTAAAGTTGTTGCGATTCATGACAGAAAGACTACAATTCAGCTAACAGGAACCGGTAGCTTTCGAGAAATATTCTACGGTGATTTTAATATCACCATGGAAGGTGCTCATTATGAGCCGTATAATGTCAATCGTGTGTTTAACACCGAACATGAGGCAATGGCATACGCGAATCGACTCAATAACATGGAGTTGACCAAGTATGAATCTGTTTTGCTTCGTATGGATTCAACGGTAGAACTCAAATATGCGGTTTTCTATCATAACGAAATCAGACAGATGCCTATTGAAATTAGGGATCATAAAGTGTATAGTAACAATACTAGAGAAACGCGAGAGATCGACGGTAAGACTTGGTATTGCGATCATACCGAAACTCGGCATTATTTTAAAAGAACTGACAACGGCAATGAATGTGATGTATCGGATGCCGGAGTTAAAATCTTTTTTGACCCGCATAAAGCAATTGACTTTTATATTGGGAAATAAGTATGCAAGGGCGTAGACTGAGAAGGGTACGCCCGGCAAAAGTTCTGAAAATCAATCAAGAAATTCAACGAATTAATGATTGTATCGCAGAAAGCCACCGCATTCTGAACAGCGTGGAACGAACTGTTTTGCCGGGTGACTGGGCTAACGGAAGAATAAAAGATAACTTTTGTTATAATACGTGGCGAACTGTTGGATGCTTGAATCTGTCGGATCATTTTCTCGTTCGTTATATGGAGCGAGTTCGAAACTACAAGTTTGATGAAGAACAGATTAAACTAGAATATGGCTATTATTGTCCTACTGATAGTGATATGATGAAAATCCGTTGGGCTAATCGTCATGGTATGTTCACCGATAGACTACAAAATGAGATTCGGGAATATGTTAAAAATCCTCCCGACGACGTTCGAATCATTCGCCAAGATGATCGAGTTATCACACTTCTTACATTTGAGGAATGATTATGAAATATTATTTTAGGGATGAACAATATGATATCAGTGATAGCACATACCAAGGTCCTGTTCCTCGCGGTGCTTATGCTGTTGCGTTTGCTACTAAACGTCAACGAATCAGTCATAGGTGGGGTTCGCCTGAATACAAATATTCGGATCACTGGGTAGTTCTGAGAAGTGTTTATTCTCATGAGACTTCCGATTTTGATACCATTTACATGTGGCAAATCGTCCAAGTATTTGGTGAAACTGAACTCGAAATCGCAAAAAATTTCAAAAATACATTGACTGATGTGGCAAAAGAGATTACCATAGTCAAATAACCTAACTAAAGAGAATTATCATGAAAAAGACATTACTTGCAATGCTTCTCGGCTTCTCTTGTGTAGCGAATGCCTCTCCCGCTGAAAACTTCACCCAACTGACTATGGACGAAGTTCAAGCACAACTATCAACAAAACATAGTGCCAACGTTTGTACTATCGATTTTCAAGGAGAAGCTGGTCCAGAACAACTCGGCATCGGCGTGAATCTGAAATCAAACACTGTTGTTATGATCGGGTATATGCTCGAAGGACAACAAGCAGTTATGCCTATGTTCTCTGCGATGGGCAAAGATACTGCCGTTGAGTTTGCGCGTCAAATCAAACTCGTTGCCGCTGGTGATGTTTCTGAACTTGTTGACGATCAATTTTATCAGCACGAATACAAATCTTCCAACGGTGTAACCGCAAGCGTCGAAAAATACGCTACCAAAGAAGTTTATATCGGTGTTCAAGACGACACATCTTTGATTGGTGGCTATGCCGTTGATATCAAAGACATGAGTTCCATGGTTGCTGATTGCGTATCAACTGCAACGACTTATCTGAACTAACAGTGGGAGACGGGACCCACTAACGGTAGCTCTTTTCTTTACACTAATTTTTAACTTAAATTAATTGTTTGTGCTAGGTGAATGGGGGCATTCTTAGAGCTATCGTTAGTGGGTCGCGAAACAAAATGAAAAAATTGATTATCCTTGCTTTGTTTTCTATCAGTGTAAATGCTGCTCATATTGAGTGCCAGACTTTTGTTAAACATGACAAAGAAAGCCATACCCTGATTTCGTATGCAACTGTTGGCACCAAATCTGGTGTAGCTGTTACTGATTATGGTACCGACCCGTTTAATCCGGTTGATCCGACTCATGTATTCTTTGAAATGAGTAAAGAAGAGATCGCAAGCAAATCCGGCCAAGATGTTGTGTTGAAAAATGATCGCGTTATGGTAGAACTTGATAACGTGAATTTTCGTAGTTTCGCTAACTGTGTAGGTGCAAAATGAAACGTTTGATTATTCTCGCTGGACTTATGTTGACTGGTTGCGCTTCTATGCCGTCCGATCAGTATGATATCGACGCTCAACACCAACAGGTAGTTTATCTCAAGCAATTGGAAGAGCAAGACAAGCAACTGGCTATCAATTTGCAAGAGCGCGAGATCCGCAACAAACAAGAAGCTGAGTATAAAGCTTGGGCAGTAGAAGATCAAAAGCGAATCGATGATAATATTGCCAAGCAAGAAGCCGAATCATTCTCATATAACATCGGTCGCGGTCTTGGAATTACCAGTAAGTGTGCCCAAGCGCGTATGAGCAACAATGCTTATTACAACGTGTTCCGAACTCGAATGATTGAAGAAGCGAAAAAGAATCCGAACTATGATGCCGCTAAAGTTCAAGCTGGATTCGAGGAAGGAGTTGCGATTGGTTCTAATCTAATGCATACCAATCCTTATATGATGCTGCAAGGCTGCTCTCAGATGAATGCCGCGGTAGAACAAGATCAAAGCGTGAATCAGTCAAAAGTTTCGGATTTTCGATAAAAAGTTGTTGACGGCTGTTGGTAATCCATAGATAATGACTCCACTTTCTGATGAGGAGATTGTTATGAAATATGTGTTTACTGTTGTTGTTCCGACTGCACGTTACATCGATATCACCGCTGATTTCAAACTGTCTATGGCAGGTGCAATCATGACCATTGAGCCGATTCGTTCTAAAGTAGGACATGTTATTGGTTACAACGCGATTCACACAATCGACGGTGATTTCAAGAAAGGGTGCAACTTCGAAAATAAACTGAAAATGCTTGGCTATCATTACGTTATCAGAAAAGTAGATTAAAAACGGGTGGGGATTGTCCCCACTTTCTTAGAATTCTGGCAAGAGAATTAAGAAAGTGGAAACGTTTATTCAAATGTTTATGATGTTTTTGTGTGTAATATTTCTGGGGTTCAAATGAAAAAATCTGTTATTGCTGTTATGATGTTTGCTGGCCTGTGTGTTGTTGAATTTGCTAATGCCGCTATTAGTATGAGTCGTCCTATGACTATCAGCCGACCGATGACTGTATCGCGTCCTGTTAGTGCTCCGGTGTCTCGTCCTGCTACTGTGAGCAATGCAGCCGTTCACACCAACACTGCTTCTAACGTAGTAACTACTATGATGCTCATGAATGCTATGCAGAATAGCACTGCGGATCAAGTAGAAGACGGTACCAATGAAGACGAGGTAATCTGTGATGAATCCGTTCTGTATGAAGAATGCGACGAATCTCTGGAGTAATCTTGCAATCGCGTTGGCAGTAACATCTGCCAACGCTGCTATTGTGAGTGACCAAGAGTTCTATTCAAGACTAAACGCCGGTAATAAGGAAGTCGTTGCTTGTTCTGGTGTATGTGTAAATCAGTTTTATACAATCTCTTTTTATATCAAAGATCATACGACTGTTATGGAGGTAACTGAGAATTTCAATAAGAAAGTTTGGTTCCAGTTGCCTAAGCGAGAGGATCATGATCGATTTGTTAATTTCATGAAACGTTCTGATTCTATTGTTACCGAGTCCAGATTTAAATCAGCTAACATACAAGTTGGCAGAATGAAGATCAAGAACTCTCGGCTTGGTGTTAGAACTTCAAAACAAAACATAATCTTTGATATGAATAGCGACGGCGACTTTACTACGCTTGTTATCAAGAAAGACAAGATTGGTGAACTAATCCGATGTGTAAAAAATGTGGATCACGCTAGAAAAGTGCTTGACGTAGAATATTGATATGATAATATAGCTACATCAAACGAAACGAGGAATACACCATGTTGGCTCAAATCTCCGCTATCAAAACTGTTCAATACATCAACTTGGATCTGTCTAATCAGAATGATATGGAAGTTCATATGAAAAACGGCAAGGTTTTCATTGTATCACAGCGCGAAGATGAAGACTATGGCACGGTGTATAGTGTTAATGATAAAATCGGGGTTGGTATGGAGTCTGTTACTTTCTCTGATATCGTTGGCTATATCAAAGCGGAGGCTTAATAATGAAAGAAGGTCGTAAATTAGTATTCAAAGATAAGAAATTCAAGAACTTTCTTATCCGCATGGAACAAAATCTGTTCTGCGAAAACGTGACTGTGGACGGTCAAACTCGTACCCGAATCCTTGAGGGTAACTTGTTCTCTAGTACAAATCTCGTTCGCATTGGTTCCGCATTCATTCGGATGTTCGGATCTCATACCGCGTTTACCAAGTCTATGTACAATAACAACGACGGCAAATATCGTCCGTTCGAAAAGCTTGGTGCAATGTGGCCTGGTCTACAAACTGCGGGTTGGCAGTATCGAGTAATTTCTCCAAACCAAATCGCGCTTTATTTCAAGTGCGAAGTTCCGAGAAAGTTGCTCGAATCTAAAATCGGCAAACACTTCTCTATGGAAAACTGGAGTTTTCGAGACGGTGAAACTGGTATGCGCGTGTGGCATTGCGACCCGTTCGAATACAAGTGCCGCGTCATTATTCCGGTTCCTGAGTCAAAAGTTGGAGAAGATTATCTACCGCGTACCGATAAAAAGTCTATTGGACACGATATCATGTACAAAGATACTCGGAAAGAAAACGCAAAAACATTGGACGAAATGAGTAAGAAAGAAGATGTTCGTCAAGATGTTTTTGATATCGACCTCGAAAAAGTGTTGCCAGGATTTGCTGAACTCCAGAAGCTGGATCGTGTTCGCTCGAATAAAGCCGTTAATGTGAAAACTGCTAAACAACTGGTAGCACAAGCACAAGCGCAACTGGACATGGCTATCGCTGAACAACAACAAGCAGACGCGGAATATCATGAAGTGATGTTGACTTTGCAACCGAAAATCACTATCATGACTCAGATCCTAGACAAATATAGCTTTAAGGAAGCGTAATGAGTAGTCAAGTAAAATCTAATCGGAATAAGATGAAAGCGGAGATCAAGGTACACAATGCTTGCCGGGCGATTCTGAATCACATCTTTTTCAAAAACGTTACCGTTGACGGTAAAACAATTCGCGTGTATAATCATTATACCGCGGGTCATGTGAGAAAAGCTGATCGACTCGACAAAGACGATAACGTCAAACAAAAGTTTAACATTGCTATTGGTGGAGAATCGGTAGTGTGGGACTCCGCTTCTGTTATGAGAAACATCAATCAGTTTACGTCGTTTGCTTGTATTCGTATGGTAATCCGATCTAAAACTATCTCTCATATGGCAGAATCAAATCTTGTTAAGCTGGGATATGCCGAGATCGTTAACGGTGTTGTTCAAATCGAGTCCAAGATCTTTTTGTCTCCCGATAGAAAGACTCTCAAGCCGCTGCCGATGATGCCTTATCTCAAGCAAGAAAACAAAGTTTTGGTTGCCGCAGATCTGGTGAAACCCTTCAAAAAGGAAGAAACTGTGAAACAAGAACAAACAATTACCTCAGCTCGCCCTCCGGTTAGCGAAAACGAAATGAAACGCCAATACTTGATTCAAGTGAATCGTTTCCTCGAACTGAACTATGGCTCCAAGTTTGATCGCATTCGTCTACTGGAAGAAAAGCAACGAAATGTGGATCAAGAAATTGCAAAGCTCCAATCCGAACGTGCCAAGTATGAAAAAGAATCAAAAGCACTTACGGAAGAAATTAACAAAGTTCGCGAAAGCCTACTAACATTCTAATTGTTTACAAAACACGGAAACGGTGATATCCTTATATCACTGTTTTCATTATTGGAAAGAACATGCGCAAACAAGTAGAAAAAACAAGAGACTTAGATGGCAATTTGATTTATCGCAATGAGCGATATGCCAACGAAGATAATCCATGGGACCACTGGCAGCAAATGCCACACTATGAGCCGAAAGATATCATCGACGCTTATGCCGAGATTGAATTCGAGTTCGATAATAACGATGATGTTGCCGAGTTTTCTAAGCTCGCAGACTTGCCGTTAAGTGACAAGACAAAGAGCATTTGGTGGCCGAAGAAAGGTCCAGACGATTACTCCGTGATTCGGTATGTATCTGATTACACCGATTTGAATCAGCCAAAATATCCGATTTACATCGTATCAAAATCCCGATGGGAAAAGCGATTGACTTCCGATAGTTTGGTGCGTATGAAAGTCAAGCATTATATCGTTGTAGAAGAATCTCAATTCGAAGAATATAACAGCCGCGTTGATCATGAATATGTGACCGTTATCATTCTTGATCAGAAATATCTTGACGAATATGATACATTTGATAATCTCGGTAACACTCGAAGCAAGGGTCCAGGCGCTGCTCGTAACTTTGCTTGGGAACACTCTATGAAAATGGGGTTCAAGCGTCACTGGGTAATGGACGATAACCAACAACACTTCTTCCGTCTTGACGGAAACAAGCGCACAATCGTTAACAGTGGCGCGATCTTCCGTGCTATGGAAGATCACGTTGATCGTTATGAAAACGTCTATATCGCTGGTCCGCATTATCGCTTCTTTGCTGTGCCGAAAGAGTCGTTGCCTCCGTTCGTTCAAAACTGTCGGATTTATAGCACTCTGTTGATTCTCAATGATATCCCGTATCGTTGGAGAGGTCGCTATAACGAAGATACCGATTTGAGCCTGCGTGTTTTGAAAGACGGTCATTGCACGATTCAATATAACGCTTTCTTGACTGGTAAACTCGTTACTCAAGCGATGGCAGGCGGTAACACAGAAGCTTTCTATTCAAAAGAAGGTACTCTGCCTAAGTCGCAAATGATTGTGGACATGCATCCAGACGTTGCCAGATTGCAGTGGATGAACGGTCGCTGGCACCACTGGGTAGACTATGCACCGTATCGTTCTAATCGTCTGAAACTGAAAAATGTTATTCCGGAAGGTTGCAATGAATACGGAATGGTGCTAACATCTATCAAAGCGTCCGAACAAGACGCTAACGACGAGGAAGAATAATGGCATATGTTAACCCAGATGCCGCACCGGAACACGTAATCGAGAAAATGAAGAGTGGCAAACGGACGATCAAAGTTCGTTTTGCTTCTAAAGAAAAGTTCGATGCGTTTGTTAAACAAACCGGATTGGCAATTGACAAAAACACCAAACATGTGAAGTTCCCACAGCATCCAGGACTTGCATCACTGTTTGACATTTGAGGGCTTCGGCCCTCTTATAGGAGATATCATGAACGAAAAACGGAAGCTAGTTGCGCGTAATCAGTGGTACAAATTCCTGAATATTGCTTGCGAAACCCATTCCAAGCCAGCTGGAACTAAAGTCGATATCGACCCAGCGAAGTTCCGCAAAAACATCAGACGCTATACAGAATCGATGATCGGTAGCCGCTCATTCAGCAAAGCGCATCTAAACGAATTGTTTGGCGCGTATATTGAAGACGGTCAGTGCCCGGAGTTGATGGGTGTTAATGTAACGAAACTTGGCGAAGGCATCGTTGTTAATATCGTTGAGTTTGAGTTCAGCCGTGGTAGTCAGTCGATTGTGGACAAAATGATCGAACAAATGAAAGCATTTTCTCCTTTCGCAGCAAAGCGCACCGAATATGGATTCAAGATGAACGTTCGAATTCCTGAGCGCAAAATCGATCTGCTACAAAAACAGCCTAAGCAACAGAAACCGGAGATCATTGCTAAAGTGGAAAAGGATATCAAAGAAGTTTCTACCGATATCTTGAAACTTCAAATCAAACAAATTGAATCGGAGATCAGACGTCGCCAATCTCATGAACTCGATGTAATGATGAATGATTACATCGTGGAACGTGATAAGCTGGTAAAAATGAACATCGCTATTATGAAGATAGCAAAAGAATACGGCATGGATCGCGAATACGGAGAACGTCTGAGCACTCATGCACTTTGATTATATGATTGCAAACCCGCCATATAGTGCTGGTTTGCACGTTGACTTTGTTAACTTAGGTGTAAAGAAATGTGATGTTACTATCGCTGTGCATCCGTCTGGACCTTTTATTAACAGAAAGCCAACGCGACAAACAAAACGAGTTGCCGAACTACTCGACAACATGAAAACATATACAACAAGTGTTCATCTGTTTGACGGTAATGCCGTTTTCAAAGCCGGGTTTTTGACTCCGCTTAGTATAACCGTTATTGACAAAACAATGAAAGCTGGTCTGATTAATGTGTCTGGCTACTATGACGCTAGACTGCCTATCAATCGTCTGAATATGATTGGCGATTGGTGTGTTAAACTGTATGACAGATTTCCAATTCAGTCTGTAGCGCATCATGCCTGCTCTGGTGAAGTTAGTGATGCGAGTCACTACGTCACTATAGCAAGTGTTAGAGGACACCCGCCAGAAGCTGGCAAACGCTTTAATTCAGACTTCTTTACCATGTTCCCAGTTGACTACATTCCAACTACGGAAATGCCTAAACGTGGCACTAATTTCGCATTCAAGACATTAGAAGAGGCAGAGAATTTTATTGCTTATCTGAAAACGGACTTTGCAAGATTCATGCTTTCTCTGTATAAGATGAATGTTCACCTAGATAGTGGAGAGCTACATGCAATTCCATGGGTAGACATGACGAAGCGTTGGACAGATGACGAGCTATTCGAAAAATTCGATATGCTTGATATCAAATCTAGGGTTCCAGAAGTAATCGAAGATTACTATGGCGGTAAGCGTCACAAAACGCAAGTCGTTGGTGATACCAGGATGTTTACCGATAAGATTGATAGAGATCGTCAGAAGAAAACTGCCGAGTTTTTCACTCCGATTGAACTCGTAAATCAGATGTTGGATCATACCGACATAGATGATCCGGATTCCAGTTCGACTTTCTTTGAGCCTTCATGCGGTGACGGTAACATACTCGAAGGTATCGTGAAACGTATGCTGGAAGCAGGCCAGAACGCTGGTACAATCGTTTCTCGTATATACGCTTGTGAGTATATGCTGGACAATAGAAACGCTGCCATAGAGCGATTGGTGAAGATTTTGGGAGAGGAATACCGAACTCAAATCGAAAATCAAATCGCTTATTGCAACACATTAGACGAGACTGACACCAGCGACGGTAGAAAGTATCCAGATTGGCTGAAAGATACGATGTGGACTCTTGACGTATGAAAAAATGCCGTGTATTGTTTCTCGATGTTGACGGAGTATTTCATAGCGATAGCAGTTACTTGAAATACGGACAAATGGTAGACATAGGAGCTGTAAAGCTTTTATCCAACTAATCGTTGACTACGGTTTGAAAGTGGTATACAGTAGCACTTGGAGACTTGGATGTGATTTGCAGATGGTGAAGGATCAACTTGCTATGGCAGGATTCCCTCCCGAATGCTTACATGAGGATTTCAAAACAAGAGATCTTGTTGGTGAAAATCGCGGAGAGTTGATTCAAGAGTGGCTGAACAAACATCAAGAATGTGAGAATTATGTGATTGTTGACGATGACGACGACATGTTGGAGTCACAAAAGCAAAATTTCATTCACGTTGATAGTGTGAACGGATTCACAGCTAAGGACTATTATCGTGCTCGTTCTGTGTTTGACGGCTACACAACAACGCAATGTAAAGAGCATAAAAATTGTGGAAAAATCAGTTGACAACAGTTTGAGTTCAGATATACTGGAACAACTTAAAGCGTATCTGAAAGAAAAGCTGGAAGTCCCAATGAGTGCTACCAACGGCAAACTCGAAGTAGAACGGCGAAGTAATCGCCAAAGATTCAGAATACATTTGTGATATCGTAGGTGAAAAGGACAACTGGTAAAATGAGCAAAATGATTAATATCAGCGAAGAAGAGTTGGAACAGAAGATCGAAGACAAGGTAGAAGAATACCTGAAATCAAATCTCGATATTTCAATGAATCGCCGTCACGGTTATTATAACGATGTGACATTGGAAATCAGTATCAAACTGAACGGCAACGAAATCGCAAGTGCAACTGAATATCTGTGAGGTTAATATGACTGTACAAATGAAAAAAGAAAAAGCATACGAAATCACCATATCTACCGACGAACGTCGCTCTGCTGTGTTCTGCTACTCCACTAGCGAGTCTTTGGGTTTAGAACTATCTAAAGGAAAGGGTTGGTACGGTGGTAACGGCGCTTGCTACTCTGGTGCAAAAGATGTTCTGACATTCGATATCGACGGTGAAGAATTCAGCTTCCTCGTTAAAGATCGGATCACAGTCATTCGCAAGCGCGAAGACTACGAAATCAAAATCAACAACGAGAAGAAAGCTGCCGCACTCGCAAAACTGAGTGACGAAGAAAAGAAAATTCTTGGTCTGATTTGATTGACAACTAGGCTCGTTCGTGTAGAATGAGCCTATCTTTTAGAGAGGAAAATATCATGTTCTATGCAATGCGTCACAAAAAAGAAAGATATGTGGCTTGGTATCTCCACTACCGCAAACGGAAATGCGGAGTTCTGCAATTCGGTAACCGCTGATTTCGATTTTCTGTGTTCTGTTCCGTTCATTTCATCAGATCGCAGTATCTTTGAAAACGTGATTCATCACAAAAAATCAGTTGAGTGGTATAACTCTGGCATTGATAATCCGTCTCCGTCTGATTACGATATCAAGCGTAAGACTGCCGATGATTACGAGTTAATTGAACTGGAGTTCTGTAATGTCAACTTTAATCGCATCTGTTTCCCTGATTGCAATATTTTATAGCATCATGCATGAAGACAGGACAATCCGTTTTCTGGTTGCTATGTTTGTTATGGTAATCATCATCACAATGGGAATGGGAATCAACGATCTGAGTCTAACACAATGCAAATAATCATTAGCGATCAAGCGGTGGAAGTCATTGTTGTATCATTGCTTGCTGTTTGTTTTATATTCGGCAATGGATTTACTCGTGGTTTTTCTGTTGCTATCGTTTTAATGGTTTATTTGAGTCAAATCGGAGTGTTATAGAGGAAACAAAATCGATTCTCTTCTAAATACAGTTTTAGGAGATCAAAAATGAATCAAGATGAAGAGTTGAAAAGGGCGTTGGCTGGATTCGATATCAAGTTCTTTCAAAAACTTTGTTGCACACTATGGCAACTATTGCTAGGAACTCTGTTATTCGCTGCCGGTCAAGCTTGGATTACCGATACTTTTATCGAAAGTGACGGTCCGTTTGCGATGTATTTTGGCGCGGTTATTGCTGTTCTTATTGTAGTGGATATCATGCTACGCAAACGAATCAAGAGGGATAAAGATGAAATCACTGGCTGATTTTCTAGCCGAGTCTCATATGCCCGGCGAGGAACAACTAGAAAAGGATCAAAAGAAGCCTGTTTATAGCAAAAATCAAGTTGTTGAATTGACTAAAGAACAGGAGTTCGAACTCTCAAAGAGATCTAAATTGGCTACCAAGATGAAAGTTGGGGTCTATGATTTCATGAGTTCGATTCATGCGCAGGCACGTGCAGCACAACGCCGAAATGATGTTACACCAGAAGACTGGAAAGCATTTTATCGGAAGATTGCTCATTATGTTGAAGATGAAAAAATTCGAAACGGTCAATTCATGTTTCATTCTAAGAGCATGGATATCAGCGTCGCTGGGCGTGTTCGCAATCGTCAGATAGAGATCGCTACTGTTTATCCTAAGGGAACAGGTGGATTTCAGTCTAAGAAGCGCACGGAAATGGGACAGAAACAAGCTATTTTCGAAAGCGTGGATGATTTTTATGAAAGCGTTGAATCCGCTGATTGGATTGAAGAAGCTGAAACCGTGTTGGGCGAAAGCTTGACTGATGTTGTATTCGTAAAATAAAAGGCACCTTCGGGTGCTTTTTTCGTTTTAGTGCTTGCAAACTGGAATCAACCTGTTAATATATCCACATTGAAACAAGGAGATTGGCAATGAGTTATTGGCAAGAAACTAAAGATCACGTTAACAAAATCATGCTGGCGACTTTCTTGAAAGATCGTCCGTTGGTAGATCCGGTATCCGCGATTTGGAACAACAATCTGCCCGGCTGCATGGACCGTGTGATGCGTCATGTTGCGGTGTACGGACACGATGAAATCATTTCGGAAAACGTTGAAGCCGTCCGTAAAGCTTGTAAAGTATTGGACAAGAAGGGGTTTTTAGGTGAGTAGTCTGGATAATGTAAAGAAACTGGAAGTCGGTACTCCGTTTGTTGAATGCTGCGGATTTTCTGTGTTTCGATTTGTGTGCAAAACAAAGCCGGTACGAAGTGAAACTGGCCAGTGGTCATGGATTGGTACCTATGTCCATGACGAATTGCGAGAAGGACAAGAATGTGAATTCTTGATTACCGAGGGATTCGAACACTACGGTCCAAAAATTTATTTGGATTAATTGAAAGTGCTTGCGAGTGTGACTATACCTGTTATTATAGCCACAATCAATACGAGAGGAACCAATCATGTTTGAGTTCATTAAAGAAAGAAAATGCGAAAAACTGGTTGCTTTCTTTAAATCGTTGGGATACAATGGTTACAAATCGATAGCGTTTCCTAGCAACTCTGTTTATATCAGAATGCCGGTTTCGAAAATGTTAGTTGTTTATACCAAAGTTTTCGGTTATACTGTTCATTATTACAATGACGTTACTGATAACATGGAGCCAACTATCTTCGAAGACACGGATCTGGAATTCATAGAAAGCATTATCAAATCAATCAAAAACTATGAGGAATAAATCATGAAAAAGGTAACTGTTAAGAATCTGAAAGCTGGTAAGACTGTTTATTATGTAAGCGCACTTGGCGAAAACTCTTTTGTTACCAAATATCTGATTACCGGTCGTCCCGAGCGCCATACTTATGTTGATGGCTCAAAATCCGATTCTCTGTTTGTTCCGTGTCGTATGGTATACAGCAACGGCGAAATTCAAGCAATCCAAGATACTCTGCGGGCATTGAATAGTTTCAGTCTGTTGGATTGTAACGTAGAACGCCAGAACGGGTACAACAAACATCGCGCATTCTACAACAAGCGTACCGCAGATCGTTACTGTGAACTGTGCAAACAAACCGGCATCAAGTTTGAATCCAATATCTCATGGGATTGGGGAATGGATTACCCACTCGAAATGGACGATTATTACGAAGATTGATTTAAAAGTTGTTGACTACCGCTAAGAGCCATGCGATAATGGCTCTATCAAATCAAGACAACTGAGGAATACATCATGAAAAACGTAGCCGCTGAATTCAAAGCACTGTTCGCAACTCGCAAATACTCTGTTCGTAATGTGCAAATCATCGTTAACTTCGATGGTAAATGTGAAGGCAATAACATGATTGTTGTTACTTCCGACTACGTTGGCACACTGCAAGCAATCGAGCGCGACCTGTCTCGTTCTAAGATGTTTACCAACGCTTCTATCACTGAGCAATGGGATCACACCGCTTGGTTGTCTGGTGCTGGTGATTCTGAAAAGGTTATGCAACTCAAAATGATTTGTAAAGCCGAATAAAAAGTTGTTGACTACCGCTAAGAGCCATGCGATAATGGCTCTATCAAATAACGAATGAGGAATACATTATGCACTTTGTTACTGTAAAAGCTAAAATCAATGCTCGTGGTATCTACAATGCAACTCGCGCAAACATGGTTACCAGCCCGAATGTGCAAAATCTGATTGCTCTGTTTGACGGTAAAGAGATTGAAATCAAAGTGTATGGTGTTAACAATTTCTGTTTCTCAGTCACCGAACAAATGATACGTGATGCCTGGGAAACTTATGAAGCTGATAACTTCCGTCTTAATGACAATGTTATCGATCAACTGGTGAATCACTTCTGTGGTTCTAATCTAAGCTGCTCTCTCCCAGCTTTTAACATCGAAAACTATCTGGATGTTATGGGAGAATATAAAAGGAATGTTTAAATGAATCAATTCAAAATGGGTATTACTGGTGTTGCTGCTCTGGTAGCTATCGTTATCGGTTCCAACTGCTTTACTATCGTTGACGCCGGTACTACCAAAGTCGGTACTCTGATGGGCGAAGTTCAAGATCGTCCGCTGGAAGAAGGTCTGCACTTTGTAAACCCGTTTATGGGATTTGATACTTTCGATACCCGGAACAACAAGTTTGTTAAAGAAAACTTGCTGATCCCGACTAAAGACCGTTTCAACAGTACCGCCAACGTTACCGTGTTGTATCGTGTAGACAACTCCAAGACCCCGTTCATCAAAAAGAACTACGGTACTATGGAAATGTTTGTTGATAAGGCAATGTCTCAGTTCCTGACTAGCATTATCAAAGACGAAGGCCGTAAAATTGCTGACTCCCGTGGTCTGGCTGATAGCTTCAATGTAACCGCGATGCAAGAGAATACCAAGCGTCGTCTGCAAGAAGCACTGACCGGCACTGGTATCACTCTGCAAGAAGTTCTGGTACAAGATGTAACTTTCGATCCGCGAATTCAGAATCAAATTCTGCAAACTCAAGATCGAATCCAGAAGGAAGAAGCTGAGAAATCCCAGTTGCGAATCGCTACCACTGCTGCACAGACTACCGAAGCAACTGCTAAGGGTCAAGCTGCCGCAGATAAAGCGAAGTATGAAGCCGCTGCTTACCAAACTTTCGTTCAAGCCAAAGCTTATGCTGACGGTGTAAAACAGAAAGCAGATGCAGATCGTTACATGGCTGAACAAACCGCGATTGGTAACGCCAAATTGGCATCTTCTCTGACTCCTCAGATCATCGAGTTGAAGCGTCTAGAAGTTGAAATGAAGAAAGCTGGTACCGGTTGGAACGGTCAAGTACCTGCAAACTTCACTATGATGGGCAACGGTCAAGCTCCGCTGTTCCTGAAACAAATGCAGTAATCAAGAGAGGGCGAAAGCCTCTTTTCTTTTAAGGAGAAATATGTTAATCAAGATCAAAAATATTGTTTCGTTCTGTTTCTTCTATGTTCTGATGAATGTCGCTTTGTTCTTGGATAGAAACATCGTTCGGTGTGGTATCTATCGTGATAAGTTTGAATCATTTGTGGTGCAATCGATCACAAAAAGTCGGATCAAGCGATATCGTGGTTTTGATAGTGCTGATGATGTTTATCAAGCGTATGCTGATGCGCTACCGGATGCAAATCCAGCGGATCTGGCTGAACAAATCAAAACCAACATTGATAGCGCCCAACTCAGACATTTGCTGAAACTAGCAACAAAGAAATGATGATCCGCCTTCGGGCGGATTTTTATTTCCAAAAAGTTGTTGACGTTTGGGATCTACCTGATATTATGTCCTCATTGAAGCCAATCAACGAATTCAACTGAGGAAAACATCATGACTTTGAATCTGAAAGATCAAGCAATCGCAGCACTCAAAGCCCGGGTAGAAATCGAAGTTAAAAAAGCCAACGATCTGTTCGGTGTTGACCTCGTGATTGGTAAGAATTTGGCAGTAAAGTTCACTCTCCGCGCTCGTTCTGCTGGTCGCGCAATGATGCAAGGCTACAGCTTCAACCGCAAGTATGAACTGAATTTCAACGTTAACATGATGATCATGAGCGAGAAAGCTTGGTGGCATCTGCTTGACGAAACCGTAAGCCACGAAGTTGCTCACATTGTTGATTATGTACAACGCGGCAAAAGCGGACACGACGCTCGTTGGAAATACATTCACAAAATGTTGGGCGGCAGCGGTAACACTTACCATGATCTGGAAGTTCCTGTTAATCAGCACATTTACGGTGTTGCTGGTCAAAAAGTTGTTGTTACTAAAAAAATTCACGATAACATCCAGAAAGGTCATGTTTATCGTACTCGGAAAGGTAATCACCCAATCAAGCCGTTCGACTATGTTGGTCCGCAAGATAAATCCATGCTGACTTATGTGCCGACTCGTAAGGGTGAAGCTGCTCCTACTGTTACTGTTGTTAATCAGAAGGTAGAAGTCAAGCAAAACAAAGTCGAAATCAAAGTTCCTGCTAAAGTTGTTGGTAAGAAAGTAGCTGCTCAAGTTGTTGATACTGGAGACGGTAAAAAGCGTTATGTTGCTCCGAGTGGTGAAATTGTTCGTCACCGTCCGTCTAAACTTGCTAACGCGCTGTGGGAAGAAGGGATTCGGGATCGCGTGAAGTTTATTGCCGAGTATGAAGCTCGCGGTGGTAAGAGTGCAAGCTCCGCATTTCATAGCGTATTCGCTTGGTATGTTGGTAAAAAGTGATTGACTCTATCTGGGATCATGTTATATTGGTCCCAGAAACAAAGCGGAGTCATTATGAAAAATCAAAGTCGAGTTTTTCACTGGAAACATCATACAATCAATTTGAAAGAGTTGGATCAAAAGATCAACTGGCATCTGAAAATGCAAAGTTCTCATGGATTCAGTGAGTTTGATTACTTCTTAGAATCCGTGCGTCGTCATATGGTAGCTGGCGGTGAAGATGTGGTATCATTCGCTATCAATCGCGGGTACGAAAAAGAATTTATGGAGTTTGTCAATGAAAAAACTGATAACTGATGCGGATAAACTCCGCATTAAACTTGCACAAAAAGACGCGCTGAAACTTCTCGGCGCGTTTGAAGCGAAAGATCGAGTGAATGCGCAAAAGATTATTGCATTCATGGTAGAGAAATGGGAACTCGCTATCAAACAGCGTCATACTACCGTCAATCTGGATCTGGCTATCTCTCGGGGTCTTTCGGATGAAACGATTCTCAAAATCGATCAATTACAACACTATCGGGATATCCATGTAAAGCAACTTAAAAACGAGAAACTTTACAATGTTGGTACCGTTGGTCAATTAGTACAAAAACAACGAATTGCCGAACATCTTGGCTGGATTCGGGATATCGAATACGAATTGCAATCTCTCTGGGGTTTTGATATCGATTCGTCTTTCCACAAACACAATCTGCCGCATTGTACTTGTCCAGAGAATCGAGCCGGTGAAATTTTCAAGCGTATCAATCGTGATTGTCCTCTGCATAACGAGGAAATGCGAGAAATGACAAAAGCGTTTTTCAACACACTAGATCACAATTATGATACCACTGGCATCGAAAAATAAATTGAAAAAGTAGTTGACGCTAGGTGTGGACATGATAATATGTCCACATCGAAACAAAACAAACTCTGAGGAAAACATCATGAAAGCAGCAATCGAGCAAATGGTAAAAGAAATGAACGAGTTTTCAAATCACGTTTATTTTAATATCAGTGTTCCGGACTTCTACAAGCGTTATGAGCAAGACCATGCCCAGCGTCTGGTAGACGGTAATATCTCTCGTTATGTTTACGGTGTTGAATTCGGCAAAAAGAATGCAAGAATCTTCCGTGCTGACTATGCAAATCAATCTACTCGTAGCGTTGTCTGGTTTGTGAACATGGAAACCGGTGACATTCTGAAAGCTAACGGTTGGAAAGCTGCTTCAAAGTATGTTCGTGGTCATGTAAGCAACTGGCAAGATGCAATGTCCCGGGGTTCTAAACTCGGCATATACGGTTTCATTTCTTGCAAAGAAGGTCGATAATGAAAGCGCGTATCAAAGATTTCGGTATTAACATCGAGGCATATGTTTCGTCTGATGAAAGTGATTACCTCTATGAACTTGTTGGCATTCACGGTCTCCATGTGTTCTTCTATCACGCTGAACAACAGACCGAGTTTGAAATCGAAGAGACAGAAAACGGCTATAGCTTTGAGCTGAACTGTATCATGTTTGAAGATATCCCGTCTAAATTTATTGAACTGATTCAAGAAATCGAGTTCAATATCAACGAGGATGTCAAGAATCAAGTTATGAACGACATCAAATCCGAACTTTATCGCAACTGATTGTTTAAGGAAAATATTATGTTTATCAAGATTCAAGATATGAAAGCATCACTGGCCGTCTATCAACAAATGATCGCTAATGGTCACATCGAAGGTATTCGGATCAAAGAGATTTTCACTATCCCAGCGATGATCAAGAAAACTGTTACTGGTTCTTTGTTTCAGACTATTCATGGTGTTGTTGTTCATCAATTTGTGGAACGTGAAATCAAGGTCCCGAATATCAATGCCGAGCGCGAACTGATTGGCTATGATGTTGTTGTGGTAGCAAAGAAACCCGCGCTGTTTGAAGGCATCGTGGCTCGTCCTGAGTTTGGCTATACTTTCAACAAGCAAAAACATCATCACTTTCTGAAAAAGTGCTTGCACTGATTTTTGGTCCTGTTATTATATCCTCATTGAAGCCAAACAACTGAGGAAAATATCATGCAAGCCAAAGCAAAAATCGTTAAACTGGACCAAGTGGATTCATCTGAGTGGGAATTCGCTTACGGCGATGAAGTGTTCGGTAAACTGTTGAAAGCGCAAGTGTACGGTGAACATGTAACCATCATTTGTGCTTGTGCTGATAACTATTTTGATATCGTGTTGCAAGACGGCACTAAAGTTGATGCGATTCACGGTATGCATTTGAGTGAAATTTAAAACAAGGGCCTTCGGGCCCTTTTTCATTGGAGAAATAAATGATAGTACAAATAATCAACATGATCGATTTCTATGAGTTCAAGGCACGTCCTGCACTTGACAAGTATCAGGTGATGGAACTCTATCACTATTCGCTAACCAATCGCGTTTTGGAAGCGACTCGTTATAACGAATACTTTGTTGACGTTAATCTAAAGGACACAGTGGTACGTCTTCCTATGCGCTTTATCCGTATGATTGATATCGAGATCACACCGGAAGAGTTTGACAAAGATTTTATCAGCTCTGGATGCATAGTAAACACCGGCAAAAATGTGCTGATCAAAATGAGTTCAGATAGAACAGATCAGGGAATTAGCAATACTCTGAGTTGGGCTAGTCCGAATTGCAAAATCGGCCATAGCCATATTTGTACCGAGAGCGGACGTTGGTATCAAGTAACATTGGACCATGAGACTTCGAACATAGTATTGACTCGATTCAATCTCAGGTATTAAGCCAAACGCTGTGGATCAACGTACCAGCGATTCCTACGGTATACTGATATGAACGTATTAGAAGATCATAGAATCGCTGGTAACGTGCGCCAGCACTTGTGAGCGTAGCGAACAAAGACAAAATAAAATCTCTTATAGATCTTTAATGAGAATCTATTTTGTCTTCCTTAAGGTAATCAATGAGTTAGCTTCGCAGTCGCTGGCGCGACTTTCTGGAGTAGATTACTATTTGATCGAAATAATGTTTGACAGTAGGAATCCAATCGCTATACTCCAATTATCAACTACGGAGAACATCATGAACTACCTGAAACGTATTATGAATCGTATGAAGTACAAGCCGATGATCAAAATCAATGCTTATGCTATGCAGATCCATACCGCGTCCGGTGCTTCTGTGTGTACTCCTGACGGTGTTGCTATTAAGCAGCGCATCGAACGCCTTAAACGTGAAATGAGAATGAACAAATGATTTGTAAAATTGTTAATCCTAAACGTCTTACTGTTGGTGATGTTATTGGCTTCGGACGTTATCAACTGTTGACTATCAACAAAATCGAAGGAAAGAAAGTTTACTTGACTGATAGCGAAACCGGTGAAAAAATAGAAATGGAATTCTATCAACTGAGTTCCAAGTCCTATCGTTATACCTGTCATAGTTCAGATCATGGCTACACTGTTTCTGGTAGCGGTATGAACTCACGCTATGGAATGAGTCTCGGTATGCTGTATGATTACGGCATAAAGCAGCCAATCGCTGCTGGCGAAGAGATTGGCTTCTGTGTGGACTCTACCTATTACAAGGGCACGGTAATTGCTGTTGGCTCGTTTGGTATGTCTAAAAACGAGATCATTTTCAATCCAAGTCGTGGCGAGAAAAACGCTATCGTGGTAAAAACAGAAGACGGTAAAGAGCGTGTTATTGTTGCAACTGGACAAACACTCTACTTTGTAGAACCGGACTCGGAAGGTCGTATGTTCATTAACAATACCCATATCTGTGTAGTCAATCAATATCGGGGTTAACATGTTTCGTTATTCAGAAGACAAGAAAAAAGTTGAAATCGGCAATGTTGTTCGTGTAAAAGGACTGCAAGGTGTTTTGACTGAGGTAACATCGAACTCAATCAAGATCACAATCGGAGAAATCGCTTATTCCGAACTCGTGTTTGAAAATGGACGCTGGCGCAATGCAAAAGATCCGATTGGTCGCCCGATGTATCTAATTCATATGTCCGACTATACAATCGAAAATGGTGAGCTTTTCTATACCAATCGCAGTGTGATCAATGTTGGCGATTTTGTTGATGAAGTGAAAGTTGTTGCCGAAACTGGGATCACACTGCTATGGGATAAAACCAGCTCTAAAGTTGAGGGTGTGCGAATTGGTATCATAGAAGCAGATCCTTGTTTGATTTTGATTGACAACAAAGGCATGGCGCACTATGCTATCGCTGTTGAATCTGGCGATTATGAAGCCGTTCAACTCTACCAATAACGGTAGTCTGGAACATGTACTCGATTTGCCATGGAGATATGATTAATGTTTGTAATTGAAGAAATCGCAAAGCCAGAAGATCAATACCGAGAGTTGTGCGTTGGTGATTATACTATCATCAAAAGCAAACGCTGCCGACTTGTTGAGTTTGATCCGAAATCAAAAGTTGCCACGTTTTTCATGACAATCGGTGATATGGATGTTACTGCTAAGTTTCATCATCTGACCCGTGATAACTGGATCAATAATGAGTATTCGAGTCCGATCAATCTGATACTGAAAGACGACAAAATCTGGGTAGGTGCCGATGCAAAACGGCAGAAAGAAATTGCGATTGGGCGCAATTTCCCGCTTCGGATTATGAGTCAAGAAAACGGTATTCCGCCGAGTCGTGTTGTTACTCGATTCATGGGATTTGTTCAGGGATTTATGGAACAAGGTGGAATCATTAGTTATACATCGTTTACCAATAACCCATCATCGAATGCAATGCTGTTTATGGGTCAGACTGGGCTAATCTATGCTTATGACAAAAACGGCAATTGGTATATGCACAAAGACGGTAAAATGGTGAAATCAAACATCAAATATATCGAAACGCATCAAGTCCTGAAAATGGGTAGATAACCACCTGTAATCGCTAAATAGAGTCATACTATCAAAAATGGAATGACTCTAATGCTCCTAACTCCCAAAACTTATGATCTCGCAAAAGAAAAACTGTATCATGCTCAAAATGGAATTTGTCCGATTTGCAAACGCGAACTAGACAAAGAAATCAACAAGAATCATTTGGATCACGATCACGAACTAGACGGACCACAAGCCGGTCGTGTGCGCGGTCTGCTTTGTAATCTCTGCAACGGGTCTGAAGGACGAACTCGCCATGAGTTTATGCGCTCTGGATTAGCAGGACGTGGTATCGATTACATCGAGTATCTGGAAGCGTTGTTGGCTTATCTGAAAAAAGATAGCAGCAAAAACGACATACACCCGAAACTTGTTCCTGATACTAAAAAGCGATTCGCTCGCCAAGATAAGCCAGCGATGATCGCAGAACTGCAACGATATGGATTCGCGTATAATGAAGGAATGACTAAGGCAGAACTCTGCAAAGTGTTCAACAAGGAATTTCCAAAAATGATGAAAAAACTTCATAATTGATTTGACATAACAGCCAGTCCATGTAGACTGGCTTTATTGTTTTAGAGGATAATACCATGACACTAGAAGAAGCATTTGAAATCAGATCAAAGATTAACGCTATGCTCAAGAGCAAGGACAAAAATGAACGCTCTACTGCTATGGTAATGGACAGTGTTCTACGTGGTGAATATCTTCGCATTGAAGACGCAAAAGAAGATATCAAATTTCTTTCCGAAACCAATTGACACAACTCGCGAACCCGCTAATATAGCTACATAACATAAACTAGGAATACATTATGAACGAACTGCAAACTCGCATCATCAACGACCCGATGGTTTCCGAAGCTGTTAAACACTACGTCAAGAACAAAGCACGTTTCGACGTAACAAAATCAAAACTGCAAGCCGTAATCGACGGTAGCATTACCCGTGAAGAGTGTAAAATCGGTCTCTGTTATGTAACTGGCTCCCGAGCAGGTGGCATCGATTTGTGTAGTCTTGGTACACTGGACGATTATAAATTCTTTAGTGGTTGGGAAGGTCACTGTATTATCATTGGCAATCCGGATGAAATGGAAGATCCTCTGAAAGAGGCAATCAGACAATATCACGAAGAAGACGAAGTTGGTAACGACGGATACTGGGAAGCTCGCCTGGAACTGGCTCGTCACTGGCTGCGCTACATTCTTAAACTTCAATCCGAATATTGTGATGCTATTGAACGTCAGGATAAAATGAACGATTTGGTTCGTCATTATGTATATAATCGCCAAGACTGGGAAGAATCTCGCGAAATTTTGCGCGATGTAATCTCTGGTAAAATCACTCGCGACCATCTCAAGGAAGGTCTGTGTGAAATGATCAAAGTAAAGTTGAACGATGAATACTTGCTTCAAGACTACAAATATTGGAGTGGTTGGAAAGGTTACATCATCATGCTTGATAATGATGAAGTTAAGAACTTCATGCCGGATCCTCGCGCAAAACACTACACAATCGAAGATCACAAGCGAGATCAAGCAATCAAACAGTTTAAGGACGAAGCTCACGGTTTGATGAAGTATGATACCTCATACTATGAGGCGCGTTTGGAGCTGGCTCGTCATTGGCTGAAAGTAATCGAAAATGTGATGAAAATCGCGAAAACTAATTGGCATCAAAGACGATACCAGTCCTCAAAATGCGGTATGCTATAGTAAGAATGTAAAATATTATGATGCTAGGATTGAGCTGGCTCGTCATTGGCTAAATGTAATGACATTTGGTGATAATCATTACAATCAAATCTAAATAACAATCCCGCAGATGAGGGATTTTCTTTGAAACTAAAGATGTAATTTGTTTACATCAACCGTGATTGTTGTATAATGAAACTCTCCTCCAACACATAACACAACGGAGCTTTAATGCTGGTAAGAAAATCAAGTGGTATAACTGAGAATTTTGATTCCAACAAGCTGTTGAAAATTCTTGGGTTCGCCACCGCTGGAACTCGAATCGATCCAAACGAAATCATGAGTGGTATTATGCCTTCAATCACTGACGGCATGAGTACAAAAGACATTCAAAAGCTGGCAATCAAGTTTGCGGCGGATCGAATCTCTATTGAACAATCTGATTATCAATATGTTTCTGCTCGTCTGCAAATGTACGCTATTCGCAAAGACGTTTATAATCAGTTTGATCCGATTCATCTGAAACGACACACTCTGGACTTGGTACAAGACGGCATCTATGATAAAGATCTTGCCGCTAAGTGGACAGACGAAGAATTTAATGAGCTGAATAGCTATATCAAACATGAACGCGATTTTAATCTGGCTTATGCTGGTGTAATGCAATTCAAAGAAAAGTATTTGGCGAAAGATCGCAGTACAGGCGAATTGTACGAAACCCCGCAAATGTTGTATATGCTTGTTGCAATGTGCTTGCACCAAGACGAAAAAACAGATAGAATTGCTAAAGTTAAAAACTTTTATGACGTAACTTCTTTGGGCAAACTGAGTCTACCGACGCCGATTCTTGCTGGTGTTCGTACTCCGACTCGTCAATTTAGCTCATGCGTCAAGATTGAATGTGGTGATGAACTCGATAGCATTAACGCTACCGCAAGTTCAATCGTTGACTATATCAGCAAACGAGCTGGTATCGGCATCAACGGTGGCGCTATTCGTGCCGAAGGCTCTCGCATTCGAAGTGGTGAAGTTCGTCACACTGGTATTATTCCGTTCTGGAAACATTTCCAGACTGCGGTAAAAAGTTGCTCACAGGGTGGTGTTCGCGGCGGTGCTGCTACTCTTTACTATCCGATGTGGCATCTTGAAGTTGAAAAAATCCTTGTTTTGAAAAACAACAAGGGCGTGGAAGAAAATCGAATTCGTCAGCTTGACTACGGTATCCAAATCAACAAGCTGTTTTTCGAGCGTCTGAAAAATGACGACTATATCACGCTCTTTAGTCCGGACGTTCAAAACGGCGAGCTTTACAATCTGTTCTATTCTGATCCAGTGAAGTTCAAAGAAATGTACGAAATGTTGGAAAATGAACCTTGGTGTCGTAAGAAGCGTATCAAAGCCTCTGAGTTGTTCAATCTGTTCGCACAAGAAAGAACTGGTACCGGTCGCATTTATCCGATGTTCGTTGATAACGTTAACTCGGCTACTCCGTACAAAGAGCCGATTCGACAGTCCAACCTTTGCATTGAAATTGCCTTGCCCACATACCCAGTCAAGAAAGACGGGTCCGGGGAGGTGGCGCTCTGCACTTTAGCAGCATATAATCTCGGTGCAATTGAGGGTTATGAAGACTTCCTAAACGTGGCTCGTGCTGCTGTTCGCGCACTCGATAACTTGCTTGACTATCAGGATTATCCAGTTGTTCAAGCACTGGCAGCTAAGAAGCGTCGCGCATTGGGTATTGGTGTAACAAACTTTGCTTATTTCTTGGCGAAGAATTTTGTTAACTACTCTAGCGGCAATGCAAACAAGCTTGTTCACCGCACCATGGAAATGATGCAGTTTGCGAACTTGGTAGCGTCTATGGAGCTGGCGAAAGAACGCGGTGCAAACGAGTGGCATCATAAGACAAAATGGGCTGATGGCCTGCTGCCGATTGACTGGTATAACAAAAACGTTGATAATATCGTTCCGAATGATCTGAAAATGGATTGGGAATGGCTACGTTCTGAGATCAAAAAGCACGGATTGCGAAACGATACTCTAAGCGCATTTATGCCATGTGAGAGTAGTTCACAGATCACCAACAGCACAAACGGTATTGAGCCACCACGCGGCCTAGTGAGTACCAAGCAATCAAAAGATGGTGTGTTTAATCAGCTAGTGCCTGAGGTAGACATGCTTGGTAGCGAGTATGAAACAGCTTGGCAGATGACTAAACGCGGCATGAAGGGTTACTTGGACATTGTAGCTATTATGCAGAAGTTTGTGGATCAAATGATTAGTGCGAATACTTATTATGATCCTGCTGTGTATCCGGGTGAGAAGATCCCGATGAAAGTCGTATTGAAAGATATGTCAAGAGCACAGAAACATGGTGTTAAATCACTGTATTATTCTAATACTCGCGACGGCGCAGACGGCACAGAAGATACTTCTTCCGAATGCGAGACGTGCAAGGTCTAATATCAAGTCTATCACTAGGGGCTTCGGCCCCTATAACAAGGAATAAAAATGGATACCGTATTTAATAAAAATGTAGTTGATCATATGAAAGCTCCGTTGTTCTTGGGCGAAGCAATGGGATTAGCCAGATATGAAACAGTAAAACACCCAGCGATTGATAAATTAACGGAACGTTCGCTCTCATTTTTCTGGCGTCCCGAAGAAGTGGATTTGTCCAAAGATGCAATCGACTACAATCAACTGAGTGAAGCCGAACAGCATGTTTTCACCCAGAATCTGAAATATCAAAGTCTGCTTGACTCCGTGCAGGGTCGCGCACCTAACTTGGTATTCTTGCCAATCGTGTCCGATGTTGCGCTTGAGACTTGGATCACTACTTGGAGTTTTAGTGAGACAATTCATAGCCGTTCTTATACTCACATCATGCGGAATATCTATGTTGATCCGTCTGCTGTGTTTGATAAGATTCTGCTTGACAGTAAGATCATGGCACGTGCCACTTCTGTAACTCAGTATTACGATAATCTGATCAAAGAGTTGAAAACATACGATCTGGTATCACAGCCCGTATTCTCTCCGGAGTTGCGAATTGCACAACTGACCAAGGTCAAAGAAGCGTTGTATCTTGCAATGCACGCCGTAAACGCTTTGGAAGCAATTCGTTTTTATGTTAGCTTTGCTTGCACCTTCTCGTTCGCTGAACGCGGTATCATGGAAGGCAATGCTAAGATTATGCGTCTGATTGCGCGTGATGAACAGCTTCATCTGAAAGGCACCCAGTATCTGATCCGTGCTTGGCAGAATGCAGAAGATGATACCGAAATGTATGAGATTGCTAAACGTCTCGAACACAAAGCGGTACAAATCTTCTTGGAAGTTGCCGAACAAGAGAAAGACTGGGCAAGAGACTTGCTTGGTAATGTTACTATTCCTGGCCTGAGTCTATCTAGCATGTTGGATTACATCGATTATCTGACTGTAAGCCGTATGCGCTCTGCTGGTCTTCCTGCACCGGAAGAACTGAATACCAGCATGAAACACCCTCTTCCGTGGATTCGCAAGTGGCTGAATAGTGATTCCGTTCAAGTCGCTGCCCAAGAGGCTGAGTTGTCTAGCTATCTGATCGGACAAGTTGATTCAACTCTCGATGATAGTTTCTTTGAAGAACTAGAAGTTTAACAGAATCCGCCTTCGGGCGGATTTTTTATTTCCAAAATGTGTTGACACTTGGTATCGTTCTGATAATATGGACACATCTAAACGAGAGGAACAAATCATGAAATACCAAATTCGGGTTTTTAAGAACGAACAAACTAAGCAAGCTTATGTTGCTGCAAACGGAGAGGCTATGGCGTCAGAAAACAAAGATTTCGCGCACCGTATGTTTGGTATGGTGTTCTATGATATGAACACATCTGAATTTGACTCTGATATCATGAACATAGAAGCAAAGAGCAAGTTCGGTGCTTTCTGTGCTGCTCGTTCGATTGTTCGTAAACAAGGTTTTAAACTCATTACTCAATGTGAGGATCTGAAATGAAAGGCTTTACTCTGATCGAATTGATTGTTGTTGTTGCAATCCTGGGAATTCTTTTCGGCGTTGTTGCTCCAGCAATTTTCTAAAAAGAAGATACCGAGTTACTTTCTTTGTTCGGCTAAGTTTATTACCGACATAAATAGTATTACTATAAGAACGAGTCGAGAGACTCGTTTTTCTTTTCCTACACACTCACAACGGAAACAAAATGCAAGTACAAAAACGCGACGGTCGAATCGTTGATTTTGATCGTTCTTTTATTGAAACCGCAATCACCAATTCCCTCAAGTCAATCGGCATCAATGATATGACTTTCCCGCAACACGCTACCGAGGCTGTTGTTCGTAAGCTCATTGGACGCTCTACAGTAACGATTGAAGAAATCCAGCATACTGTAGAAGATACCCTAATGAGATCTCGCTATCCTGCTGTGGCTCGCGCTTATATCGAATATCGATATGATCGTGATGTTGCCCGCGATCTTAACTCTGACATGACAAAGCGTATTATGGGCCTGATGCGTCAATCCGACGAATCAATCATGAACGAAAACGCCAACAAAGACGCTAAGGTAATCCCTACTCAACGCGATCTGGTAGCTGGTATTGTTAGCAAGCATTTTGCAAAGCATTATCTGCCTGTCGAAGTCATGCAAGCACATGAAATGGGTTGGATTCATTTCCACGATCTTGACTATTCACCGTTCTTCCCGATGTTTAACTGCCAGCTCATTGATGTTAAAGGCATGTTAGAACGTGGATTCCGTATGGGTAATGCACAAATTGAAACTCCGAAAAGCATTTCTACCGCTGCTGCTGTAGTCGCTCAGATTATTGCACAAGTGGCAAGTCACATTTATGGCGGTAACACAATCAATCGCATTGACGAAGTGCTGGCACCGTATGTTAAAATGACTCACGAAAAGCATTTGGACGAAGCTCGCTATTGGAAGATTCCAGACGCGAAAGAATATGCTATTGCAAAGACTCGCAAAGCTGTGTATGATGCAATGCAGGGTCTCGAATACGAAGTGAATACTCTTCACTCCGCAAACGGCCAAACCCCGTTCTGCACATTCGGATTTGGTCTAGGTGAAAGCTGGGAAGCCGAACTGATTCAAGAAGCAATCTTGAAAGTTCGATTAGCTGGACTCGGCAAAGAGGGTATCACTCCGGTGTTCCCGAAACTTGTGTTTGCTCTGAAAGACGGACACAACTTAAAGCCGACTGACCCGCTTTATCGAATCAAGCAACTGGCACTGGAGTGCGCTTCTAAGCGTATGTATCCAGATATCCTGAGTTATGATAAAGTTGTTGAAATCACAGGTAGCTTTAAATTCCCTATGGGATGCCGTAGTTTCTTGCATCGTTGGGAAGACGAAAACGGTAATGAAGTTCACGACGGTAGAAATAATCTCGGTGTTGTGACTCTGAATCTGCCGCGAATCGCTCTCGATTCAAATGGCAATCATATGCGATTCTGGGAACTTCTGGAACAGCGTATGGAAGTTGTTAAGCAAGCGTTGATTGCTCGCGTTGATCGTCTGCGTGGAGTCAAAGCCAGCGTCGCTCCGATTCTTTACGTCGAAGGCGCTTGTGGTGTACGTCTGAATCCAGATGATGATATCATGAAAGCGTTTGATAACGGTCGCGCTTCCGTGAGTATTGGATATATCGGTCTGCATGAAGTCACCGAAATTATGATGCGTGGTATCGATGAACACATCATGGAAAATCAATCAAAACAAGTATTTGCTGTTTCTGTTCTTCAACGAATGAAAGAGCTGGCAGATGCATGGAAAGAACAAACTGGACTCGCTTTTAGTCTGTACGGCACTCCGTCCGAAAGTCTGTGCTATCGTTTCGCCAAGATTGATCGCGAACGTTATCCAGAAAATAAAGTGTTCGATAAAGATTATTACACAAACAGCTTTCACCTCGACGTTCGTCATAATACTAATCCGTATGACAAGATCGATTTTGAAAAGCAATTTATTCCTCTGAGTACAGGCGGATTTATTTCATACGGTGAATATCCGAATATGAAAGATAATCTGAAAGCGCTGGAAGACGTTTGGGATTATGCTTATCTGAACACACCGTATTACGGAACAAATACTCCGGTTGATGTTTGCTTTGAATGTGGCTATCATGGCGAATTCACTGCTACTTCCAAAGGGTACGAATGTCCGAAATGCGGCAATCACGACGACAAGAAAATGAACGTTATTCGTCGTGTTTGTGGTTATCTGGGAGAAGTAAATGCTCGTCCATTCAACCACGGGAAACAACAAGAAGTTATGTTGCGGTGTAAACATTTGTGATTAAAGGGGCGAAAGCCCCTTTTCTTATTAAGGAAAATATATGAAGATCTTGGATTATAAGTCGTTAGATGTATTAAACGGAACTGGTACTCGCGCAAGTATTTGGCTTGCTGGATGTAGTCACCAATGCAAAGGTTGCTTTGGAAAGAATACTTGGAAATGGGAAGGTAAGACAGAAGAAGAGTTTCAGCTAAGGAAGCTCGTGGAACGCGATATGAACGATACCCGTATCAAGCGTGATGGGATATCACTGCTTGGTGGTGATCCGTTGTATGAGCGCAATCTGGATGCGTTAATCGAGTTTCTGAAATGGTTTCGTGCTGAGTTCCCGAATAAAACTGTTTGGCTCTGGACAGGATATACCAAAGAAGAATGTTTACTTGAGTCTAAAAAGAATGTTATAGTTACTTCACTGATTGACGTTCTTGTTGACGGAAAATTCGTTGAAGAACTTAAAGACGTTGATTTAAAGTTCCGTGGGTCCAGTAATCAACGCATCATTTACATAAGTGAGAATGTATGAAAGCAATTCAAGTATTAAGCGGGCATTTGCGTGGTGCAATTCTATTTGTTACCGAAGATGCAATCCGAGTTATTTGTGCTCCCGGCTATCATGATGATGAAATTCTAAAAGCTGGCAGCGTTAAATATGTTGCCGTGAAACATCAAGTTGATCTCGCTGTTACTCGCGAAATCGACATCGTTAAAGAATATCAGCCGAACGGTGGCCAACACCTCAATGTTAATGTGTTCACCCGTGAAACTCTGGTAAATGCTATGGAACACCCGGAACAATATCCGAATCTGACAATCAGAGTTTCAGGCTACGCCGTTCGTTTCTCTGCTCTGACCAACGAGCAACAACTTGATATTATCAATCGAACTTTTACTCAAGTAATTTAAGGAATAATAATGCTGGAAGTGTACGGTTTCGATCCTCTCGAACTCGAATGCAAACCCTGTCTGAATGCCAAGCGTCTGCTTGACACCAGAATGGTAGACTATGTTTTTCTGCCGATTGCAAAAATCAGTAAGACAGAAGAACACAAAACAAATAAAGCTGATCTAACTCGCCGCGCAAAAGAGCATGGTGTTGTTGTTACTTCTATGCCTCAAGTATTCGCTGATGGTGAATACATCGGTGGCTTTGAAGAACTGAAAGCCTGGGTAAACGAAAACGCATGAAAATAGAAATCTACGGCATACCAGAAGACTTATTCAAATGTCCTGGGTGTATTGCTGCCGTTGATTTCTGTCGCTCATATGGGCTCGATTATACATTCATTCCGGTTATAGTTCGAGATTCAAATCAAATAGGGTTTGCATATAACAGACCCGCTATTGAAGAATGTCGAATTAGAGCAGGCAAAGATACCTCTCCTCGGCAATATCCACAGATATTCGTTGACGATAAGTGGATAGGAAGTTTTGAGACTTTCAAGCAAAAATACGGGGAGCAGGTATGACTGAATCGGACGTACAAAAAGCAATAGGACGAACACCTGAATTTCAGAAACGATATGATCTGATTGTCCCAAATTGTTACACGCTATATGACAACGAAGCAGATTTATTTTGCTTGCGTCCGAGTGGCTTGTGTGATGAAATAGAGATCAAGGTAAGTAAAGCAGATTTCAAAGCCGATGCCAAGAAGTCTGTTCGCATATTTGAAAAATTAGAGAAACCCACACTGTATCGAACGCATAAGATGACTCGCAAGACGAAACGAGAAGCGTTGGAAGCCGGAGATATGTCAAACTATTTCTGGTATGCAGTACCCGAAGGACTCATTTCGCCAGATGACGTTCCTAAATGGGCAGGGCTGATCTACATTCGTCCCGACGGCTGGGCTAAAGTAGTCAAAAGCGCGAAACGTTTGCACAAACAACCGTTACATCCCGCTGAATGCTACAAGACAGCACGAAAGATGAACTATAAGTATTGGAACAAGGTTCTGGCGTAAGTCAGAACCTTTTTTGTTGACTAAAGTCCTATTCTATGCAAGAATAGTGCTTATACAGTAACGAGAGGTGAATAAATGAACGTCGTTTTTGGAAACATCTGCAATACAAGAATCGTTGAAGCCGTTGAATCTCGCAAGAAAACTGGATTCGCTTGTGATCCAGCTTGGCTAGACGAACAAGTAAAGTGGATGCATGATGCAGTTACAAAAGTCGTAGAGGATACTCCATGGATGAAGAAAGCTCTCCGCGAACATCTGGTTGCTTTTATTCTCCGTGAGTACGATACTATTGCTTTTGGTGTAGATAATGGCATTAAACGTTGAGATTCTACAGGCAGTTCCTGCTGCTGGCAAGACAAAAGCAATTCTGACTCATGTTAGAAAGAATAAAAAGCCTTGTGTGATTGCGTCAATTAGTTGTCAACTATCACAACAAAGTTATGACTTCTATAACAACTTGGGAGGAGAAAATGATAGTATTATCATCGACTCGGATCATGTTAGTAGAAGCAAAAGCGTGGCTGAGGTAATCAAAGAAAGTGCTGGCAATTATCGAGTGTTGTTTATTACTCACGCCGCATTGTTGACATATCCAGATTATGAAGATCTGAGTGGTCACGAATTGTATATTGACGAAGTGCCTGATTTTGTGCAGTTGAATCAATTAAAGTTCACGGACAACCTTGACTTTATTGGAAAATACTGTAAGATCGAAGACGGTAGAATGACGCTGGATGAAGATCATAGAGAAAAACTAAACAAGATAGCAACAGACGGTCTATATGGTCATGATGTTGTTTCAAGCTCCGTTTTCTCGTTGGCTCGCTCGTTGTTGCAGGGTATTCCCGTTATCGTCAAAGATAATGTGGTATATTTCATCGATGATAGCACAACTCAAAAGTGGAACAAGTTCGATAAGATCACAATCGCTTGTGCTAACTTTAGAGAAACGTTTACCGGAGTTGTACTCAAAGACTTTTGTGGCTGGAAGTTTAAAACAAGTCCGCTAATGAAGAAGCTGGATTTCATTCAGTATCCGAACTCAAATCGAGTTGAGATTATTCCCGTTTATGACGGCATATGGTCTAGATATGCGGCAGATAAGGACGTCAACGGTGAAAGCGTTTATAACAAAGTCAAGGACGTTGTTTACGACTTGGTTGGAATAAGTCCGTTCATCTATACAACGAACAGCTATAGAGCGGCACTGAAAGTGGGGCACAGAGTAGCTTATAATCCACATGGACTTAATAGTTACATGAGCCATACGACTGCGGTAGCGTTATTCAGCTATAACCCAATGCCATGGCAAATAGAGTTGCTTAAATGCTTGTCGAGTTGCCATAATATGGACACAAACAAACTAATCGACGCTTATCTGGTATCGAAATATCTTGAGCCTGTGTTCCAGCTTTGTTTGCGAACCGATATTCGAAATCAGCATTCGAAATGGAAAGTGACGCTAATCGTTCCAGATATGCGAGCCGCTGAATATCTGAAATCGAGATATCTACCAGAGGCAAAGATTGATACCGATCATATGGTGAGTGGTCCAGAACGCAAAGAGCGTAAGAAAGAAACTACACCAAGAAAGAAGAAAGTCACGTTTGGCACCATGTTTGAGTTGTCAAAAGAAGAACAAGGAAAGTTCTATCGCTGGTGCAGAAAATTGGATTTTAAGCTTGACATTATACAACCGGAGCATGTTAAAATGGTCCGAGATTGGGTTTCTACAATTCGTCCTTAGTTTATAATATCAACTTTTCATAGTATACTTCTCTTGTAAACAAACGAGGGAAGTATACCTTTATGGCAAATTATGTTGATAACGAGGAACTTTACCAGGCATTTGTCGCTTGGAAAGAGAAGTTAAAAGAAAACCCAAATGAAAGAATGCCCGAATTTATCGGGGGAGCGATCATGAAGATCGCAGAAGGATTTACGCATCATTGGCGATTTAATCGCTATACCGACACATGGAAAGAAGCAATGGTAGGTGCGGCAATCGATGTATGCTTGCGATATTGCAAGAATTTTGATACCCAGCGTTATAGTAATCCACATGCATATATTAGTATGATCTGTGCCAGAGCCTTTTTCAATCGAATCAAATTCATGAAACAGGAAGAAGCGGCTAAATACAAATATTTCTTGGAACATGTTCATGACGGCGAAGACGAAGACATGGCCAAACTTGTGGATGTTGCCTTCTATAATGACATGATGACGAAAGCGAATGAGTTTGAGGCTAATAGAAAAATTAAGCCCAAGAAACCCAAGCAACTCGGCGGACTGTCATTCCTTGAGGATGATGAAGATGATAGCGAATAATATCTCATTATCCATAAATCCCATCGACTTATTAATTGAGTCAAACTATGAACTAGATCTAGTTTCCTATATGCTAAATTTAAAATTGCTCGAATCTGGAATCCCGGTGATTATTGATCCTCTTTCTATTCGTTCTAACCGTATGGTATTAAAGCATGGTGAATTATCTATTGTGGATAATGGTTTGACTATCACTTATACATGGAAAAATAAATGACTGAAACACAACTTGAATCTGTAATTGCCGAAGATCAACGCGAAATCGAAGAAGCGAAAGAGCGTGAACAAGCCGCGATTAAATCTATGGTAGAAAAGAAGAGTAAGAAATATCTTGCCAAGAATCGGAAAGAGATTGAGCGTCTGAGACTACACGCGGAAGAATGTCTGCATGTATGTAACAAAGACGGGTATATCTACGCAATCGAGAAACTCCGTGTTCTGACTTTGCAAAAGCCTATTGCTAGAGACGTTCTGGAATCGCTCTGGATGAGTTCCAAACAGCGTTATGACGAGCTAGTAATGGAAGCATATCAGAAAGTAAAAGAAAGCAAGCCAGAAGCTGCCAGCGAGACTGAGAAAGTTTCACTGACACCAGTGTGTTCTGTCTAAACAAAAAGGGAGCTTCGGCTCCCTTTTTGTTTTGTTAAATAACATAAAACATAGGAGATTTAAAATGGCAGACAATCCCAAACGTGATTGTTGGTAAAGCATGGATTCCTCTGAACGCTGCTACTGGTATTCCTGTTGGCACTCAGTTTAAAATCCAAAAATTTACACCCACGAGTTGCTGGTATTTTGGCAGAGGGTACTAAGCCTGCTAACGTTTCGTCGTTCAATAACAGAAACGGTAACGTTCTTCCGCAAGCTGGCGACTATACTGCCGATATGGTAGGAGCTCTCGCTAAACCAGCAACGAATGACGGCAAGCGTCGCGTTGTTGTCGGTGATAAACTCGTTGAAGAAGCAATTAAGCAGGATGAAATTCTGGATACAGCAACAAATATCACGTATGTGTTAAAAATTGAAGCTGGTGTTCCATATCTCGATCCAACAAATAGCGAAGATGTTTTAATAAATATAGCCACCTTCGGGTGGCTTTTGTTTACTATTCAAATAAAGTGTGCCATAATTAGGTTATGAAAAACTAAAAGAGGTATCATGAGAGTAATAATGCTATTAGGTATTCCTGGCGCAGGAAAAACTACCTATATGTATTCGCTTGTAGATAAATTCAATCCGGATGCAAGAAATAAAATAGATTGTCCTTCTCCGAAAGGAGCAACGGTTAGTTATACCAAGTTCAACGATAAGATTTGTGCAATAGGAGCATATGATCGAAATAAGAAATGTAGGAGTTCAAATCATACATATCATTGCTTCGAAACAACTCCTGCTGTCCAATTTTATAGTGCATTACAATATTCTTTAGAACAACTCGAATCTATGGGATATGAGTATGTTATTTTGGACGGCCATAAACCTGTTATTGAGTATAAGCGACTTAAATACGATTTCGTGTTGGTAGAGTTTCCTATTGATGAAGCATTAGCAAGACAGAGATATGAGAATCGATGCGGAAAAGATTACGACGTTATGGGAACGAAGTATCAGGAAAAAATCAAGGAAGTTCTTTCTCTTGACAAAGAGCGGTGGACGAAAGAAGAGTTGGAACAGTACATCGAACAAACTGGATACATCAAAGCTAAGACGCTTGACATTTGAGCCACCTTCGGGTGGCTTTTTCGTATGGTAAGTGGCAAGCCACCGCGAAGCTAACTCATTGATTACCTTAAGGAAGACAAAATAGATTCTCATTAAAGATCTATAAGAGATTTTGTTTTGTCTCGCTACGCTCGAAGTGCCGCGCACATGTTGACTACTCGCTGACCTTGATGTATCATAGCTATACTTATTCACGAGGAAATAATATGAAACTTATCATTGAAGGCGATAAGCATGTTGGAACCCAAAAAGATAGCGCATACATGCAAAACGCTATCTATCTTGGTTCCAAATTTCTGTGCGACTACGCCAAGAAACACGATATCAAAACGCTGATTCAAACTGGCGACTGGTTTGACGTTCGTGCTGGTCTCTCGCAAGAGACGATGAAGTTCCAACGCGAAGTGCTTAGTCCGATGTACCAGGATGCGTTTACAGACGAGTATATCATTATCGGCAACCACGATATGCATCTTAAAGACAAGATCATGCCGAATAGTGTTACCGAAATGTTTCATGATGTACCAGGTATCCATATCATCGATAAGCCAACCACTGTTGCGTTTGGTGATACTCTTTGGGATCTGTATCCGTGGAAGTGCTCTGAGAACAAAGAAGCAATCGAGAAATACGCCGCCGAGACGGATTCCGAATACTGCGTTGGACACTGGGAGCTTGACGGATTCGAGTTCTACAAGGGAATTCCGTCTACCGGTGAAGCAATTGACTTCCTGAGCAACTACAAGCAAGTTATTAGTGGCCACTATCACACATCAAGCCGTAAGGGCAATGTATTGTATACCGGCACACCGTACACCCTGACTATGGGCGATTGCAACGAGATTCGCGGATTCTGGGTATTCGATACTGATACTAAAGAACTGGAATTTGTCGCTAACCCCGATATCTGGCATCTGCGAATCGATTACAAGAAAGATTTTGATCCGAAAGTCATTGACAAATGCAAGGACAAGATCGTAGAATTGGTAATCTATGAGTTCGATGACAAACTTGATGCTGTCATGGCGCAATTCGAAAACGTGTGCTATGAGTTCCGTCATAAACAGGTGTATAGCTTCTCTTCCGATGTTGAAGATATCACCGAAACGAAAAAAGTTATCGAACAAATGAAAGACTACGTTACTGGACTAGCGATTGACGACGACGATAAAAAGTCCGTTGGCGGCTATGTTCAGGAGCTTTATGCAGTTGCAAACTCCGGTAAGGGAGCATAATGGATATTTCATTTCACTGGGTAAAATACCAGAATATTATGTCAGTTGGCGCGAAGGCAATTCGCGTCACTCTTGACGAACACAAGAAAACGCTTGTCACTGGCACTAACGGCGCGGGTAAGTCTACTTTTATCGAAGCACTTACTTTCCTGCTTTATGGCAAAGCGTTTCGTGATGTAACAAAAGCGCAACTGGTGAACTCTCAGAACAAGAAGGGTCTCCATGTTGAAGGTGAATTGAGTGTTGGTAAAGATCGCTATCATATCGAGCGCGGTATCAAGCCTAACATTCTTAAAATCACAAAGAACGGCGAGCCGCTGAAAGAAGTTGCAAGCGCGACGGAATATCAATCGTATTTTGAAAACGAGTTGCTTGGTATCAGTTACGACAGTTTCAAGCAGATCATCGTTCTTGGCACTGCTGGATATAAGCCGTTCATGGAACTGCCTGCTGGTAAGCGTCGCGAACTCGTTGAAGATCTTCTGGATGTTTCCGTTATAGGCGACATGGACAAGATCAACAAAGGGATCATCAAAGAGAAGAAGGGCGAGCTTGAACTTTTGCGCGTAAAACTAGCTTCCGCGGAAAGCGAACAGCAAACTGCCGAAGCGTCGATTACCGCGCAACAAAAACAGACTGATAACATGATCGCTATGTTCACCACTAACTTCCGTTCGTTGGTAGATCAGGCGAAAGCGTTTAAAGAAAGTGTTGCCAAAAATAAAAATGAGCTTGAATCTCTGGTAGAGCCAGAGTATATTGAGCAGGACGATTCACAAGAAGTTGAAGACAAACGCGCTAATCTGAATTCTCAGATTGATGAACTCCAATCTTCCCACAAAGAAGAGTTGGACGAGATTCAATCCAAGATTGCTATGCTGCGTTTGGATCAGCCTCATGAATGTGCATTGGATCATGACGAAATGATGTTGCGCGATTCTAAGCCAACTCAAGAAGATCTGATTGACAAGACTGCCGCTGTTCCTATTCCCGAGGAACCGGTGTACGTGGAAGCGTCTGAGCCGACTGTGGTGAACGTTCGCGAAGAACTGAAACTAGCTAATCAGCTAAAGATGGCATTCGAACTGGATAAGCGCCAGCTCGTTGGACGTCGAGAATTTTTTGAGAAAGGTGGTGAGTGTCCAACTTGCGGCACCGATTGCTCTACGCATTCTCATGATCGCATTGCCGAAATCGATAACGAAATCGCTAGTTTTGATGTTAAAATTTCTGAGCAAGAACAGATTATTTCCGATCTGACTGCACAGGAACAGCAATACGAAATTGATCTCAAAGCATATCGGGCAACTGTTGACGAAAACGAGCGTAAACGCCGTGAGTACGAAAAGCAGACGGCAGATTATGCCTATCAGTGTCGTACTATCAGCGAACAGCACGAAGCCGAGATCCGTCGAATTGATCGAGAGATCGAGGAAATGCGCCTGAGTCACGCAAATCAGGTAATCGAGTATGATCGCAATATGCGCAAACTCGAAGACGAAAAACGTTGGGCTATTGACAGTTTCAAAGACAACAAAGCCGAATTGGAAGATCGCCTGTCTCAGTTGGAAGACGAAGTTGAACGTTTGAAGTCGGAACGTGTTGCAAAACACAATCTGGCTGTTGCACAATACAAAGCGAATGTGGAAGCGTTGAAAGCTAGTATCGCTACTGGTACCGAGTCCTATGAGACTACCGCAGAAAACGCAAGAAACTTGAAAAAACAGATTGACGACTTGAAAGCTACCGAGTATGATCGTTCTCAAGTTGATGCAGCACTTAAACGAGCTAATGAGTTGAAGGACGAGATCGCTAAGATTGTTCTTGAACTTCATCATCGTTCAATTGTTGCCGATATGTTGAAAGACAACGGCGTGAAAGCGCACATTGTTAAACGATATATCCCTGTGTTTAACAAGAAGATCAACGAGTATTTGAAAGCATTGGGTGCCGACTATGTGTTTGCGCTTGATGAAGGATTCAACGAATCTATCAAATCTCGTGGTAGAGAAGATTTCTGTTATGCTTCCTTCTCAGAAGGTGAGAAAGCGAGAATCAACCTCAGTTTGTTGTTTACATGGCGCGATGTTAGCAGTATGATTAGTGGAGTTAATATCAACCTGCTATGCATGGACGAAGTGTTCGACGGATCCTGTGATGAAATGGGTATCGTTGGAATCAACAAAATGCTGGATAGTATGAAGTCCAACATAATTGTTATCTCGCATCGTAAAGACGCTATGGATGACAGTTTCAATCGCCACATTCGTATGCATAAGCAAGGTCGCTTTACTACGATGGTGGAGAATGTTCGATAACATACAAGACGTGTGCCCAGATGTGGAATTCTGGGTACTATCAAACAAAGGGATTGACCACGAGATCAAAGTCACGTATAATCAGTTGGTAGCCAGATTTGGCGAAGAACAATTGACACGTATTATCAACAACTTTGATCCTCATTGGATAGCATGGAAGCTATGATAGACCGAATAATACTGACAATAATGTTTCCGATTATTTGTCTATTAGCACTTTACTTTTGGATCAAGTCGTGTATAATGCACGACAACAGAGACAAGAAACAAAAACACTTGTCTCGTTCTATGAAACGTTACATTACATACCTGATTGGAGTACGAAATGATTGATTTTATCCCTGGTGATTCCCTGAAAACTCTGAGCGCGGCTTTCTTCTATCAGAATCTGGCTCGTAAAAACTGGGTCCGACTCATGTCTCAGGAAGACTATGATCGCCTGCAATGTCTGGAACGTGATGTTCGTTTTGAGATTTACAAAGAATTTGACGATGATGTAATCGAAACTGCGATTCGTCTGAGTCAGAAGTTCCGTACCGAAAATCTGAACTGCAAACGCGAGTTCGAAGAATTTTTCCCTGATGCCGCTGCTCTTGTTTACTCCGAGTGGAAAGCAGCGTAATATACCTATCTAACTGAATTGAACTGAGGAAATAAAATGCAACTGAGCAAAGAAACCGTAGAAATCCTGTCTAACTTCGCAAAAATTAACCCGTCTGTGGTACTGAAACCGGGTACTTTCGTCAACACCAAGAGCGTGAACAACGTTCTGTATGCCGAAAGCACCATCAAAGATACCGTAGATAGCGAGCTGCGAATCTACAGCCTCGGTGAATTCTTGGGTGTTGCTGCGATGGTTGGTCTGCCTGCTGATGTTACCGAAGACGGTGAATATATCACTATCAAGAATGCATCCGGTGGCAAAGCTATGGCAAAAATCAAAATGGCAGAAGCCGGTACTATCGCACATCCGAAGAAAGCACTGACCATGCCAACTGCTTCCGTTGTGTTCGAGATTACTGCCGAGCAACTGAAACAAATCGACAAATCTGCCTCTACTATGTCCCTGGTAGATCTGCACTTTGTCAACGACGGTCGTAAGATTATCGCTCGTCTGACCGGCGGCGAAAGCAACTCCAACAGCTTTGAGATTGCTATTGCTGATGACTTCGAAGGAGACGACGCTACTTTTGATTTCATCGTTGCGATTGGTAACATGAAGATGATCGACGGCAAATATACCGTGATGATCGCAAAAGAAGGAGCAATCTGTTTCAAGGGTGCAACTGCAAGCTATATCATTGCAATTGACTCCAAATCCAAGTACACTGCTTAATAACTGTCGGGGAGGGCAACCTCCCCACTTTAGAATAGTTTTGAATGCTAGTTATTCCAAACTGTTTTACCCATGCACTGAGAGACATATAAAATGACTGTGACTATCACCGATCCAAAAGAGTTTATGTGGGAACAAAAGTACCGTCCCGCATTGATTTCCGAATGTATTCTTCCGTCTGCTGATATCGAGCGTTTCAAAGGTATCGTTGCGACCGGCAGAATCCCCCACATCCTGCTGTTCTCCAAAAGCCCCGGTACTGGCAAAACTACAATGGCACGGGTTCTTTGTAATGAGATCGATGCCGAAGTTATGTTTATCTCTGGTGGTAAACTGCGTATCGATGATCTGCGTAATGACCTGACCGCGTTTGCGTCTACCATGACTCGTAAGCCGGGTGGCAAAGTTATCATCATCGATGAAGGCGATAACAAGGGCATGAAAGCTGTTCATGAAGAACTCCGTTCTTGGATGGAAGCGTTTAGCTCGAACTGTTCTGTTATCATGACTTGCAACAACGTAGAAGCTATTCCCGGTCCACTGAAATCTCGATTCCGTCAGATTGAATTCGGTAATCCTACCGCGGACGACAAGCTCCGCATGATGAAAGAAATGATCGTACGGTGTGAAACCATTTGCGAAATGGAAGGAGTTGTAGTAGAATCTCGTAAAGCTATCGCTGCTCTTGTGAAACAAAACTTCCCTGATCTGCGTGGCACTATCACAATGCTTGATAGTTATGCAAAATCAGGTAAGATCGATGAAGGTGTTTTGACTAAAGCCACGCAAGCAACCGAAGATATGAACGACGTTGTTACCATGCTCAAGTCTAAAAAGCTCGGTGATGTTCGTTCGCTTGTTCCGAAGTTTACCGTTGATTACGATAGCTTTATCACCAAACTGTATGAGCGTCTTTTCGTTGAAGTTAAACCGACTTCTCTGCGTGTGATGATCAAGCTTATCGCCGAAAATCAGAAATACGCTAACGGTATTCCGAACATGGAAATTCATCTGTTTGATCTACTTGCTGATCTCAGTATGGAAATGGAGTGGAAATAAAATGTCTCTCGCCTGTTTTATGGACGAAGAAGATTTAAACGAGCATGAGATTGCATGGCGTTCCAGAGATTGGAACGCTGTAAAAGAGCTTGCCAAGCAGTTTAAGGTACCGGCTGAACAATCCCTGTTCGAAATAATCGATAACGTTACACAGAAGCGGGGACACGGCACAGTTGATCGATTCTCTGATTACGATCAACATGCAATAAACAATGCTCTGTCCCAGCATGTTACCATGAGTGGTTATGCTTCTGAACTGAATTCTATGGAAGGGTTTATTAGCGATCAGATGCATTACGATTACCTTTATTTTACTGTTCGGAAGTGTAGTCTCCCGAAAGTAAAGTTCGCTAAACTCACGGACGATTGGGAACAAAGAGTATTCGAATACCTTGTTTCTGATTATTACGAAGTCTCGATTCCACGAGCCAGAGAATATATTGATTATTTTTCTGATGAACAAATCAAACGGTTAAAGAAAATGTTTTCTCCTACCGTTAATGACGTCAACGCCCGTTGCTTGACTGTTATCCCAACTAAAACTGAGCGCGAAAAAATTCAACGCGCTATCCGATCTTGGTAAAAGGACATAATGAAAATGATGCTGCAAATTCAACTGAAAAAAGACGAAGACTTCCTGAAAATCCGCGAAACACTGACCCGCATCGGTATCGCGAACAACGTAGAAAAGCGACTGTATCAAAGCTGCCACATTCTTCAAAAGCAAGGCAAGTATTACATCGTTCACTTCAAGGAACTGCTCCAGCTCGACGGCCGTCAAGTGGAAATCAGCCAAGAAGATATCGACCGTCGTAACGATATCGCGGTGTTGCTGAAAGAATGGGGAATGTGTGATATCGTGAGCGAGCACAACGCACCAGGGAACAACTTCTTCCGAGTGATCTCTCACAAAGAGAAAGCTAACTGGACTCTGGTACACAAATACAAGTTCGGCTCTTAATACAAACGGCGCTCTTGACAACAATCAAGAGCGCATTTATAATCAACTTTCATTTTGTGAGAGGTTTATTATGAATGTTTCACCTAAGATGCGACCCATGAAAGGCGCACTGACAAGAGGTAGTAATTTTGTTTTATACCAACGTATGTATTCAAGGCAATACTGTTCTGGAACGTTATGTCGATGATAACGGTATCAGTCGAAGTCGAAAAGTTAACTTTGGCCCAACGCTGTACAAGCATAGCAATAACGGAGAGTTGAAAGACATTTACGGAAAGCCAGCGACGGCAGTTGAGTTCGATAGCATTGGCGATGCCAGACGCTGGATGAAAGATATGAGAGACATTAATCGCGAGCCACTTGGCATGGACGATTTTGTTCTCCAATATCTGTATCACACCTATAGCGGTCCAGTTTCGTTCAAGTATGAGCAAATTGATATTGCGTTTGTGGATATCGAGGTCCCAACTGACGGACCATTCCCTGAACCCCATATCTGTGACTGGGAAATCGACGGCATCTGTCACTACAGCACAAAACGCAAACGGTATTCACTGTTTACTACCCGTCCGTGGGACAAGGCAAAATCGATTCTTGATAAAGACGACAAGGGTAACGTTGTTGATATCTTAGATCGTGTGGATTACGTGTTCTGTGAGTCTGAGCGCGAGCTTTTGATTCGGTATCTCAAGTTCTTTAGAGATAACACCCCGGATGTTTTCTCCGGTTGGAACTCTGAAATGTTCGACTTGCGTTATATCGTAAACCGGTATCGTAAAGTCCTCGGTGATGTATACGCGAACAAGCTTAGTCCTTGGGAACAAATCATCGAGCGTACCGTTTTCAAAGACGACGACGAAGGTGAAGAAGCCGAAGAGATCGTGACGTATGAATTGCTTGGCATTGCTTGTCTTGATTATATGGCAGCTTACAAGAAATTCACGTTTAAGACTCGTCCGACTTACAAGTTAGATTACATCGGTCAAGTTGAACTCGGCATGAAAAAGCTGGAGCTTACCGAGAAAACATACTTGGCATTCAGTCAGAAAAACCCACAGAGATATATCGACTATCTTATCCGAGACGTTGATTTGTTGGTTAAACTAGATGCTCGTTTGTCGTTGATGGCTCTGATTACAAGTGTAAGTTATTACGCAAAGATCAACTATAACAACACCTTTAGTCCCTTGAAGACTTGGGACGCGATCATTCATAACAGTCTGATTGAACAGGGAATTGTTGTGCCAGAAAACAAACGTACTTCTAAAGTCAAGTATGCGGGAGCGTTTGTTAAAGACCCAGTTACGGCGTTTTATCGCTGGATTCTGAGTTTCGACTTAACATCCCTGTATCCACACTTGATCATGGGCTGGAACATTAGTCCAGAGACGATTGTTGATTGCTATGATGTTCCTCGCATTTTCGTGAAAGACCGTATGGTGCCAGATATCGTTGGCATGGGACTTGTTGACAAGAAATTCCAAGTTCCGAATGATGATCTGTCGTTCGCTGCTAACGGGATGCGTTACACCAGAAAGAAACGCGGTATTATCCCGACTGAAATCGAAAAAGTGTTCTTGCAACGTAAAGCCGCAAAGAATGCAGAGTTTACGGCGGATAAGATTGCGACAATCGCTTGGGATACAATCGTTGATCGCAAAGATAATAATATCGCAGATACCAATATTGAGTTCGACGCACACGGCATTGATCTCTCTATTAAGGGAGAAGCGTTTGATAATTTCGTCGCGAATCTGAAAACGTTCAACAACGAATCTCTACATGGCATCGTTGATTACTGCCGATTCATGGAGAAACTCGAAAACGTTAACCAACAAGCACGTAAGGTACTTATCAACTCACTTTATGGTGCATTGGGCAACGAACACTTCCGTTATTATGACGTTCGAAACGCCGAAGCGATTACCATGAGTGGTCAATTTGCGATTCGTTGGATCATGCGGAAGATGAATGAATACATGAATGCGCTGTGTCAGACCAAAGACGTCGATTATGTCGTTTACGGCGATACTGACTCCATTTATTTGACGTTTGAAAAGTTCGTTAATCTCATGGCAGCGAAGAAGGGTATTCAAGTCGGCGACATTGAAACTATTCGTTGGGTAGATTTTCTTGCGAAGTTCGCCAAAGAGAAATGCGAGCCGTATATCGATCAAAGCTATCGCGAACTCGCGGAATATGTCCAGTGTTATGATCACAAGCTGTTCATGGACCGAGAAATCATCGCTGATACTGCTTTCTGGACTGCGAAAAAGCGTTATGCTGCTAACGTGTGGGACTCAGAAGGTAAGCGCAAGCTTGACGAACACGGTAACGTTGTTCCGAAGTTGAAGATCATGGGTATTGAAACTCAACGTTCTAGCACACCGGTATTCGCTGGTAAATCGCTGGAGAAGAGTATCAAGCTGATCCTGACTAAGGGTGAGAAGGCAATGCAAGACTACGTTAAGGAAGTCAAGGCCGAGTATCCCAAGCGCGATTATCGAGAGATTGCGGCAGTATCGAGTGCAAACAACATCGAAAAGAATCACAACAACTGGGTACCAGTTAAAGGTTGTCCAGGGCACATCAAGGGAGCACTCGCTTACAACAAAGTAGCAGAGCAGCGAAATCTTGACATGATTCGAAGTGGCGAGAAGATCCAGATCGTGATGCTGAAAGAGCCGAATCATATTCATTCGCCGGTACTTGCTTTCCCTAGCGGTGACAAGATTCCAGATGAATTCGATCTTGATTTGTCTAAATATCTCGATTTCATGGGCATGTATCAAAAACATTACCTGAAGCCACTCGAAAATATCTGTAATGCGATTGGCTGGGAAACCGAGAAAGTATCTAGTCTTTCCGATCTTTTCGGTGATATGTAAGTTTATAAACATTCGGGGCTATGAGATAATAGCCCTACATTGAAGACTACTTTATGGAGATTATGAAATCGAAACTAAAACTGTAAATAGAGGCAAAACTGTAAAATGGCTAAAGGTATTAAAACTGCATCACCAAAAACTAGCATGATGGCCCGAATGATGGGAGTTGGTGTTACAAAAAACGCTGCTGTCCTATCGGAAAGTGATTTCTTTGGTGCTAGTGACATGGTAAGAACTCGTGTTCCAATTCTAAACGTTGCTCTTAGCGGAGAACTGGATGGTGGCCTTACTCCTGGTATCACCGCAGTTGCTGGCCCGTCCAAGCACTTTAAATCAAACATCGGATTAGTTCTGGTATCTGCGTATCTGCGTAAACACCCAGATGCGGTGTGTTTATTCTTTGACAACGAATTCGGCTCTACCCCTGGTTATTTTAAATCTGCTGGCGTAGACCCTTCCAGAGTCAAACACATTCCGTTCAAAGACGTCGAAGAATTGAAGTTCGAAGCGATTCAACACTTGGAATCACTGGAACGAGGTGATAAAGTAATCTGTTTTGTTGACTCGATTGGTAACGTTGCGTCCAAGAAAGAATTGCAAGATGCTATTGATTTGAAATCTGCACAAGACATGAGCCGAGCCAAACAAATCAAGAGTTGTTTCCGTATGATTACTCCATATCTTACCACTATCGGTATCCCTATGGTTGTAATTAACCACACATACGAAACCCAAGAGACCTACAGCAAAACAATCATGAGCGGCGGTACCGGTCCGATGTATTCCGCTAATACCGTGTTCATTATCGGTCGGCAGCAAGAGAAAGACGGAACAGAGTTGCTTGGTTATAACTTCATCATCAACATTGAGAAGTCCCGATTCATCAAAGAGAAATCCAAACTTCCTGTGAACGTTACGTTTGAAGGTGGTATTAATACCTATTCTGGCCTACTTGACGTTGGTCTTGATATCGGCTTTATTGTCAAACCGTCAAATGGCTGGTTCAGTCGAGCGTTCTTGGACAAAGAAACGGGAGAGCTGGTAACAGAAGATAAAAAATGGAGAAGGGCTGATACCGATTGTTCCGAATTTTGGAAGCCTATGTTCAGCCATGCTCCTTTTAAAGAAGCATTTGCCGATCATTTCAAACTAAAAGCGGCAACAGTCGATGACGAAACTATGGCAGAAATCGATGACTTGTTTGACGGAAAGGCAGAACTTCCAGTTGAACTTAGTAGAAAAATTTCCGAAAAAGGAAATGAATTGGAAAATCTGGAAAACATCGATCTGGATTCCGAAGAAGCGGATAGTTTATTTGATAACTTAGATTAAGGAAGAGGGCGAAAGCCTCTTTTATTTTATGAATTACAAAAACATTTATGATAAACTAATAGAAAAGTGCAAATCACAAAACAATGCGGGTGTTTACACTGAGACGCATCATATTATTCCAAAATGTATAGGAGGGTTAGACAATCCTGATAATCTAGTTGAAATGCGACCAGAACAACACTACATAGCGCATCTATTACTTGCTAGGATATATGGCATTAGGGAACTTTGGTTTGCAGCAAACATAATGACACGGGCAGCAAAGAATAAAGGAAATAAAAGATTTGCTGAGATAAGAAAAAACGTCTCACTGCTCCAAAGTGACAACATAAAGGAAGCATGGGCAAAGAAAAGAGATTATAAATCCTATGATGAAATGGCAAAGCACTGTTGGGAAACATTTCTAGTTTGTGGATCAAAGTCCAAAACGTCCGACATCCTAGGATTCCGTGCCGCCGGAAGAAGCATAGACTGGTATGTAAAATCCAATAATCTTTCAGAGCAATACAACGAAAGAATCAAGTCAAACAAGTCCGAAAAATCCAGAACGGCACGAATGAATGAGCCCAAAGAGAAACGACTTATTAGATGTAAAAACATGCAAGTCAAATTCGATAGCAAAAGAAGATCCGAATCCAAACTAGGAGCTAAGAACGGTTCGTCTCGAAAGGTTGAATACAACGGAATCATGTATGATACTGTAAAGGAGCTTAGAGATAAATTCCAAATAAAAAATAGACGATGGAAAGAAATGAGAAGAAGAGGAGAAGTCAAATACGTTTAACCATTTACTTTTATGTAAGACTCTGATAATCTGGTACTATCTTATCAAGGAGAGATTATGAAAATCGATCTGCAAAAAGTTCACACCGCTGTGTTTGCAAACGGTGAGCGTAGAGACGGCAAGCTTATCGATCTCGTTAAGTCCACAAATCGACTGTGGAAATTCGGGACTCATTTGCACGTTGGTACTTACTCCAAGTTTTACCACGAGATTCGCGATGGCATCGATAAAAACGGATTTCACGTTCACGACGGATATCGTTTGACTGGGCTTGTGTATCGTAAAGAAAATTTTGCTGGACGAGAAAGCTGGTTTGATATTTTCAAAGGGTTTTCTACATGCGCTGGTATCATTCTCGGTGACATGGACAGAGTGATTGACCCTGTTCTGATCTTGCGTGAATACGACAAACAAGTTAAGCCAAAGACTCGTCAGTGGAATGATCGTGGCGCTCGTAAACATGCTTATGGTAGCCGCAATCGTCACATTTTCGGTAAAATGTTTGCCTATATCGAGTCAAAGCGCAAACAAGATACCAGCTGTAGTGATTATGAGCGAGAGCTGGATATGGAGTATTACGACGACGGTATCTATGGTCAGTGTCTTGAGCCGTGGTGCGATGTTCATGTTCCTCAGATTCGCCGTAACAGTCTCGTTGATGCTTTCATGCATCGAGAGCGTTGGTGGGACAATGCAGGTCGATCTGTTGAAAAGAGCTGGAAATATCAGAGCAAACGGAGACACCAATGGAAGCCCAAGAAAGAAATTATCGAGACGTACTAGAAGACGCATTAAAAGCAGTTAAGCAAGAGCTTGTTATTCTTGTTGACGGCAATCCGTTCATCGTGTATATTCACGATCTAACGTATATTAACGGACAAGTTCATATCGACTGGTCCACTCCCCATAGTGAAGAAGAGATAATGAAAGATGAATTATTCAAACATGTTCAAGCCGCTATACAAGCGCAAATCAAAGAAGGTAGTGAATGTCAATCGAACAATCTATCTCACGAATCTCCTTGTTTCTGAGGAATACTTTCGTCAAGTCTTCCCGTTCTTAAAATCGGAATATTTTCCGAGAGGACCGATTCGAATCATTTTCGAATTGATTCAAAAGCATTACAACGAATACAAGACTATTCCGACTCATAACGCGCTGGTGATTGCACTGGAGAAACGAACCGGTATCGCGCAAGTTGAGTTTGACGAAGCATATGCTGGTATCGCTGAACTCACTGGAGTACCGGAAGATCTCGCTTGGCTGCTTTCTGAAACCGAGAAGTATTGTCAAGAAAGAGCGATGCACAATGCTTTGTCGGAAGCAATTCGAATTCAAGAGAATCACGCTAAACCTCTTGATGAACGAGATAAACGAATTGCCGACATCGGTGCTATTCCCGATTTGATGAAAAACGCTCTTGCTGTTGCGTTTAATATTGCAATCGGCCACGATTACTTTGATGATGTTGAATCGCGATTCCAAAGTTATCGGATGAAAGCTAAAAAGATTCCGTTTACAACTCGCATTCTGAATACAATCACCAAAGGCGGTGTTGAGCGTAAAACACTGAACTTGATTCTTGCTGGTGTTAACGTCGGTAAGTCTCTGGGTCTGTGTCACTTGGCTTGTGAGTATTTGTTACAGGGTTATAACGTACTTTACGTGTCCATGGAAATGGGCGAAGAAGTATGCGGTAAACGTATCGATGCCAACTTGCTTGATGTTAGCTTGGATGATATCGATGATGGCTTGATCTCTGAGTCTGATTTTATGCGTCGATTCGGCGCACTGAAACAGAAAAACTGCGGTAAGCTTGTTGTCAAGCAATTCCCAACCGGTGCGGCTAACGTCAACCACTTGAACAACTTGATGGCAGATTTGCAGATCAAGAAAGGTTTCAAGCCAGATATCGTTATCGTGGATTATCTCGGTATCATGTGCTCTAAGCGTATGACTGCTTATTCCGAGAATAGCTATACGCTTGTTAAAGCAATCGCTGAGGAACTGCGTGGCTTTGCTGTGGAGCATAACGTTGTTGTGTGGTCCGCTGCTCAAACTACTCGTGGTGGCTGGGATAGTTCTGATATCAGTATGTCAGACATTGCTGAATCTGCTGGTCTTGCTGCTACTGCTGACTTTATTCTTGCTGCTATGGAAACAGACGAACTAGCCGAAATCGGCCAACAATTGATGAAGCAGATCAAGTCCCGTTATGGCGATAAGAACAAGTTTTCACGCTTCAATCTTTGTGTTGACAAGAGCAAGCAGCGTTGGTCCGAGCCGGAAGGTAATTTTGGTGGTAATCTGAATGATGCAAATGATCGTATGCAAGCGACACACAAGGAAAATGTTGCGAAAGCCAAAGATATGAGCACTCGGAATAAAATGGAACAACTTGCTGCGATGAATGATGCAAGCGACGCGGTTGATTGGGGGATTTAATCCCCTTTTCATAAATAAGAGTTTGGAGGTGTTATGAGTGCAAAGACGATTATGGATGCGGTTTACGCATACCGTTTAGCTACTCTATTAGGGAAATCTTTCTCTAAGTGGGAAGCGCATAAGCTAGGTATCATTGACGATCAAGGCAACGTGTTGCGACGTCCTGAGACTCCCAGAGAAAAATCGCATTATACCAAGTTTCATAGCATGGTAAGAAGTCTGAAACAGACAATTCAGCGATTTAGTGGTGGGTTTGGGACGACTGCATTGGCAGTGAAGATGGGGTGGAACGCCGTTATCAAAGAATATGGCGAGCCGGATCTATCTCGGATGCCGCTAGTTGAGTGTGAAGAAGATAGCGATTTGCACAAGCTGATCGAAATGGTCTCCGGTGATTGTGGTGGCGATGCTACTAAGATCGCAACTGGCGAGAAAAGTGGTTCTGTTACAGATATGGGCGCTGGACAGACGAAAAAGATTGATAAGAAAAAGAAAAGCTGATACAATGCCCCTTAATTGGGGCATTTTTGTTTGGAGAAACTATGCTTTATCTACAACGTCATATGGCACACCAGATCGCGTTTGTGTTGCCGATGTTTTCCGATCACAGTCGAGCACACGAAATCAAGTACAACTTCCGTTGTCACATTTGTGGCGACTCGCAGAAAGACAAGTATAAATCGCGTGGCTGGTTTTATGAGCGAGACGGTCAAGTTTGGTACGGTTGTTTCAACTGTGGCAAACAGTTGCCGTTTTCGCTCTATCTCCAGATGTATCACGAAGAATTATACCGTGAGTACATCAAAGAGAAGTACAAAGATAACGAGCGTCCAAAGCGCCAGGAAGTCAATCTAAATCTTGGTTCAAAACTTGAGAAAAAAGAGAAAAAAGTTGTTTCTGATCTCCCTTTTTGTGTTAATCTATCCGAACTGAGAGAAGATCATCCAGTCGTTCGATACATGCTTGATCGCTGTATACCGAAAGATAAACTGAAACTGTTTTATTTCACCGACAACTGGAAAGCTCTGAGCAATCACATTAAGCCAGAGACGTATAAGGTCGTTGATCGTGAATACCGACTTGTTATTCCTATTCACAATCAAGACGGAACTGTTAGCTGTATTCAGGGACGCGCATTGGGTAATGTTGACAAGAATCAACGATATCTGACTGTTAAGCCCGATGATCAAGCTAATAAAATTTATGGACTTGAACGTGTTGACGGCAGTAAAACTGTCTTTTACTTTGAAGGTCCGATTGACAGTGTTTTTATTCCAAACTCTCTAGCTATCGTCGGTGGCTCCATGCATCTAAACGACGCTCCATTCAAGAGCAAGCGCGTATGGGTGCTAGACAACGAGCCGAGATCGAAAGAGACGGTAGAGCGTTTGGAGAAGCTTATCGACGCTGGCGAGAAAGTGGTATTATGGGATCATTTTGGTAGAAATGAAAAAGACCTAAATGATATGGTAAAGGCGGGGGTTTCCGTTGACGATATACATGATTATTTGAAGTCAAATATAGTGTCCGGTCTTTCCGCAAAACTAAGGCTATCTAAGTGGAGAAAAAGTTCAACATAGTCTATTGCATAACAAATAAAATAGACGGAAGAAAATACATCGGGGTTCATTCTACCAATAACATTGATGACGGGTATATGGGTTCCGGTGTGGAAATTAAAAAAGATTTAAAGAAATTAGGGAAAAATAACTTTACAAAAGAGATTTTATTTGAATATAATAATCGTGATGACATGTTCAAAAAAGAAAACGAACTTATTACGGATGAAATAATCCAGTCGTCACGTTACTACAATAAATGTAGAGGTGGTGTCGGTGGAAGAAATCACTCCGATGACACCAAACGTCTGATATCCGAGAATAATCCAAGATATTGGAAGACGCACAAAAAACACCAGAACAAATAAGAAAACATGCCGAATCTGTCACCGGGAGAGTTCGAGCTGACTGGGAAAGAAAAAAGATATCGGAATCAACAAAAGGTGTTCCGAAGTCAAAGGCTTGTTGTATTGTTTGTAGACAAGAGTTGTCATGGATTGTAATAAATCGTTGTCATAAAAATTGCAATGGATTCAAACCGTCTGACGTAGTTACATGTCCACATTGTAATAAAGTTGGCGAATATAAAAACTTAAAACGAAGACACTTAGATAAGTGCAAATGGAGAAAAATCTGAATGAATGTTATTCCTGTAATCCGACTGCCTCATTATCTGCCTGAGTGGGAACTGCCCGCTTTCAAATCTGCCGAAGCCGCTGGTATCGATCTGCGAGCCGCTATCGGTGAAACTGTAGTTCTGAAACCGGGCGAAGATATTGTGATTCCGTCTGGCCTGAAAATGGATATTGGTGCTCTGCAACTCGCAAATGTGTTTCTCGATATCGGTGTTTATGGCTGCATTCTGCCGCGCTCCGGTCTGGGATTCAAGCATTATGTCCGTCTCGCTAATACCGCTGGTGTTATCGACTCTGACTATCACGGCGAGATCATGATCAAGCTGCGTAACGAAGGAACTGACGATCTGGCTATCGTGCCGGGTGATCGTGTTGTGCAGATGGTATTTCATCTGTATGTTAAGGGATTCGAGCTAAAAGAAGTTTCTGAATTTTCACGTAACACCGAACGCGGCGAATCTGGATTCGGGAGTTCTGGCGTTAAATGATTCAAGTTCCAGAGTACGATGATTATATCATCGACATGGAGACATTTAGCAACAAAGCAAACGCAACAGTTATTGATCTAGCTGCTATCGTTTATCGGGAGGATATTCAGAATCCTCCCAGCTTTCAAGAACTTGTGTCCCGTGGCATCAAGATCAAATTTGACTTGAAATCCCAGTCAAATCGACATAAAATGAAATCCACAATCGAGTGGTGGAAGAATCAGAGTCCAGATGCTAAAAAGAACTTGAAACCCAGTTTGGATGATGTTAATATCAACGTCGGCATGGAAAAGTTCTTTGACTATATCAGACGTCCTGGTTTCAAAGTTGACTACTGGAAATCACTCGCGTGGTGCCGTGGTAATAGCTTTGACTTTACGATATTCGAGGATATGCTTTCCGAGTATCTTGAACAAGATGATACAATTTTTGAACAACCTGTTAACTTCTCTCGCCAACGCGATATTAGAACAGCAATTGAACAAAACTTGTGCTCCAGAATGCAAACTATTTGCCCACTTCCGAAAGGAACACTTGACGGATTCGTGAAGCATGATAGTATTCATGACGCCGCAAAAGATGTTCTTATGCTTATCTACTCTAAGCGTTATGCTTGGGGACTAGAAGAAATGCCAACTGGCGACAATGTAGACCCACATTCTATTTTAAGAGGCTAAAGATGAAAATCAACGAAGTACGTTATAATGAAATCCTGGCTACCGTCGAAGGCGCATTTGAGCATACTTCGTATGACTTCGGCGAAATGACCACTGTAATTTACGACAAAGACGGCAAAGCGTTGGCAGAACGAATCGTTACTGACGCTGGCACCGAATATACTGAATACAACGAGGAACTGTAATGGAAGAAAGAATTTTTACTGAGTTCGAACAAAAACAAATCGACACTCTGGATCGCACTGTGTACAACCTGATCGAAAGTTCACGCGAAGTTATCTTCCGTGCGATCATGGATCTGCGTGTTCCGTCTGATATCGATATCGAATCTCGGGTAGACGGTATCATTGCCAGCTACAAACGTGCATACGCTTTTATTAAGGGTTAAAAATGTTTCCACTTGATGTTCGTCTTGCTCCTGTGAATCGCATCGATTGTGAGCGAGAATTTCAGAAAGCATACAACTGGGAAAATCTGAACGAAGAACAGCGTTTCATTGTTCGCGGTGGCTGCTGGAATACTTGGGTAATGGCTGGAATGCCGCTCAAAATCTCAAGTCAGTTGACCCCATCGCCAAAGTGTTGGAAACGTCTCAGATTGCAGATGTACAACGTAGCCAACACTATGTACTGGGCAAGTGTACGGAAGAGCTTGGTGAAGCGGCTACCGTGATTAACAAGCCACATAAGCAACACCCAGAGCCACTGCATTGTGAGATCGCAGATCTGATTATCAGCGGCGTCGACCTTGTTTACGTTGAGTTGTACGAGCGACTTTCAAAAGAACTAGGTACCAAGGTAGATGAAGCACTTGTTGCCGACAAAGCGCGTGAAATGATCGTTAATGCTATTATCAGCAAAAGCGAAAAGTGGAAGAAACAGGTAATCTAACGTTTACCTAATCGATTTTTTGTGTATAATGTGGAGTCTAAGTGCTCCACATATAAGAGGTATAAATGTCACAAGAGTTTAAAGTTTTATCCGACAAAGAACACTGCCTTATCAATACGGACATGTACATCGGGAGTACGAGCCTAGAGGTTCACGATGTTCTTGTGGATGGCAAGTTTGTTCCGATTGGTTATATTCCAGGTCTAGTCAAGATCACGGATGAAGTAATCGATAACTGTGTGGATGAAGCAATTCGGACTAACTTCGAACATGCCAATCAAATCGAAGTGTCTATTAAAGACAATCAGGTATCAGTGAAAGATAACGGTCGTGGTTTGCCTCAGGGTATGGTAGTCACTCCGGAAGGTGTTGAAGTACCGTTGCCACTTGCTGCTTGGACTCGCGCTCGCGCTGGCTCTAACTTCTCCGCAGATCGCAAGACTATCGGTAAAAACGGTGTTGGATCCGCGTTAACTAACTTTTTCTCTGATAGTTTCGTTGGTGAAACCGGTAACGGCACAAATACCGTAACTGTACGTTGCACAAACAACGCGGATGAAGTAAGTTACACAACTAAAGCAGGTAAATTCAAGGGCACGACTGTAACGTTTGTTCCTGATTTCACCAGATTTGGTGTGTTCCAGCTTGATGAAGATTTCGAGCAAGTTATTCAGTCCAGACTGTTGACTCTTGCCGTAAACTTCCCGCAGATTACTTTCAAGTATAACGGCAAGAAAGTTGAAGGTAAGTTCAACAAATTCGCTGCACAATTTGGTGATGTTGTAAGCCACAACGATGAAAACGTTAGCTTGTTCTTTGCGACTTCCGAAGAATACAGACAACTGAGCTTTGTTAACGGTGTTCACACAAAGCAGGGTGGTAATCACGTTTATGGCGTGTTGGACTCTCTGAGCGACGAACTGATTCCGATGATCAAGCGTCAGCACAAGATCGAAATCAATAAGGCTCGTATCAAAGAATGCTTGCTTATTGGCTTGTTTATTCGTAATCTGGTAGCGCCGAAGTATGACGGTCAGACAAAAGAGCGACTGAGTTCTCCATGGGCACAGATTCGTGACCATATGAATTTGGATTATAAGGCTCTTGCTCGCAAGATTCTGAAAACTCCAGAAGTGATTGACCCGATTATTGCGTCTGCGCTGGCAAAGAAAGAAGCGGCAGATAAAGCCGCGGCAACTAAAGCCAGAAGAAAGCAAAGAAAGCAAACGTAGCTAAACACGTTGCAGCGGCTGGTCTAGGTAGAGTTAAAACTATGTTGTTCCTTGCAGAAGGTGATTCGGCTATTGGTCCGTTCACTCGATTCCGCAACGAAGAAACACAAGGCTCGTATCCCCTGCGTGGTAAGATGCTGAACGTATGGAATTTGCCTGATCATGAAGTGTTGAAAAACAAAGAGATTGCAGATCTACTTGGTATTCTCAACGTAGAACTCCGTTCGAAAGAAGCGCCCGCATATAGCGAAATTGCTATCATGACAGACGCGGATCAAGACGGTAAGGGTTCTATCGCTATGTTGGCTATTGCGTTTTTCTACAAGTATTGGCCACATTGGTTCGATCAAGGACGAATTTACATTGTTCGGACTCCTGAGTATATCAGCACAAACGGCAAGAAGACTGATTGGAGCTATTCTCGCGACGAGTTTAGAGCCAAGAAGTTCGACGGCAAGTGGACACATCGACACATCAAAGGACTGGGTTCTTTGACTGTTGAGGGCGATGATTGCGAATACAAACAATGTATTGAAAATCTCGTGTTGGAACAAGTTGTTATCGACGATCAAACTGCCGAAATGTTGGAAATGCTATTTGGCGACGACGAACACAAGCGCAAGAAATGGCTTGGTTTCGATGATGATATCGTTTTTGAAGAGGAAGAGGGTTGACACCCTCTTTTTCAAAGTGTAGAATCGTTCCATGCTTTGAAAAGGAGAGCGTATGTTACTTGAAATTGAACGTAAGTATCTGTTAAATCCGGACGTAGTAATCGAAGATGAACCGATTCGTCGGTTAGAGATCGAGCAGTTTTATCTCGGTAAGCTGCGTTTCCGTAAGCAACACCACGGTATTTCTAGCTACTTCTGGAATATGAAGTTCGGTAAAGGTATGAGTAAGATTGAACTGGAAACACGTATTCCCAAGTTCATCTATGAGTTTGCCAAACGTCGTGCTCCGGTTGGTGGCGTGTTGAAAAAACAACGTAGCGTCTATCAGCATGGTAAGCATAAGATCGAAATGGACGAGTTCCAGAGCTATCCCTATGAAGGGTTTAAGCTTGCAGAGATTGAGATTGCTCACGAAAATGAAGAAATTCTCCCGCTTCCTAAGTGGATTGGACTTGAAGTAACGGGCGACAAGCGTTATAATAACCGTCGTATGGCTAATAAAGCTTCTAAAAAGGTGTTGAATCAACAATGGGTAATCTGACTAAGAATTTGGGCGATATCTCTAAGAAAATCAGCCCGTGCATTAAAATCGGCAAGATGACTTTTCTCCGTGAGAAGTTTATCAAGTTCATCGATGAAAAGTTCGGTGAATGGGAAGTGTATTGTGAAGAACACGAAATCAAAGTTCTGCATACCGTGAAAAAAGAAGTCAAGAAGTTCCGCGAATCCCTGAAAGAGACTAGCGAGATTACCCACAAAACCGCGAATCTGAATTTGATCTTCGGTTACGAAGTCGATTTGGAAGAGCTGGGCGAGCGTTGGTTTGACGAGTATCTGTAATGACAAAACTACCTAAACAGTATAAGCACTGGTGCAAGAAAGCTTGGCTAAAGATTGGTAAAGACCGGAAGTGGGATAAGTTTTATCCAGTTTCTAAAAACGGTCTGTTTCGATTCCGTGTTGCTTGCGATGGCATGTTTGAGATCAGCGAGCACGAAAAAACATTTGACAGATGGGCCAACAGCACTTATGATGGCATTATGTTGAGTGAGTTGAAAACTGAGGCAGAATTTCTGGACTGGGTTTTCAAGAAACAAGCCGAAGCAACTTTCGCAGCGTTCAAATAAAACTGTGGCTGAAATCAGCCACTTTCTGATGTTATGTGAGGAATATATTATGCCAACTATGAGAGTAAACAATGAAAATTCATCAAGAACAAACCGAGATTTACGGAAGCGCGGCAGATCAAAGTTCTGGCTTTAAGATTCTGGCGAGTGCAAAGGCATTCAAGATTCTGTCCAGCTCTTTGTACAAATACAAGCAACGTGCGATCATTCGCGAACTGTGTTGCAACGCCGTAGATGGCCACATCGCTCTGAAACGAACTGGCGTAGAAGTTAGTAAGACTTTCGACGTTACTCTTCCGAGCATGTTGAATCAACAATTCAGCGTCCGTGATTACGGTATTGGTCTGAGTGAGGAAGATGTTACCGGACTTTACTGCACTTACTTTGCAAGTACCAAGTCCAACAGTAACGATGAAATTGGTGGTTTCGGCTTGGGATGTAAATCTCCGTTTGCATACACTGATACTTTCACCGTTACTTCTTGGTTCGGTGGCAAGAAAATGATTTTCAGTGCATTCATGAAAAACGGCGAACCGAATATCATGAAAATGTATGAGGAAGATTCTTCCGAACACACTGGCGTTGAAGTTACTGTTCCCGTGTCTAACGACATGAATACTTGGGAAGCAGAAGCCAAGCGCGTATTCTGTTCGTTTGGTGAGTATCGTCCTCGTTTCATTGGCAAGCCGATCACGGTAAACTACCTTGAGTTTGACAAAGACGGTATTTGCAAGATTGACGGAAATTACTACTCACAGCACGGCAACGGCGTATTCGCTGTTATGGGTGGTGTAGTGTATCCGATTCCGGCTGAATACTGGAACAACACCATGATTGGGTTGTATGCCGCTCGTAAGACTTATTATGTTCGCTTTGAAATTGGCGAACTGGATATGACTCCGAGCCGTGAAGAACTGTCATTGGATCCGGACACCATCGCGTCAATCGATAAGCGGATGAAACTTTTGAACAAAGTTCACGAAGTAGAGATTGACGACGCATTCAAAAAATGCAAAGATATTCGTGAGCTGCATTCGCATATGATGGGCAGATTCCCTGCCGAAGTATGGCAACGTATGATTCAAAAGCGTGTGTTCCGCAAGAAAACTATCGAGCAGTGGAAAGCACAACTGAGTTCATATACTCGTCCGCATACAGATGTTCCTATCGTTCGTGCGAGTGTTGGTGCTGGTACTGTTCGTAAGGTTAAACAGCGTTGGTCAAACGGCGTAGATATTAGCTTTGGCTCAAGTTTCCGCCCGGTGATTATCAACGATCTAAAAACCGGTGCTGCCGAAGTTATGTACGGACTTGATCGTCTGAACAAATTCCGAGTTGAAGGAGCATTCGTTTTTGATGTATTCTCCAACGCAAAGGTTGACGAGAAAGATCCGAAAAGCATTACCGTTGGAAAAGCGAATCGCGAAAACATGGTCGAATACCTGAAATATTTCCCAACTCGGATGAAAGACGGTAAAGTCATTCTGTTGTCTAAAGTACGTGCGGAAGTTCTGAAAGAAATGAAGGACAAAGGCTTTATTCAGCCTAAGAAGCGTACCGGTAAGGCAACTAACGTTGTAAAATACGAGAACGGCGTTACATCCGAAGTCCAGATGTATGTCGAAGATATCGATGATCTGAAAGATGTTATCTGGTGTGCCCATGAATATGGCTACCTCAAGATTGCTACTCCGACGATCACTACCGAGACTCTGAAAAACGGCAAGACTCGCGAAAAATACGATAACTGGAAAACCGTTACCACGTTCAATGATCGAATCATTAAAACTTGGTCTAAACTGGAAGGTAAAACTGTTTATGTCTTCAAGTCCCAACACTGGGCACGGGCAGATAAAAACAAGAATATCGAGCAGTTTAACGAGTCCATGGTTACCGATTATGTTGTGGATCAGATGGGCAAAGTCACTATGGATCACTTCGGTGTTACTGTGAATGAGCGTTGGATCAACCGTTTGGCATCTAACCCAATCACTAAGCCGCTGACTGACGATCTGTGTGGTCATAATGGTCAACGTAGCGATATCGGTGAATTCCTGCTGTTGGTTCGTGATTCTCGTTCCGACTTGAAAGACGCCAAACAACGTACTCTTAACGAAGTTGTATCCAAACTCGTTAAGGAAGCAACTGACCGCGCTTATGCGAAAGTTCGCGAATTTGAGAAGAATAACCCTCTGATCATTGGGTATCTCAATCAGATCTATGACCTGAAAGATGCAATCGCTAAAAACATCGTAGAAGTCGCAAAATAA